TAATAATTTAATGAATTTAGTAAGGTAAGTCTTTCGGAAATGTAAATATTTTTTATTCATTAAATTATTTTTTAAAATTTATTAGTAAATATAAACTTTTTATAAATATTGTAGTATAATTAATATAGTATATTAAGTTAAAGATAGATATTTATATTTGAAAAATTATTTTTTAATTTATATCTATTACAATTAAAATTAGATAATGATATTTCTATTAGACTGAGTATTATTCAAGTACTTTTGAAATTTTGTATAGAATTGAAAGTTTAATAGATAAGTTTAAAATAAATTATATATGACTTATGATTATTAATGAAAAGAAGATGGCTTAGTTAGCTATTAACAAATCTCTTTTGAAAGAGTATTCTACAAATGAAGATTCACGTGTTGTTTATATGGACAATAATGATGAATTCCAAATTTAGTTATTTAATCCTGAACAGTTTACTGTTGGTGTTACATTTACATTTAATGGTAAAGATATGGATGGTATGTTAGTTTTGAAACCAGGTGAGAGAGTATGGTTAGAACGTTATTTGGATAATCAGGTTAAATTTAAATTTTCTACTTATGAAGTAGATGATAATGATGTACAGATAAAACATGCTATTGCAAATAATGGTAATATTACTGTAAAGTTTTATAAAGAAAGAGTATCATCAAGAATTAAAACAAATATTTATAATACATTAAATGTTTTATGGAAAGAGAGTCCATTAATTTCTAATCAAAATACATATACTGTTCCAAGTTATGATACTGTAGTTACATGTTCAGATACTAATAATAATGTTTTATTAACAAATAATATTACTAACTGTTGTTGTGCAAGTATTGATGGAAATACATATAATAAAGCTTTATATAAAACTAATGTTAATAATACTACTATTGAAACAGGTAGAATTGAAAATGGTGGTTATTCAAATCAGAAATTTGAAACAGTAAATAATGAATTTGAAAATTATCCATTTAAAAGAGAATATATAAAGATTCTTCCTAAATCAAGGAAACCATATACGACAAGTGATTTGAATAAAATATATTGTACTAATTGTGGAAGAAAACTTAATTCAAAATTTAAGTTCTGCCCATATTGTGGTGAAAAATGTATTATTTAATTAAAACTAAATAAAATTAAGGTTCTAATCTTTTGTGAATAAGATTAGAACCTTAATTTTTATACTTCTGTATTTAAATAATATTTTAATTTATTTTTAAATTTTATTAATGTTAATACTGTAATGTTATTTCCATTATAATAGTAATTATAATCTAATCTCATCATGAATGACATGAAGAAACAGATTATAAATAAAAATAAATTAGCTATAGGTATTAACATACATATACAATATAAGATATACCAATACCGTCTTATTTTTATTTGTTTTGAATTTTCTCTTGTTTCTAAATTATTATATATAAACCATTTATTTGTATATGTAAATTTTTTAGTGAACCAATCAAATATGATTAATTGTATAAGACATAATACAAATCCTATAAATCCTATAAATATTGTTACCATTTGTATATTAAATTTCTTTTATTTTAATTTGATTAAACTTATCGATATTATGTATATCTAAAATATCAGGACCTGTTTTATATATTAAAGAGTTATTAGTTTTCTTTAGTATTTTTATATTCTTATAATACATGTCAAGACAAATAAATTTAGGATTATTCTCTATTGAATCATAATGATTATGAAAATGACCATAGATCCAGTATTTAATCTTGTTAGACATACTTAATTCTTTGTGTATCGCATCCAAATTACTGCGGTCTATAAAGTTATCATCTAAAAGTTTTGAGTCCCATATGGACCAATTAAACACCGGATTATCTGATATTAATAATGGATATTCATCTCTTGGTTTCTGATATGTAGGACAATTATGTGAACAAACAATATCAATATTAAAATCTAATGATTTAATTTCTTCTTTTAATTCATCATCTAATATTCTTGTTCCTTCATTTTTCCAATATGTTTTATTAAGAACTCGATCTGTTCTGTCTATTGATATTGCACCACCTATACATATGATATTATAATCTGCTGTTTTAACTACAGTGAAATCATCAACTAATGATATATTACTTTTATTCAAAGGTGATGATTCTTTATATAAATCAGGATTATCATGATTACCACGTATTAATATTAATTGAATATTATGTTTGATACATATATCATTACATAGTTTCAACTTATTAGAATCTGTTTTAATATCATAAAAACCGACACCGTTATCTCCGCAAGAGAATATAACGGAATTATCTGATATATTATCTTCATTTACATATGAACGTAATATATCATAAATTATGTTTATTCCATGTGGATCACCAAAGAAATAAACATTTTTATATTGCGTAAAATCTATTATCTTCATATTTTTAATAAGTGTTATTTTTACAATTGTTTATTAAATAAATATTATATATATGTATTTTTAGTAATAATTAGGATAAAAATGAAATATTAATTGTTTATTTTTAAAAACGATGTCAAACATAGTTAAAATTAAAATATGTTTTGAATTATGAAACAAAAAATCTTAATTATTCTTGATCATGATTATAATACTGATAAACGTTATAATATGTTTATAGAACAAATAAAATTTTGTTATGGTGATAATTATGATATAGTCTTTAAACTATTTAATGATATACAGAAACAATATAATTATGTGCCAGAAAACATACAGATGGAAATTGATTCTGAAACCATATATGCATGTATAGACAAATATGCGTGTGTTATAACAGATGGTCCGGCAGCATACTTCTGGTTACAATCTTTTTATGATGGAAATCTCATTGCTATAAATCCTATTATCGACATTTACAAAGAATATCCATATAATTTATATAATGATGATAAAGAATTGAAGTTAACAAGACAGTTTCAAACAGAAAATACAATTTGTATAATAAGTGATGAATTAAGAAAGTTAACGGAAGTTTATGATAATGAATTTTATGATACAACTGTTATAGTAGCAGATGAAAGTATAAAAGATATAAAAAATTTCTGGTCAATTGGATCAACATTTGATCAGGTATTTAATTATATGGTTAAATATAAATAAAAGACAAAATATATAAAATAAAAGGAATATATTGTGATAGTATATTCCTTTTTATTTTTAGGTGAAAATAAATTGTTAAGAATAAATGAAATTGATTACGTTATTAAGAAATATTTTTAATGATAATAAAAATAATGAACGAAAATTATCAGATAAAAGATTTAATGTTATTGTAAAGAATAAAATTAAAAATTATTGCATAACAAATTTAAATGTATTAATAGGAGACGAACATTCTGAACATCATGTAATTATGAAATTTGATGATGAATATTTAATTGTGTCTGATGAAGATAATGATGTTTTAAATTTTAATGTGAAATTAAATATACGTACAAAACAAGGGAAACTTATAGATGAATATCATTTCAATGAAACAGTTTATAAAGGAGATACAATTATAAACATAACAGAATCTTTGATTAATTTTAAAAAGACTTTTTAATACAGTTTCATTATAATATGTATTAAAATAAATCTAAAATAAAAAATGTTAAATAAATCAAAAAGTCCGTAGCGTATTCTTAAATGTATTAATAATCCAAAAGAAAGACGATAGTTTCTATCATCATTAGATGATAGTATTTTTGTAGCAAATGATTTGGAAGAAAGTATTCGATAGTGGTTAGAGTATTCTACTGATGATGAGTATAAACGATAGTTCTATAAATTGTACAATTCCATTTATACTTATATGGATGATTATTATTTAACACTTTCATTACCAGAACCGAATTTTATAGAAATCTATAAAGATACTGAAGATATTACATTTAATGGATCATTAACATAGTTTATGTCATATGAAAATAAACTGTTATATAAAGATTCAATGCTTATGACTTTATGTCATGATACATCAGAATATATTATACATAGAATATTTTCAGAAAATGACGGTTATAAAATTGAACATGAACCAAATGGTAGGAATGAATGTCCAGATATTAAATTAACATATCCAAATGGTGATGAAACATATATAGAAGTTAAATCAGTTTTATGTAGTTTCTTTGATGATAATACATTTAAGGGTAAAGTTAATAATGCAATGAAAGGTATTGATTAGATTTTAAATGATATGCGATAGTTGGAAATAAAAGAAAATAAATGTCAAACATGTCTTCGAAATATTACTACTGTTTTTTTCTTTTATTTCTGTAATTCAGAAACAGGTGAAGCTGAATATTTTAAAACATATGTTATGCCTGCACCTATTGCAATTGATTGTGAATTTAATAAAGATGGTACCTTTAAAAAACTTGGACAAAAATCAGATACGAATTTCAATACAGTCTTAAATCTAAAAATAAGAACACCATTCAATAAATATAATACATTAGTAGATAGAGCATTACTTATATCTACAGGATATACATCAAAAGGTATTAACAGATTAATCCATAATACAGAAGGAGATTTTTATGTATTAAAGAAATAGTTTAATGATATAAAACAAAAAATATATGATGTATTAGATGTATATAAAATAGAAAATAATACATATACAGATTGTTTAAGTCGTGTATTATAGTTATTTCATGAACTTAAAGGATATAAGTATAATGGTAGTAGATTTAAAGATTATATATTGGATTATGATAAAACATATATAAAGAATACGATAATAGAAATTAAGCGAGATATTAATAAAGTTTTTGGAAAAGGTACAGTTAGGTAATATAACTTGTACCTTTTCTTTTTAATAAATAATAAAAGTTAATTTTTAATTATAAAATATGAATAAATGTGTAAAACGTTTGATTGAAAGTTTATTTGATGATGATTTTGAGGATATTGTAGATAACCGAGATGACTTATCATCTGATCTTGCAGGTAAGATAACGAAAAATATGTTAACATATTGTGAATCGTATTTAACAGAGCAAACCTTCAGTAATAGCTATATTGATATTAAAAATGCAGTAGATAAAAAAGTTCATTCAGAAGTAGAAGGTTCTACAGTAGCATTCTATTATGAAACAAAAAAACCAGAAGAACCGAAAGTTTATTTAACACATGTATCTTTTAGACGTTTAAATGATGCACAGAAATTTATTGATGAACTTAATGAATTCAGTATCAGTAATGTATTGCTTAGATATAATCTAGAAGTTGGAAGATATGTAAATGCAAAAGATTCAGATGTAATTAATAATATAATAGACTTAAAAAATATCAATTTTATTAGTGCCGGTTTAAAGGGTGTTTATCCAAAAAACTTTTATGTTAATGGTGATTATATTAAGGAAGAGAAATTATATTCTACTGTATTTGATGAACATAACTATTATTATAAAGGTGATGTTGATATTAATTTATTAAGATGTTGGATTGATAATGAAACTATTAACATTGAATCAACTGATTCAATAAGTTTAATGGAATGTTATAATATGAATGATTATTCATTTATTAAAAAAGTAAATAATACATTCAAGAATACTACTTATTCATATAAAGGATTACCAAAAACAGGAAATCTTACAGGTTTACCTAATGGAACATATAGAGCTCAATTAGAATTTGATGATGAAAGAACTGTTAATCAACCATATCAACCATTAGATGGAAAAGTTAAAATAAATTTTGTCGGTTTTCCTTCTAACTGCTCAGAATTGAGAGTAAGAGTTAGACAATTACCATGGAGAGTTTTGCCTTATATGTCATTTGAAGGTATTACTATGGAGAATTTACCTAAATTTAATTTTGAAGCTGGTGGATTTCCTGGTAAAAATTATGGAATTATGATTCAACTAGGTCCTTATAAATTTGAGGCTAATTGCAGACGATGGAAACCAACAAAACCACAATGGAAAACAATATTGACATCGAAAGATTGGTTTCTTGATTGCTATAGTTCAAAGGATGGACCACATAGAGAATATGTAGAACCAGATAATAAAGAAGCACAAGAAGCTTTTATAAAAGAAAAAGCAAAAATTGATTCTGTAAATAAACGTACAGAAGATAAGAAAGAAGATGCAGAATTAATGAAAGAAAACTGTATTAAATATTTAAAACCTGACACAACATATTTTGGTAATAACTGGGTAATAAGAATAAAATCATTAGGTGATAGATTTATTTCATATATTCTTGCGAAACGTATGTCAGTTACAAATACATATAAGACATATGAAGCATTCTGTAAATGGTTAGATCATACATCATTTAAACTTGAAAAAGGTGGTACAGAAACTTTACGAGATGTAATTGTTAAACCTGTTGAAGAACGTAGAGCTAAAATTGTTGAACAACGAAAAGAAGAAGCTAAACAATTAAGGAAAGAATTAAGAAATAAAGCAAAAGAAAATAATGTTGTTAAACAGACATCAGATGAAATAAATAATGATAAAATTCAACAGGTAAAGAAACGTAGAGGAAGACCACGTAAATCAGATATTACTGCAACAAATAATACAGAAGTTAATTCTGAAAATAATAAGGGAACTGAAGTAACAAATAATAGTAATGTAAAGATTTATGATTATTCAGATAGAGCAATTGCTATATATGGTGATTATAAAGATATTCTTCCTATTAAAGATAAGTTAAAAGAAATTGGTTGTCGATATAATAAATTTTTAAATATAAATGGTGTTAAAACACCTGGTTGGATTGTATCTGCAAAGAAAAGAGCAGAAGTAGAAAAAATTATAAATAATTCATAATTAGTATAAAATAATTAATCACAGATACTATATACTGGTTGAAAAATATTATCAAAATTATATTAAAAAACTAATAAAATTTTAGTTATTTTAATAGAATTTTATTAAAATTATTAAGTTTTAATAATAGTGATGTTTATTTTATAATAATTAAGTTATGTTTATTAAGTTATGAGATTGTATAAAACATTTTCTATCTGTATAAATATAATAAAAAATTATATTATTTATGAAATTCATTAAATAGTTTTCATCTGATACAGAAATGAATAATGCAATATCACAAATTAAACATGGTGATGGTGCATTTTTATTTGGAGTTTCAACAACTAATGGTATAAAGAATGTAGATTTTTGTGATCATATACATCCAGGACCTAATTGTTTGAAACTAAATTCAGTAAATATGACTCCTGTTAAGTTAGATCCTTCATCAACAAAGAAGACTCCTGCTGTTGCAGATGTTCTTTATTCAACTGCGGATGGTAAACTTACACTTGATGCATAGACTAATAATAAAAATAACACCGCAATTGCAATTTGTGTAATTCCTGAAGTAATGGAAAACTTTAAAGAAGGAGATGATTCAACTGGTGCTGTTAAAACAGCAAGATTCGTTTCTATAAATTATATGAATTATAAAACACCTACAACTGGAAATAAAGTTAATCAAAGTATAGCTATGGGTTATGGTGATATAGATAATGTAAAAGGCGGAACTGATGAAACATCATATATAGGTGGTAAATGGAATACACAATAGTATTTATCTAAAGCAATAAATCAAGAGTTTATATGCAATGGTGTAACAAATAAGTTTGATACTGGTTATTTCCCAGCAATATGTTGCTGTGTTGCATATTCTACACATGGAACAAAACCAGGTGACTGGTACTTACCAATGCCTGGCGAATTATATCAAATTTATGCAAACAAAACATCTATAAATAAAAAGAGAACTACATTGGTTGGTAAAGGTTTCTTAGAGTACGGCTATTATTGGAGTAGCAGAGAGGTTAAAGTTAAAAGTTCGTGGGATAAAACAGATAGAGTTGAGCAGTAGTGGGTCGCTTTAGATAATGGTACAATTTCTTCGAACTATAAGAGCAATAATTACACTGTTTTAGCTTTCTTAGCTTTAGAATATTAATAAAAATATTTATAAAATAAATGGGAGATGAAATTTACCTCTAATTTCATCTCCCATTTTCTTATTTAAAAATAAAATATATTATTCATCAACAAAATCTTCAAAATCCCAATAAGGTTCAGATTCAGGTCCAAATTCTGTTTCTAATGATCTTTGTCTAAATGTTCTGCACATCTTTTCACGATCCATATTCTCATAAAATGAATATGTTTTAAATGAATCAATAAGATCATTATAACTTATTGCAGATATACAATCATTCGGATGACATACAGATTTATAATCATTGTATTCTTTAAATAAAACCCATTCATAAACTTTATATTCACTATTCTCTAACCAATAAGCATAAGGTTCATCATGAAAATATAAATAAGTTGAACTTGAACATTCAGGATATAATGTATAATATTTTGGTATTAAATTATATGACATAACTTTATATAAATTTTATTTACCATCTAAGAATGCTATAGTATCTTCTACTAATTCTAACCAAGGTTTCGCTTTATATTCAACATTGGTGTTATAAAAACATTCTACTTCCATTTCAGATTTTAATTTATTTAATTTTAATAATGCTCGTTCTACATTCATGTTTTAATTACCTGTTAAATTACCATTAAAATCAACACGCTGTTTACCATATATAATATTATAAAATGTTGTATATGGTATTTTATTCCATCCGCAAATTCCACCATTCGTATAAAGATAGTTAAACTCTGTTTCAAAGTTAATATTATCTTTCTTGTTTAAATCAACATATTTTTGTAGATTTACCATTGCTTCTTTTGGACCCATATTAAACCATCTTTTATATTCAGCAGGATCTGAAAGATCTGGAAGTATTGTAGTTTTAGGTGTTCCTTGTTTATCTATAATCTTACATCCTTTTAACGATTCTTCCATACGCTTTTTTATTTCGTCTCGTACTTCCATGTTATCTTTATATTATTATCTTTTATTAATTTAGTTACAAATTTATTTATTGAATCGATAGAATCTCTTTTTCTGATATATTCTTCATATGTAGGATTTGGATCTTTACCAGTAAATGGATTAAATGGTTTAAAATTCAGATTTAAATATCTTTTATATTCTTTGTAATCTTTGTAGTAATCTATATCTTTTGTTGATTTAAAATGATTCAACCATAAATTACATTCATCCCATACATAATCTTCATTTAAAGGTAGTTTATCATTTTTATTTTCATATAATTTAATAAAATCATCTTCACGTAGTATATAACAACAGTAAAAAGGAATACGAGCATTCATTTCATCTGGATGACTAAGTAATTCCATCATAGCTATCTTAAACGCAGGTTGATGTTGCCTAGAATATTTATAAAATTCATCACGCTCATTTATACGAACTGCTAACGATGAAGAAAATAATTCGGCTTTATATAACCTTTTATATAGATATTTAATTTTATCTATAACAGTTCTATTTGTTTCCATTATCATCCAATTTAAAATTTTTAAGCAGAGTTTTAATTACTCTCATATGTGATAAATCATCTTTTGTTAAAACCTTTATAGTATCTCCAATTGTAGGAAGTTCTTGTCCACATGCATCATTAATTTCTAATTTTTCTTTACATATCCAAAGATTATCATTATAATCTTCTGGAATTTTATCAAGAAATTTACTGAATTCTGAATATGCAACTCCTAAAAGTTTTAATTTATATTCATAGTCTTCACATTCCTTTTGATCATTAAATACCTTTCCATCAAATGCTGTATATGTTATAATCATATAAATAAATATTTTAAAGTTTATATATAATAAATTAAATGAAATATACCTATAAATTATTACATAAATATATTCCTCAGTTAAATAACTTATCTGATATGTTGTTAAATCCAAAAGAAGATAATGATGAATTTGATGATATTATAATAGGTGGATATTTTTATCCAGATGATAATAAATCGCAAATTAATTTAACATCTGATGGACTTATTAGAGATAACATAGATAAAGTAAATGCAAATAATAATTACCTAGCTTCATTTTTCGGTGATAATGTCATGAATAATGAATTATCATCATATGATGATAAAATAAATTATATCGGTAAATGGACTAGTAATATAGATGCAAATGCAAATATTTACTATGTAATTGTAGATAATCAAATAAGAAAAATCATATTCAGTAAACCAATTGAACCAACATCAATGCAAGATACATTCGGTATTATCTATATTATAGAAGATGATGGAAATATGGTTTACTGTCAACCAGATGAAAATGATATTTTATTTGATAATCTACCTGAAGCAAAAAAATATATTAAAGAACAAAAAGAAATATTTCATCCATTAACATAATTAAATTATTCTGTACTCTTTTCGTTCAGTATATTATTTTCAATAATATATTCAATTGCAGATTTTAAACAATCTTCAAATGTTTTACAACCATAACCAATTTCCCAACAATTTCCAAAATACTTATCTGATTTTGATTTATATCTAATTTGTACAGAAAATCTATCAGTATAAATATTCGAATTAATAAGTATATTATGTTCTTTATATAACCATTCTTTTACATCAAAATATGTAGGTTTATAATATGCATCACAATATTGCCATCCATCAGAATCTTCATATGGCAATGTATAATATAATGATTCATTATGATCATTTCGTATACACTTTGTAAGTGGAAATTTATTATCGAGTAACCACTTACAAATATTATCATCTACTGTATGAGTAAAATAATTCATATCAAATTAAATATAACGTTCACATTTATTCAAAAACTCATTAAATACACTTTCTACCTTATCTCTATCAGTCAAAATAAATGCATCATACATTTTCTTTAAATCCTCATAGAGACACTTCTTAATTCCTTCTCTCTGTGTAATATTTAAATCCATATCTAATAACTGTTTTAATTAATGTTTATAATGTTTAACCAATAAATTGTTTTAATTTTTAATCTCTTTTAACTTATTTAAAATTTCATCTTTCGTTATATAAGGATTATCAAAGACAATATCCAAACTTTTATCAAGATATTCTTTAATTTTTGGTCCTGGTTTAATATTAAATACATCCATAATATCATTACCATTAACCGGTAACTTATATTCAAACATCTTAATTAAATCATTACAATTTATTCCTTTCGAAATAACATCATGAATTGATTTTAATTTATTGTTATTTGATTCATATATTACTATCATGTTATATACATCAAAGAATATATTTAATGTTTTGCATTTATATAACATTCGTCTAATATCACTGGGTGATGATTGATTATTAATTTTCGACATATCATGATATAAATTAATATAATTCATTATTGTATTAATTTCATATGTAGAAAATTTAAGATTAATTAAATCTTCTTTAACATTTGGATTATTAATATTAATTAATGCTAATTTTAAATAAGGTTTATATGTTTTATCTAAATCAATGAAATGTCCAGGAATATTATGATTTATACAAGGAAAAATAAATTTCATTGCATCAATATCAAATAGATAATCAATACCTAATTTTGAATTTGATGTATTTAATATTTTCATAAGTTCATCCTGTATTCTTTCTTTTGAAATAATAGATAGTCTATCTATATTTTTCTTCATACTGTTGAATACATTTTTATCTATATTCCAACCAAGTTTACATGCAAATCTTACACATCTCATAATGCGAAGAGGATCATCAATATATGTCTGATCTGGTTCACATGGTGTTACAATAATTTTATTTTTAATGTCATCAAATGATCTGTTTGTAACATCAATAAATTTACTGTTTGAAATATCATAATAAATTGCATTGATTGTAAGGTCTCTACGCATGCAATCCTGCTTAAGTGAACCGAATGTTGTATCTGGTTTTCTTGAATCTGTTGTATAAATTTCAGTTCTTGTTTGTACAACTTCAAGTTCTTCATTAGGAAAATCCTTTAGTCTGAACATAGCAGTTCCATATCGAGGATATGTCACAACAGTTCCTTTTGTAAAATGATTCTTTTCCAACCATTCTGCAAATTTAATACCACCATTTTCTAATGAAACAACAAGGTCTAAATCTTTTATATTATTTCCTAAAATTTCATCTCTACAACATCCACCAACAGCAAATAAATTGTTTTCAAATTCAGATCCTTGAATAATTATTCTAAGACAATCTTTAATTGCCATATATGTTTTTGTATCCATTCTCTTATAATTATTAATTCATATTTTATACAAAGATACATATTTTATTTGAAAGAAAAAAAGAGAATATAGAATTAAATCCATATTCTCTTATATATATTAAATTAAAACGATAAGTTCTATAACTGCATCATAATATGCGTCTTTTTCATTGTTAAAAAATTGACGTGATTCTGGAAGATTATGCCCGATATTTCCGTTTACAGTTTCACCAGAATATACAGATTTCTTACCAAATGAAATAATCCATTCCCATTTATTATCATCTATTTTATTAATGTTAATATAAATTGATTGTTTTTTGAAATAATCGATTACTTCTTCTGCATTAGGATTATAAGCTAATTCTAAATGATTATAATGTTTCTATAATTCATTAGTAGATTCAACTAATGTTCCATCTCTGTTTACCATATATCGAGTTTTATCGATATTATAGTTATGTTTTTTCAGTAAGAATGCAATTTCTGGTTTTAAATATGTTTCTTTATAATTCATTATTATAATTCTTTATCAGAAATTAGTTCCTGAATTATGATTAACAATACCATTAGCTGAAATATATGTATGTGTATCTTTAACAGTAATGTCAATCACAGGATTATTAATTCCTGATTTGAATATACGGGCAATCTTTATTTTATTAAACTTAATTTTCTCATTAATGTCCATATTAATGGTACTCATTGTAAAGATTTCATCTCCATCATGAAGTTCTTCAGCAGTTTTCCATGATGATTCCTTCTCAATCTTATTCTTATTTACCAAGAATCTATGTGTATTTGAGCATTCGATATGATCACCGTTTGAAAGTGATACATAGTATGTAGGTTTCTCAAAATTCCATACATGCTCTACTTCATGGTAATCACCATCATGTGATAAAACTTTATCACCTACTTTAATTTCAGACATCAATACAAGTCCATCCTTTACAATAATCTCTTCATTTGGCAATAAACAACCACCATTTAAATTAGTCTTCATATATAATTAAATTATGTTATTTTCTTTTAATGTTTTGTATGTTACGTTTTTTAATTTTGTATAGTAATCAGATAAATTCTATTTTAAAAACTCTAATATTTTATATGAATTATCTTCATCTGATTTAATATACTTATATATCATTCCTGTTCTATCAGATTCTAATCTCAGTAAATCTGCATCTGTTATATTAGATTTAAATAAATTATATTTCTATAACACATATCCTAATGATATTACCTATATATAAATCTAAGCATTTACCATAAATTCTAATTTTTCATATATATCAAAGAAATCTTTTAATAATGTATGTTCATATCCTTTTTCAATTAATTCATTTATTAATTTATGACTGTTTACATTATCTATATCATTTTCTTTTAAATAATCTTTTATAAAAAATATATATTCATTTATACGTGCTTGCTATTCAGTTGGTGATAATAAATAACAAACATTATATATAAATGGAAATTGTCTATTATTTATTAATCTTATATTATCAAATTCAATACTTGATGATCTATTTTTTAATGAATCTAACGGATTTGAATCTATTTTAGAATACATTGTACGTATATGTGTAATTTCATGTTTTAATTTATATGCATATTGCTATATAGATAAGTTATAATGTTTGTTAACATATATTGGTATGTTATATGTATTATCTCTCATCTATATAGCAAAATATGTATTATTTTCTAAATCATCAAATTTAATATATATAGGACATCCTATATTATCTTTATAAACTGTATTATCTGATTTATATTCAGTATTAACTTTTAAACATGTTTGTTCTTTAATAAACCAATTCCAACCTGTATAAAAATCAGTATAATTAGAATAATATATTTGTTTAGCAACATCTTTTATCATATTATCAAAATTTGTTACTTCATGATATTCTTCATTAATGTTATTAATTATATTTAATATTTCATTATATGACAATATATTATTCTATTCTGTTAGGTTATGTATAAATTTCATATATCAGATATATGTTTAAATATTTATTTTATTAATAATTCTTTACCAATATTTCTGTTATATTACCACGTCCATTTCCTTTTGAATTGATAGATCTTTTAGCATTTACTCTAATTATATTATAATCTGAATATAAGTCATCAAAAAACGTATCATTTACATCATAATTTTTTGGATCTGAATTACTTAACATACAATAAGCATTACTACTATTTAAAATATCAACCCAAATTTTTAATTCTTTTTGATTATTATCATTAAAACCTGATTTTGTATATGACGTAAATGCAGCTGATTTAGTAATAGGTCTATATGGTGGATCCATATAAACAAATGCATTTTTTATATACATCCCTTTACCTTTAAAAAAATCATTATATGTACCGGTAGATATTTGAACATTGTATTTAATGAAAAAATTATGTACTGCTTTAATATTTTCTTCATCACATATACAAACATTTACATTCTTATTCCATGGTACATTAAATTCACCTTTTGAATTCTCTCTGTATAATCCGTTAAAACATGTCTTATTTAAGAATATAAATTCAGCTGCATGTAATACATCTGCATCTGGTTCTATATTCATATCATATATATTGAATGAATCACGGGTATTATAATAAAACATTTTCGGATCTTCAGATTTTCTATATTCTTCCTGTATTGTTTTTAATTGATTAATTAATTTCAAATGTTTATTTTTTACAACTGTATATAAATTTGTCAATTTATAATTTAAGTCATTTATAAACACATTTTTTATATTAGGTAACTTGGGAACAATATAAAATAATACTGCAGCACCACCAATGAATGGTTCCATATATGTGTTAAAATGTGATATATTTTGTGGAAGATTATCATTTATTGTATTTAATAATTGGGTTTTTCCACCAACCCATTTGATAATTGGTTTTGCATTCATAAAAATATAGTTATATATTATATACATATAATTATATAAAAAAATATGTTATTTGTTTTTTTAGATAAATAATTTGTTAGATAAATAACATATAAGAAAAAAAACATATAATAAATGAATAAAATACAAAAGAAAGCACTTTATGAGAATATCATGAGAAGTGTATCAAAGACTATTAAAAGACGTTTGAATGAAGATCAAAGTTATGAAGATTATGCATATAATATCAATGCATGCCTTGATGAAGCAGGTGACGAACATTTGAAAGATGAAGTTCTTAATAATATTCATATGATGTTAACAGAGATTCGTTGTATGGTTGATTAGTTGAATGACGGTGATATTTCATATGCTGACGTAATGAAAACTTTCAGCAAGATTGATAGAATGACTTGTGGAGATTATAATCCTTAAAAAATAAGGAATTAGAATTAGGTTTCTAATTCCTTATTTTTTTTATTTATAAAAACGTGATAATTTATTTTCAATAATAAATATGAAAACAAAGTTTTTAATTAAATGAAATTTCCAAGAAAATTATCTAAAGAACGTTTAAGTTTACTTAGTCCTGAAGATAGAAAAATATATGAATACGAACATTCCGGTTTATGTCCTGAAATGAAACAGCTTCAAGAATCTAAGAAAAAGAAACGTATATATAATGATGAAGGTAATATTGTTCCAAATATATGTCCAAAATGCGGTGGTAAAGTTGTTTTGAAAATACAAGGAGAACCAGTATATGTATGCAGTAACTGCGATGCATATTATGGTACAATGCCGTTTAATCTTAAAGAATCTGAAGATGTTATTGATAATTCAGATGATGAAATAACATATGAAGATATTCAGGATATAAAACTTTCTAATGAATATAGTGAAGAAGAGAAACGTCAAATAAAACAAATGATGGATGAGATGTTATTCGAATCATAGTTTGATGAATTATTTGATAAGGAACTTATTGCCGAAGTTGGTTTAGATGAATATAATAATATTAAAAAGAATATTTTTGAATATATTATGAATGATCCAGATCTTCATACATTAAATGAAGCTGAAGGTCATGCAGCTGATTGGTGGATGGATTGTTCTTGGATTTTGAAATTAAGTGCTGGTTTGTTAACTGGTTTATTAGGTATTATTGCGTGGTTGTTTATGAAAGGAAAAGATAGATTAGCGATGATGAAGCTTAAGCAATATATGAATAAGCTTGTAGAGTTAACAGATTCAGGTGTAAATAAAAAGCGTCCTTGGTATTTATTTTTATTACCTGGTAGAAAGAATAAACAAAATACAGGTGATTACAATAAAGCATGTTTTAGAACTATTTAGGAAACTGCAGAAAGAAATATGGCATGTTTATATACACAATGTATTCATAGATTAGGTTTTTTATCACCATCATTAACTAATTTTAATAGTATAACTTCAGGTGATGAGCCGTCAGATGATTCAGGTTTAGGTCAATTTTTTGATATTGTAAATGGTGTTTCTACTGAAGGAGAAGATGCTTATATAAATGAAGGTACAAAAAAACTATTACCAATTAAGGTAAATGAAAAACGTTTTAATAAGTCATTATTAATGTTACCATCATTACCAACAAATTATGCAATGTTAATGTCTAATATTGATTATCCTACAAAAGCAAATGAAAATCCAAATGGTTCATTATTCATGAAACCTACAAAGGAAATTATATAGGATAAAGCTTCTGATATAGGACTTAAATATTTTAATAAAGAACATGTGAAATTAGATGATATTGTAAAATATGAAACATTAAAAAATGAGTCATATATGTTATCTTTAAATAAAGTATTATCATTATTTGAAGTTGAGAATGAAGAAGGATTAGATAAAACAAAAGGTGTTTCATTAAGTGGACCATTAACTGGCGATTTAGATCCAACTTCTGTATTAGGAAGTGAATTAGATTAGGAAACAAAGAAACGTGTAGAAAATGAAGCATCTGCATTTAATGGTAATTTAATAGATGCAATTGATAATTATGTACGTAGTAGTATATCTATTGTAACAACATTAATGAAATCAATTTGTGGTAATAACGGTACTAAAGAGATGAGTAATTTCGCTTAGAAAGTATCTGATATGAATAATGCATCCGAAGGTAATATGGATAAGTATATGAAGAAAGAAGATGCAGTATTAAAACAAATTATGGATAATGAATATCAAAAGGATTTAAATGGTTGGCGAGAATTTAGTGAAACTGCAAGAAGATCAAGCAAAATTCTATCATGGACATCATCTGATAAGTTTATATAGAAATTAGGTATAACAGATAAGAAAAAATTAAAAGAATTTAAAGACCGTGTAACTTCTAAAATACAAGATACAGATTCACGTAATAAAGATTTAGACCTTATAATTGCAAAATATACACCATATAGTAAATATGACGAGTTACAAAAAGTAGCATATTCTTTAAACTTAAAGGATGAATCAGTATCAGTATTTACTTATAATGATAAGTATAGTTATGCATATAATACTCTATTTGAAAATGAACAAATTAAAAATAGTGATGAAATTATTAAATAGTTAGAAGACGGAAATGAACAAACATATAAGTTTGTTAAAGACAATTTAACAAGAGAAATTACAGGAATTATTACAAGTTATGGTAATCCAGAAGAATGGTATATAATTAAAAATGCTCGTGAACGAATGAAAAAATTAAAAGAAGCAGCAGATAAAGAAATTACTGAAAAAATAGGATTAATATGCAGAACATCATAGTCTGCATCGTCAACATTAGGTGATAAGTTTAAAGCTGCACTGTCTAAACATCCTGTTCGTGCGGCAAGTCTTCAAAATATATGGGCACGATATGCAGATGATTTAGATGATAGAATAGAATCACGTATTCGTTCAATTACAGGTGATAATGGTAATAGTTGTATGTATAAGTCTATATAGGAATTTTTGACAGTTCAATATCCAAATTTGCTAGCTGTAATGCTTTATTATAAACAGATATTCTACCTTATAAAACTATATACTGATAAATATCCTATTACAAAAGAATCTTCAGATGAATTAAAGAAACAGCAAGAAGAGCAAGAAACATTATATACATATGCGTAGTTATTAAATATATTGAATAACTCAAAAAATAATCAAAATTAAATGAATATAAGTTATGTTATAGCAAATAGATAATATAATATATAATGTAGTATATCATAATATGTTATCAACTGATTTATTCAATGAATTTAGTAATATTATAAATGAATTAAATGATGATAACAATACAAATGCAGATATAAAAAATAAGGCAATTAAATTAAATTAGTTTTTAAGAAAATGTGGAATAACGCCATTAAATATTTACTTAGAACCAAATAATTTAATAAATGAAAAAATTTCACAAATTATAGAAAATGATATATTTAAAAATAATATATAGTTAAGTCAAAATGATATTTCAAATATATCATATAAAACTATAATAAAATATATTATATAGAATGAAACTACAGAAATCGATAAAGATAAATTATATAATATTGAACCAATAACTGATAATGAAATGAAATAGTTTATTGATACATTTAATAATATGATTTCTCAAAAAACGTTAATAAGTATATTACAATTTATTTTTTCTAATAATTTTAGTTCATATTATAATAAATTAATTGATGATAAATTTTCATAGTTTGAAATTCCAATTAATATATATAATACATTAGGTAATAAAGATGTATAGAATAATATAAATACATAGCGTTATAAAGATATATATTCAACATTATTAGAATTATTAAAAAAAGATAATGAATAGGAATATATAGAATATTTCAAATAGAATATTTCAAATATAGATATAAAAGAAGGTATTAAAGATGTATTTCTTAAAAAACAGATTGATATAGATAAAGATGTATTTAAAACAAATAAATTAACAGTAAGTAAATTCTTAGAAAATATATAGAATTTAGATGTAATAACTAATGAATAGTTTACAAAATGGAATACATTATTATCAGAAACTTTAGTATCAATAAATATAAATTCAGAAGAATTAAAAAATAATATAGAAAAAATTAAAGAATCATTAAAGTCAGATAAAATATCTGTTGTTATAGATAAAGAAACAAGAACACCAATAATATGTAAAAAAATATTTGAATTATTTTATACAACACCTTCTGCGTTAAAGACATTAAATGGGCGTGATACAAAGTCAGGAAATAAGTATAGTGTTGGAGAAAATATTATTAAAGAATTGCAGGAATTATTCAATACTAATTTACCAGATATGGACATTCAAATAAGTAATAAAGATAACAGTTTCTTTAAATCATTTAATCTATTAGTAAGTGATGATACTATCAATATTTTTAAATTTTTTAAAAATCTTAGTAATAAAATAAACGGTTCTAATATATTTAATGTATATACAATTATATTAAATTATATTTCAAATAATAAACCATATCCAGCATTATCAGTGTTTTATACATTAATGTATTTTATGGATAATATTAAAGTTGAATCTATTTTATATTATAGAGATAATGATATATGTTTATTTGAAAAGAAAGGTACAGAGAATTTAATTGATAAAGCATATAAATATATAAAAAAGAAAGTAGGAACTGATACAACGTTAACTGATTTTGCAATTAGTTTATATAAGTCAACAAATAATTAGGAAAATGTGCCAGAAGAAAATAAAGGAACAGATGTAGATGGAAATACTACATTAAATGCAACTATAGCCGCTGTTGAAAGAGCAGAATAGCTTGTAATAGATGTAGAGAATAGTTAATTTTTAAAATACATTAATAAATAATATATAAAATATATTTAATTATGAAACAAAGAACAAATAAAAAGTTTAAATCTGTAAATGAGAAATCATGGTATGGATTATTTTATGGTTAGGAACCACGTGATAAAACTAACATAAAGAAAGTAACAATGATACCGACAAATTTAAATCAATGTAAAATTTGTTCTGATGGTAAATCTGTTTATTCTAATTCATAGTTTTATCCAGGAGATATTATAGAAGTATGTCCTACAAAATCTATAGATAAATTATCTCTTTATACTAAAGATATGAGAGATATTGTATTTGAAGTTATTCCTAATGAGAAATATGTTATTCCATTCGGTTATTGTCAATATTATGATGTTATAAGCAAATCAAATCCTGATCCTAATTGTGATTATATGTGGGATGGTGATAATAATAAAATAATAATAAGGGCTTTAAATCGAATACCGAAAAATACAAAGCTCGTTTTGAATATCAGAAAATAATTTTTTATAAAAACATAGATAAATAAAATAATAAATAAAAACATTTAAATTCAAGCAAATGAAAAGTTTTAGTACAGTATATAATAATAGTAAAAAATAGGTACTTGAGGCTCGTGAGAAATTATATGAATCTCAGAAAGTAGCCGTTATTAACGTACTTAAAGAGACATATATGATTACTGGAAATATGTCAGATCTTCCTGCTGATCAGAAAAAAGAAATGGCCAAGAAAGTATTTGAATACTGGTCACCTAAAACAGGAATTAATAAAGCAGGTATTAAACTCTTAAATGAAAATATGATTACTCTTAGCGCGAATTCAACTAAGGATGATATTCGTCTTTATATAGAGAAACAGACTAAGAAAAATCTTGTTGCTATTACAGAAGCATATCGTTCTGGAAATGGTAAATATGTAGTAGAAACATTTAAATCAGATATTGAACCTGCTGTTGGTAAGAAACTTAAGGAAAACTTCATTACAAATACAGTATGGAACCTTATTTCTAACCGTATTAAGTTAGGTCTTGAGTAAAATGTTTTTAATAAAATGAATATTCCCACTGTTAACTTTATAAATTATTTTATAAAATAAAAATCCAAACAATGTTAGGTTGTTTGGATTTTTTATTTTTATGGTTTATTATTAGATGTATCTGGTGTAGAAGGAGTTGTTGGTGTAGACTGTGAATTTACAGTAATTGAAGGATCTGCATATAAATTTGCAGTAATTGATATATTTGATGTATCTCCTATTTTAAACGTTATCTCCTTATTTATGTCTGGTTCAGTTACACCTGGATAAATCCATCCATTCCATTTTATTTTATCTCCATTTGCTTTTAATAACGCATCAAAATTATGTTTAAGATTAACAGTACATCCAATAGGTAAACTTATCGGACGTGTACTTCCAGGAGTACTATAATATGGTGGAACCTTAATGTTAGATAATTCTCCGTTATAACCTTTAGGTAATTCTGTAATTAATAGTGTTATAAAACCATCAAATCGTGAATCTGTACAAAAGAATGTACAAGCTATTTCACTCGTACGTTTTCTATACTTTGTAAATATAACATCCACAAGATATTGTTTATTTGGGTCAAATTTTATTTTATAAAAATTTTCATTAATTTGAGATTTTGTAAGACCATTTGAAATAGAAGCACGACCTTGTTCTACATAATTCGTTGATGTGAAATCATACGATGATATTACAACATCATAACTTATTAAATACTACTATGAAATCTATTGTAGATCTTCATCAATTGAAGTACTTAGTATTTTTAAGAAATCACTATCAATAAATATATCAGTAGTATATAATGATAATATATTTAAATTATTAATCTTATCTTGTAAATTTATTGATGATGCACTTGCACCTGAATTTATTCTATATTTAAATATATTTAGCGATATATTATCTTTATAACGTGTGTTACATTCATCTTCCACTAATAGCTTTCCATCATTTTTATCAGTTTCAGTAGAATACTGTATTGAACCAAATTCTATTATATATATTGGTTCAAATGCTAAATATATTGAAGGCTATGTTTCTGTAGTTAACGTATCTATTCGAACTCTACGATTATCAATATCTTTTCCAAATAATGTACTACATTGTTCAAATTTATAAATATTCTTTTTATTCATAACTGTTGATGTTTTATAAGCAACATTAAATGGTTTATGCGTTATTGTATTAAATTCTTGATATTGATATGAATCTGATGTCTTGAATGATAAAGGTTCTATATAGAACCTTTGATTTTTATTTACATATGCATTTTGATTCTATGTTGTAGACTATCTAATAAACGCTTGCGTGAAACAATTTAAACATGTTGTACCGTTTGTATATGATTCTGCATTAGTATCAGCATGATATATTAAATACTATAAAGATATATCTATATTATTTAAACCTCTAACATTCTATTCTATAGTTGCAGAATTTTCATCCTATACATATAAAGATATTATTGTTAATTGTTGTTTATCATTCCTTTGAATATTATTTGATCTGAAATATAAAAACTATTTTATATCATTAAATTTAAATTTCCAAAATACATGTGTTGTAGTTGAATTTGTAAATTTAAATGAATAATATGGTAAAGTATTTGTTCGTGTATATGCATTAATAATATAATCTACTCCCTTTTCTGCAAGCTACCATGTTTGTTGATCTAGATAATATAATTCCAGATTTAAATTATTAATATATGAGTCTTTCTATGTTGATGTTATTGGTTTAGTTTTGCCTGATGCATATAATCTTACTTTAGCAGAAGAACTAGATATAGTTATAAATACTTCATTATCACTATTATTTGGAATAGAATATATTATATTTTCATCCAACTCTTGTTGCCATTCTAATATTTTATATGGTTTATCATTTACTGCTATATTATCATCTGATGTTCCAGCTTCTTCAAAAGATTTAGATATTAATCTTACACAAGTATTTGGTATTATAGTATCATATGGTATGCTATAATAAATATTAATACCAATATTTGAAACTTTTAAATTCTATTGTATCATATAAAAATTTTTACATCTAAGTATATCAACATCACAATAGTATCCAGATTTGTCATTATCTTTATCTAAAAAATTATGCATTCTTAATGTACCAAAAGGTGCAAATTGTCCTGCAATAGTATTTTTTATATCCTCTTTGTTTTTATCTTTACCAAATGTACTTGGATCTGATGTATTTGCATAATTTGTTATTCCATTTTTATTATATGATGGATTATTTATTATATTTTTAAATTCAGTTTCATCAGTTAATAATAATCCTCCATCTTCAACTGGCCAATCTAAAATACCTAATGATGTTGTTTTCTTTTTAATATCAAAAAAAAAGTTCTCATCGCCGTATACATATTTTCCAAATTTCTTATGATTTTTTTTATAGTCTTCAATAACGCTATCTTCATCACATACTGCATTTCTTAAAGTAAACCATATGTTTTTATCTTCCGTTGTATGATTAATAATATCATACCATGTTAATGATATAGTTGTTGTTATAGGTGTTGATTCTTTACTTATATTTTTATATGTCACTTTATATTTTAATATAATATCAAGTTGTGTAGATGGTGAAATATCACTCTATGGTAATGCAGTACGATAATCATGAATTGATGATAAAATTTCAATAGAGTTATATAATACAAATGCACCAAGATCACATCTTAATACAGGTTCTATCTGTAAATATGATTTATTTGAAATCTTTCCAAATCTAAATCCTGTAACATAACTTACGAAAAATCTCTACGAATTTGCAAAAATATTTAAATAATATTTAAGTTGATTATAATCAGATTCTTGATTATACTAATAATTGTCATCTTTATTGTCACCTAACCAATTTTTTAATAATGTATTAATACTATTTACACTATTATTATTTAACGTTAAATAACCTTTACTTTCTGCAATATTTAAAATAGACTATTCTGTTCTTGTATAATTTTTAATGTTTATATTTTTATATGTCCATATAAAATCTCCTAAATACTTATATGCGTCACTCTTCAACTCATTATTTTTATCTATAATATTATCAATATGATACTTATTATCACCGTCTTCCGTTTTTTCAGGAATAAATAACGGTTTAAAAGATTCTGATAAATTCGCAATACCTTGTTTTTTTAATATTTTAATTATATTTCTTAATGCATACATAACAGTAGCTTCACCAGTAGATGTTCTATAATTATAATAGTATTGTTTTTTATCATTCTAACTTGCTACTATAAATTTAAAACCATATTTGCCTTCTATTATCTTTAATGGATTTGCTACATCACCAGCTTTTATATATTCATGTCCTGATATTCCTCCTGGATATAAACCACTAAATACATCAGAATCACTTTTCTGTATAATTTTCATATGTTTACCAGTCGTATCTCTTTCTGTATTTGAATATACATTATCAAAATAAACAATTTCATATGGTCTTTCACCAACGAATTTATTATTAGCATCTAAAGCATCTTTAAATACTATATTCTAAAAAGGCTAAGACACAATTTCTTGTGTACTTGTATCGATAAATGGATAAACAGTAGTTTTAGGCCAATAGGAAAAAGCACCATATTCATGTACTAAGTCATTTAATGTGGTAACTCTACCATTTATAGGATATTTTGTATTCATATTTCAATCAGTTATTATTAAAATTTGTTCTTACAAAATCTGCTAAGTTCGAACCGTTATATAAACAATTCGAATCTGATAATTTTGTCATTGTATTATTTATAGCATTCTATATAGTTGATGTAATATTTGCAACCTATGATATTTTTTCAGATGAAGCAATATTTAAACCACTATCTTCTCCAAAATATACTTTACCATTTCTGATAGTAACTGCAGTTCTTCCATCTTCAGAAATATACGGAACCATTATATTACCTGTTTTATTAACAATCTTACCTTTATCTATAATACCTGAAGGTATTTTCTTATTTTCAAGATCTCTATAAGACTAACCATCTTTATTATAAGGGTTTAATGTAGGATCATAATATTTAAAACTATGTCTGATTTCTGCTTCATTATCAATTGCATCTTCATTATCATCACTTGGTGTATTAACTTCCATCATACCATATACTTCCTAATCATTCGGTATTTTTAATACATCATCTTTATCTAATGAAAAAGGATTTGAAATACCAGAAAACTTTAAAATATATTCAGCTTCATCAATATCACCATACATCGCCATTGATATAAGGTCAGGTCTCATCTAATACTTATCTGCATTTATTCGCATTAACTAATAGTCTTTAACACCAGTTGAATTTTTAGTAAATAACGGTGTAATAAAATTAACTATTGTATTTCCTTTTGAATCTGTAATTGTCGGTTTTTTATCTATTGTATAAGTAAACATTTTAATTAATTCATAAGTTTTCTAGTTGCTGCTGTACCTCTAATCCATGCTCTTGATGAATTATTAGAACCAAAAAATGAAGATGATTTATCAACAATATTGCTAATAGCTGCATCTACGTCAGGTGGTGTAAACTTTGCTATTACTGTATTAGATGTATGTTCATCCATTGCAGGATTTTTTCCTTTATCTATTTTATATGTCTAATAACCATGAGCACCTCCGATTGCCATCATTTTTGATGCACTCATATATTTTGGCTGATAAAAATTACTTCCTCCAGTAAAATTATCAACTTTTGACTCATAATCAGATGATGCTCTTATCCAGTCGGGTAACTGATATATACGTCCGCTACCTCTATTAAACATAGATTGAATTCCAGATTTATCACGAGGCATACCATGCTCTAATGTATAAACTACTTTTAATTCTGTTGGGAAATCATCTGGTCCTAATTCTTCTCCTACTTCAACTTTCATATCAGTACATATGAGATTACCTATTACCATAATAGGGTTTAACGGGTTTCCAACTGTTAAATGCCAGTTACCGACAGGTTCACCAGTTAATAATGCACGCATACCAGTTATAGATGGCATTGTTGATGCTTGTATAACTTTAGATCTCCACATCATATTAAGATTCTAACCAAGCGCATTTAATTTTTTTGCACCTTTATCTCCAGACTCACCATCACCAACATCATTACCTTTTCCTTTTAGCCAATCACCAATAGAACTACCATTTGTACCGAATACCATGTTTTGTAATGTGTTAAACATTTCACCTAACGCACCCAATGTTTCACCAAGATATTCACTTAAATGTTTACCTATTTCACTCCATGAAAATGAACCAGTTGAATCTGTTCCAAAACTTTTTATACCTTCAACAGTATGAGATAATGCACCATCTTTACCGAATATTCTACCTGCATATAAATCATCCATAATTCTATTTTTAAACGCAGTGTTTTTAAATGGATACATATGTGGGTGTATATTAAATCTATATCCACCACCCCAGAATACTGCATCAGCTGATGCCATTTCCATACAGTTTGATAAAATATCAAGCATTGCTGCTTTTGTATTAACACCACCAATAGGTCTGGCTATATATTGACATGTTAAACTGAATTTCTAATCAAATGTAATTCCAGCATCTCTTGCTTTAGTCATATTAATTCTATTAACAGGACCTTTTATTTTGTTGCTGTAAAGTTGTTCAGATGGATCTACATTTGCTTGTGATAATTTATCAAATGTTTTTTGATCTTTACCCATATTATAACCACCAGGACTTAATAATCCAACAAATTTACCTAATGAAAACATTTTACCAGTTAATAAATTAGTTTTACCAATAATACTGCTCATAATATTTGATTCACCAGTAGGAAATCCACCACCTCCAGTAAACATTTCATCAATAAGTGCATGAGGATCTGAACCACTTTCTCCTTGTACATCATATACATCAGATGTTATTTCTTTCCATTTAGTACCAGCAGTAAATCCGAATAAAGAAGATAATGTATTACCAGTATCATCACCAAAATAAGTTATAACAGTAGCAATAGGTGCAAATGGTGTTGCAGTTGTTCCATCAAACATATTAGAAAATTGAAGGTTATCATATACAGGTGCATGATACTTTCTTAATGTAATTAACCTGTTATTAGGTATAACATTCCAATATTTGCAAAATACAAAATCCTAAAAATAATAAGGTGTTCTTCCCCATTTATCTTTATTACTCCATGTAATAATATTAGTAGTTGTAGGATTTGATACAGTTAAAACATCTCCACCCTTTTCCATTACATCACCATAAAATCTACGTGAATTTCGTATATCATACATATGGTTTTCTACCTATATGTCATCACTATTTTTTTCTGTACTATTTGATTTTGCTTTTACAAGTCCTCCACATAATTTAGTTAATGTATATGGATTAACAATAGAAGCAACACCATATGAATTACCATCATTTAATATAGTATTTTTTATTTTTTCTCCGTTGGACGTATTTGATATATAAAAGTTTTTAGTTGATAACTTAACATCTGGTATTGTTTCACCATCTTCTGTAACAGTATAATATTTTTCTGATGATGCTGTTTGCTGTTGTCCATTTTTATCAGTTTCTTTTGATTTTTCTTTATGTGTTGTAGATCCTGACAGTTTGTCACCTACAGCTTTTTCTGCAGTAAATACTAAATCATAAAATGCACCTGCTGCTGTTTCAGAAGCGAATGGAACAACAGTAGGGTGATCATCACTTGTTGAACTGCGAGATACAAAACCATCAACGCGAGCAAGTCTTGGATCCCATGCACGATATTCCGTTATTTCATCATTTATTGAGCCACCAGGTTCAAAACTATCTAATGATTTAGATGAATCTATTGCATATTTAAATGTACCATATAACGGACTGTTTTCCTATGAGTATGTAGATGAATTAGTTAATGTTGTCATTTGTGAAATAACTCTATCTAAATCCTCATTTGATATATCTTTATTAAATTTATCTATAAAACCGTTTTTGAATTGTTCTCCTATGCTATTAATATTAAGTCCCATTTTGTAAATAATAAAATATTGGTTTTATTATTTATTTCAACATATACTATATTATCAAATAAATAATAAAAATAGAATAAATCTATCATTATGCAATTTAGTTTAAAAAAATATATTACGGAAAAATATTTAACTGAACGTTTATAGTCAGACACAGTTATTCATGATATTCTTAATGATAAAGGAAAGATGTTTACATATTATAAACAACCATATCCTGGAACAATGTATAAAAAAGCATTAGATCAATTTGAAATATTAAATGATATTATTTCTAATACATTTCCTGTATATTCAACTGAAGCATATGATTCGTATAGTTATCAGCATGAATCTATAAAAACAGATGAATAGAAGAAAGCATTACATGACAAATATATGCAAACATTAGAATTATATAAAGATTATACATCAAAATTGTTTATTAAACCAGATCCTTAGGTATTATCTTCTGTAATATTAAGTAATGCGGATGGAACTTTTCCTATGCAGAAATTGGATTTATTTAATTTAACAGATGAAAACTTTAAAAAGTATACCGTATCGGATTTAAAGAAAAATAAAGATCTAAAACAATATATTAATGAATATGCAATATTTTGGTTTAATTCTGAAGGTAAAATTCTTGTTGTTTCTGTATATGGTAGAATGGTATTATTTGCTATAGATAATGAAAATATAACATTTGAAGATGGACGTGTTTGGCAAAGTTTTCAAACACATAAATTAACACCGGAAATTATTGAAGATACATGTAAGAAAGATAATCTTATTGTTAATAATTTAACATAGACATTAAAAGACGGAACTGTATTAACATATCCTACTGTTGCTCGTTTATCTCGTGGTGGTGATAAGCGAGAATTATGTGGAATAGGTTTTGTGAAGAATTTTTTAGATTTGTCGAAATATATAAATGCATATGGAGATTTTAAAAAGAAATTATAGAAAGTCGGTGCGAATCCATATTCAAAATCAAGTAAGTTAAATAAGTTTACAGGTTGGGGAAATTCAAATGATGATTATTTCATTGTTTATATACCAGAAAGTGGACATAAAGATTATGATGGAAATATTATATCTACTAAAGATAATGGCAAACGAAAAATGGATGATTCTAATTTAAAAGGATACAATGAGTTTAAATTGGATACAGAAAAAACACGTCAGAGAAAATTAGATTTTGAAGAACAACAACGAAAGATATATAAATGGACTAAAGATATTTTAGGAAAATATCATCCATATGCTGGTGGAAAATCATCAGAACTCTTTGTGTTTGGTAGAAAATTAGAATCATATGATTATGAGAAATTATATGGAACAGATGATTATTGCAATAAAATAGCAAGAGCTAATATTTTGAGATATAAAAAATTAATTGCATAGAATAGATCAAAAATAGGTATTTCTAATTTTAATAAAGAATTAAAGGAAATATTACCATAGTTATAGGCATTTACGCAAACAGGTAAAGTATTATGTAATGAAATTAAAAATATATACAGGAATGACGTTATAAAATTTAAATCACTTATGATGTTATATGGTGTATATAGTAAATTGTTAAATAATATGTTACAACAATATGGTAATATATAGATTGCTATATCATCATTTAAAGATACATATGCGAATAATAAGGAAGATGCATATATGTCAACATGGGCGAAAGAATAGAAATTAAAAAGATGTTAGGAAGATAGTAATCAAATAAAGATACGTATACATAATATTAAAGAATTATGTAATGAATTATCTTCAATGGAACAAAAAATAAATGAAACATTAAATAATTAATTATGGCAGGTTTAGGAATTGATATTAATGAAATTATAAAATCCGCGTATGAAACAGTAAAGGAAATCCAACAGTCTGCGACAGAGACTGTTGGAACTGACTGTTTATGGGCACGTGCAACACCTGTCATCAATTCTGAAGATGTTGTTTTATAGGAATATACATTAACATAGGTAGGTCTTGAATGTCCAAAAATAGTTAAAGTTATTGTTTCAAATCCAGACTATAATCCAGGAGAATATACTATTGATTTATATGGTCTTAATTATGTTTAGCCTCTTGAAATTAATATAACTATATAGGAATGGCAAAATATGTTTGGAAATAATACTATGCCATAGAAAGGAGATATTGTATATGTATAGATTTATCATAAATTATTTGAAGTATAGTCTTCTGAATTAATTTATACAATAGCTGCATTACCTACATATTATAAAGTTATTTTATCAAAATATAGTCCAACTGCATCTAGAAAAGAAACATAGGAATTTAGAGATTCTGTAGAAGAACTTACAACATCACAGGAAGAGTTATTTGGAGATGTTATATCAGAAGAAGTAGCAGATGTAGATGCACCAGTAGAAACATCATATAATAATACAACTTATGTAGATCCTCAGAAGGATTATGACATAGATTCTATAGTATCAAATTAGATATTTGGTTCAAATGGAAATCTTATATCAAATGCGTATTATGATTTTTCTATTGCATCAAAAAATATTACATATAATGATGAATTATTATATGAAATATCATCATCAAGAAATCATCTTATATATTCATGTTGGTGTTTTCTAAATAGTTATATTCAAGATAGTAAAGTAATAAAATTGGTATATTATTCTAAAGATTCTGATAATTGGTATTTTAGAGTTTCTACTTCAATAAAATTAGAATTAGGTGATAATGTAACAATAACACGAGGAACATTAATAAAAGTTAATGCAGTTGTTGTTGAACTTGATGAATGTGTTGAATCATTGGGTATTGCCATTAAAAATTCTGATATGGCAAAAGCAAATAAGAAATTAACAAAATGGTATGAAAATTCACAATTCTTGAAAATTTATAAAACTAATATTTATAAATTAATCAGAGGTTATGATGAAAATAGTAAAATAACATTTGATGTTCTTATAAGATAGAATGAATTATAGATATAGGTAGGTAATAAATCTAAACATATACCTATTAATTTTGAATTTGATATATGGTCTTATATTATGTTAGATATATCACCTGATAATACTAGAATATTAATAAGTACACCGAAGGAAGTTGGTGATCGCGTAATAGGAGATGTTGTTAAAACAGATACAACTATTGCTTGGAATATATCTGATTTTTCTGTACATGAATTTAGTATAGAAGATATGGAATGTAATATATAGATGTGTAATATCAGATTATATGAAAATGAATATGAAATAGGAGATAATTATAAATTAGATATGTATTCACCAGTAACACGAAATGAAAGTAAATTGATATTGGTAGATACACCGAATAATCCTAATAAAACACCATTCATTACACCAGTAAAATAAAATGATTAATTAAATTATGGGTATTTTTAGTACATTAAAAAGCTTAAATAAAAAGACAAATTCGGCATACAATTTTTTAAAAGGATTTAATTCATTACTTACTGGAGATACTAAAACAAATGAATTAGAGTAGAAAGTAACTGACAGTGAATCGTGGATTTTATCATCTGGACGATTTATGGAACAGAATGAAATCATGGAACGATTTCATATGGGAAATGAATATGGTGCTGATATGTCTTCTGAAGTATTCAGATCAGGTTTTGAAGATCCTACTCGACTTATGTTTAAAGTTGAATTTGGTGATTGGGGTTGTTCAGTTCTTGATACAGAAACAATAAAGAACCAATAGAAAACAAGTCTTTATAATAACATATATTATGAAGATTATGATCAATTTCCAATGGGTTTACTTGATTTAAATTTTTTAGAATTTGATAATACGGAAAATTGGAGTAATCAAGAACATTATAATACATATAATTATCTGATGAACAGGAATGAAGATGCGCGTGCATCTTATATTAAAACATTTGTTCAAGGCCTTTATGAAATATAGAGAAGTATGCCTTATCTGTTCAAAAAAATTACTGGATTAGAAAAACTGACATCATTTGAACCGGGAAAAGGCGTACGACTTAAGGATGCAAAGATTACATTAGAATGTTATGAAGGAATTGATTTGAAAATTCGTACATTATTGGAAATGTATAGAAAAGCTGCATATGATGATGTTTGGCAAAGATGGATATTACCAGATATATATAGGTATTTCAAAATGATTATCTATGTATTTGACAGACGTATTTTATAGACTGGCTATAAATGGGATAAATCTACAGGAAATGCAACTGCTGTATATAGCGTAGAGCAAAACGACTTTCCTATATATGCGTTAGAATGCGGTCCATGTGAAATTGATATTGAATCAATATGGGATAATGAGTATGCAACTGCATATGATGAACATAAAGATGCAGAAACAAAAATAACAATTTCTGTAAAAAATGTAAAAACATTTTATTCTAATGGTTTAATGAAAAAGATAGATACATTAGATCCTAATTAGGATGATAGTAAACCAAATTCAAATGTAAAAAATACAGTTAATTGGATTTCTGATTTTTAGTCTATATCAGAACGAAATGACTATACATCAACTAATGCAGATAATCATGCGAATTTCAGAACAAGATGGATGAGACGTATGTTTATGATGCCATCTGAATATACTGCGTATTTTGATAAAGAAATTACACATAAAGTTGGTGATAATGCAGATTATGACAAATTATATGGAACTGCAGATGTATATGGTCCACAATTACCAGATAATAGTTGGCATGAAGCAAATGTAAGAGATAATCTTTATACTATAAGTTCATGGAAGGATTTGAAAAAATATCTTAAAAAAGTTATTCATTCAAGACCTGTATTAGTTCGTGATTCTAGAAATCCAGACAGAGATTAGTTCTATAATGATTTATAGAGACCATATGAATGGTCTTATATATATGATCATGAGCAACTTTTATACGGTCCAGATGTTGTTAAAGCTTAGCAATAGATGAAAAATCGTATAAAGGTAATGTTATTACATATGTTAAGAAATACTTATGTTGTAGGAAGTAATGCATATTATAATATAATAGATCCAGGTATTATAGATACATCTGCAACTAAGTTAGAACCAAAACTTCAGATTATTGGAAGTGATGCAAGTTTTGGATTAATTGATCCTTCTATTTAGAAAAATCTTGAAAAACCTGAACATAATTATATTCATCTGAATGAAAACTTAGATAAAATATCATAGAATTATACAGAACTTGATGAAAATCTAGATAAACCAGAATATGATTATATAACACCAGAATTTAATTTAGAGCATAATGATATGAATTATATTTCACCAGAAATGAATTTAGATCATAATGATATGAATTATGTGAAACCAGAATTTAATCTCGATAAATTTAAATAGAATTATATTAAACCAGAGTTTAATCTTAATAAACCAAATCAAACATATGTTGAGCCTGAGTTTAATTTAGACCATAGTATTATGGATTATATTAAACCATATATGAATTTAGATAAAGCTGATTAGAATTATGTTTCACCTGAAATGAATTTAGACAAAAATAAACATAATTATGTAGAACCAGAATTTAATCTTGATAAATCTGATTAGAATTATGTTTCTCCAGAAATGAATTTAGATCATAATGATATGAATTATGTTTCTCCAGAAATGAATTTACATAAAAATCATCATAGTTATGTGGAACCAGAATTTAATCTTGATAAAGCAGATTAGAATTATGTGGAACCAGAAATGAATCTACATAAAGAACATCATAATTATGTGGAACCAGAATTTAATCTTAGTAAGACTGATTAGAATTATGTTTCACCTGAAATGAATTTAGATCATAATGATATGAATTATGTTAATCCTGATATAAATGATGAACATAATGATATGAATTATATTTCACCTGTTATGAATACAGAACATAATTCAATGACATTTGTAGAACCATAGATTAATACAGAACATAATTCAATGGAGTATACAAAACCTGAATTAAATACAGATCATAACGATATGAATATGAGTAATGATTCAACATATATTGATACAAGTAATGTATCAATGAATTTAGTTACTAATAATATAAATTCAGATCATAATTCAATGACATTTATACAAGTATCATAGGATGTAAGTAATTCATCTATGACATTAGTAAATAATCCATAGACTATTAGTAAAGAACATCATAATTTACAACCATTAGAAGGCGATGCAAGACCATAGGCACATAATCAAATGACAACAATGGATATGTATCTTTCTAAACCAACATCTGGTTTAATTCCAACAGAAAATGAAACATTCAAATCTTCAACATTAATGAATAATATTGAAATTACAGATTAGACAAATCCTACGGATATGATTATGTTAAATTCTCAATAGACAAATCCAAAAATGAATATGACATCATTACGTCAAAATACATCTATTGCAAATATGGATATGACGTCATTAAATTAGAATGTTTCTATAGCAAATATGGATATGACAACACTTATATCTAATACTTCTATTGCTAATGGTTAGATGTTACAGTTAATACAGAATTCGTCTATAGCAAATATGGATATGACAACATTAAACTAGAATATATCTACTGCAAATATGGATATGACACATCTTAATATAGATGTTTCTACTTCTGATATGGATTTTATTTACCCTATAACTGATACATCATTACCTGATATGATATTAACAACTCCTAATAATGATGTATCTATTTCAAATATGGATATGATTCATCTTGATATGAATGCTTTTACATCTGATATGAAAATGACTAATATCGATTAGATTACTGAAAATCCAAGTATGAAAATGACAGAAGTAATATCAAATTCTTCATTATCTAATATGGATATGACAAGATTAAATATGGATTCGTCTATACCTAATATGCAGATGACACATACAGAATTTGTTGATAATAATCCGGGTATGAGTATGACAGAATTAAATGCAAATGAATATAAAACAAAAATGGCAATGAGTAAACCATTAAAGAATGAAAGTATTATTGATATGCAAATGACATAGAATATTAATAATAGTTCAACTGCAAATATTCCATTTGTTTCTAATACATCTGTTAATGAAAAACCAGAAATGGTAATGAATAAACCTGTTATTACAGATGAGATACCTTCAACTACATTATTTGATAATATTACTGATAATAATGATTATAAACCAGAAATGAAATTAGTAAATATTACAGATGATAAAAAACTTACAGAAAAATTAAAAGCATTAACGTCAATAGATGTTAATGAATTAGATAATATAAGTACAGAAGATATGTTATCTCTTGCAGATATTATAGAATCAACATATGATGAATTACGAAGTAGATAGAAAAATATGAAGTTATAGGATAATAAGCCTCATATTCCACCTCATAAACATATGAAGATGCAATCAATAAAACAGCCTAAACGAAATACATATATAGTTGATGATATACATAAATTTTAGGATGTTGATAAAGCTGCAATGGATAGGGCATGGCAAGCAAAACAAAATGCAAATTCTGATAATAAATCAACTGGAAATTCAGGTTATGCGATATAAAAATAAAATAGGATAGATAACGGTTTAGTATATCTATCCTATTTCTTATTTTAAGCAGCCATACGGCTCTCCTTTATACGTTGACTATATTCTTTTATATATTTACGACAAAGTTCCGTTACAGGGAAATTAAACGATGTTTTATCAAATATTTTATTGATAATATAATCAGTTTCACTCAAATTCATTCGTTCATTTGTTATAATAGATGAACAAAGCTCTTTTTGTGTCCATGTAAGTTTCTCCCATATATCTGAATAATGTGAAGCAAATATATCTGTAATACGTCTAGTTTCAAATGATGTATACTTATTGGTATCATTAATTTTCTTAATTACATCATTAAGTATATTAATTTGATTTTGTTCAAACATTTCATGAATATCTTGAATATCATCAAATTCTGTAGATGCATAATTATATGAATCTTTAATAGTAATATCAGTATCAGGAATATAATCTGTTATAGTTTCATATTGAATATCATTACATGGTTCTTTAACTTCTGTTACTTCTATATTTTCATTAATAGTAGTATCATCAGTAGTTTTTTCAATATCAGTAGATTCTTCCTGTGTTACATCAATATGATTAAAATTATTGTTATAAGTAGAATCAAAGTCATATTCATTTGGGAATTTAATAATTCCAATATTATACATCCGTAAGAATTTATCAACAATAACTTTTATTTGTGGCGCATCATTTTTATGTTTCATCTTTGGTGTAAATAAAACATCAAATATACTATTCACAAATTTCAAAATATTATCATATGATATATGTTCATTAAGTAATGAACGGATATACTTCTTTTGATGATCTGAACATTTAGCATATTTATTTTTTGTATCTAATGCAAGAAGACTTCCAAATGCATTTAAGAATTTAGATTTATCTTCTTCCTTCATATCTTCTATATTAATATCAAGATTCTTATAGTATTCATTAAAACAATTAGCAAATTTTTCTTTAGGACTAATAGTTTCGTCTAATCCAATAATATTTCTGATATTATAATCATCAGGAAAATATGTTACTAATATATTAATAATATCATTAGTATTCTTATGATGCCAATCATTTTGGTTATCATTTGGAAATTCCACATCAATAATATTCTTAATACTGTCAATATCACCACATAATTTAAATAAATGCATGAATATAATTCTATATATTTGTTTCATATTATGCCATTGAGGAATAATACTATAAATGCATTTATCAAATGTTTGAAATATATCTAAATTAGCATTATTATTTGAACGTAGCTGATTTAAACATGTATTTAATATTTTTTTATTCTCCTCTGACTTATTTGCTTCTTTTACTATATTATCCGAATATCTATTTTTAAATTGAAATATAAATGTAGATAATACAATTTTTAAAGTTTTTACGTCAGGAACAGATGCCATTGCAGGATAATTCTGTTCCTTTATCAGATAATGTTTATTTTGACCAGTTAAATCCTTTACTAATATAATTTCCAAATCACTATCATTTCTACCTGAAATATGATCAGCAAATCGAACTTTTGCACCATAAAAATAATAATATTCAGATGATGTTGTTTTTGAACTCACATGCCGTTCAGGGTTTAATTCTTTTTCGATCCAATTCAACAAATATTTCATATATAAATTAATTTTAATAATTACTATTATAGTATATTACAAAGATACACATTTTTATTTAAATATAAAAATATTAAATAATAAAAAATGAGTGAAAACCGTTATCACAACGACTTTCACCCTTATCATCTATCTTTCCTTTTCTTTTTTTGTGTTTATCTAAGTGATAAACACACCCTTCTTTTTAATTTGTTTAAATGATTGTTAATTATCCAAAACCAAAACATTTAAACGGAAATGATTATACATTTAAAAACTAAGGATAATTAAAAAACATCTTATGTATAATCATATAATCACCATTTTCTCTATTCTTATTATTTATAAGTCTTAATACTTAAAAAGTCTATATTTTAATAATTTTTTTAACTATTAAGATGTTTCTTCATAGGATTAGAATTTCCAGAAATAGCAGGGGTTATTTCCTCTTTCTTTTCATCCTTAATCGAATCTACTGTTTCTGTTGCAATTGATGAGTCATCTGAAATAGGTTCCAACAAATTGTTTGCTTTCATTTCTTCAACTTCCTCAATTGCCTGTTTATTCCATACAAGCAAAACAAATGTACTACCTGTTTTAATTGTATCTTCTGACTTCAATTCTTTATTTGTAATAACAGAATTATCATCAAGAATGATTACTTTAAATCCAAGTTGACGCATCAACCGATCCTTAATACGAGGAAGAAACTTAATAATGTCATCATCAAGCTGAAGCATACCACAATAACTACGCTCCATATTCTTCTGCTCTACCATAAGTTTTACATCTGTAAAGAATTCCTCAAGCATCATCTTATCAGATTTCAAAATACCATAGCGAGACTTCTTATATGCATCTGCTGCTGAAATAGAAACTTTATTTTCATCAGTAAACAATGTACTTACATCTGCAGCATTTTTCTTATTAAAAAGTTCAAATAATCCCATGCTAAATCTAAATTTAAAAGTTAATATGTTAAATTAATTATTCTTTATATATGTGTTTAATAATAAAGTCTTATTTTATCTTAGAAAAATTTTTCTTTTGAATATGTCTCCAATTTAAATCTGATACAATCATATGTGCAACGGTCTTATATGCAATATTAATATTATCAAATACCATATTTGATATAATCTTGTATATATCAGATTCTTTATCCATTCCATCAACTTCAACTTTTTCTATTACACCTCGTTCATTATATGAAATAGATTCACCCTCAAAAAATGTTACAGAAATACCATATGTAGAACGTAGAAAATCATAAATCATATAATAATATATTTTATCATGTATCTCATTAAATTCTCTTAAATTCCTACATGCACCTACATTTAAATATTTGTCTGTTTTTGGATATGTAAATCCTATTTCATCAAGACAACAAAGTAATGAGAATGAATCAAGTTCAATATCACAATTTGTATATCCCATAGCAATAGGATGTAAATCTATATTTGTTCTCATATCAACCAAATTCAATTAATAAATTGTTAATACCATGTTTATCAAAAAAATCAGATATTCGTTCATCTATATCTTCAGGAATACCTATATGCTGATTATTATTTTCATCATATATTGCAATATTATTTGGTTCAACTGTATGTACAAATTCAATAAGTTCATCCTTATTATGACATTGTTTATCTGTATATTCATAACATCTAAATGGCATATCATTACATAAAAATAGATATGTATTATTTTCTGCTGTATCAAATCCATTTATATCTGTTATAAGAGATAAATCACCTGTACGTTTAGCTTCCTGTAATTTCTTTACAATAAGTGATGTTTCATATCGTGCTTCTTTATATCGTTTAATTGCATCTGAATATGATAATGGAGAAATTGAACTGTCTTTTGTTAATTTAACCATTTTATTTGCATATTCCTCTTCATTTTCACTCATGTATGCACGAGATAAACGTTCATTAATAACACAATCAATTTCTTGATTAATCTCTTCACGAGACATTGAATCAATACGTTTGTAAACCCAAGTATGACAACTCATATATAATAATTAAATTTAGTTTAAAATCAAACTGTAAAATAATAATTATTGTGATTGCGTTATTAATGAAAGTTATAATTTACAAACCAACTTCTGAAGATGAAAATACCATTACTTCATTAGATACACATGGACGAATTACCAAACTTCCATCAGGATCATTAATTTCAAAACCCTTACCCCAACATTTCTGTGTAGGTGAGATACGAAATTCATGACCATTATCATCAATAATTACAATTGAATCATATTCTTCAAGTTCTACGAACTCGTTATTTCTACCAACCTTAATTTTCATATCTTTATATTCTTAAGTGTTTATTATTTTATTAACAATACAAAGATACACATTTTTATTTAAATAGAAAAATAATTCATTAAATACTTATATAATGAATATATATTAAAGTTTATTATTTTCCTGCTCAATTATCCAATTATTATAAGATTCTATAAATCCATTTAAATTTCCATTCATAACAGAATCTACATCAGTTGTTTGATAACCAGTACGATGATCCTTTACACGCTTATCATCAAATACATAAGATCTAATTTGTGCACCCCATTCATTTTTTAGTTTAGCATCTTCAATTTCCTTTTTCTTTGCAAGCTGTTTATCTAACGCTTTTTTATAAAGAATAGATTTAAGAATCTGCATTGCACGTTCTTTGTTTTTTGGTTGATCACGTGTTTCAGTATTTGCAACCTGAATCTTTTCCGTTTCACCTGTATCAGGATCTGTATACATATAATTTACACGTACACCTGATTCAACTTTATTAACATTTTGTCCTCCTGCTCCAGAAGATCTAAATGTATCTATTGTTAATTTAGACTCATCAATTTCAACTTTAATTGAATTATCAACTAATGGAACAACAGAAACAGCAGCAAAACTTGTCATCCTTTTTCCCTGTGCATTATAGGGAGAAACGCGAACAAGACGATGAACACCAGTTTCACCTTTTAATGTACCATATGCATTATTACCGGTAATTTCAATAGATACATTTTTAATACCTACTTTATCACCTTCTGAATAATATAAAATCTTAAATTTATAACCATTTGATTTAGCCCACATATCATACATTCTGAATAACATATTTGCCCAATCATTTGCTTCTGTTCCACCTGCACCTGCATTAATATCTAATACTGCCCCCAATGAATCAGTAGGATCTACAAATCTATATTTGTTTTCAAATATTTTAAATTCTTTAATTAATTCATCATTAGCAAGATTAACAAGTTCTTCTTCATCCTTACCTTCAAACTCTTTATAATACATTAAAGCAGTTTCAAGATCATCTATTAACATATTGATATGTGAAACATCTTTAATCTTTTCTTTTGCTGTATTAAGTTCCTTTGTAATAGTTGTTGCATTTTCAAAATCATTCCAAAAATCTGGAGCAGAAACTTTAATAGATAATTCTTCAACGATTATCTTCTGCTTATCCAAATCGAATGACTTTGCGATTTTATCTAACTTATCTTTATACTCTTTTATATATTGTTCTGTTATTGTAATCATGATTAATATACTCTATATAATAATTTTATTTTTTCATTATATCTCCAAAATTGACAATGTAATTTATCAATAATGTTATTTTGTCGTTCTATATCTTTTTTACTTAATATATTATTATAAACATCTATATAATGTCTAGATTCATCATATTCAAATACAATATTTTTTTCCTTATCATATCCATCTAAAAAATATCCTAAACAACGTATTTCTCCTCCGTTTTCAGCATGTTGTAAATGCCAATTATTTTTTAGATTTAAATCATTTATAAACTAAATAGATTTTTTATTATAATGCGCCTATATATGTGTATCATATAAATTATCTAAATAATTTAACATACCTTCGCGTATATGTAATTTATGTAAATTTGTTAAATGCCTATTTTTCCACCAATTAATTATTTCTCCAGCTTTTTGTTTTTTTGAAAATGTTTGTCCAGATCTCTATCTAATCATTTCTATTTCAAATAATGATTTATTATCCCATGACATTGTATGATATAATTCAGATGGTCTTAATTTTCTTGTAGTATTATTATAATTATGATGAATATCACAATGTGATAAATGTGCATTAAAACTCTAATAATTTTTAAATGTGTTACCACATTCACATTTATATACATCATTTTGTTTATATATTGTCGTTTTATCTACTTTTATATACTAATTACAAAATCTAGCATGAGATGCTAATGAACGTGCAGAATTAAATTCTTTTCCACAATCACATTTATATAAAGTATCAGATATTTTATGTAAATTTATATATGCCATATTATATAAAAAATAGAGAATAAACATACGTTGTTTATTCTCTATAATAATTTTTGTACCAAGAACGGGACTCGAACCCGTACGGACTTTTCAGTCCACGAGATTTTAAGTCTAGCGTGTCTACCTATTCCACCATCTTGGCATACATAACTAGTATCTTCGTCCTAAAAGGAATTTCTGAATTTTCATTCAACTTATCTATAACGCTACGAAAATTAAATAAGCGTTTGTTTTTAATTATTATATTATTTATATGTTATTTATTATTAATTGTCTACTTTTTAATGAATTATTTTTTAAATTTAATTTTAAATTCATTAATTTGTTTCATTAAACAATTTATATATTATATACTAATATCTTATTATTGTCTACATTAAATCAATTAAAATTTAAAAGATTCAATAATATCAAATGTAAGTCTAAGCAAATCAGATTCACTATTAGGCTTATAACATTTTCTATTATTTATCATCTTCTGTAATGCTTCACTGAGTTGAATTGCAGTAAGTGCATATTGCTCATTTGTAGATGCATTATTGAAAATATATCCATCAACATTATCACAATAAATGTCCATAGACAATGTAACAGAATTTGGATAATTAGCTGAATTACTAATAACCTTAATCTGTCTCATAGAGAACTCATGAAATGCTGGTACATTCTTAATTGCTCTCTTTTTGATAACTGTTGTGAAATTTGCTCTCATTTTTCTTTATATTTTTAATTGTTTATTATTTCATTAACAATACAAAGATACACCTTTTATTCCAAATAAAAAAATTATATGGTAGAAATTTCTTTTCCATTGAAAGATTGTCCAAAGCCAAGACCTTCATATCTATCATTGGGTTTGAAATCTTTATCAACAAATTGTAATATATCATTTTCATCAACATATAATGTTGAATAAGAACGAACACCATTATTGTATAATGAACAGTTAAACATAGGTTCTGCATTACTTATATCATGTGTAATAACAACTCCATGTGTATTTATATTTATAACCATATATAAAATAGGTTCAGGATTGTTATCAACACGTGGAAATATATCTTTCCATACAGTTTCCCATTTCTTTCCTACTTGTTTAAGTAAGTAATTATATAGAGGTCCATAATCATAATTTGTTCGTTTATTTTTATTATAATGAGATTTCTTCCTTGTTATTTCATTATCAATTTCAAATTTTGTAATCTTTTTATGTCTATCATATCGAGATCTGTATTTCTTTTCAGAACCATGATTATGACCTCTATGACAATTTCCTCCTTCATTCTTAGTATACAATTTAGACTGCTTCATAATAATTAATTATTTTATTAATAATACAAAGATACATATTTTATTCAAAATAAAAAAATCATGGATAAAAAATACCCATGATTTATAATTAAATATTTGTTTTGAATACATTTCCAAATAGTTCATTTAATTGAAGACCTATAGAATTTTTTGTTAATCTCTTAACCGTATTAATTAACTCAATTATTCTATTGTCACATGTGATAATAGAAATATCATTATTTATATGTAATATATAAAATGATACATCTCTTGGAACTGTAATCATATAATTATAGTCTTCTAATATGACATTTGTTGAAATATTATTAGATTCTATTCGTTTTACAAAATAAGTATTTACCTCATTTTTTGTATATATAGTAACTGTATTATTATTTGTTAATTCTGAAAATACCATATAATTTATTTAACAGTTTCATTTGATATAAAATTCATAAAATTTGTGTGTGCTCTTATAAGAGGTTGTTTTGTTATATTAATAATAGTTCTCATAAATTCTACTAATTCATAATCAGAAACAAGAGCAGAACTAGACCAATCATCATTATTACCGCCAGTAATATATTGTCTATCTTTATCAATAGTATAAATAGTACCAGAATCCTTTATACTTATTATAGCTTTATTATCATTAATTTTAATATTTTCTATTACTAACGTTTCAATTTTAGCTTTATCATTAACAATTCTATATCTAAATATATGATCACCTTTTTCTAAGTCTCCAAATGTATAAATATGTTTTTCCATAATTATCTAATTTACTTAACAGTTTCATTTAATGTCTTTAAAACTTTTGCGTAATATTCTTTAAATTCATCTGTTTCACGAATAGCTTGTGTTCGTGGTTGACTAAATTTAATATCGATAATATCCTTAATTCTACATGGATTTGGTTCCAAAATATAAATTCTATTAGAAAGGTAAACTGCCTCTGAAATATCATGTGTTACCATAAGAAATGTTCTGTCAACATCTCTATTATTGAAAATTTTAAGAAGTAGATCCTGAAGTTCAAATTTTGTAAAATAATCAAGACCTGATGAATATTCATCTAACATCAATAGTTTCGAATCACATGCTAACGATCTTGCTATAGAACAACGTTGCAATTGACCTCCAGATAATACTCCATATCTGCAATATTTATGTTCGTGTCCTTCAAGTCCAACAATTTTAATTAATTGCATTGCTCTTTCTTCACGTGTTTTCTTATCAAAACCAGCAAGTTTCATAGGTAATGCGATATTTTCTAGAACAGTCATCCATTCAAAACTTGAATACTGCTGAAATACCATAGGTATATTATCAGATTCTTTAATTTCCTTACCATATAACATAATCTTACCTGAATCTGGTTTTGAAATTCCTGAGATCATCTTAAGAAGCTGAGTTTTTCCGCATCCAGATTGACCTATAAATGTAATGAATTGTCCCTCATCTTTAAAGTCTTTAATTGTAAGATTAAGATTATCAAATAACTTAAAATCACCAAATGATTTATTGATATTTACAAAATTAAATACATCTACATCTTCACATTCATATTTACCATCAGTTGTAGTATTAATTACTTGTGAATTTGTATTCTTTGATTGAATATTAGAATCATCTACAGATGTATTATTCTGTTCAGAAATAATATTATTCTTTTTCTCGTCTTGATTATTATTTGTTTGTCCGAATAATGTTTTAAAATCACTCATACTGTTTATTCATTTTTATATTTGTAAGGAAATAATAGTTTTGCACCTTTCTTAAAAAGAAAATCTTGTACACAACCGATAATAATAATAAGGAAAAGTAATGCAAATGCAGATGCCATTTGTGATTGTCTAACCATTGTGTTAATCAATGCACCCATTCCACTTACTGCACCATCTTTATAAATCATTTCTGCAATAACAACATAACTATAACTAATAGCCAATAAGTCAATACAAGAATCAACTACACCACCTGTTACATAAGGGAAATATACATAACGGAATTTTTGCCATGAAGTCATTCCGATTGTCTGTGCAGTTTGCAAATATACATTATCTTTTTCATTAGCAGGGTTTTGCAAATCATTTACTTTATTTACAACAGATGGAATAATATAAATCATAATTGCAACTGTTAAAAACCATACCTTCATTCCAAATGTCAAACCAAATATTGCAAGGAAAATTCCTGTAATAGAAGGCAATGGAATAAATCGAACTGAATTAATATATTTTCCAAATAAGATATTATTAATAGGATACAATGCAATTAAGAATCCTATAGGAAATGAAAATAAAATAGCATACACATAACATGATAAATTCAATTTTACTGTATACCAAATATTTGCAAATAAATGATTTTCCGAAATTAATGTTGGAATACTACCAATCACTTTAAAAGGATCAGGAAGAATATTACTAGGTACTACGTTATATGCTGAAATACAATGCCATCCCATAATAATAATAACTGCACCAATAATACTAATAATTACATTGGTAACTGTTCCAAAATCAGAATCACCACCAAATTTAAATAGACGTTTAATTAGATTCATTGTTTAATTCATTTAATAGATATGTTAAATATTCTTTTTTAGATTTATGTTTACCATAGCAAACAGTTGATAAATAGTATGATTTATATACTGGGCTTTTATTATTTTGTTTTAATAAATTTCGTTTTAATAATTGTATAGCTTCATCATCAGCAAATGCTACATACCACCATGTTTCATTATCATTTTCTGGTTCTCTTGATGCGAACCGATTATCAAAATAATATGGATATTCAAAAGGATCATGATTATTAATTTTAAATTCAACAGCTGAACCAATATGTCCAGTATTTCTAATAACCATAATCTTATTTGTAGCTGGGTTATATTCAATTATTTTTCCTAATACATAAGAACAATATAACCTTTTATAACTGCTGCCTATACTATCACATATAATTAAAATTTTTTTACCTATTAAATCATTTCTATATTTCATAACTAAATTAAAAACATGCGATCTATAGAATATAATTAAAATTATATTATTCTATAAACCGCATGTTTATATATTTTTATTACTCTGTTACCAACTGAAAATCTGTAGTACGATATGCATTATTACTTCCTACTACCTTATCTTCTACTGCACGTTTAGGACCATTACCAACAATAATGAATCGATTCTTATCAAATCCATATTCCTTTACAAGATAATTTGCAACTGATTGTGCACGTCTTCGTGACAATTCAACATTATATGCATAATTACCAGTATTATCAGTATTTCCTACAATACGAATCTTTGCACCTGCAAACTGCTTTGCAATACCAGCGAATTCTCTATCAATAATACACTGCGCATTATTATCAAGAATATCACTATCAACAGGATATTCAATAGTTACCTTCTTATCTGAAATTGCAGTCTTTGTTTCTGCATCAGATGTAGATGTTTCTTTAAACTTTACTGATGCTTCCGCAGCCTGATCACCCTTTACTTCACCAGCATTAGATGCAAGTGATTCAATAATATCAGGATAAGAAACTTTTCGCCATGAAAGTGGTTTCTTACAAAGACCCAACTTTTCATAAGTACGTGCCATCTTTGAATATAGCTCATCACCCTGCATACCTGTATATGAACTATTCAAACCAAAAAAGTTCTGTGCATCTCCCAATGTAATATAATGAATATTCTTAGAACCATCAATTGCAAACTTCTCATCTGTTCCATATGCCTTTGCAAAAGCCTTAGCTGCAATCTTTACTGCTGCTTCGTCACTATTCATTTTATCATTTGCATACAACAATGCAGAAATAAGTTTCTTTACATTCTCTTTATTAGAATCAAGGTAGCTCTGCTTTGCAATCAAACCATCACAAATAATATTAGATGCTTGCTTTGTTGAAATCAATACATGTGCACCCTTTACAGTTGCAACCAAATCCTGATCATCTGGAGAGAATACAACAGCTGCATCACAAGAACCTGCACGGAATGCAGAAGCGGCTTCAAGACCGTTATCTACAACCTTAATATTAACCTTATTAGGATCTGTAGAATTTCCCATATTTACCTTATCAGCTCCAATACCATTTGTTTCAAGTGTATTCAACAACAATGTATGAGATGCTGTACCCTGTGAGCAACAAACAACCTTACCAATCAAGTTACTTACATTCTGAATACTCTTATTAACTACAATAGCATCAGCACCACGTGACCAATTTGATACATTAAAGAAGCGAGCATCATTCATATTTGAACCTTCACTCATCTCGACAGGAAGAGCATCTGCAGTACAATAAATAATGTCAATATCACCATTATTGAATGCTGCACGTCCTGCAGCAAAATCATCCTGAACAACAATCTTCAACTTAAGTCCATATTCCTTATAAATAGGGCAATCTTCATTAGGTTCAAGACCATTATTCAAATACATAAATGGCAGAAAACCTGCATAAGTATTTGTACCAATGGTGATTACATCATCATCACTTCCAGAAAACATGCCGCTGAAAAAACCGCCGCTGTCACTCGATGACTTATTATCACCATCATTACTGCCTCCAAAAAATTTAGAAGCACCAAACATAATTGCAGCAACAACTGCAATAACACCAACAACCTTTACCCAAGGTCGCAAAACAACATTTGCCATAATTTTTAATTCTTAATTAAAGTTATTTAAATTAATGTTTAATATTATTCTCTATTTTTCTTTTATATCGTGTTTATTAAAAAGTCTATTAAATTGATTTATAATCTTCAAATATTATTTTTGATTTAGCTATTTCATTAACCATATTTAATATTTGTTCAAATGAAATACCAATAGACATTAAATCTCCATATGGTACTGATTTTACCATAAAAAATCTTGTCCAGTTATCTTTAAAATATTGTTCAATAATTTCATCTTTATTATCATTATCAATATCTTTGAGATTAAAATCTAATTGAAAAGAAAGTATATCCATATTACAATCCAATTTATGTTCTGTATCGTAATATATAAATAATTCTTTCTTTTCTTTATTATTAATAATATAATATGATGTATCAACTATTTTTATCATAACATAAATATTTTATTAATTCAAAGATACATATATTTTTAAAAATAAAAAAAGAGAATCATGTATTTTTTACACAATTCTCTTTAATTTTATTAAAACCAATTTGGTTGACCTAATGTTTGTTGTACATTATTCCTATTATTTGTAATAGTATTCAAATTTGTAAATTCTGCTTCTTTGAACTCTACATTTTCTGCTGGTGCGTGTTCAATTGGTTGCTTTGCAAAACTTCCAAGAAGAACAGCATCAAGACCACCAGAATTATATTGTGCAAGAAGTGCATTTGCTTTATCTGACATCACAAGATTATCCATATCAATCTTTGACATCAAACCACCTGTTTCCTCGATGATAAATGACATTTCTCCAAGTTTCTGTGAAATATCATCTGCCATATGATCCATTGCACGAGTAAATAAACTAAACTGATCATCCTTACCATTAATAATTCCAACAATAGATGTAAATGCCTTATGTTGTGCTTTAATCATTTCCCACTCTTCTACACGTTCATTTACTTCATTTGTTGCATCAAGTACTGTTAATTCAGCCTGGTGTTTCAGTTTACCCATAATTTCATACCATTGCTTTGACTGAATAAGTCGTGCTTCTGAATTTTTAATTACTTCAGTAAGGCGAGTAACTTGTCGTTCATATACAGCAGCATCTTGTGCTTTACCAGTTTCTTTATACTTATTTAATAGTTGAAAATCATGATCACATTGTTTCTTTTTATCTTGAATACGTTTTTCTGATTTATCAATAAGACCTCGAAGCTTTCCCATATTATCGGTAATTTCCTGAATCTTCTTATTCATCTGCATAATCTTTCTCTTAACAATAGAGATTGGATCATAATCAACAAGAAGACCTTCAATCTTACGCATAATCATAAAATATATTGTTGAACCAATATTACGAATACGAGGATCAAATAAACAATATAAAACTAGAAAAAGTGCTGCTGCCATACCAATTGCAGATAGTGTGCTTGCGCATGCTGCTGCAATAAAATTCATAATAGGTGTAATATTAATTGCAATTGCACCTACTACAACACCTAATACAATCATACCTGTTGTTCCACCAGGTTTTTCCCATTTTGATACTGTATTTTTTGCTACATTTACAATATCACTTGTGTTATATTCTGCCATATTTTTATTTAATTATTATAAATCTAATGTTACTTCAGGATATTTCATAAAATCTACATAAACAACTTTATTACCATCTGCATCATTTAATACAACATAACCACCTGAAAAGTCTACATGTTTATCCATATTATTTTCTACAGGAATAATAATATCCTTTGCTTTTGTAGAATCGTAATTTTTAATTATTACTCTCATATTATTAATTTACTAACTTTTCAGAAATCTTTTTCTTATCTGATTCCAATGCAGATACAATAACATTTACAGCATTTCTAAATTCCTTTACATTCTTATCACATTCTGCATCACCTTCTTTAATTTCATCAGATAATTTTGTCATTTCAGTAGATAATTCTACAATCTCTTTTTGAAGCATTGCAATTCGTTGAGCTTTCTCATCATGTGCTCTTTTCTTATCACCTACATTAATCTTTCTTTTTTCCTCAATCTGTTTAATAGCAATATCATATTGCTTATTCATTTCAGAAATATATGTATCAATAGAATTGATAATAATATCTTTTGTAAGATTTGGATTTACACTTTTTAGCGTTGCATATGCAGCTTGGAATCTGACAGCTTCATCTGGAATAACTTTCATTCCATCACTGTTTGCCGCTTTTTTAAGTTGCATATAATCACCACCTTCGATTTTACATGTTTCTAGATAATTACATAGTTTATTAAGAAGTTCTTGATTTACTTCTTCCTTTCCAGAATTAACTGATGCATCAGCTGGAACAGATGCTGGTGATTGTACGTTTGTTGTAGATACATTTACATTTGGTTTATTATTTGAATTATTTGAAGTTTCGACTGTAGTATCTTTAACTTCATCGTCTGTATTTGTTTCTTCAACAAATAATGATTTAATATTGAATTTTCCCATTATTAATAAAATTTAAATAATTGTTTACCATCATTCATTTTGAATGCATATATATCATTAATCATATATTTCATTTGTTCAAAAGTCTGACTGAACATTAAAAAACCATGTCCTTTCAAATTTATTATACCATAATCTTTATGACATTCATCATATATGATATGTTTCATAAGTTTCTTTACTTCTGTTAATTCTCTTAAGTCTCCACATGGAAAATAATTCTCTGTACTTGCACATGGAATATTATTTTCATCTAACTCTTTCATAATAGATATAAATGCATGTCCATGAATCATATAATTGATAGATGGGAATTCTTTATATATTTCAGATTGTACAGGAGAATCAACAGATGGCTTTATTTTTTCATCTACTGAATAATAAGTATAATCATCTGTATTAAATAAAACAAAATCAGAAGGAGTTAACCTATGTTTATCTACATTTCTTGGACTTACATAAATAAATTTACCATCACGTTCTGATGGAAATAACTTTTGACAACGTGTAGATAAATTACCGAAAAACCTATCACCACACGACGTTTGAATAAAATCAGCAAGACTATTATTCAACCTAATAAAATCATTTAAATCATCAGGTCTACCATCATTATATTTAATTAATGAGGTATCTCGTGCTGTTTGTCGACGAATACTGCCTTTACTGAATATATAAAACCTATATATTGTTAATGCTAATTTTTCAATATCAGAACCACTGTACCAACAATTTGCTAATGCATCCCAAAATTCAAACATAAACATATTTGTTTTACTATCTTTTGTGATTGCAATAACAGCATTACCATGCATTTTAAATATACGTGCAATTGCATCTTTATATGTATAACCGTCTCTAATAACTTTTGAGCAAATTAATACAGAACCTGTATTTTTAACTGGATATATTTTCTCTTTAGCATTATCTACATCTGCCATCCATATAATAAGATCTGTTTCTGTAATAGATGATAAAGCATTACCAACCAAATCGAAATAATTACCACCATTATACATAACAGAATTAAATGTACCTAATGCGTGATATAATTTATTCACTACACCAGATTCTTTTCCTTTATTATCATTAAATGTTCCGCCGACAAGAACATAATTAAATTTATTTTCAGTATTCATTTTTTTATAAAAATATAGTTAATTAGTGTTTATATAATAATAAATAAAAAAGTCTTCACAATGATTTCATTGTGAAGACTTTAAATTTTAACATTATTTTATTATTGTTTTTATTATATCTGTTTTACCACTTGGTAAATGTCTAACTGATGTTTCTTCTATTTTATTTCCATCTTTATCATTATACCATGTTTTCATTGTAACAATATGTTCTACTTCTGGAATCTTAATGATATTATTTCTTATATCATCTATATATTGTTCTATTTCATGCTTATCTGTAAATACTGCTTTATTATTTTCTGTTAATAGATTTTCTTCTAATTTCAGATTTTTATATAACTTACAATTTTCTTCAGATTGTATGTTATACAATGTAGTATTTACATACCACATAGGTGAAATTTTACCAAGATATTTTGGTTGTTTTTTAATTATATTATTATATGTTTCATCTGATTCTTTATCTAATAAAAAACCATAATAACCTACATTCCTGGAAACTGCATTAGTTTTATAAAATATATATCCTGACCATATATCCATATGTGTACATCCTTCATCTATATAGTTAATAGGTTGACAAATATAAACTTTTTTCTTTTTTGTATATTCAGGTTTATTTAATTTATAATATGTATATGTAGTATATTCTTTTAATTGGTTTAATGTGGTTATTCTCATATTAATAACAATTTCACTTTATTTTGTATTTTTTACAAACTTTATCAATAATTGTCTTTAATTGATCTGTTAAATAACTATAATCGAACATTGACATATTAAATGATGCATTACCGGTTGTTTCTATTTCATTAGCAGCTAATATAGATGTTGGACCTAATGTTACATCATTTTGATATGGATATTTGTCAAATTTTTTAACGCCTAATTCATAAATCGGTTTACTGTCTGATATTGCTTTACCAATTACATAATACAAATTATATATAGCATATTTGTTATCAAATTTTATAGGTAATGTGTTTATATCATAATATGAAGTTGATGTATTATAAAAATTATAACTTACCAGAGTACCATTTATACATTCATCATAAGTCTGTTGGATTTTCCAGTCATTTAATTTTTCATGTTTCATTATACAAAACATTTTATATAATAGCTATCGTTCAAAAAATGGTTCTACTCTATTAGGTTCTTCTATATTATCAATCTCATCAAATATATATCCATTCTAACGTCTTAAATTCAATACTGTATCTTTTAAGCAAATTTTACATGTTCTGAAAGTATTTATTGTTTTTAAGTAAAATTTTATGTTATTTTCTTGAAAATATTGTGAAATTTGATTAAATTTTTGATAATATTTTTCACCCAGTATACTTCTACTGAAATTCAATTTTGCATCATTTTCTTCTTCTATTTGTTTATCCTGATTACCTGATAAAAGTTCTTTTCTACGTTCATCTATTGTATTCTAATTATATACAAAAAAATCTCCATCTGATATATCAAATTGATTATTTACAAGTTTCTGTATAAATGTTAAAAACATTTCATCTGATGTAAACCATTCTCTGCCTATTATAGAATTATTAGATGGATTCATATCATCTTTTAATTCATCAGAATACATAGGTGTTATTTTTTCTGGAAAATTATTAACAAATGAATTTGGAATATTTTTTGGTTTAGAAAGTGGTGTTCTGTCTATTATCCATATTTTCTCCCATTGTTCTGTATATGGAGTATATTCATTATATGGTAAATGATATTTTATTTCACTTATTGTATATGGAGTTTTACAAATAAACTAATATAACTGATCATTAATAATGAAATTTCTTTTATTACCGAATTTTGTAATATCTAATATTATTCCGCCTGTTTCATCAAATGTTAAAATATATCTGTAGAAATAATTTAAATTATATCTCTTCCTTTTTCTAGGTCCTAACTTTTCACGTTTATATGTAGTGTAAGGAGCAATATAATACTATAAATTATTATCAGGATTCTATTTTATCATAGGTAAACCGTCATCTTCATCTGCTTCAACATTATGATAAGCATCAATTGTACATAATGTTTCCAATATAACTTTTTTTAAATAATCATCCATTAACTAAGAAGAATCTATATCATCATTTGATAATATATCATCTACATCATCAAATAAACCTTCATACAATGATTTCTATAATGACTCTGATATTCCTCTAACTATAGAATTATATAATTTCTTATTCATATATCTAAATTTTATTAAATTATTAATATATTTATTTTAACGCTTGATAAAACGTGAATTCATTAAATTATTTCTGCTTAAACTAGAGTATGTTCCCTAATACATAGGTGTTTGCTGCTGAGGTGGATAATAATTTCCATTCATATTATTAGGATTATTATGATATGGTGTTGATGTATTCTAATTATGCATTAATGAACCATATGTTCCAGATGCTTGCTATGTTATTTGTCCAAATCCTGAGGTTGCTGCACTTACTAATTCTGAATAATTATCAGCTTCAGTATCATCATCTTCATTAGTATATTCATATATTTCAAGATAATTTAATATCTGTAAAACCTTATTTCTTTCTTCTATTGTATTATAATTATAATTTGGTAATTGGCTAAACCATTCATCAAGCCATTCAAATTGACTGTCATCTTCAAAGAAACGACTTGCAAATAATATAGTAATAGATATATCATCATGCATAGATAAACCTGCATAACTATTCTTTACTTTACCGAATGACTTTAACTATTCAACAGAAGATAATACAGGTATTTCATGATCCTACTTAACAATAATCTAATCAAGATCAATAAGCTTTGCACCAAGTTCACAGAAATATTTCTTGCCGTGATTTCCACCAGTTGTTAAGAAACCTTTTAATATTGTATCATAAAACTAATCATGCTTCTAAAAAATCTTTCTGAAATTCTTACCATTAAAATTAGTTTCATATAATATTCTCATATTATCTATTTCACCTTCATAACCTCCACCATTACTGAATACATCAAATGCAATATGTTGGGCAGCTGCTGCACATTCTTCTTCATCAAAATTATTATCTATGTAAATACCAACCTATTCTAAACATATACAGTTAGTATATTTAACTGCTTTATATCCAAGTCTATTCTTTAAAATTATTTCAGGATCTAAAAGTTTCATTTCAAATATATTAATAATATTATAATCTGAATCTTCTTTACCATATTCACCAGCTTCAGTTCCCTATGCAGTATCAATTATACATACAAATCTTCGTTGTATCTTATCTTCATATGTTAACTAATCTGGATGAAATTCTGGATCCCAATATATTTTATCAGTTACACGTTTAGGTACACCATATATCTCAACATGTTCAAATTTTCTCTTTATATGATCTATTTTCTCTAATGCATTCTTTGATAACAATCTAGATTCATTAGTATCAAATGAAAGTTCAAACTCACGTTCCCATAAATCTTGTCCGAATACAGAAATCTAATCTTGCTTCCATTTTTCATCTCTACCTGGTACCTGCCACCAGTCTACACGTTTTGACACAAAACCATTTTTACCATTCTATGCACCCTCCCATAAATCATAATAAAGTCCTGTTCTACCACGTGGTGTTGACAAAACAATAATCTAAGACTACTGGAAGTTTGACATTGTTGGGTAAACTGATGCCCAGAATTCCTTAATTACATTTTGAGATATTAACGCGCACTCATCTATGAGAAGGATATTTATTGAATCACCTGTTGCAGAATCACCAGTAGTTGCAACTGCTCTTAAAGAACAGCCATTCTCAGTTCTTAAAGTTGTTTTTGAATATTCTTCAATACCTGGTTTCAAGAAGTATGGTAATGCTTTAAATACATCCATACATTTTTTAAGAATTTCCTTTGTAGTAGACTCTTTATTAGCTGTGATCATTAAGTTACGGTCCGCATGAAAAATCAAGTACCATACAAAATACGCGACGCAAGTGGTGCTTTTAGCAGTTTGACGGGCCTACAAAAGAATTACTCTTCGATTTTTCATACGAACATCTTGTAATTCTTCATCCCATATTTCATCAGAAAAAAGATGAATAACGTCTTCCTAATAATCTCTTAATTTAACTAATGTAAATCCTTTATCATTCCTGAATTTTACATATCTTGAAACAAAATATATGCAATCCATTGCACATTTTTTATATTCATCATCTTCTTCTTGTGTACGTTCGAAAGTAATACCAGAATCCCTTAAATCTTTTTTACCATGATAAAACGGGTTGAGATCTGGTTTTTTACCTTTCTTTATATCGTCTAATATCTAATTAATTTTTGCAGTTGTATAAACAGTAGACATTTTTACGCTCTCTGATTGCTTATCCAATGCATTTGCTCTAATGTCTCTAATAGTTGAACTTCTTCTTGCCATATAATTAAATTATTTAGCATTTAACATATTTATAAGTAAAATTTAACAAACATTAATAGATTTATTATTATATAAATGTTATATAATATTTTAAATTAAACAGATATGAAAAGTAGATTAAGAAAAAAATTTTGTGGTTGTAAATGCGCACATGATAAGTCATTTGATGATATGGTAACAGATGATCCATATCCTATGTATATTAATTGGTTTTGTTGTTCTCGACAACCAAATTATGATAATAGACCAGTATATGAAATTGAAAATGAATTAAATAAAAATATATTTGATATTTGTGAAAATTGTCCAAGTTTTACTGTTTCAAGAGAATCTATAAGAGAATGGAGAACTGCAAAGAAAATGCATAAAAAGTATTTTAGAAAACATGATATAATTCCAACACTTTCATTTTTACCTATGGAACCTGGTGAAGAATTACCCTTTTAAAATAAATATTTAAAATAGTAACTTATTTTAATGGATTTATTTAATGATATAGATTTTAATGATGATTATAATGATATTTTAGCATCAGCTATATTATCTAATGATGTAGAAAAAATCGCACACAGATTTGCTGAAGAAATTGATTGGATGAAAGTATCCTATGAGATATATGATCATTATTTAATTATGTTAGATAAAGATTGTTATAAGGATTATAATAAAGGAGAATAGCTAACATTTGATAATATGAAATTACCGTTTAATCCTGATTGTATTTATTTAACATTTAAATTTAATAATAACTATACAAGAATAGAATATATATAGGTTTATCCTTATATGTATAGTACCAATAAAACACGTATAAGTGATGATGATTTTTATATTATAAAATTTGCAAATATATTATATGATGAATATGGGATTATAACTGATAAAATTATATATGGCTATGATGATATTACATATAATAATGTGAGAGATTCGTTTTGTGTAATATATAATAAGCAAAGAGCACATTCAAATAATGATTATACAATATCAGATGGATTTGCCAGTAATTTTCCAAAATTATTAAATATAAAATCAGAATGTATTGCAGATATAGTATATATAAGACAATTATCTATATAGGATGAAACTACATGTATTTCATTACTTAATTCATTACTTAAACAGTTTAATAAAGTAATGATAAATACATGTACAACTTGTATAGATAATATACCTATATATCAACTTGATAAAAAGAATCCTAAGTTTTTTGATATATTAGCTGATAATTCTGAAATACGATATGATGGAGATGATTATGCAATTATTAATAAAAATACAATAAATAAATTAAAATAGGTATCAGAAAAAATGAATAATACTTAGTTATATAAATCATTAATTGAATCTATTGCAGTTAGTATTAAACGTAGTTTAAATGAAGATAGATATGATTATGCGCATAATAATTCTTCAACACATTTAAAGGAAAAATTAAATAGTGTACTTAAGAATAAATTTGGTAAATCTACATTTTTCAATAAATCTGCAAGAAGAGGAAATCAAGATTTTATAGTAAGAAATATTAATGCTTTAATGGACTTCCCTTCTGTATTTAGTGTTGCTGTTGCAGAAAGAAAGAAATCAAGTGAAGATAATTTCAGAATTAATATTTCAAGAAAAGGAGAATTAGATATATTGTCTGATGATAATATAAAATACATTTTATTTCCTAGATATATAGGCACAAGTAATATTGATTATATTGTTTATATGTTGAAGAAAGAAGATGTACAATAGATATATGATAATTTAACATCAATTTTAAATAGATGTAAAGAAGAAATTAAACAAGGAAAGAGAGATAGAAAAACAATTAAAGTAAATAAGAGTATTTCTGATAATTATAAAAATTTCTTGGCACCAACTGCTGCTGGAGATGGTGTTTGTTTAAGTAATAATTGCTTAAAAGAATTATCAGTATTCACATTTAAATTATATGATAACATGTATTAATTATGGAAAAAAGTAAAGTTTTAATAATGCTAGATCATGGACATGGTTGTAATACACCCGGAAAATCGAGTCCTGTATTTGATGATGGTAAGACATAGTTAAAAGAATATGCATATGTTCGTGCAATAGGATATGAAGTTTACAATAAGTTAATTTCTGAAGGATATAGATGTTATATTGTTCATCCAGAAGTTGAAGAAATTACAAGTCAATCTTACGATTTAAATCTTCGTGTTCAGCGTGCCAATAAAAAATATCTTGAAGAAAAAGCAAAGGGAAATAAAGCCATTTTTATTTCCATTCATGTAAATGCAGCTGGAAATGGTTCATGGATGAATGCACAAGGTTGGTCTGTATATACAAGTAAAGGACAAACATCTGCAGATAAATTAGCAACATGTATCTATGAAGTTGCCGAATCTAAATTAAAACCATTAGGTAAGAAACTTCGTCCTGATAATTCAGATGGCGATCCTGATCAGGAAGCAAATTACTATGTATTATCAAAAACTGCATGTCCTGCATGTTTAACAGAAAATATGTTTATGGATAATAAAGAAGATGCTACATGGTTATTAAGTAATGAAGGTAGAAATATAATTACAGATATTCATGTAGAAGGTATAAAGAAATATATTGCAAGTTTATAAAAAATAAAGGTTGATAATTTTCGATATTATCAACCTTTATTTTTATCCATATATGTTTGTATTTTATTTAATGCTAATGTCATATATTCATCAGTTACATTCATCTTTTGTTTTAATATATTAAGATAAAATATATCTGGTGAACTGTTAAATCTTGTAGTAATATTTTCACCACCTTTTAAAAATAATGAAATTCTTTTACTATCTGTAATATTTTCATAATATGATTTTATATTATCTATAATATTTGTATTACTAATATTATATAAATTATAAGCATCTAAATCAGTTCTTAAATCTTCACTGTCAAAACCACCAGATGGAAATACAGCATTCTAATCTTTCATTAAATCTGCTGCATATTCGACTGCATCACCTGCCCATCCACAAAGATCACCATGTCCTTTTATTAAACCGTTTATAGTTCCACAAAAATGAGGAAAATCTAAAGTTTCTTTTGAAGGTAAAATCATCTATTGAATATTAGGAACCATTGAATATGATACATCTGCTTTTTGTTTAAAATTATTATCTATTGTACCTGCAATAATTGTCCATGTTGCGTCTTTATAACGACTATATCTAATATATTGAAATAATGGTAATTCAGTAGGTGTAATTTTTAAGTCAGTTGCAATTTGTTTAAGTTCATTAGCAACATCAATAAATGTATCAACAGAAATATATTTAGGATTCGGTGATTTTTTAACTACAGTTTCTTTTGTATTTGGATTATATAATAAATATGAACCATACAAAGGAAGATTTATGTTAAAATTATCTGTTTCTTGTATATAATGCATAAATTTATTAATATTATTTTTATTAGTTCATTTCATGTCTGTCAAAGAAATCTTGAAATGTATTATATATTTCATCAATATATTTATTATTATAATAACCTATAAAATGATATGTTTTCTTTATATAAAATATTTCAATAAAATTTAATTTATTTTCATATGCAATATTTCTTTTATTAGTATCACGTATAGTCCATGTATTTATTGCATTTTTATAAAATGTACTATTTTTTGCTTTATCTTCCCATTTATTAAGTAATTCTATATCATCTTTATTATCATTATTAAATGGATGTTTACCATGTGTCCATGCTCCATTATATTCTATATATAAATCAAAATTAGGTAAATAAAAATCACAATGGAATGGATATTCTTCTGTATAATATTGTCTTTTAATCGCTTTATCTATTGTTATTAAATAATTATAAATTTCATTTTCTTTCTTAGAATACTTTGATATTTTATTAGATTTAATACGTTTTTCAAATGACTTTAAAATTATATCTTTATTTTTCATGGCAGATTCATATCCATATCGTTCAAAACATGTTTTCATTATTTTATTACGTATTTCATCAGATTTAAATGGATGATCTACTCCATATTTATTTAACCATGTTTGTTTAGACTTTATTTTAATTTCATCTGTTTTAAAAAAAGTTGAAACTCCATATTTTTGTAAAAATATTTGTTTTACTTTATTTTTTATTATATCAGATTGCATAGCATTTTCTACACCATATTTTTCCAAACATGTTTGTCTTATTTTTTCTTTTACTTGAGATGATTGTATAGCATTTTCTACACCATATTTTTCCAAACATGTCATCTTTATTTTCTTTTTTATTTCATCAGATTGTGAAATATATTCAACACCATATTTTTCCAAACATGTTCTCTTTCTTTTTTCCTTTATTTCCTCTGCGTATATAGGATCATTAAATTTTTTTAAACATGTTTCTTTTATTTTAATATTAATTTTATCTTTCTCTTCTTTTGTTAATATAACATGTTCTTTACCATATTTTTCTAAACACGTTTGCTTATATTTTTCTCTATTATTAAAATATCCGGACCCATACTTCATTAATTTGGTATTAAATCTTTTTTCTTTCATTATTTTTTGTCCAATTGTTGTAAGTTCACATTCTTTAGAACAAAATGTTCTATAATGTTTTTTATTTTTATCATATTTTACAAGCTTCCCACAAACTGGACATTTTGGAATTTCTTCTATTTTATTTTCAATTCTATAAATCAATTCACTAATTGTTTCGTTATTACCATCATTAAATCTATTTTTTATATAACTTATAAAAATAGGGAAATTCTTTGAAATATATCTTATTGGTAATTTTTTATTTTTTATATTTTTATAAAAAAAATCTAAGCATTCAATATCTGACATATTTAATGAATATATTTAATAATTTATACTCATTATTAAATATATTGTTTATATTAATAAAATAAAGATAGAAATATAGTGTGCAATATTTCTATCTTTATTAATATAAATTATTGAATCATTTCGTGTCTATCAAATAACTAAGGTATAACAGTATCAATTATTTGGTCTCTCAAATACGAGTTTTCTTCAAGAGTGTCATATAATGTATTAAAATCTTCCTAATCCACACAAACTACAAAGTAACCATTCTTATCTTTTCCATAAAGCAAATCTGTATCTTTAAAAGCTCTCTTAAAATCAGCCATACCTTTTAATATGTGCTAATCATCTGGAGCTATAAGATCACCCATATATATTTTTGCAGTATGAATATTAGATTCGTTTAACCATTTATATTTTTCTGGAATTTTATAATATGATTCATTTGTTTGCGATAGTTTCTATAGCTATGCTAATTTCTAATCTTGAAAATTCGCAATATCAATAGCATGTTGTTTAGTAATATCATTTATTTTTTTCATGATATTTAATACGTCTGCATCTGTTGCAACAGGGTCATATGGTCCTGTTGGCGTTTTTTTAGATGCAGTAACTTTAGCAGCATCTAAAAGTTTCTGCTATGTATTTAAATCCTATTGAAATTTATTTTCATTATCTTGTATTTTTGCATTGAGACTTTGAATTGTTTCATCAGATTCAACTGATTTAAAAGATGTATTATTTGTTGATGTATCTTTATCATCAGTTGTTGATGAAGTAGTATTAGAATTATTATTTTGCTATTGTTGTGTATCTGTACTTACATTTGAATCATCTTCATTTAGTTTTTTTATAAAATGTCCAGTTTTTTGATTATAAACATATTTATATTTTTTAACCATATTTTAGATTCATTTATTTTTATTATAATGTAAATTCAGTTTTATCAAAATAATCTTCACAAACAGAATTATAATATTTTTTCTTATTTGCAATCTCAAGATTTTCCATAAGATTCTTTCTGAATGAATATGCAGCTTTTAATCCTGCGTTAACATTTGTTTGAGGTTGAGCTGGTGCAGCTGGTTGCTGGCTATTCTATTGATTATTTGTCTAATCATTATTTACACCACCAAATGCTTTAAATCCTTCTAAGAATTGTTTGAATGTATCTTCTGTTGGATTCTGCTTAAATGTTCCCCATGCTTTGATAGCATTATCAGCCTATTGATTTCCTTGTTTAAAATCTGGAATATCTTTTTGAATTTCATCAGGAAGATTAACAGAAATCATCCACCATGTATTTTCCATTTTTTTCAACACATCTGCAACTTTCTAAGCATTAGGATTAGGTTGTTGCTATTGCTGTTGATTATTTTGATCAGCTGGTTGCTGAGGTGTGTTAGTATTATTAGGTTGAGCTGGTTGCTATGCAGGTTGTTGAGGTTGAGCTGGTGCAGCTGGAGTTGTTGTATTATTTGCAGGAGCAGGTGTTGCAGTAGGTTGTGCTGTTGTACCTGTTGTTGCTGGTTGCTGCTATGTAGTCTAATCATCCTCAAAAATAGGTTTACGTCTTCTAATCTTTATCATTTCTTATTTAACTTTAATTTTTCTAAATAAACTGTAGCTTTTTGTGAATCTACATTTTCTTTTAATAAATCTATATCAAATCCGTCTTGAACAAGATTTTCTAATAAGGAAATATAATTTTCTTCAAGAGGTGTATAAAAATAAACACCATCGCTGACTTTATTATATTGAAGTTTATGTTTCCTTACATAACGTACTAATGCTTTATCAACAGACGAATGAGCTTCATCTAATGTAAAATCATTTAAGTATATTGAAAAACTATTATCATTTTGATATTTCATATTTTCATATAATGCTTTCTTAAATTTTTTATTACATTTTGATTCATAAAGCATTTTTACCTATTTTGATGAAATTGTTTTTGCATATTCATCTAGTATATTTAATGGAATATTATGTTTCATAAAAAATATATCAAAAATAACTTTTTATTATTTATTCATGAATATTTTTATTTTAATATTTCTTACCATATATGTATGTTGTATATGTATAATCATTGTATAGTTTCCGATTAAATTCTGTAAAGTTTAACATATATATAGGTAATACTTTATCTTGGTATTCATCATATGCAATTAGATAAATCATTTTATCAACAAATTGTACGTAATGTACCAATTTATTATTACTATAATCAAATACTTTATATTCTGTACCACTAAATCCATCTGGTGCATAATGTATTATTTTATCATACTATGTATGTAATAAATCTGTTGGCTTATATGAGTCTTCATCTGCAAAATATTTACCATAATATGTATATATTAACTTATCTAATTGAGAATTAAATGTATCTACAATGGGGGGAGTATAACAATCAGTAAATAAAATCGTTTTATTTATATATGTATTATCAATATTCCAGTACATCGCTTTTTTTAAAGTATCTATATTAATGGAACCTCCTGTCCCATTAAAATTTATAACAGCATATACTTTATCAAACAAATACTAGTTGCTATTTGATTTTAATGCTGCCTATAATTTATAAATACGATAACTATTACTATATTTACATATATACGGTTTATATACAATTTTAAAAAGTTCATGTATATTGTTTGTATTATCTTTAAATTTATATGTAATTATTTGTGTTCTTTTATCTAATGTTAATTTACTAGTTGGCTTATTTACAAATATTTTTGCAGCGGTATTATCTACTTTTTCTAATTTAATTGTATAATTATTATCACTTGTTATTATACAGTTTGTTAAATCATCATTACTTAAATTATTTAAATAATTTAAAAAATTACTATTTTCATCTTGTAATCCAAAATATATATAGTTATTATTATTTTTGATATAATCACCATTAAATTTGAATGTACTAGGATCATTTAATGATAAACTATAATCAATATCTACATTAATATATTGAATTTGAACTGTTTCTTCATATTTTATATATGTTGCCATGGAAAAATACATTTTTTATATCTACGTCTAAATATGAAATACAGTAACTTAAATTACATAAATAAAAAATTCGTTATTCAAAAATTGAATAACGAATTTAATATTATACTGTAATATTATATATTCCTGCAGGATTATTCATATCAATTATTACACTATTACTTGATGTTGCGTTTGTATAAAGCATTGAACCATTTGAAGCGTATAACCATGCTTTAGCAACAGAATCATTTAGTGCTGTATTTTTATTTAATGTTTTATGTATAATAGTTTTCCATTCATTTACTAATACTTTATCTGATATATTATTTACATAAGCATCATCTTCTTCATACATATTTCCGGAAACTTTTGTTAAATTATAATTATCTTTTAATTCTTTTAATGTTTTACCAGAAAGCATATCGATTGTTAAAGTATTTGTTGTTTCTACAAAGAAATATGTATATAGTTTATTTCCGTCGTCTCTTACTGGAAATGATGTATAACCATATACGTCTATTTGTGCATTTTCTATAGAGATTGATGTATACATCATATCACTAGTCGGTACAAATAAAAATGCATTATTACCATGTGAAGTAAACTACGATGTTAATACTTTAAACATATAAATTTCATATGTTTTTTTATTACTAATTTTTTTTATTATATCTATATTTTCCAATAGATGTAACATCATCATTATTAATATTTCCCCAATTTATAATACCATGTGAATTATCTGTACTTAAATAATAATCATTTGCATTAACAGTTGCTTCAAAGGAACCACTATATAGATATACAATACTATTATCATTAACAGGAACAAGTGTATTTATATTTTCATACATTTTTGTTGGAAATTTTATAATACTTGATATAGTATTATTATTAAAATTTTTTCCTTCAACATATGTTAATGTTCCATTATCTACTAATTTTTTTATTGAAGTTGCTGTACTAAAGATATTAGTTAAATCTTTATTATTTGTTACATGATATATTATATTACCAGAAGAACTCCAAGTTTCATGACTTATATACGCATCAGTATCTTCGGGTGAATCAATACCCAGTGAAAACCTATACTAATGAGTAGTATTATTTGCAGATGTTATAATATTTTCATATGTTGACTTATCAAATACCCAATATCTTAAATATACATATGTATTATTATCTACTGGACCTGCATCCTATATTATTGTAAATAATGTTGTACCTTTATAATTAAATGTTATTAACCTACTACTACCTGTTGTATTTTTAGATAATGTATATGTTATTATACCTGTTTTATTTGTCAAATCATTAGTATTCTACATTATTGTTGCAGAACATCCATCAGTATCACTTGTTATCTATGTATCAAAATCATCTGTTGTTAATTCTCGCCAAGGTTTATCTGAATCTGCAGCAGATTTTGGTTTCTTAATACCAAAATATATTATTTTTGCAGTATTCATATCCTATAACTTTGCAGTAACAGCTTCATATTCTCCTTCATCAAAATTAGGAACACTTGTACTGGAACCATATCTTTTATATCCCATTGTTTATTTAAATCTATTATTAAATTTACATTATTTATTTTATAAAAATATAGGATACTATATTTTAACCATATAAAATATAATATCCTATTATCACATATATTAATAATCATTAAATTAATAACCAGTTTCGAAAAAGTCTGCCTACTAAAGATTTTTCCAATATTCCTTACAATCATTTATATCATTATTCGCTTCTTCAGAATATGTTCCAGTATTTACTGTTACGCCACCTATCGCTGTTACTGTAAATGTACCTAATTTCTTTACTACCTATAATTTACACTTAGCTGCAATCCATTGTCTAACCCAAGGATCTTCAAATAAATCCTAATCATCTACCTTTGTTGCTAATTCACAATATACATCATTATATGGATCATGCCCAGTTACAAATAACTAATGTGTAGGTCTATTCCATCTATGCTTTATATCAACCAAATTAAACTGTTTCAACTAATCCCAATTAGACCACTATATAGTTCTAAACATAACAGTGTCCATTGCCATCTATGGGCCCATCCACATATCTGTCTAAAACATTCGATTCCATGATAAATCCGGGTCTGCAATACCCCACATGGAATTTTTACGTTTGAGCTCCATAAATTGAACAACACTTAAAACACAATCCGGAAACTTAATACACCTATTCTTTCTAAATTCCTATGAATAAAATACATCTCGTGGTATTACACATTTATCATATTTAACACTTTCTACATAGAGTTCATAAATCATATTTAGTTCTCGGTCAATAATTCTATTATATTCTTTATCAGGTAATGACAGGTTGATGGTGCCACTCATAGTAACTTCGTCTTTAAGCCATTGTATAAATTCAGATCTAGTCATTTTTACTGCATAACTATTTTAATATTTATTTCTATATAGTATTTAAATATTCATTTATTTTATCTTTAAATATTTCATTTTTAAATATTTCTAAATAATTTAAATTATTATTTTTTGCAGTTTGTCTTTTTAAAGGATCACTTATTGTCCAATTTTTAATTGCAGACCTATAAAATTTACTAGTTTCTGCCTTAATTTCCCATTTATTTAAAATTTCTATATCATCTTTATTATCTTTATCAAATGGATGTAATCCATGGGTCCACATACCTTGATATTCAATATATACATCAAAATTAGGTAGATAAAAATCACAATGAAATGGATATAATTCTGAATAATACTAGCGCTTTGTATCATTATCTATTGTTATTAAATAATTAAATATTTCATCTTCTTTTTTAGAAAACTTATTAGTTTTATTTTTTATACGTGAATCAAATGTTTTTAACATAATTTCTTTATTTTGTGCTGGATACTAAACACCATAATGTAATAAACATGTTTGCTTTGACTTTTCTTTAAATATATCTGCTTGACAGGGATATTCTACACCATATTTTTCTAAACATGTCTATTTTGATTTTTCTTTAAATATATTACTCTACATAATATATTCAACACCATACTTCTTTAAACATGTTTCCTTAACTTTCTATTTAAAAATATTTGCTTGTGTTATATGTTTAACTCCATACTTCTCTAAACATGTTTCCTTAGATTTTTCTTTAACAATATTTGTTTGAAATGTATATTCAACACCATATTTCTTCAAACATGTTTCCTTAGATTTTTCTCTGAATATATTACTCTACATAATATATTCAACACCATATTTCGATAAAAATGTCTATTTTACCTTATTCTATATTTCTTTTGATTTAAATGGATTATCAACACCATATTTTTCTAAACATGTTTCTTTTGTTTTCTATTTAATTTTATCAGATTTACGTGGGTGTGAAACACCATAATTTAATAACCATGTATGTATAGTTTTATTTTTTATATTTTTATCTTTAAGAGTACAATCAACACCATATTTTTTTAAACATGTTTGTTTCATTTTTTCCTTTACTTCTTGATTCTATGAACTAACTTTACACCCATATCGCTTTAAATTAGTGTCTATAGTTTTCTATTGTATTACTTGTTTACCTTTATCAGAATTTTTACATTGTTTAGAACAAAAACTTTTATATTTCCATTCTCGTTTATAAAATGCAAGAGGTTTTCCACATACTGGACATTTAGGATGCTCTTCTATTTCATATTCAATTCTATAAATTAATTCTCTAACCATTTCATTACCTTTAGTGTCATTAAATCTATTTCTTATATATGTAAGAAAATCTGGACATTTTTTATTTAAAGATATGATTTTAAGTCCTTTTCCTTTTAAATTCTAATTATAAAATTCTATACATTCTTCATCATTATTAATCATACTTAATAACTACAATTTTATAAAAATTATATATAAAAATATATAAACTGTCTATATAATAAAAAATGTGGATATACCCTTATCATGAATATATCCACATTATTAAATTATTTTATTCTTATATTATTATGCAATATAAGACTTAACCATATTTGAAACCATTGCACCATCAACTAACTTAAATTGACTTCTTACAAAACCGATAACTTTACCCATTTCTTTCTGTGTATAATTACCATTATCTGCAATATATTTTTCAATTACAGTTTTTACTTCATCTTCTGATGCCATCTTTGGAAGCAATTCTTTGATGTAATTCATCTGTTCAGTAAATTCTGATGCTTCTTCTGTTCTACCTACAGATAGACGAGTTTTAATATCGCCCTGAAGTTCCTTAACCATTTTGTTGAGAATCTGAATTTCTGTTTTCTCATCAAGAACAGGGTAATTTCCATCTTGATCTGCAGCACCAGTTTTATACTCAAGCATACGAGCTTTTACCAACTTATATGTATTAAGTTTTGCCTTCTCATGAGCCTTCATTGCATCCTTAATAAGATTATTATACTTCACAATAATAGGATGCTCTTTCTTATTCTCTTCCATTTTTCTTTAATTATTTAAAATTAATTAATAATTTACTTTAACTTTACGACCAATAATAATGTAAACAATTACTGCAATATATGTAAACAAAAGTCCGCAAACAGCAGCAGTAGTTGTTCCTCGATTATTTGCCTTTGCAATATAATAACAAAGAATCATACAAATAATCATTGATAAAACACATGAACCTATTAGCATATTTTTAAAATTTTATTTTATTTATTAATCATGAATATGTTCTTTAATGTATGTAAATATCCTTTTATAAGTTCCTTTTTGTATTGATTCCCACATATCAGATATATACATATCACGTCCTTTATAAAAATCTAGTAACATTTCATGAATCTTTAAATTAATTTCTTCATTTGTTATATTATTTACATAAGAATTTGTCTGTTTTTGTTCTTTAAATTTTATCATCTCTATATTTAAAATTTAATTAAAAACTCTATCTATAATCTCATTGTATATTTTCTTAAAGGTTCCATTAACCATAGCATCTCTTAATTCCGAATTATCATAGTTACAAAAACGTTTTTCAATGAGATTTTCAATTATATGTAATTTTATCTCCTCCTTTGTTGGTGTTCCACCATTTGTATTTTTAAATCGTATAGACATTGTTTAATTATTATTTAAAAAGTTTACACAAATAATATGCTATACCTGCACATACACCAGTTAAACATAATGCGAAGGGAAATCCATAAATCCAATCTTCTATACCATTTGTTAGATTCATTCCATAAAAACCTGGAACAAGTGCAGCAACCATTAAACATATAGTTATAATCGTCATTTTCTTCATAGTCTGGTTCAAACTATTATTAATAATAGATGAATATGAAGATTGTTCACGTTCTAGAATATCACTATATATTTGAGATGTATGTAATGCCTGACTTAATTCTACTTCAACATCATCCATAAGATCTTCATCATATGATTTAGAAGGAATAAATCTTTTTGCTCTTGTTAATACAGATTCATTATCTTTAAGTGATGCAGTAAAATAAACTAAGAATTTTTCTATATTCATTATATGCATCAATTCACTTTTATTCATCTTATCACTAAGAGATGATTCTGCTTTTTTCATTTGTAAATGAATCTGCTTTAAATATTTAAGATACCAAAAATTCGATTCAAGAAAAATACTTATGTAAAGATCATAACCTGTTCTATTAATTTTTTTCTGATTTGACCAGTTAATAAAATTAGATATAACATTATTTTGTCCATAATATACAGTTACAAGTATATTATCTTTTAACATCATACCTAATGGTATAGTTGTATATATAGGATCTTGATTTTCTTCTGTTCTTACTCTATTAGGAACACGAATAATTATTAATATCCAACCATCATCTCTATCAAATCTAGGTCTTTCATCAATATCGGAAATATCTTCATAAAAATAATCAGGTGTATTGAAATGTGAAACGAGTTCATTTATATCATCCTTTGTTGGATTTACTACATTAATCCAACAACTAGAATCATATTGTTCTGTTTCTTTAAACCCATTATCACATTTCAAATACTGTATCATATCCCTGTTATTTTTTATTTTAGATATTCTTATTCTTATAAATGAATAAAGTCTTATCTTTATTCACTTTTATTTTATCTTTTTTCAAGTTATAAAGAATACGACATAATTCTATATATCGCTTAGAGATTTCTGCCATCTCATCTTTACAACATTTCATCTGCTTTTCAATACCTTCAAGTTTATCATTGAATTCAGTAAGTTTTGCTTTATAAAAATAGCAATCTTCTGTATTATCTGTCTTACTATCATTCTTTGATTCTTTCTTCTTAAGTTCTGCAAGATAAAGTGCAGCTTCTATCTGATTCTTACAGAAAATATCATCAGGTTCAACCCAGATTTTAACAATCTTTCCACCTAATGAACCTGTATTCTTAACATACATTGCAAAATTATGCAAACCAGATTCATCTTGCCACATAATAATCTTATGAAGCTCATTATCTGCAACACCATAACCATAATTCAATGTATCAAATGTTGCTTCAGTTGTACTCAAAAAACGTCTTGATGGATCATTGAAAAATGATGTCAACATTTTTGCAGTTTCATTAGAGAAAATATGTTCAGATTTCTGATAAAACTGCTTAATACGATCTACAATTTCCTTTGTAGTCATTACATTTTCTTGGAATTCCTTAATGCTATTTGCATCAATGGAAATACCTTTCTTATCTACATAAAATTTAATCATATATTATTAATTATTGGTAAATATTTTCTTAATTTTTTATAATCATCTTCTTCTAGTCTAAGTCTTGTAGGATCTCTAAAATAGTTATCACCTTTGGAATTTCTGATATATGCATAATAACCTGCCCAATATGTATGACCATCCCATTCATTAGTTACTCTTACAACATGTGTAATATCTTCAATACATATAACAGATTTATATTTAGTCATAAAGAAATGTTTATTATTATTTCTAAATTTTATCATAATGCATAGTTAAAAACTCATAAAATGTATATTCTTCAATATTATTTAATTCAGATTCATCTAATATAACAAAAGATGTTCCTTCTGTTTCAACAACATTATCATATTCAATGTATTTAATATTGTTTTTTAAAAGAAATTCTCGTAATTCCTCATTATTCTCACAATTATCTATATTATCATATAATATATCAGGAAATTGTTCTTTTAATTTAGATTTAATTTCAATAATTATATCATGTAAAAAATTATCATAATATCTAAATATATCTTTTAAATATAAAGTATTTTGTCCATTTGGATTTATATCACTTACATATAAATATGAATCGTCCCAAAGAAATTTATTACTTTTTCTCTTTGGATCTGCTATATCAATTGCTTGACATAGATTTCCACAATGCCATCCTAAATGACATTCATCTATATCAATACAATTGATTTTCTTTGAACTACCATGATATACTAACATAATAAAATAAAATTAATCAATATAAGAAATATTACCAGTTTCTTTATTTAACAAGATTGCTTTACCTTTTGATGAATATGCAGAATTATCTTTCGATGGAAATATTACATGCTCTTTTGTTTCAATAGGTGATGCATATCCATATTCAAATATTTTTTCGCATGTTTCTAATGAATATAATTCATACTTATCTATTGGTTTATAATACTTTCCATATACAATGTATCCACGACTCCATTTTGGCATTTCAATATTAACTTCTTCTCCTGTTCGCAGATTAATAATAACATCTGTTTCCTTTAAGTATTTTTGACCAACTTTTCGTTTATCTCCTTTATAATTATATTTTACATAATCGTCATTATACCTATCTGCTTCTTCTTTTGTATAATGTGATATTTCAACACGTGTAAAAAAATCAAAAAGGATTTCTTTATTATACTTCTTAATACTGTAATACAATTCAGATAATCCTGCTGCACCTTTACAATAATAAATATTGTCATTTAATTTCTTTCCATCAATTGCTATATGCACAAATTTTGGCTTTGCAAAATGTTCAGATAATGATGACATTTCTTTTTCAATATCATTATTAATAGGAACGAAACTAAAATGTGAATTTCTGATATATGTTATCATATCACTATCTGATGGTCCTGAGAACATATTTGTTAAATATGAATTAAGTGATGCAGCAAGATCTTTATTTAATCCATCTTCATTAAATTCAAAATATGATAAAAAACCACCATTATTTAAATAAGTTGAAATTAAATCATTCATTTTCTTTTATGTTTATTAATTACTTTACATATTGTATCAATCTTAATAGGTTTAATATCAACCCATTTTGAAATTTTATTACTATCAACTGGTTTATTTGTAGTTGGATCTAATACACATGTAATATGTGGCTGCTTATTTTTAATTAACATTGATACAACTTCAGTTTTCTTAATACGAAATGCAAAAACATTTTCATATCTGCCTATACCATCAACTGTTAAATACATATGAGTATCAGGCGGTGTATCCTTTAAATAATTAATAATGTTTTCTGATTTTGCATCATCAAAATTACCATCATTAAATATCATTGTACAATGGTCAATATATTTCTTCCATTCCTGAAGATATTTTGCACCATTATCTACATTTTCACAAAATGTAATTTCAAGTTTTTCTTTATCTTCATCTGAGACAAAAAAACCTGCATATATAAATGAATTAAGATTAATTATCATATTTAAATCGTTTTGTTTCTTGATCAATAAGTGAAAATAATAAACTAAATTTACTGTCTTTCTGAACTCGTTTCATATTGTATATTTTATCAACAATAGTTTTTTCTTGAAGCTCGTCAATCACATTACAGAAAGTAATATACATTGCTTTCTTTGGTAACTTATTTTCTTTATTAAATTCACTATATTTAATTAACTTGTCATCATATTCAAAAAATGTATTATCATAAAGATATTTGTATGGATGCTTTGCAATTCCTATGATAAGACTATTAACACATGGTAATGAATTATCACGTAAATAATCTTTAAGTCTTACACCTAAACCTTTATGATATGTTACACCATCATCTTCACACATATGACAATAACCATCGATAATTATAGTATCAAGAATATATCCCCGTTTCCAACATTCTTTTAATACATCTACAATACAAGGTAATTCTCTTTTATAAAAATTACCTGGCTCGTATAATGCTATATTATCTGTACGTGTAATAACAATATCTTTAAATGTTATATCATCATATGTTTCAAATATACCTGCAACTGTGCGGGCATATTCTTTATTTGTATCTTTATCTGTATAATAATATACATCTATATAAACTTTCATAATTTTTCCTATATATTCTTATATTATTATAAGAAAAGAGTTGAATAAAGTTTGTTTATATTCAACTCTTTAATGTTATTTAGTTTAAATTTACTTCCATGAAACTTCTGCAGTTGATGTGTAATATGGATCACGACATCCAGAATATGGGTCATATTCTGCTTCTGTTTCAACAGATACTTCCATATGCTTAGAAACTTGTTCACGAACAATAGATGGAGTCTTTGTATCAACTACAGACTCTGCGGTTGATTGCATCATCTTCTTAATTGCAAGTGCAACTTCATGTTCTGGTGTATTAAGCTGTGCATCTCGAACCTCAATTTCATGCTGAAGTTCTTCTTCCTTCTGAGACATCTTCTGAATTGTTTCATGCAATTCATCAATAGTCTTAATCATCTGCTGAATTTCTGGAATCAACATAGCTTGATAAGACTTCTTAATACCCTTTGAAAGGAACTCTTCTGATGATAAATCTGTATATGATAACATAATTATATATTTTTAAATGTTTAACTTCTTGTTTATTATTTACATTACAAAGATACACATTTATTTCCTAATAAAAAAATATATCATAAACTTTTTATTCATAATACAATAAAATATATGAGTAATTAAACAAAATTATAATATATGATAAGTACTATTAAGAGTTTAATCTTTGATATTAAACAAAATAATTATACAGATGATAAAATAATATCATTACGTAATGAACTATCAAAATATAATGTAGATGAAATTAAATCTATATTAAGTAATGATGAGATTACTGATTTATTGAATATATGTAAAGACGCATATTATAATACCCAAAAAGAAATTATTGATGATTATAAATTTGATGCTCTTGAAACATATATAGGATTAGAAAATAATAATTATGTAGGTAGTAAAAGTACAGCTAAACATGCAAATTATACTATCAAACATAGTTTCATTATGGGTTCTTTATCAAAAGTTCAGATTAAACAAGATAAAGAAACAGGTAATGTTGATATGAATTATTTTGCTGATGAAATATCTAAATATATAGATAAATCATCAAACACTAAATATTTTGAAACAACACCAAAATTAGATGGTTGTTCATTTAGTGCTGAATTTACAGTAGATGAAAATCATAATTACAAATTCATATCATGTGCAACACGTGGTGACGGTAATTATGGTACTGATATTAGTCATTGGATTAAACCAAAGATTTTAAAAGAATGGACAAAGATTAAGGAATGCTGTCAAAATATTCTTACACAAAATGATATTTTATGTATCAGAGGAGAAGTTCTTGTACCTGTTAAAGATTTCAATGAAAAATATGCAGATGAATTTACTAATCCTCGTTCTTATGTTGCAGGGTTATTAGGTAGAAAACTTTCAGATATACATCCAAATCTTATTCTACATAATGATTTACATTTTGTATGTTATGATTATAGAATATATAATACTGTATCTAAAAAGTATACAGAATTATCATGGATTAATAAAAATGATCCTACATATAAAATATTAAGTAATTATATCGGTTATATTGGAGAATTACCAGAAACAAAATATTGTCAGTTACATTCATATTCAAACAAAATAACCGGTAAAATGTTATCAGATATATATGATGAATATAATAAATTCAGAAATAATGAATCTGTATATGCATTGGATGGTATTGTATTTAAACCGTCTTGTTCAAATAGATTATATAATGAAGATAGAGTACGACCTGTAGATTGTGTTGCCATGAAATTTATTCCTATGATAAATTCAACACATATTATTGATATTGAATGGAATGTAAAGAAAACAGGAGAATATTTTCCTAAAGCTATAATTGAACCGATTTACCTTGATGGAAAAGAATTAAAGAAAGCTTCTTTACATAATTATAATTATATCATTAAGAATAAATGTGGTATTGGTTCAGAAGTAAGAATTTCATTAGCAGGTGATATAATTCCTTTTGTATATGAAATTGTTAAGCCATCAGGTATTGATAATATTAATTTACCAAATGATTCTGAAGTAATAACGGAAACTTCTGGTAATATGCATCTTATGAAGATTTTTAAATCACATAATGAATTTAATAAAAATAAGTTCTTAGCTTCTGCTACTGCATTAAATATTAATACTATAGGTCCAGCTGCTGCAAATACATTATGGGATGGTTTACATAATGACATTAAAGATTTAACTAATATTGTTTATTTAATGTCTGATAATAATTTAGATCTTATTACAAAAACATTTGGTGAAACAAAAACATATACAAATATTGTTAATAATTTAAGAGAATATAGGAATCATCTTACATTGGAAGATATTATATTAAGTTTTTGCTTTAAGACATGTGGACATAGAGCATCTGCATTATGTGCGAAGATTATAAGAAATGAGGAATATTCGACATCAAGTTTCAGTTCAGTATCTTATAATTGGGCATTAGATAAAAACAGTGAAGAATATAATCTGGTTATGAATGTTGTTAATTTACTTAATATCGATATATCAACAAAAGAAAACAGTAAGAATAATAACGAAAAAATAAAGATTATTATGACTGGATCTCCAAAAGCATTCGGTTTTTCAACAAAAAAAGATTTCTTAAATATACATCCAGAATATGAAGAAACTACAGTATGGTCTGAATGTAAAATATTATTTACTGATGATTTAAATTCAACATCAAGTAAAATGAAGAAAGCAAATAAATTAGGTATTGAAATTAAAACATATGAATAAAAAGAAATGGTGAATAACTTTTGTTAGTTATTCACCATTATTTTCAATAATAATTATCTTCTAAACTTTCATCTGCCAACATTGATAACAACTTATATTCATAATCATCTATTTGTTTTAATTCTTTTTCAGAAAGGTAATTCATCATAGATGTTTCTACTTCAGAATATAATTGTTCTTCTTCATCAGTAAAATGTTTTTGTGTATTATCCATAATAAATTAATCAGTTATTTTTAACTAATTTTAAAATTTCATCTAAACATGTCTTTACAATATCATTATCGCAATATTGTTCTTTTTTACTGTTAATGATATTTGTTAATAAATCAATATCAACCTCTACATATTCTTTTTCAAAATCATCTTTTGGAATAGAAAAACATGCATAACGTTCTGGACGGCTAGATGTATCATGATAATGTTCTGATAACATCTCGTAATAATTCTTATATATAGGTGATTTTTTCTTAATTGTAACACATATAGTATCATAAGAACCAGTTAAACATGAGTTATTCTCAGATGTATAAACCTTTCCTTTTTTACCCATGTTTGAACCTGATGCTGTTGTCGGTTGATAATATAATCCTGTATATTTATGTTTAATTTTATAATTCATAATTTATTCTCCTGTATAAGATTCGTGACCAATTTTGATTTTAATATAACCATCTTTCAACATTGTTTTATAAATAGATCCAAGTGATCTACGCATAGAACATTTTAGATCTTTCTCAGAACCAAATTTCCACATAAATCCTCGATTTGTACTTGCTCCATATATAGCTGGTTCTAGAGTAGGATGATTAAATTCCGCATAATAGAATGTAAATGTTTTAAAAATATCAGTACTTTTCATGAAATTTTCATTCCAAAATACTTGTTCTGATTGATTATCTTTCCAAGATTTATCATATGATAAATCTCTCATGAAATTCGTATCTTTTTCAGGATCATAATTCTCTGGATAATATGTTCTAGTTTCACATATACCATATGCATTTTCAAAATATAATCCTGCTTTATTTGATTTAATATCCATAATTTATTTTTTAATTTTACGTGAATATTCTTCACCTATATTAAATAATTCAACTCCGTTATTTTTATATTTTTCAATATTATTGTTATAATGTTCAATAACAATATCAGACCATTGCTTTGTATTATCACTTTTTAAATAAGTAGTACTCCACAATTTTACTAACATTTCTCTTCCAATCGCAAATAAAATTTTTGCATATTCTTGAGAAATTTTATGAACACCGCAATTCAGTATTGAACAACATGTACCTCCGTGATAATTGTCATTATTAATAGTTTCATGAGGATAGAAAATTACAACATCATCGACAAAACATTGCATTAATTTTCTACTATCATAATAATTATTAATTTCTTGAACAATACCAGGTAACATATTACATGTTTCTACCCAATCACCAACTTTATAATCAATATAAGAATTGACTTTATTTAAATATTGTTGTATCTCTACCTTATTCATAATATATAATTTTAATTATTTTATATATGCAAAGATACATATTTTATTTGGAATTAAAAAGTAATTATTTAAATAAAACCATTTTAATTAGTTCATCTACTTTTTTATCAATGTCATTACAAATAGATGCACCACCAGAATCATTTATTAACGGATTTTTATAAGTATCTGTAATTTCTTTAATTCTCAATAGATATTTGTAAATATCTTGATCCCATCTATTATATTTAATATCTAAATCAACCTCAATAGGTTCATCTTCATATTTCAAATCAGAAAATGATTCTTTATCATATTTCATTTTTGGACATCTCGCAGTCCATATATCATTTTCTGTATGTATATCTTCTAGTAATGATCCCTTAAATGAATTTGCACGTTTAGGTTTTTTCATATAAAGATATAAATCACCTGGTATGTATTTACCAGATAATGTATCATGTCCTTGATTTCTTGCCAAATACATAATAATTACAATTCAAATTCGTCGACAACTTTTGGAAGTTTATCATAACCCATTTTTACATGATGTTTCTTACATGCTTCAATAGCTTCTTGGTCAGTTTCATAATAATGAGTTATTGGACAGGAATTAAGATTTCCGTCTTCTTCAATATATTCAAAATAATTTTGATTATTTCTATGACTGTAAAGTTCTACTTGAGCTCTAAAGCCCTTTTCTTCTTTCAATATTCTATACTTCATATTAATCTAATTTTATACAATGTTTGTTAAAATCCCATTCATAATATTCATAATCTGTATCATCATTACTGTCATCATTATCATCATTTGATACAAAATCATGATAACTTTCATTAACTAACCATTTACATAAATGAATATTATCTTTATTCACATGCTCTATATTATCAGGTTTATATAACATAAGTTTCCAATATTTTGGAACATTATCAATGTCTTTAAACAAATAATAATCACATGTTTGTTCATCTACATAAAATTTTTCTTTTGACTCACCTTCAATATATAAATAGCAAGGCATAGCAAAAGATATTACTAATTCATAATTATCTAGTTTCATCTACAATTTAATGTATAATGTTTATTAAACCATTCCATAAATGAATCAGATGTACTTGCATCATTATAATGATTTAGAATATTAAATATATGATATAGAGAATCATCAACTTTCTTAATATATGTTACTTTATATGTACAAGAAAAATCACATGGATCTGATGCACTATAATAATCATATTCTATTTCATAATAAGCATTATCATCAAGACCTTCAAAATCTTCTGGAAATACCCATCTTGTTTCATCATTACATGGACCTGATGTATATGAATGCATATACTCACCTTTCTTTATATCTCTCATTCTTTATATTTTAATCCTTCTTTAAATCCAGCAATATATGCTGCTTTATTTGCATTATAAAAATCTCTAACAGTACAGTTTGTATAACGGTATTCAACATTAGATGTATGATTTTCTGCATAGTCTGTTGCTAGCATATTCATCACATTCTGCTTATGTTCTTCCCTCAATTCTTCAAGTTCAGTAAGCCAATTTGCTAATTGTTTATGATCTAAACCACATTCTTTATTATCACATGTTTCTGAAATTTCTGTTGCATGTTCTATTGCTTCTTTTAATGTCATCATTTTTGAAATAATGTAATATTTTTCAATAAATATCTTCTGAATATAATGGCCAATATTTTATATTACTATCATCGTTTCTTAACGCTCTTTCTTTAGTTACCTGACCACATTCATATGCTATTTTCATCGCTTCTATTCTATCAACATATCTACCTTTAGAAGTCATAAAACCACCATCAGATTCAAATGAATTAATTTCATCTTTAAATTGATATATAATATCAGGATGTCTAAATCCCAATCTCATATCAAAAACTTCATCATGTGGTTTATGATATATACTTTTAGGATCTTTATTCATTGTATCTATCATATATTGCCTATGTGCTGTATTCTTTGTCTGAAGATATGCAGCACATACAATATATTCCTTTGAGTTATCAATCATAATTTCGTATACAATACAATTTTCTTTTCGTTGTTATCTTTATAGTTGCGAATATAAAATTTATATAAAGTCTATTTACAAACCATTCTTCATTATTTGTAAATACATCTGTATGAAGATTACCATCATAATAGAATCCTAAAGAGCAATGTCGTTCTCGACTCCAACTAAAATCTATATACATGTCATCTCCGTTATATAGTCTTCTATTATAAGTAACGTATCGCCAAGGTGTTTTATATTTTATATAATTTTTAACCTTGCATAAAAGTTCTAATTTCATCTTCATCAATATCTTTTATTTCACCATTAGTGTTTTTTACATAAACTCTATACAATGATCTACCCGGACGAAGATTTCTTGAATCTTTATCTTCATCGAACATAAAATTATAAAAATACTCGTAAAATGTATTTTCTATATTTTCAATATCATCATTTGTATATCCTTCTGTTGGATTATCAAATAAATCACCGATATTCTCATCATCACCTATACAATCATCAAGCCATCCATTATATGGACAATCCCATGCTTTATGAACAATAGAAATAGGATATGCATTAATACCATAAATTTCACAAAGTTTATCACCTGCTTTAATTGCTTCTGTTTTCTGCAATTCCTCTTTCTGTTTCTTAAGTTTTTTCTTTATCTCATTTTCCTTCTTCTTGTATGGCTTATAAAAATCAGAAAATACTTTATTAAACTTAATTATATCTTCATCAGAAAAAGTTTTCAATTCTTCTATAATTTCATTAATATTCATTGTTATTAAAATTTAAAAATTAAATATTATTTTATATCATCTCTTACTTGCATCAATGCAAATCCCAAAAGATTTTCACCTTTCCACTTCTCTGGATATAAAATATCATCATTATCTGCAGATAATTTTACACCCCAAATATTATCATATGGACTTGCTTCAACTAATATAGAATTACCAGTTGATTTAATATATTTCTTTAATTCGTCATTCTGTGTAAACTTCAAATAATTACCATTATAAACAATAGTAAACTTATTTTCATTCCAAATTTTATCATCAAAATTCTTAATGAGTCTTCCATACTTTTTCATTTTAGATGGATCAGTTTCCAACAAAATCTGATATGCAATTTGTTTATCACCAAATAACATAGCTTTTTTAAACATCATATATTGTTCAGTACATGAAAACTTTATATTATTTTCATCAATGAAATTTGATTTATACCACTGACAAAATACATGAGGACCTATTGTGTCATTACCATAAGGTTTCCAGAAGCAAATAATATCTTCATCATAAGACATTTCTTCTGCTATTGATAAATTATATTTTTGTTTTACCATATTTTTATATTCTAATCTGTCTTTACTTATGTTTGTATAATAAAGTTCTAATTTTGTCTATAATAAATATATATGTATAATAAACAAATTATTATACTTCCTAAAAATAGTTATTTATTATCTAATATGTTAATTTCATTTATTAATCTAGTAAACTTTTTTAAAGGTTTAACATTTGAATCAGTAAAAAAGTTCTTCGTAACTTTTGGATTGTATCTATGGGAAATACTCAAAGAAGTTTGGAATGATGTAAAAACAAATAATGGAAATTCTATCATGTTTATTGCATGGTTTTTAATTTCTATTTTATGTGGTTTTACATTCTCAATATTAGCAATGATTGTACAGTCTTGTTATGTACATCATATGCAAGCAGAAACTTGTGATGTATGCGATCATAAGGACATGTTAAAGTATACATTGGTAATCTGCATCGGCAGTTTACTTCACTGCATATTTTAAATAACTATTAAACAAGTACAGGGGATTACTGACAGCACACAAAGTAATCCCCTTTTATATAATTATTTCTATACCCTTTATTTGATTTATAATCTTAATTTCATCTTCTGTTAATCCTAATGCAGGTTCATCCGGAAATAATATATTATGAAAATTTATTGCATATGTTAAATCTTCATATTTTCTAACAGATGCATTCATATATGAATATACATGTTGTATCCATTGTTCTGCATTAAATTCTTTTATTCTGTCTTTGAGTAATTTATCAGATTTCCTAATATCTAATAAATCTGTAAGTTTCTTATAAGTACTTTTAAATTCATCCCTTAACATTTCTATACGTTTAGCAGAATAAACAGCAGTTACAAGATTCAAATTTTCAAATTCTAAATCTTGCTGTTCTTCTTTATTCCATGTAAATAATTCTTTGAATGAATTTAGTTCTTTCATTTTTGTACAATTAAATATTTTAAATATTATATTTAAAAATAAAGTATAAGTTTATAAAATAAAAAAGAGATATAACTCATATACTGAATTATATCTCTATATTAGAAGTAAAATAATTAAATCTATTGATACTTACTTCTTTGTGTTCTTCTTAGTATTCTTTACTTTCTTATTAGTCTTAGTAGTTTTCTTATGTACATTGATATATAGCTTTGTGATAAGTTTTGTATTATCAATATCAAATGTATTTGTTACCATCTCATGTAAAGTTGCTGATTCACGGTGATAAAGATAATCAAGTACATAAAGACTTGCAGGTACATTACGAATCACTGAAAAATGTTCATTATTTCCTACAAGCTGAACATGACGATCTCGATCTACTACAGCAAACATATACTTTCCATCATTTGACTGCACACCTGCAACCATAAGTCCTTCTGTATGATCTACATTATCAAATTTTACATAGCGTCCACCAGCCTTATGCATTGCTGCATTAAGCTGAGCAATATACTCTTCATCTGTCTTTACACGTGGTTTGTGCTCATCCTTCTTGAAACGCGAACGCTGATTATTATTCACTCTCTTACCACGATTTACATTAAGATCAATAGATCCATTAACATTTACTTCTGTCATAACTTTATTTCTTTTTAGTTTTATGAATATTTAAAGTTTATATATCCAAATATAAATAAAGTCTATTTATGATAAAAATAAAAGGAATAACAAAATCGTTAAATAATGTTATTCCTATATTATTAAATTTCAAAGTTTTCTTCATCTTCACCAGCTACAGGAGATGTTCCTTCATCTGTATCTTCTGGTGTTTCTTCGTCTTCTGTATTAAAGTCTTCTTCTGTTTCACCATTATCTTCATCTGATGAACTATCATCATTTGTAGTTTCAAGTGAGGCACCTTCACCACCCTTAATAAATTTAGCAACTGTTTCTGCAATACTTACAATATCTTCTGTTGTTACATTGCTCATAAGTTTACCTATATTAGTTGCGATCTTCAATGATTCAATCTTAAGTTCTTCATCAGTCATACCGTCATCTGTTGCTGTTACACCATCTTCAAATACGGCTTCTTCATCAAGACCTAATCTTTCTTTTAATGTAGTTGTATTCATATTATATAACTTAAATATATTATTTTTAAATCTATGTATTACTGATATAATCAGCAATCTTAGCTGCAATATTAATAACGTCTTGGGTTGTTACGTTACTCATTAATTTTGCAATATCTATCGCACGTTTAAGTGCTTCAATTCGTAAATCTTCTGTTGGCATTTTATCTGGTTCTATATTTTCTACGAAACCGTCATCACCATCTTCTAAAAAAGAATCCATATATACGTCTTCAGGTGTATCATTAACATCAACAACACTTAAACCATCACGTGAACTATGTTTTTTTGGTTCCATTCAATTAAAAATCATTTTTATTATTTATCTAATTTAAATATGCATATATTAAAATTAAGGTTTTATTAAAATTACCCAATATTTTAATAAAACCTCAAAATTAATTAAAAAATAATATAAATATTTGATAAATTATGATAAAAAATCATCAATTTTTGACTCAATTTTATTCACAGTAGTAGTATACTGTGAAATCTTTGTTTTATAGTATGATAATAAATTATGTATAATAATTTCCTTACATTTAGTTATATAATCATTACATTCTTCCAAAGTAGAAAACATATGGATATTCCTATTATTTCCATAAGGGACTGAATATTTCAATGTTTGATCTTCTATATTATATATTATAGCAAATACTAAAGGATTATCTTTACATTCTCGATAAAAAATATATGGAATATTAGGATTATTCCAATTATTATCAATAGGTTGTAACATATATTTAATAAATAAATTATTAGATGATAATATGTTACTTGTTTTTACCAGAGTAAATTTAACCGGTTTTATATTATCATCATTAAATATATCTGTTAAATTATCTGTTTCCTTTGACGAAAGTTCTTCTGCTAATGGTAAAATACCATTATTTAATATTGATGAATATATAACAGCATATACTGACTTAGATTCATGTTGTTTAAAATCTTCATAACTGATTAATTCCATTCTCTAACCTTATTTAAATCTTCCTGTGTATATGTAATTTTTTCAGTTAATTTGGTTATTTCACTTTCAGATTTTTGTTTTTCGTTATTAAGTATAGATTCAATTTCTTTTTTAAGTTCTTCTACACGTTCATTAAATAATTTATCAAATTTCTGTTGATAAAGTTCTTTATTATTTAATGTAATGACATTCGCTTTTTCTTTAGAAAGCTTAAATTTATATTTCTGAATAATATCTAACAATAAATCTTCCGCTGATTCTTTTCGTGTATCAAAAAGATACATTAATGTTGTCTGGTAATTATGAAATTTTTCATAATTATAAAAACAATATTTCGGTGTCCAATATTCATTATCACTATTAATCCTCTTTGTTAAATTGATAAAAGTAATAACATCACCTTTCATACCAATATCAGACGACATATTAATAATACCAATATTATAACAATTATCTTCTTTATTATAAACAAGAATAGTTCCATAAATATCATCTGTTAAATTATAAATTTCACCATATGTATGAATATAATAAAATTTATTTTGATCAATATATTTCTGAACTTCTTCCTTTGTTACTTTAATACAAGGATATAATCCATCGCTTGAAAAAGAAATATTTTCTTCTGATGAATTATTAATAGTAAATAATTTCATTTGTGAAAAATTCTTTACTCCTTCTATAATATCTATTGTATGTTTAGCCATAATAAATTAAATTAATCTTGTTTAACATATAATTTACAACAACATTTATCTTTTGTTCTATAATTAGAACATGGACAATGTTTTTCCTCAGAATCATTATTACATGGACAATCACCATTACAACGATTAATACCTTTAATAATTCCATTTACAATCTTCTCATTTGGATTCAACATCCATCCTTCACGTACATTTCCTTTAACGTATTCTAAATCTACCATATCTTTATTTTTTATTCATTTGCTTTTTTATGTTTTTTAAATAATATGGAAAATAAACGACATCCATAAAATTCTTACAGAACTCTTTAGTTACTATAGAATGCATATTCTAATCAAAATCTAATATATGCATATATTGATTTTCTGTTAAACTCTTTATATAATCATCATCATATATACCATTATTTTCTGTTATCTACTTATGTATATATAATGATTTATCATACTCATTATCTCTTGTTTTTGCCTTATTATATTCTCTAAACGGTATTGCTATATAATCACCTGCATTATTAATATCAACATTAGGTAATGGTGATTTCCATGACTGCCATATAAAACATGCATCATAATTATGTTGAAGACAATAACAATTTACTGTAAAACCTATAGCATTATCATCAATTTCAAATATCGCACTCTTACTTGCTTTATTTTCATTAATATTTTTAATCTTAGATATATGATTATTTAATATAATGTTAATCCAAAATTTTGATAATAATAATGAATTACCAACACCATATAAACTCCACTCATATGGACCTGAACCATCTTTTGTGCAATATACATTATTAGAATAAATTATTCGTTCATCTGTTAATCGATTAACAAAACTTTTTAACAAATTAACATTTATGTATGTTGAACAATTAGTTCTTAATATATAATCATAATCTAAATTAAGTTGTTCTAATAATTTAAATGTTTGATATGTTTTTTCATATGTTCCATTTAATGAATCGTCTGTTGGAACTTCTATCTTATGTAATTTTTTATTTACATGATATTTACCATCTGTAGATGCAGTATATGTCCAATAATCGACATTTTTAAATTTATGATTTAAAATATCTTTTGCATATAATTCTGTGCGTAATCTATATTCCTACTACTGAAATAATTCCTAATTACAGCACATTGACAATATAATTATTTTCTTATCTTTCATATTTAATATATGGTATATTTCTAAAATCTTTATTATATTTAAGAATATTTAATGCATCTTGTTTTGTAATAATATCATCAATTAAATATGTAACAACAAGATGAATCATATCTTTCTATAACCATTTATTTATAAATGATAAATCTGTATTATCGAATTTTATATTTCTGTGAATATACATACAGTTATCAGATTCATTCTATAAAGTTCTATTTTTAAAAACTCTATATGAAATTGCTATACATTTATTAAAATCATTTATATTATCATAATATTGATCTGGTTCATGCAGATATTCAGGTCTAACAAAACCAAATTCCTAAAACATGTCAAATATATCAAACTTGTTTTCCAAATAATAACATGTTAAGATAAATCCCATACCATTATCATCAATGCTTGCTGTTACATCCGGTTTATAAATATCTTTATACATTTCCATATATCTGTAGAAATTATCAAACGTAAATTGTTTATATAATTTACGAGATAATAATGTACCATTACCCTATGGAAATATACAATACTTATATGGACCTTGTTCTTTTGTTATATAACATTCAGTTGCATATGTAATATTATCATCCTTTATATTCTATACAAATTTATTTAATAAAGAAATATTTACATAAGTAGATAAATTTGTTCTGAATATATAATCATAATCCTATAATATTTGTGATTGTTCTAATACTTGTAATGTTAATAATGTTTTTGATAATGTTGAATACAAATCATCATTAGTTGGTACTTTTATTTTATGATTGTTTGTACTTATATAACATTTATCATTGTCTGATGCTGTATATATAAAATAGTCTATATTATCATACTAATCAATATTAGAAAGCCATGTTTGCTTACAAAGTTCTTCTTCTTTCTAAAAGAATTCTATATTACATGACATCAGTAATATTAATATCTTTTTCTTATTTTTATTCTATTCCATCATATTTTAAAATAAACTTTGGGGATCTTTAAAATTTATGAATAAATCTGGACTTACATAAAAATGATATAATTTATAATCAGCGTATTTGACAGTTTTTAACTGAAAATATACTTTTGTTTCAGTATCAAATAAAGGATATAACCAATGATAATAAAAGCCTGTATATTTGTCAAAATTATTTATATCAAATTCCATGTGGTCTTCATCAAATTTATAATAAAGTTTTGGAAGAATTTGTTCATATGTAAATTCAACATAATCTCCTCTACCTCCATGAACAACTCTTTCAAACTTATGTGCAAATAATAATCCTGAATTCTTTAAATAAAGTTCTTGATTATGCATAAATTATTTTTATTCTATTTTGAAGTTCTGGAGAATATTGTTCTTTTGTTTGTTGATATAAATTACCAAAACATCCATCTAATATATATGTTGTACAGTAATCATGTTCATTTCTGACGCCTCTACCTATACTTTGTATAATAATATTACTTGTAGTACAATTATACCATAATGGAAATAATTCTAATTTCTTTTTTACAATTTTACTTGTAATATTTGGATATGGTACTTTCATCAATATAATAAATCTACAATAATCATCTGGAAGATCAATACCTTCAGTTAATGTTGGACCAACTAAAATACCATTAGTTGATTTCTTAAAATCTGGCATTATTTCTTCTTTTTGTTTTGGTGTACCATAAAGGAATAATCGCTTTCTTACTTCATATGGAACACTATTATAAAAAAGTCTTGCATTTTCATATGAACCTGTATGAATAATTCCTCTATATTGATTATGCGCATTTATAATCTTTGCTGCCATTTGTTGAATCATTGGGAAATCATGAGCTTTATTTGCATAATTCATTTTATATTTAGGAATATAATATATAGGAGATCTACTGAAATCAAATGTAGATGGAATCTTTGAGAAAAAAGATTCATGTTGTTTTGTATATTTAGTTCCTATATTTTCATCAAATGCATGATGAGATCCCACGGTAGCAGACAAAAGAACTTTATTATTTGCATGTGATAATAGGTATTCATTACAAAGATAATCTTCTTTTGCACAATTAAACTGATATGTTCTTTCATGTGTTTCAGGATTAACATTAACTTCCATTAACATATATTCAGTTCCAGACTTTTTAATTGCTTCCATGAAATCTTCGAATGAATTCCCAAATGTATGGAACCATGTTAATCTTTTTGATAATGTTTCCATATCTTTATCCATATTCTTTGTATTGAATAAGGATTCATGTTGAATTTCATCTTCTAATGATGAATTAACATTTGCAACAATAGTAAGAATATTTCGGAATAATTTAAGTAATGTTATAATTTGTTCTGCATCATCATGATAGTAATTAAGACCAGTAAATACCACATCCAACCGGTCTTTAATATTATCGTTATCAAATATAGATGTATAGTGTGTATCAAGTTTTTTATTTTCATTTAATAATTGTGTTAAATATTCTGGTTTAAAAAATTCATCATATATTATATCAGATGAAAGTGTTTTCATCTCAATATTATGTTGTTCTGCGTAATCAAGAATATCCATTAATTTCTTTGTATGAGATTGATCTCGAAGTGTTGGTGAACAGAATTGTTGAACAAGATCAGGAATATTATGGCACTCATCACAAAAAACAACATCACGCTTTGGAAATGGATGACTTGTACCTGCTTTTTGATTTACAAGATTCATATGATGAAGCCATAACTGATATGTCATAAGTGTAACATTTGAACGTTCTGCTCTAAATCTATCTTGCATATATTTACATCGTTCAACACATGTAAACATATTACGTTCTCTCCAATTCTTATCTCTTAACTGTCCATATGAAACTTTTGCGAGTTTACAACGTCCGCAACTGAGATCTTGCTTATTAACAAAACATGTATAATTTCCTATTGCACCCTTTATATAACCAAATTCATATAATGACATTTTATCAATAAAATCTGCATATTGCTGCCAGAGAAAAAGATCTGAACAAAGTATATATGATGATTTATGATAATATTTTGACAATACACCTGCACATATAATACATATAAGGGATTTACCAGAACCTGTTGGAGCTTCAATTATAGAAGTTTCCCTATTATCATTTAATATACTCTTAATAATAAACATTATAGATTCAAGCTGATATTTTCTGAATGAAAAATCTAAACCTATATTATTTTCAACCCAATCTAATATATTTGATTTTATTGATTCTATCGTGTATTGCATTTCTTGCTTTATATACTTTATTATATTATATAAAAAAATATATAAAAAGTTATAAAAATAAAAAAGAGAATTAGAACTTTGATTCTCTAATTCTCTTTTTATATTAATTTGATATTATATATTTATATACACCAATATGATTTGAATTATCTGTCTCTCCAAACGATATATAATTTGGACTTCTATATAATCCACCTGTACCATTATTAGTTGGTATAAATATCAATATTTTCATGTCTAATGTTGCCTATGTTGTACTAAAATCATAATTATTGTATGTATTTACACTCTATACCTTATGTAGGGTTAAACTCTTATATTTATCATACTATGTATTTAAATAATCATGTCCTTGTAAATGCTTTAATCTTCCACTATTTATTAAGTCTTCTACAGTTACAGAATTTAGCATATATGGAGTATCGCAAAAATAAAATAATACTGATGCAAGAGAAAATTCAACGTTACAATTATACATGAGAATCTTATTAGTCTAATTTTCATTAAATGAACTCATTAACATATTATTATCTTCAAATAATGCAAAACCATTAAGTCCTAGACTAGGAGTTTTCCATATATAAAAAATCTGGAATGACTCCTATTTTTCATATATCTAATTAATTTTAAATATAGGTGTATTCTTATAACTAAATGTAATAATTCTATCTTTAGTACATTTATTTAAACTATATTTAATTGAAGCTCCTGTAGTATCAGCTCTTGATAACTTTGCAGAGCATCCTGTAACATCTGAATCTAATGTATCACGAAATACAGACATTACAGAACTTAAATTTCCATTAAATATTTTATTTATATCTTCATATCCAAGATAAACATCTTTTCGTGTGCCTATTAATAGACCTGTACCTATTTATATACTATAATTATATGATACGTTAGTGTTACCATTAAAAGATAAGTTTTGTTCTATTACCTATAATGAACTATCTGTTATTGCATCATTATGTTTAGTTAATGTAAATTCTTTTGGACAATCTACAAGTTTTTTATAATTACTTGTTGTACTTACTTTATTTAAATTAGTATTATTTAATGATGGATTTACTGGAGTTGGTCCAGGAAGTTTACAATCTATATTAGATGAATCAATCTTTGTTGTTTTATCAGGTTCATTAAGGCCATAATATTTTTCTGTTTCCATAATATATAAATTATTCATAAATTTATATATCTACGTTCAAAAATGAAATACTGCAATTTAAATGACGTAATTAAAAATTATAAGTTATTATTTTTTATCAAAAAAACCAATAAATGCTTCACTATCATTATATAATTCTCCCATTGCTATATATCCTAAATATACATATTCTGACTAATTATTGGTTGTATAAATATATATTTTAAAATTTGTAAATGGTTCTCCATTTTCTATATCTTTTAAATATACATGGTTTCCATCTACATCATTTATTATATCAGAAATATCTATAACGTTACAATTCATATATAAATTAAAATCATAACCACTGTTATGTTCTAAGTTATATTCAGTTAATACATTACTTAATATTTTGCTATTTGTATTTATTTGATATTTATTATCTATTAAAAATATAATATTATCTCGAGTCATATAATACTATAAAGGAGTGCCACTATACCTTATTTCTTTTTTAACGTTTTTACTTGTTAAAAAATATAAACTACCATCGGTAATAGGACTAGTTGAATCATACCATTTTGCCCTTGCAATTATTGTATTTTCCTAATCCTAATGTCCATATTTAAGTGTCATAAATTGTTTATTATTATAACTAAAAGTAATTACATCCTAAAGTTCCGCATCATTTGGTATATCAATCTCCATTATTGCAGCAGTTCCAACTCTATACACTTCTGTTTGATATATTAACTATAATTTATAATTTGTTTTTGATAATGTTATTAAATTCGTATAATTATTTTTTAATTCATTAGAATCCTTTGGTAAATTATCATATATATTACCATTCTAATCAACAATACCAAAACATAAAAAAAATTTTCCTACATTATTAGCATCTCTATCATTTTCATTTTCATATATATAACTACTTCCATTATTTTTAAATATATAATATGTGTTATTAGTTAATATTTTATATTTATATGTTTTGTTATCTTCACCTTCACCACTTACATATTTTAATACACAAGGTCATGCTGTAATTTCTCCTGAATATGCATTCTATGTAACACTCAATTTTATATTATGTAATATAGAAAAATTTCCAATATTAAATGTTATTACTGTATTTCTTTCTGCTCCTGTATTTTCTTTACATGATATAACAGGCACAATTATCTTAGAATTATCTGGGAAATTATCAGCAGTTAAATTTTTATTTGGAAATGTTACCTCTAATGGATTTTTAAATTCAACACTACACCAATTATTACCATCATTAGTAAATGTTGTACTCAAATTTTTTGAGTTATAACTAACAGGTATAGTTTTATCTGATTCTGTAACAGCAATTACATAATTTGCATCACACTTGCTCGATGCTTCACTTTTAAATGTAATGATAGGTATATCAGATTCATATGTTTGATTTATAACTGCTTTATATGTTGTATCTCCATCTTCTTCAAGTAAAACTGGTTCCTCATCTGTAGATGTACCATCACCTAATATTAGTAATATAGGCGTTAATGTTCCTGTCGTCTATGATGTTTCAGAGCCATCAACTTTTGTAGTTGGTGGTGTAACAATACCTCCACCTCCTCCACCTGTAACTTCCTATAAATCATCTTTATTAAATTTATTATTTGTTGTTACATTTCCACCAATAGTAGACTATGATGTACTCATATCAGTATTATATGTATTATCATTATTAATAAAATTACTTTCTTCCATAAATTAAAATATTCGTATATGATATTTCATTATTTATTTTAAGCAATAAAGGGATGTAGATTATTGTCAAATTCTACATCCCTTTATTTTCTCACTTCATATTCAATATATCTAAAATATGATCTGTTATAATATCCGTTGCCTCTGTTGTTTTAACAGTGGTATATTCAATATTATGTTTTTCCAAAATATCTTTCAATTCTTGATCTGCTTCTTTTGCCTATTCAAGTGTATGAATTCTTCCATTCTGATTATATTCAGTGTCTCTATCAATAAAATATGTAATATTATGAAATGTATTAAATTGCTCTATTACAAAATCTTCAAAATATTTACTTTTAAATTTAGAATAATAAATTGATAAAATTAATGGACTATCTGATATAACCACCTATACTTTATGATTCAATCTCCATACACGATGATATTGTTTTCCAAACATATAAATCTAATCATCCATTGTTGAATAACTTCCTTCCCAAACCCTGTCTTTTGCATATTCCAATGACTGCTCACAATCAACTCCTTTCATTTTTAATTTATAAAAAATTCCGCTCGCAATAGTTGATTTTCCTGCACATGCGCCTGCAATCAAATTAATAATAATTGTGTCGTCGTACTACATAATTTATTTTTTAATATATTTTTCAATAAACATTTTATCATTAGTTAAAAAATATGTTGATGTAGATGCATCTGATAATAATGCTTTAAAAAAATAAAAAGTATCAAATTTTATACATTTTACTTCTGTAATATCATACATTATTTTTATATGTGATATATTAATTAAATCATTTGCACCATTACATAACAAATTACGTATATCAGTCATTATAATTGAATTATCTACATATTTTCCTAATTCCTTATAATTATATAATGCATCAATAGATAAATCATGTTTATCTAACAATGATAATAATTCTTTTACATTTCCTGATATACCTTTAACTCTGATTAATATATTATCTGTATCCTTCTTTTTAAATTTTATCATTTTGCAAACATTTTAATAACAGGCTCAAAAATCTCTACTACCTTATCCCAGTTTACATATGGTCTTCTTGATTTTCCATATACTAAAGGACATCCAACATTTCTGTCATCAATAGAAAATGGCGCATATGCTTTAGGTGAATCTGTCCATTTTTCTTGCTCTGGATCTTTACTGATACCATATAATTTAATTCCTTTTTCTTTACACCATGCAACAGCTTCATCCAATGAATCACCGCTTCTCATAGTATCGAGAATAATTCCTACATTATATTCATCAACCCATCGCTTTAATGTTTCAACACAACCTTCTGTTTCTTTACCAATCTCAGGATATTCATGTTGAACCATTGTTCCATCAAAATCAACACATACAGTAATAGACGGTTTAATTTTCATCATTCCATCATCACTTAATCCTGTTTCGTGAAAAGCACCTATATTATCTTGAATTTCCTGCATTTCTCTTTTAATATCTTTAAAAATTTCAGTCATTAAATAATAACATTTTATTTTTTATATCTTATATAAAAAAATAAGGAAATAGTTTATTACCATTTCCTTATTGGACAGCCGTCTATGCTAATTCCCTCGTTATCTAATAAAAAGTCCACTCTAGTTTTTGCTTTAAGAATACATCCACATTTATCACATATACCATGATTATAATTTTCACATTTTTTACATATAATCATTCTCTTTTTAGAAAGTCGAGATTCCTTAAATGTTATAATATCAAATAACCATTTTAAATAGCCTTCTATAATATATAATATATGTTGTAAAAACATAATTAAAAAAGATAATATATTATTCATCATTATGTATTCTTTTTTATATTTATTATTTAGAATACTTGAGTAATATAATCCCGTGATAAATCTTTTAATGTATTAATCATTTTTATTTTTTCATTTTTATCTATACTGTCAAAATTACAATTAAATTTATTAACATCATATTCGAAATCAGATGAGTATGCAAATTCGTTCAACCCTAAATTTGTTAACAAATATAGACGTGCAACAAATCGGTTTGATTCAAATTTTATAACAATTTTTATTTTTTTCCCTTTATACTTTACAAATTCACTGTAATAATCTGTATATTTACGACTTTTTGTTAAAATATGTAATCTATTAATCATAATTTTATATTATTATCATTACCATTATAATTATCTTTATTGTTCTTCAACCGTTTATTACGTAATAATTCTTCATATCTTATATCTTCATCTATTGCATTAATAAGACTATCTATTATACGTCGTGGTATTGAGAACAACAAAAAACATGCTGCAATTAATGGCCAAAAAATAATACTCATTACAATTGTTGAATATTCATCACCTTGACATACTGATTGCTTATAATCTTTTCGAACATCCAAAAAATCGTATTTATAACCAATTCCGAATATTGTAATACCAAAAGCAATATACAATGCTATAAACATAATAATGTAAAATACTGTCATAATCATTAAAATTAAAAATTAAAATATATCTTCTATTATTTAGAAAAGAAATAATAAAAAGTTTATTTAAATCATATAAATTTCTTTATTTATCAAATAAATGCTAAAAGTGATTATTACATATTTTCTATGTGAAAACTTTTATGTATCTTTGTAATATCAGTTTTAAACACAAATATTAATTTTTAAATAAAAAGAATTATGCCAAGTTATAAGAATGGTAATTACATTGTAACGATTTTGAGTGATGGAACTAAGATACGTCGAACAGAAGATAACGAGTTCATTCCTGCATTTTCTGAGAACGTAGATTGTAAACTCACAGATAAATGTCGAGAGATGTGTAATTTTTGTTATGAGGGTTGTACACCAGAAGGAAAGCATGGTGATTTGTTTTCATATCCTTTTATTAATACTCTTCATCCATATACAGAGATTGCTCTTAATGGCAATGATCTAGATCACCCTGATCTAGTTGCATTCCTTGAATTTTTGAAAAAGAAAAAGGTGTATGCAAACATTACTGTTAATCAGAATCAGTTCTTGAGAAACTATGATAAATTGAAAACATGGTCTGAACATAAGTATGTTTATGGTATTGGTGTTTCTTTGATTCATCCTACAGATGAACTTATTGAAAAGATGAATAGTATTCCTAATACTGTTCTACATACTATTGTTGGAATTCTAAAAGAATCTGATATTCAAAAACTTCGTGATCATGATTTGAAAGTATTGCTCCTTGGATATAAAGATTTGCAGCGTGGTATTAATTACCATAAGCAACATGATGAATTCATTAAGAATAATACAAAATATCTTTTTGATAATCTTGATGAGATTAAGACATATTTCAAGGTTTTGAGTTTTGATAATCTTGCAATTGAGCAGCTTAAAGTACAGCGTATTCTTTCATCAGAGGAATGGGATGAATTCTATATGGGTGATGACGGAGGTTATACATTCTATATTGATATGGTAAAGGGTGAATTTGCAAAGAATTCAATTTCAAAAGAGCGATTCCCTATTGGTGATAAGACAATGGATGAAATGTTTCATTTTATTCAAAACAAATATAACAAGAAGTAATATAATATATAATTATGAAAGTACAAATTAGACGAGGTGTATTTGAAACAAATTCAAGTTCCGTACATACATTAACTATATGTTTGGAACCAGTAAATATTGAAAAATATGCAGGTATGACATTTAAACTTGGTATACCATGGGATAAACGTCAAACAAATGATAAACTTCAGGAACGTCTTGATTCATTGTTTAATTACATGACAATGAATGATTCATTAACAAATTTCATTTATTGCAAAAACCGTATTAATAAGGTAATTTCAAAATATGAAATTAAGTTTGATTACCTTATTGATGAAAATGGTGAATATGAATCAAGTGGTTGGTGTGAAGATGTATTGGATAATATTTTCAATAATAATGTTGATGATGAAACATTTGAAAAATATCTTTTAGGATATATTTTTAACAATAAATCATCATGTCAATGTTTTGATAATAATTATTTTAGCAGTGATAATGATCTTCCACAAGGTTCTAAATATAAAAATTTTTATGAATATTGTTAAATATGAAAATACAAATTAGGAGAGGAGTATTTGAAACTAATTCAAGTTCTACTCATAGTTTGCAAATTACTAAAGGTTCTATAGATTCAGTTAGAGATAATATATTCAAAGCTATTATAGAGCAATATAAGGAAAACATTGATAATGATATGTTTAATCCTTTACTTTGTATTGATAAAGAAAATAAAACATTTACACTTACAGGCATATATTTTGAAAATGGTGATGAATGTGGAAATGTTTATTATATTATCTCAAACTGGATTGCAAAACTTCAGTATATTGCAATGGAATTAAATGAAAATGCATATTATATAGAAGATTATAATAGAGATGCATATGGTTCAACGTATTTTGAAAATGAATATCATGACACATTGCTAACAGATACTAAAGTATATGCAAGATTTGTTGAACGAATTAAAGAATATACAAAAAGTAAAGGTTATGATATTGTACATGTAATCAATAATCTTGAACATGGTGTATATACAGAAACAATAGAAAATACAGATACACATGTAAAATATTTTTCTGAACATGGTAATAATAAATGGATTACTGTAGATGAGTTCGATAAATTCTTTGATGATGTAATGAAAGATGAAAATATTATCACATTTCAAGATATTGCATATGCACCTTATAATAAGCCAAAAATTTATATTTTGTAATATATGAAAATTCAGATTAGAGAAGGCGTATTTGAAACTAATTCAAGTTCTACACATTCATTAGCATTATTTAATGGTAGTGATTGGCAAGCATTTAAAGAAGGAAAAATGGTTATTGAAAATGGTCCATCAGCAGACAAACTTATTAATGTAAAAGATGTTCCGAAGGATCAATTAATTTATGATCCTAATAATGTAGATGAAGATATTTGGTTCGACGACTATGATTATATCCCTTATGAAGTATGGAAGGATATTTATCATTATGCAGATGAAGGTTGGGATACTATTACAGAGGTTATAAAAGACTCTAATGGTGTTGATTCTACTATTGTTGTGTCTACATATCAACCATGTTAATCTATTAATTTTTAAAAATAAAGTAAATGAAAGTACAAATTAGACAAAGTGTATTTGAAACAAATTCAAGTTCTACACATGCAATTTCTATTATTAAGAAATCAAATCTTACTGAATACCCAGATGCAGTAAGATTTGATAAAGGTGATTTTGGATGGGATTTTGAAATCTATTTCAATACATCAGATAAAGCATCATATCTATGGGAAGCTATTATTGGATATTATTGGAAAAATATCGATAAAGTTAAAGAATGTATGCAAGCAATTAAAGAAACACTTGCAAAATATGGAATTAAAGCCGTATTTGTTTATGATGATATTTCTATGCATACTCATACATATGATAATGGTGACACATATACTTACATAACATGTAAGAATGCAGAGGGTGAAAAAGATGATGGTTATATTGACCATACTGAAGACCTTGGTGATTTTATTGAGTCAACAGTATTTAATGAAAAAAGACTTTTGAATTATTTGTTTGATTATAATAGTTATGTATCAACAGGTAATGATAATGTTGATGAAGAAGTAGAAACACCAGATTTTGGTTCATCTTGGGATTTTGATAAAGGTAATTAAAAATTAATATAAATTTAATACAATGAAAGTATCTGTAAGACAAGGTGTATTTGAAACCAATTCAAGTTCTGTCCATACACTTACTATGTGTTCTGATTCAGAATATAAGAAGTGGGAAAATGGTGAACTTCTATATGGCAAATATAGTGAGGTTTTCATTACAAGAGAAGAGTATGAAGCAAATCAAGAGAAATATGATTCAGATGATGATTATAAATCATATGATGATTATTTTAATGATTATGATATGGAAACATATGATGAATCATATAAAACACCAGGAGGTGAAATTGTTCATGCATTTGGACGATATGGTTATGATAGTTAATTAAATAAAATGAGATATAACATCCAATAGTTATATCTCATTTTTTATACTATATTTGTTCTGTATCATCATGTAATTAATAAAATATATAAATACTAAGCTAACTATATATTAATCAAAATATGAGCAAATAAATATAAAAATAAATTATATATTAATTTATGAATAGTAAAAAACTTTATGAAAATATTATAACTTCTATTGCAAAATCTGTTAAAACAAAAATTAATGAAAGTTATAGTAGTAGTTCAGATTCTTACTCTGAAACAATAGATACAGAAGGTGAAAAATTAACAATGGTTATTGGTGATCCTTGTTATATTTTAGATGATGATATTTATGAAAATTGTTGGGGACCTGATTATGAAGATGGTATAATTACGGATGATAATAATATTATCGGTTTTGTTCATGGAACTGCATTTGGTGATGGTTCATATGATTCAATGTCTGGTAAAACATATGGAGTAGATGCAGGTGCGTTAGGTATCTTTGATTCTTCATATTGTAAGGATATTGAGGAACTTAGAAATGATAAAGATGTAACAGTTATTGATGTAGATGATGCAGATTCTCACACTATAAAGTTATCATATGAAGATGGAACATTCACATTTTATATTGATAATGATAATGTAGAAGAAATATATACTGGAGATCCTCAAGAAGATGATGAATATGATGAGGAAACTGATTCTGATGATTATTTATATGATGAAAATGATGATGAAGATTTATATTAATATATAAAATTAAAGGATTGAGAATATTTACTTCTCAATCCTTTTTTTAACTTCTTTTATAAAATCACGATACTTATATAATTTATTACATACGCAATCATCTGACATCATATAATTTCCGCATGATTCACATGGTGATTTAAATATTTCTTTTAATAATTCATTCTTAATAACATTTTTCCCATATTCAACACCACGTCTAAAAATAAGTTCATACTTATTTTTCTCTAATTGTGATAAAGTAGGAAATTGTTCATCTAATTCTTTATCTATCGCTTCTTCATCAGCAGATTTTTCATCTTTAACTCTTGTTATATTAAAATGAACTTTACCTACTTCATTTTCAGTTGGTCTAGAAGAACCTGTAAATGATATATTATATTCTCTCTGATATTCTGGATCCCATACAACTAATTTTGCATTATCCCATTCATTATCATTATAAATCATTGCAATATCCTTCAATTCATGCATACTTGGATATTTAAATAAACCCATATATTCAACTACTTATTTTTCTTTTAATTTTTTTCTAATTAACTTATGTATTTCACTAGTAATAGAAATTATTTGTTCATTAGAAAATTTATATGTTTTTTGAAGATAATTACCAAAATCTTTAAATTCTTTTGGTTCTTCTAATACATTCATATCTACTATCATAACTTTATTTCTGTTTCCTCTAATGCTCTATTATATAGATATAAAGACTCATACATATCTTTATAATATATACGTTTTACTATTACAGATACATTGTGTTTCTGAATAACCATATATATATGGAATTACATCAGTATATACAATTTCATTTAAATATTTTCTATTATTATCATTATTGGACATTATTTTTTGAATAACATTTGTTAGATGTTTAACTCCATCGTTATATGAATACGAACGTCCTGTAATATATGTTAAATATCGTATTTCAGTTTCTCTTTCAATATTTTTATTTTTAAACTTTATCATATATAATTTGTATTCAAATAATTAAAAAATGTTTATATAAAAAGAAAAGGTTTAAAGAATATTCGCCAACATTCTTTAAACCTTTGTAAAATACAGTAGGAAATATTTAATCTACATCAATATAGAAATCTCTATTACAAGTAACACAATGTGCATGTTCTTGATACTTCATATTATCATAACCACAATCAAGAACTTCTGATGAACCACATATAGGACATGGTTCTAAAATATAATTAACTTTTGATTTTGCATTGTTAATTATAATGATTCCTACTGTAATAATAACTGTAAGACGTGTTATTTGTATCTTGAGTTTCTTATCCATATCTTTATTGTTTTATTATTTAACAATACAAAGATACACATTATTCTTTAAATAAAAAAATTATTCAAAGACTTTTTTAAATATATCATAATTTATACCTCCTGGTATAGCGAATATTACTTTTTTAAAATGATAGTAATTAGTAGAATAAAGTAAATCTTTAAATGTTGAGGCTACAAATTCTGGATCATTTTTAAAAACTCCACATCCAAATGCACCTAAAATTAATTCAGTTTCATTATTCTTTTCAGCAATATCGAGAATAAATTTTATTCTATTTCTAATTGTATCATATGCTTTATATTTAGGTCCTTTAAATATACTCAAATTAGGTGCAGCACATGTTATAACATTAACAACTGCTTTACTATTACTAAATACAATACTTGGTGAATAAATTGCTGCATTTCTATATAATCCACCATTAGCATTGTTTTTATTATCTTCATAGTAAGACTCAAATTTTTCAGATGAAATAACATTATATAATGTGCTATCATGACAAATAGCTTCTTCTTGTGCAATAGCACCATTTATAAATCCTCCACCAGGTTTTTTATAACTTGCAAAATTTAAAACACAAAGTTTTTCATCATGCTTATATTTAGATACAGCATCTGTTGTTGTCATGTTTTCAACAACAACAATTACATTATTGTTGTATACATTATCATCTGTATATATAATAGAATTAGTTATAGAAGCATTAATCATTATAGAATATTCTTTATTCATCCGTTCTGTATGATTAATAGCTTTTTCTTTTCTTATACTTTTATTATCCATATTAATAAATTATTAGAATGGTTAATAGATTAAATACAAAATCTATTAACCATTTTATTTTTACATATTAATATCAATACCACACATCTGAATAACTGCATTAAGTTCTTCTACAGTATCTGCATAACTTACAGATGCACGTTTAATAATTGCGCCAGTTTCATTACATCTCCAGCAATTAATATTAAATGCAAGTTTATTACTTAATGGAAGGTATTCCTGTTCTACACTAACTCTCCACTCTGGATTCTTATTATTTGTTTTATAAAAACGACACAAAACTCTATCAGGATGATTAGTTTCATATCCATGTTCCAACAGATATTCTTTTGTAAGTTCCATAATATCTTTACTTTATTTTAAATGTTAATATTTTTCTAATAACTTTAAATACATATTTTAATCCAAACATCCATACAATTAACATCCATATTGCAGTTATAAATTCTGCAATAAATCCATACAATCCTGTGATTAATTTAAGTAAATAATCTCTTATCTTACAGGCTTTCTCATAATCTTTACAGCTTCTGCTATCTGCATAATCATCAGGGTCAAAATAACTCTTAATTATTATCCAGTTAAATATCGGTAATAATGTACATACAGTTAATGCAGGAATTCCATCAAATTCTACAGCATTTACATAATCATTAAGAGATGCACCTTTCTTTAATTCAAGATATGGGATAATATAATATATATAAATTATAAGAAATGCTGGAATTAAATGTATGAATATTAAAAAATTTACAAATATACTCATAATTTTAATTACTAAAATAAATTAATTCATAATGTACATCTGGCCAATATTCTTTCCTAAATGCAATACGCTTCTTAAACTCATTATATGGTAAATCTTCAAATCTTGTACAACGATCTTTAATAAAATAATTTCCATCAGCAGATTTTACATCTATATGCATATGTGATGATCCTTCATCACCTTCATCTTGCATTTTTTCACGCGTAATTATTGCTTTTATATATTCAAATTTATGTACTTCTTTTACTACAGAATCAGTTTGAAAGAAATTATAATAAACATATGTTTCCATATTTTTATTTGTTGCAATTGGCTCATCTGTACAAAACCATGTATTCGGTTTATCAATAATATTATATGTAATCTTAAATGATGCAATACACATAAATAATATGACCAACTTCAAAAACCATGTTGAATGTCCTTCATCTCTTCTATCACTATGTAAAGTATTAAGTGACAATATTATTACTGATGTTATACCGAATGATAATATAAACAAAAATAAAAATAAAATATATGCTCCAATCATAATACACTTATTTTTTTCATAGAAATATCATGTCCAATAGGTACATACTTCTCTTCATATTCACGAAGAGCATCATAATATTTCTTTCTAATTAACTTGGTAAAATTATTTCTTGCAATAATGAAATCTCTATCTCTATTATCAGAAATAAAATACATTGTAGGAATTCGTCCATATATAAGTGGTCTCTTATATGAATTTACCTTATTAAACCTCTTAGGTATACATACAGCTAAACTATATACTGATTGCTTTCCGACAGGACAAGGTACATCATTAATATTATCATAAAGTTTAATAGTATCTTTTACCTTTCTTGCTACTGATCTACCGGTACAATATCTTTTCTGAATTTCTGGAACTTTAGTAGAATTACCAAATAAATCTTGTTCAATAGCTTTATATGTACTTGTACCCGTACTATTAATTAAATCAATGTCTTTAATTGTAATATCCTGTATTTTTTTATCAAAAAAAGATGTTCGTTTCTTGTTATTATCAAAGTCTTGAGATGTCTTTGCAACCTGAGCATACAAAAGTAAATCATCTAATGACAATTCTTTTGTAATCTTCTCACGAAATACGGAACATGCATTATCAATAATATTCTCAACATACTTTTGAATCTTATTAATATCATCCAAATATCCAGCAGTATTATTAGTAATAATTTTATGTGCCCATTGAATATTTTCAAGACTAATATCCATTTTCTTAATAGCATCACTAATAAATGGATATAATTCCTTTGTTTGTACTTCTTTTTCTTTCATATTTAATTATTATAAAATAAATTAGTAATCTTATGCAATATCTACTTATTATAGTATAAAATATAGTAAATGTTTATTTTTCTTCAAACCAATGCTGATATTGTCCTATTGAGGATGAAAGTCTAGCTGCATCATTCAAAATTCCAATAATTGCAACTCTCTCTGCTTTTTGAAGATTATCAAAATGATCCTTAAAATTTCCTTCTTGTGCCTCCCAGACAATATTCCAAAGTTTATCTTTAATATCATCTACTACATCAACAAGTTCACAAATCTTATCGTATCTTTCTTTCTGTGTCATAATTTTTTTATTATTTTAACATTATTAATTAACGGTTCACCATCAGTACCGGTTTCATCTAACAAATCACCGGTTACTAAATATTTGTTACCAGTAAAATATCCTATATGATATATAAAATCATTAAATGCTTTTTCATTTGTCGGAAATGGAATAACAGGAGTATATTCTCCATTTATATTTTTATGAGCTTCATAAACAGAAACACCTTTTTCTTTACCTATTACTTCATCATTATTATTCCATATAGATGAGCATTCATCTTCAGGAATATCACCAAATCTATAAAATAACATTAATATAATTTTAAATTGTTTTTTATACCACAAAGATACATAAAATATATGAAAATAAAAAATCACAAGAATACTTTTAACATACTCTTGTGATTATTAATTATATCAAATAGATTTTTCACTATTGCATATTCTTTTCTTTAATCCCATTATATTCTTATATTGAGATTTCAAACATTGTCCTATATAACTTCTTATTTATCTTTTAATATCTGGTTTCCATTTTGGATTTATTAATGATCCACCAACAAAATTATATCCTATTTTATTAGGATTATTTAATTCAAATGTTAAATCATATGGTATATTGGTTAATGAACCTATTTGTTTCTTTATATCTTCTATATCATTTTCATCTACAGGTTCAATATTTGACTCATATCTTAAATTCTGTAATTGTGTTGGACATCCTGACCAATCATTTGGTAAAGAGCTTCCCCAAAAATACAAACTTATATTATAATCATTTTTAGGAAATCCTTTGAATGATGTTATTTCACTTATCCATTGAAAATCATATTCACCACATATTTTAGGAAATCCTTCTAAATTTTTTAACTTACCATAATTAACAGAAAAATCCTGGATTCTTAATATATCATTATACTTTGTTAAATCCAATAATTCTTTAATAGAATAAAAATTATCAGTTTTATTCTCTAATATAAAAATTAATGAATTAACATCTAATCTTACGTTATACTCATGTAATATATCAAAAATATCTTTAAATATATCTATATTCTTTTCATATAATGATATAGTTATTATAGGAATATATATACCGTTTCCTTCTTGTGATTTAATTGATAATTCATTTAAATTTTCACATGACAATAAATTATGTTTAAATAAAGTATTTTTTGGATCATGTAATTGTTCTAATAATGATTTCAATTCATTTAAAGAAAACATGTTGTTTTCAAGTTGTTTTGAAACATTATCATCTATCATACCTTTTAAAATATCATCAATATCATCATCAAATAAGGATTCAACTAATTTCTTAATATTTGTATTCATATATATAATCTACATTTAAGTTATGTTAAAAGAGATGTAGTTTATCACTTAATTCTTTTTCAGTCCACACTTGAAATAACACACCACGTTTTTTAAATTCATATTTAGCTGCTTTCCATTTTGCCTAATTAGTTAAGAATGTTTTCATCTCTCTATTATAACGATTAACTTCTTTTAACTTAGCACCAGGTTTTAATGGTTCTGGTTTAATAGTTTGAGCATATGGTTTAATTTCAATGAATACTTTTATAACTTCATCATCTTTCTTTTTAAACTCAACCCACATATCAACATAATATTTTCTTATTTTCCAATTCTATGGATTATTAGGATCCAAATTATGTTTATGACAATACTCTAAATTAGCTACAGGATCTCTATACTAAATTGCACAAGGTTCTGATCCAACTCTTAAAACCTAAGGATTTCTATCACACCAATCCATAAAAAAAAAAAAAAATTCCCACGAACTTCTATATTCGTTGGTCTTCGTCACCCATTTTTCTGGATGTTTTGGATGAAAATAGCCTTGTTTAAACCTGGAATTCCTTGAAGGTTTATGTTGACTTTTATAACTTTCATTCATATATTAAAATTTTTTATTTTTATGTATTCTTCAATTTTATATATTCTTCAAATTTATTAATTATTTCTTCTTTTTTAATTGAAAATATTTCTAAATAATTTAGATTATTTTGTTTTGCGATCTCTCGTTTATTAACATCTCTTACGGTCCATACATCAATAGCATGTGCATAACCTGATTTATCTTTTCTTGATATTAATTTATTTAAACGTTCAATATCATTTTTATCATTAGGATTAAAAGGGTGATACCCATGTGACCAATATCCTTGTAATTCAATATATAAATCTAAACTTTTAATATAAAAATCATAGTTATATGGATATAAATCTGATTTATACTATCTTAATATATCATCTGTACCATATCTATTACAAAGATATTCATATAATGACTCTTCTGGTTTTGACTATTTATATGAATTGTGTTTCTTCTTTGAATCAAAATTTTTCTATAATATGTCTTCATTCTACATAGGATTTTCACAACCATATTTTTCAATCCATGTTTCTTTTATATGTTCTTTAATACCTGGAATTTTAAAATTATGATCTACACCATAACGTTCCATACAAGTTTGTCTCATTTTTTCTAAACATTTTTTATTCTATGCTGTATATGGAACACCTAATCGATTTATATTTGTTTGTCTAACTTTTTCTTTAATAAGTTCACTCTATGAAGCAGATTTAACACCATATTTCTTTAAACATGTTGCTTCTCTTTTCTTTTTAACTTCTTGATAAAAATCATAACCTAAATATTTATATTCTGTTACTTTCCGTTTTCTTGTTTTTGATTTTTTCTAAATAACATCTTCAAAATTCTATACACATTTCTATGAACAAAATTCTCTAAATTTATGATTATGATTAAATTCTAGAACTTTACCACATGCTTTACATTTTGGTCTATGTTCAATATGATGAAATATTCTATAAAATGTTTCATAAATAGATGTTGAATCATCATATCTATTTTCTATATATTCTTTTATTCTTGGATACTAATTTAAAAATATATTACTTGTTCTACTAGGATTAATATCATTATCTGTATTTTTCAACTTAAAATTCTATATAATAAAATCATCTGTTATAATATCTGGAATATCAAAATATTTTCTCATATATTAAACTTTTATTTGTTTATTATATAAAATATAATTTTAATAGTTTTAATATAATTTAATAAAACTAAAAATTTGATACATTATTTATCTCATATAGTCTTTAAATATATTAAGCTTATAATTATTAGTATAAACAAAAATTAATGCGATATAGAAGAAATATATATTATTGATTAACAATCTCTCTTAATTTGTTTATTATTAAATTTCTTATTTTTGGTTTAATCTAAGGATTATCAGTAATAAACATATTCTTTATATAGTTTTTATAATATCTTAATTTACCAAATGCAGCATGATTAATGAATAAAACTCTTGGTATATTTATTATTTCTTCTGGCATATTATTAAAATGTAATAAATGTTCTATACCAATAAATTCCCAACTTGTATAGTCAACTTCTAACTATAACAAATTCATATTTTTTAAATTAAACCAATCAGTTACAGATTCAATATCAGTATCATATACAAAAGTTAATTTCTGTAAATTTGAACCTAATCCATTTATAGTTTTAACATAAGAATTATTAAATGATAATCTTAATAATCTATCTTTATTTAATCCGGATAAATCATCTATTATACCACCAAATACCTATAATGATGTAATATTTAAATTATCAGGAATATTATTAAAAGAAAAATGTAATTTCGGTTTCATTCTTCTATGAAATGTAAAATCTAATTCTAAATATTTAATATCGAAATTAAGTGTATAATTTTCAAATGAATTAAGAAATTTATCAAATATTTCCTAATTATCAAATGATAAAGCTAATGCATAAATATATATTTCATTATTATCATTTATTTTTGAATTTTCTTTTAACAGTTCAATATAACGTTCCTAACTATATTGTTTATTAAATAAACCAATTTTTTTCCATTCCTATAATAGTTCATTAAACTATACTTCTGGATCATATAATGATTCTATTGATGAATTATTACCTGAAACAATATCATCATAATCATCAAATAATGTTTCATATAAAAAAGATAATTTTTCATTAATAGATTTATCAAAACCAAATTTCATTATTAAATTAAAAAAGAATATTTACTATATTTATTCTCTGAAAGAATATACCTTCAAAAAAGAAAGAATCAAAGAAAAATTAATTATTTAATTAAAAAGAAAAGAACCAAAAGAAAATCAATATTTAATTAGATTTATAAATTAAATTTTTTCATATATTATATATAATATCTATCACAACCTTAAATACTAACATATTTATTATACTAAGCTTTTGTGAAAAAGTCTACATTTTTGTGAAAAAAGTATAATAAAAATTAAAAATAATTTATAACTAATTGATAATCAATAATATTTATATGTTAATTTATACAAATTCTAAATAATATTAATAATTATTACTAAATATTAGATTTTCTTTAAATATCTTAGATTCCCAAATTACCAGTAATTATTTTACTTACTTTTGTGAAAAAAGTCTACATTTTTATTATAAATTTTTTTAATTAAATATAAACTTTATAATAATATATAAGTATAATATATAGTACAAATTAAACATAATCAGTTAAAATAATAATGTAGAGAACAAATTATAAGAACATAAAGAAATTAGGTTTATTAATTATTGCATTTGAAGGAACAGAACATCTTTATAATATTATTTCTGAGCTTAGAGATTCTGTTGATTATGTTTCCATTGGATTGTAGAGATTATCTTATCATGGTGATAAAATTTCTGAAATTGATTTACAGGAAATATTCAGATTACGTGATGAAGATAAATTAGTTGATAATATTGTTGAAGTTAAATTAGATACAACAAAACCTGCAAGAGAACAGGAAACAGATAAAAGAAATATGTTAATTCAAGATGCTCAGGATAACGGTTGTACACATGCGATTGTAATAGATTCAGATGAATATTATACAAAGAAAGCGTTTGAGAGCGCATGTAAAATTATAGACGATAATAATTATCCTATTACATATTGTCAGTATATAAATTATTATCATGATTATAAACATTTCTTAGTATATCCGTTTAAAGATGGTATGTATGTACCTTTTGTTACAAGAGTAGAATATAGACATTCATTTGAATGTACTGATTTCCTTTTACCTTCTGATCCTACAAGACGTTTTGTAAGACCGTATTCAGGAGTAGAAAACGTAGTCGGAAGAGATGGTCAAATTCATAAGATTAAACAATATACAGTAGATTACCATGTATTTAAATGGAATGAAGTTAAAATGCATCATTTGAGCTGGCTTCGTGCAGACATCCGAAAGAAACTTGAAATGTGGTCATCAAAAAAATGTTTTGATAATTATGATGATTTAATTGATAGAGCTGTTAATTCATTTAATAATTTTGATGAAAGTTGTGATAAAGCACAAGCTTTGATGTTGTTTAATACACCAGGTAATACAGTAGATGTTAAGGCATTCCCTAAACAATATATTCATCCTAAGGTTGATTATAACACAAGATTACGAAAAGTTAAGAATTACAAGAAATTTATTGTTTTATCTATGTGTATGGATAAACCAGTATATAATGAACTTGAAAAAGTATGTCAGGAAACATGGAAAACAAATATCGATGATAATATGAATATTGATTTCTGGATTTATACTGATGCTAAAGAAGGTGAAGATACACATGTAGATGAAAGTAATCACATGATTTATATAAAGAGAGAATATACACGGGATGAAGATGCTTTATATCATACATATTCAAAAACAATATTTGCTATCAGGGAATTAAAGAAATTAAATATAGATTATGATTATTTAATCAGAACCAATAATTCAACATGGATAAATCTTCCATTAATGAATGAATTCCTTGCATATCAAGAAGATGATTCACAAATATTTACAGGAAGAATGTATGGAAGTTTCTGGTCAGCATTTAATATATATGCTGGAGGTGAACTTATGGTATTCTCAAAAAGAAATATCGATATATTAGATAAAATGTCTGGTGATAATCCTATTAAATTCGAACAGCAAGTTTTGGGATGCGATGATAATTTAATATTTGGATTATGGAATAAGAGATTAATGAGACTTAAACTTAGACAATCTAATTATATTCATTCTTTTGAAGATTCATTATTGATAGATAAAGATATTCCATCAGAATATGATTTTTCTCAGATTGCAATTCAAGTGAGAACATATGGTGTTTCTGATAGACTTGAATATGATATTAAGAAGATGCGAGATATTCAAACAAAATGGAAATTGAATAAAGAATCATTAGATATATTATATAATAAGATGATGAATGAATATTATGATAAATTTATTCATCCTATTAAATATAGTAAGCAAGAATGGTTTAAACTTAATGAAGAAACAAAGACATATTGTAAATTTGAGAATACAATGAATCGAGAAGACGGATTAATTTATTTAAGAAATAGACAGAGAGAATGTGGTTACACACCAACATTAATTTAATTTATAATGATTATTATATAGGAGATTGGAGATTTGATATTTTCAATCTCCTATATTTGTTAAAAGATGTTAGTAATATAGACTTTTTTAATTATATGTTTTTTTATTTGACTTAAAAGATGTATCTTTGCATTGTTAATAAACAAGTAAAGTAGAATAATATATTGTATGCAACATTTATATCAATTTTTACAGAGTAAGAGATTACCTGTTAAAGAAATATTGAGTTGCAACTGTCAAATAACTGAAAAAGTTGATGGTTCTGCATTTCAATATTATAAGCATCAAAATAAGGTGATGTATGGTAAGCGTCCAAATGCTCCATATATACCATCAAAAAATATCATTGATGAGTTTGATCTCATTATGAATAATATGTATAATAATGCATATAACATTATTCATAAGAATGAAGATAAAATTCCATCTGATATAGAAATATTGAATTTCGAAATATTTGATAGAAACAAAGATAATCACATTATTAAATATAATGGTGAATATAAGAATGATATTGTTCTTCTATCGGGTTATGATATGTTTGGATGTGTTCTTCCTGAATGTCGTTTGAAAGAGATTAGTGAACTTCTCGATATTAGTTGCATAAATCTCCTGTATGACGATTATTTTGATGAATCATACATTTTATCACTGATGGAAAATAAATGCGATACAGAGAAGGTATGGTATCAAATTTTAAGTTTGTTAGATGATAAGATAGATTCAAAAAATGTGGAGGGATTCGTTCTTACATTTAATGAACATACAGATATTGAGAATATAAACAGAATTGTAAAGGTTCAATCACCAATGTTTCATGAAAAAATTATGGAACATTTAGATGAAGAAAAGAATATGAAACAAGCTATAAATCTTGAGGATATTTATGACTTGTTCATTAATAATAATTATTTAAATTATAATGAAGATTACAATCCTGTTAAGAAAATATGTCAGTTATATCTGCCATTAGAGATCATAAATAAAGACTTTGCAGACATCGAAAATATTTTGAAAAATATTGAGATTTTGAGAAATCAAGAAATAAATATTAAACTAATATCGAAATATTATTATATGTTTCCATCAAGAATGGAAGATATAGAATATCCAACGATATTGAAATTCTTATTTCTTGTGTTCAGAAATAAAAGAGTGAAAACACCATTATGGTGTTCATTAGACTATCAACTGAATATAGTAAATCCTTTTATAGAGAATTACATATTTGGTAAAAAGTAGACAAATTCATTAATTAATAATATAAAAAATAATTTAGAATATGGTAATCGCAATGCAAAATCAGTTTAATGACGAATATATGAACAACGACAATTACGCTATTGATTCAGTTACAAATACTGGAAAGAATTATACTATCAATAATTCTATGGATGTTGATGTAAATCTTGATGTTCTTAAGACAGCAGGAATTACAGAAGATGAAATTGATGAAATGTTCAATCTTGATGATGATGCAATTAATAGTTCTATTATTGCATTGGACAAGAAGGACAAGAAGCAAATTGAAAAGTTGAAGAAAATGTCTTCTAAGAGCAAGAAGAAACTTGAGGATGATATTATTCTTGTAAAGAAGTTTGTTGATAATCCTACACATGATAATTTCAATAAACTTTGGGAGCGTTTCTATTTTGGTGTAAAGGGTCATGCATTTAAGTTTATGCATGATTGGGATATGGCAGATGATATGGCTATTCAGACTTTTACACGTGCATGGAAGTTTCGTGATAAGTATGATATTGAGAAGGCAAAGTTCAGCACATGGCTTTATACTATTTGTCGAAACTTGTGTCTTGGTGAAATTAACAAGCGTAATAAGGAAAATATCGTTGGTAATGATATTTCTGATATGTTTGATTCAGCAATGTTGAATTCAAGTTCAGCAATGTCTACAAATTCAACACAGTATACAGTAGAGAAAGGCGATTTGGTTGCGAATTCAGCTGATGATCTTGTTGTAAAGATGTATGATACATCTATCAATGAAATTGAAAAACTTGGTGGAAACTATGCAAAGGTTCTTAGAATGAAGTTGGTTGATGATATGAAGATTAGAGAAATTGCAGATCAGCTTAATATGAATGAATCAACTGTTAAGAATTATTTGTATAAGGGTAAGGAAACTCTTGAGACTATTATGAAGACAAAACATAAGGGTCTTTATGAGATGTATCTTGAAGCTTCTGGTGATGAGGCTGCAAAAATGATGTAAGATAGACATTATGAAACTATTTGAAAATATAAAAGATTGGTGGAATTCATTTTTAGATGATTACCATCAATCTTCTACTGATAAATTGATTAAAAAAGCATTTCATAAAATAATTCAAAGTGAAACAAATGATAGAAATAGTTTTTTTAATCAGAGTAATTTACGAGCAACAAATAATTTTTATGAGGTTGTACAAGTAATTGATATACCCGAAGAATATCAGTTAAAAGGACAGCAATGGCAAATTATGGATAAATTAAATGAAATGTCATATTTTGTCTCTAAATATCTTCGTGAAGATTTAAAACTTGGTGAAAATGTTACAATACCAGAATTTTACCATGTTGAAGATCCATCAAGTGGGAAACCTTTTAGTTGTAGATATTTGGCTGTATGGAATTATCAACCTGTATTGAAATCAAAAAAGAAAATTTATATTGTTAATAGTATTGTAACTACATTAGTCGGAAGTGGTGCAACATTATTGGCAATTTTGTTACTTTAAAAATATGAAGAAATACAGAAACATTTATTTTTTAAAAGGGATGTGGACATAGGGACATGGTTCATAGAATATAGAATATTATGGAACTATGTATAGTTTTGCAAAATAGATAAAAAATTTTGATAAGCAGTTTGATAAGAATCAGGATATGATTATAAGTTGTTCAGACTGTAGTAAAAATAAAATAGGTAAGTTTATAAAGGTAAAGAGATAATTTTTATTTCTTTACCTTTTATTTTTAGACTATTTTAATATTATATTATATAAATAATAATAAAAATCATATAAATTAAGTCAAAAATGGCAAAGAAAAAGATTACAGTTGAATAGGGAGCAAAGCTTGATGAAGTTAAAGATACAAAGAAACTTCCAGTAAAGCAGGAAGATGAACTTACAAAGGCAGGTATTCCTGAGATGTCAGAAGAACAGAAAGAATATGCACGTGCAACTGTTCGTGCAGAATTTAATAAGAAATTTTCTAAATGGGCAGAAATTGATCCAGTAAATGCAACTGATGATGATATTGCAGCAGCAAAGAAAGATTTTGAAACATGCCTTGAAGAGAATAAAAATAAGAAGTATTTGATTGCAACACATGATGATGGACTTGCATTAACAACTGCAACATTCCTTAAGAATTGGAATGCAGAGTTTAATACATGGGAAAAAGGATCATGGCGTGGTTTGATTCAGTTTGATAAGGTAATTAATAAGATTATTACAGAACTTGAAGCTGATAAAGATAAGGATTTTGAAATCGATTATTCTACATTGATTTTCTTGTATCAGAGTATGGGTGATCCTAAGGGTACAGGAATTGAAACCGCAAGAAAGATGGCAAAGTTTGAGAATTATAATGAGGAAACAGGAAAGGCATTTGAGGAAGATATTCCTGTAACTTATAGCGGTATTCTTGAGAAGATTAATCTTGAAGTAAAGCAACTTTCTAATATTGATAAGAAGTTGACTATTTTGAAGGAACGTGTAAATCTTGCATATGCTGGATTGAAGATGAATTTAAAGATTTCTGATATTGAAGAATTTATTGAATTCCATGAAGCTATTACCGCTTCAGCAGCAGATGAAGATCCAGAGGTAAAGAAAGCTCTTGGTGAAAAGTAATTTTTACAAAATTCCATAATTTCATAAATATATATTTTAATTTAAGAGAGAATTATATAGTAGTAATATTATATAATTCTCTATTTTTATATAGGTATGTATATTAAAACATGAGGTTTCAAAATGTTCCATACATAATAAAATATTTTTGAAATTATGAGTACATTTAAAGAAATAACGGAAAATACACTAACAAATAATGGAGAAGCTATATCAGGAAGATTAGTATATACTTGGTTAGGTGGAAATGAATCTAAACCTGTATATTTTGGATTAAAAGATGGAGCAGGCAGTTGGGCGGGAAACTTAAGTACTAAAGGTACGTCAGCATTTTATTTAACATCTAACGTTTCCGGTTGTACAGCATAGGTCAAAGATTCAACTGCAGCTCCATCAACAGCAGATGCAAATACAGCAAGAGAAATATTTTTAAATATACCTTCAACGTCAACATCAAGAACTATATAGTTTAGTTATAATGGAATTACTTTAATTACTGTTAAATAGACAACATTAAATGAATATATATTTTGTAATCCTATATTTATTAAACTCAGTGATGTTTATAGTAATGCATTTACATTAGTTAATCAAAATATAAGTTATAATGAACAACTTATTTCCGAAAATTAGTTTGGATTTGGTGGATCAATAGAAAATGGTTGTGTTTTTTGTATTAATTACAATAATACCAATAATACCAATATATCATTAGTATCATTTAGAACTAAATTATTAAAAGATGCGAATATTACTTATATTAGTGGACTTAATTTAATAAATATATATCCAGAAAAATGGATTGCAACTATACCAAGACTAGTAATAGGAACAAATGATATTGCAACAGAGTATAATGAAATACCAAGCGGAACTGTTTTTTCCGTTTATACACCAAATAAATCAGGTAATCCTTCTTTTATATCTGTTGGTACCGTTTCGTTTTCTACTGACTATTTTGCCAGAATGATAGCAACAGGTAAGTAAATTATTAAAGACATTTTTATATTTTTATAGTATAAAATTTAAATAATAATGGTATATTTTAATTACTATAATATATGGAAAATAATAATACAACACAGACTCATGTAACACAGAAGTTGTTTACTGAAATGTTACGACCACAAACATTAGATCAGGCAATCATTGTACCACGAATAAGAGAAGTCCTTCAGCATGGATTAACAACTAATATTTTACTTTCAGGATCCGCTGGTGCTGGTAAAACTTCACTAACCCGTATCTTAACTCGCGGATACCAGGTTCTTGAAATTAACGCATCACTTGAAAATGGTATTGATACAATTAGAGATAAAGTTATCGCATTTGCATCTCAATCATCTCTTTTTGATGGAGAAGAAAAACTTAAAGTTGTAGTTCTTGAAGAATGTGACGGACTTTCTCCTGAAGCATGGAAAGCTCTTCGTGCAACAATAGAGAAATATCATAAGACTGTAAGATTTATCGCTAATTGCAATTATATTGATAAAGTACCAGATCCTATTCAATCAAGATTCAATGTTATTATAATTGATCCACTTACAAAGGAAGAAGAAGAATATTTGTTTAAAGGTTATCTTGAACGTATTAAATATATATTAACAAAATTTAATATTCAATATACAGATGAAACCGTAGAATCATTTGTAAGAAGCTCATTCCCTGATATGCGTTCACTTTTAAATAAGATACAAAATCTGTATACAAGAGGTTTAAAAGAATTATCAGCTGATATGTTATCAAATACATATGATTGTTCAGATCTTTTTAAACTTATTATAGATAAACCTGATCCTGTAAATAATTATAAGAAACTTGTTGCTGATTGGTCTACACGTGCAGATGATGCAGTTCTTGCAATCGGTAAAGATTTCCCTGATTTTATTTTAACAACATGTCCACAATTTGGAAATAAACTTCCACTTATTCTTATTGCAACAGCAGAATATAATTCTATGCTTGCAACATCTATTGATAAGTTTGTGACATTATTGGGACTTGTATTTAAATTGCAAATTATTTTACATCAATAATTTTCATATAAAAATATTTTTATGTATCTTTGTATAATAATTAATATGAAGATACATTTTTAATTTTTATAAAATATGGCAACAAACAGTAGTGTACTTTTAGAGTTCCCTTTTAAAGTAAAAAAGAAATCAGGAAAACCATTTAAATCTTGTAAGAAGGTAAATAAAGCTATAGGTACAATTAAAAATGAAAATGATCCTAAACATAAAGATGCATTTATTTTTGAAGACGATGATTCAATTGTAAATGTTGATATGTGTGACGTTATATTTAATTAATTATGGATAATACTTATATAAAATATCCGCGTACATTTCATCTTCCATGCTCACCTAATGCAACAGATGATGATAAGAAACTTAAATCTGATGAGCATTTTAATAAGTTTAAAGAAGTTGTAGTTACTGTTAAAATGGATGGTGAAAATTGTACTGTATATAATGACGGATATATTCATGCAAGATCTATAGATGGAAGTTCATATCCATGGCAATCAAAAGTTAAATATATAATTTAAAATTGGTGTTATTTAATAGTAAATAAATAATTTGAACAATATTGTACATTTTTATAAAAATTATTTAAATAAATAAGAGAAAAAAGAAATAAACAAAAAAATAAATTATGTTAAGAGCAATAAAAATAAGATTATACCCAAATATGGAACAAGCAACACAAATTAATAAGTTGCTTGGTTGTTGTCGTTTTGTATATAATCAAACACTTGCTCGAAAAATAAATCAATATAAAGAACATAATATTTCTGAAAACAGATCTACACTCAGTTATTGGTTTCATCATGAACTATTGAAAGATGATAATTTTATATGGCTCAGAGAACAGAATACAAAAGTTCTTAAACAATCTATAATGGATATGTTAGATGCATATAAACGTTTCTTTAAACAACATACAGGGTATCCAAAATTCAAATCAAAACATGATAACAAACAAAGCTGTAGATTTGAAATTGGTACCATCTCAAGAAAGAATGATTATACAACATATTAGTTATCTCTTGCTAATATAAAGAATATTAAGTTCAGATGTAATAAAAAATATGTACAATATTTACAAAAACATCATGATAATATTAGACAAGCAACATTATCTAAACTACCTTGCGGTGAATATTATTTGTCAATATTGGTTGATGGTGATTTAATACATAAAGGATTACAAGATAGTGATAATTGTGTAGGTATTGACCTTGGTGTAAAAGATTTTATCATCACATCAGAAGGAGAAGTATTCAATAACTTACATTTTAAAAAGAATGAGATAATTAAGTTAAATAAACTTCAAAAACAACTTTCAAGAAAACAAAAAGGAAGTAACAACAGAAATAAAGCAAGAATTAAACTTGCTAAAGTATATAAAACAATAAATGATAGAAAACAATACTATCTTCACTATGTAAGTAATTCACTCATTGACGAAAACCAAGTTATATGTATGGAAGACTTAAATGTGAAAGGTATGGTTAAGAACCATAAACTTGCTGAAAGTATTTTAGAAATGAATTTTGGTGAATTCCGAAGAATATTAGAGTATAAAGCAAGATGGTATAACAGAAAGATAGTATTTGTAGATAGATTTTATCCATCAAGTAAAACATGTAACTGTTGTGGTTATATTTTTAAGAAATTAAAATTGAGTGATAGAGAATGGACCTGTCCTAATTGTGGTAAACTTATTAATAGAGATTACAATGCAGCACTAAATATACTTGATGAAGGTTTAAGAATAATAGGGTGCAGTACACCCGAATTTAAGCTTGTGGACTATCCAACTATGGATGACCGTTCAGAAATGAACCTAAAAAGTAGTGATAGAGTGAAGCAAGAAGTTAATAAAGAGCAAAGTTCAAATTTGTTCAAGTTTTAACATACTGTTATTTAATTCCTGACGGTTATCGAGTATGTGGTGAAAATATGCAGGCAAAACATTCTATATCATATACATTTAAAAATGTAAATGAATTGTTTCAATGTTTTTCTATATACGATGATAAAAATAATTGTTTATCATGGGATAAAACAGTTTCATTTTGTGAAAAAAATAATATCAAAATAGTAGACGAAATATACAGAGGTGTGTATAATATTAAGAATATTATTAAAGCATTCTCTGATTATTGTGATTTGCATAAATCACAAGAAGTTGAAGGTTTTGTAGTACGAAATGCAGATAGTTTTAATTATAATGATTTTGATAAGAATGTAGGTAAATATGTTCGTTTTCAACATTTAAAAACAGATGCAAATTGGAGCAAAACATGGGAGAATAATAAAATCATAAATAAAAATTAATTTTAAGAAAACAATTATGAATGAGATTTTGACAAGTATTAATGAGGCATTTGCAGCTTTCCAGGCAGATGCAACTGCACAGACAGAGAAGGGTAATAAGGCAGCTGGTCAGCGTGCACGTAAGGCTTCTCTTGCAATTGAGAAGTTGCTTAAGACATTCCGCAAGGAGTCTATTGAGGCTTCAAAGACAAAGTAATAATAAACAGTGTTTAATTTTTAAAAATAAAATAATCATTACATTATTTTATTAGAAGTAATGATTATTTTTAATTGCTCTATTAGCTAAGCGGTACAGCAGGAAACTTTAAACTTCCAGATCACGGGTTCGATCCCTGTATAGAGCACAATGGTTTGCAAACAGAAGTAGAGATAGTAGTTTAATAATCGATAAAATCTGTGTAGAGATCTCAAAGACAGGAAAATTTGTGCGAATCAAATTCTATCATTCTACTAATTTTTTAAAAAAATGATAAAAAGAAAATTATGAAACTTCAACATTGGTAAGTTACATTAAGTAGAGGTTCACCTTTAATTTGTTTATTTTTGATTTAAAATAATTATTACACTATTATAAAAATAAAACAAATTAAAGAAGAAAATGAAAACACTTAATGAAAATTTAATTGAATTTAAGAAATATCTTAAATCTGAAATAGCAAAAAGAAAAGAATTAAAATTAATTGCTAATAGATCATCAAAAGATAAAAATTATAATCTTGAAGAAACAAGTAATGCTAAATCTAAATTAGAAGAAACATTAGAAGATATACATGCAATAAATGTTGCATATTATATTGTTAAACATAATCTTAATTTAGATGAACAAAAAAAATATTTAGTATACTGTAATGAAACATATAAAAAACATTATATGTTTTCATATCAAACATTTACTAATGAATATTATTATCTTTATAAGAGAATACAGCAATTAATAAAAAAATATAAAGCTTCTAATTATGAGGAAAGTAAAATTAATAATTAAAAAAATCATTAATAAAAGAAAACTATTTGTTCCACATGAATTAGAAACAAATAAAAAACTTTATGTTTTAGTAAGTAATAAATTAGTTCCTATTTATGGAGCAGTTCAAGGTGGACATGCAATAGCACAGTTTCTGATTGAACATCCAAATAGTGAATGGCAAAATGATACAGTAGTTTACTTATCATGTGATCTTGACAAATTCATTAATCAAATGAAAAGAAGATTATATATTAGTAAAGATGAAGAAATGAGTGTATTCAAAGAACCTGATTTGAATAATCAAATAACAGCAATTGCATGTTATAAGATTCCTCAAAATTATGTAAGACATCTAAAATTATTGAAGTAATAATACGATATAAAAGAGATAACAGTTTATACATTATTCTGTTATCTCTTTTCTTTTTAATAGAAATAAATACATTATAAATAAAGTTAATTATTATGAAATCAATTACAGAAAAAATAGGATATATCGATCAGAAACAATTTAATTTAGATAATGTTGTAAATTCAATGGTTGAATTTATGACATCTCCTGATATTCATTGGGATACTAATTATGAAGTAAAAGGTAAACCTAATGTGAAAGATCTTGAAGGTTTTCTTTATCATACATTTACATTTGATTTAGATAATCCTAAATTAGGTTTTATTAAAGTTATATTAGTTAATATAGATACAGATAAAGTTAATACATCTTATAAATTTCAAGGATTTATTGATGATGATGAAGCCGCATTTTATTCACCTGTTGATTCTACAGTAGATAAAAAGAAAAATAATTGTGGTTATATTTATATTAACTATAATACTTTTAAAGGTTATACCGGTAATAAAGAAGAATTAACAGATGAACTTAAAGAATATGTATATCATGAACTTAGACATTATTATGATAATATAATGGGTGTATTTGGAGGTCCATTAAAAGAATTACTTCATATTACATTAATAGCTGATGAATTTGATATTAACAATCAGGTATTTAAAGAAAAAGCAAAAGAAGCATTATTAAAGAAGGATACAACATATAAATCATTAAAAAATTTTCTTTATGTTTCACAACCAACTGAATTAAATGCATGGTATCATTCATTTGTTCAAAATATGATGGTATATACAAAAAAGAATCCAAATGCAACTAAAGATGATATATTAAAATATATAAAAACACCTGCATTGAATAATAATGATTATGCATGTTTTATTTACAGTTATGCTATTGTATATAAGACATTCGGTAATTATTCTAAAGCAATAAATGGATTATGTAGTCAAGATCCTATAAAATTATTTTATTATATAACAAATACATTAAATGAATGTAATCCATCTGATAAAACAATTAAACAGATGAATGATTTATTTGATAAGAATTATATAAACTATTTTACAGATACTGTTGATTATAAAACATTTGGAACAAAATTAAGTGCATTCATTAATGATTACTACATGCATTATGTATATAAAAAAATTGCTCCAAAATATTTACATACATATAAGAATATGCAAAAGTTTATATCTACATTAGTTTAAAAATAATTTAGTTAAAGAAAAATGAAAGCAAAAGATATAGCAAGTTAGTTAGGTAGTTTGGCTGCAGCTGCTTCATCACAACCAGGAAATTATGATGCTAATGATATAGATACAGATATTCCTGATGAGCTTCAAGAACCGGATCCGATATTTGTTGTTGAACATGAAGAAGTAATGTCGGCAGATACTGCGAAAGCTTTAAAATCAGTTAAATAGATTGTTAATACAATTGTACCTGCTGCATATTAGGAAAATCCTATTATTAAAGATAAAATATTATAGGATGCTGATTAGCTTGGTCAACTTTACTATCAGTAGAGCATGAATAATGTTATGATTAAAGTAATTATGGATACAATTTCAAAAGGAGATACATCTGCAAAATTATTTGATTCATATACAAAATTAATGTCTATTGCTAAAGATTTTAATAAGTAGATTAATGAAATGCAAAATCAATTTAGAAAATACTATATTGATACATATCTTGATCTACAACATAAAGAGGATGAAGATCTTATTGCTGAAGATAATGGAGTTAATCGTAAATTAAAACCAACTATAACAAATCAAGAACCATAGCAAGTTACATATGAAGAAGTAAAGCAATCTCATAATGAAAGTAATATGGATTTACGTGAAACTTCAACTAAAGATACTACATTAAAAGTACAAGACTGGAAAAAAGAAATATATAGAAAGAAATTTGAAGAAAGTAAAAAGACTGAAGGATAATCGCAAAATCCTTCAGTCTTTTTTATTATAATTGATATATAGAACACATTCCTGTTGTTTCTATATCATTCTAAATACCATGTACATTAAACTATACTGTTAATTGTAAAATACCTATCTCTTTTCTACCTGATTTGTTTTCTGGTATATTATTGGTTATTCCTCGTTGATTATGAATTATTTTAAAGTCTTTTATTTTTAACATTGAATTTTCAAATGTAGGTGTTTCTATATATTCTATTTCACCTTCACTTCTTATTAATGTATATTTTATATCTTTAATATAATCTCTAATAATATATTCTTCTATATTATCTAATCCTTCTGAAAGAATATCTTTTACATTAAATGATAAATCATATATATTTGTTGTTATTGATGTACCATATTGTTTAATATCTAATGTATGAATTTGTTCATGTTGAATAATATCTCTATCTGATTTTTTATCAATAGTTAATTTACATTGTAATTCACCAACTTTAGATTTATGTGATTCTGTTGCTTCTTTAACTGTAAATTTAACTTTATTTGTTTTAGAAACATTTCCTTTCTATGTAAGTAAATTACAATTACATCCTTTATCTTCAACAATAGTACCATCACTATAATATATCTTATATTTAAATGATATATTATTTGTATTTTCATTTAAAGAACCTGTTTCACTTATTGTATATGTTGCAGTTTCTCCATATGTAGATAATGTATTTAATGGGCTAAACTATACATCAAAACCAACAATAAATACCTCTTTATACATAATATTTCTTGTACCTTCTTCGAATTTACCAACAGTATTATTACTTCCATCTGCATCTACATATACAAATCCATCTGCTTCATTTATAACACGGTTTCCATATACATCACAACATATCATATTAGGCGATTGAGAACCTAATAATTCTGGTTTAATCGATAATATTTTATTTGCAGATTTAAATACAACTTGCTTATCTATTAAGCCTTGTTCTGATTCAAATGTTTCATGATCATCTATAATATAAGATTTCCAATTCCAATGAATTCTTAATGGTACATCTATACCATTAAACTTTTCAGATAATATATTCTATGAAGTATCAGGTCTTAATATAATATTTCTACCTTTTGATATTGTAACAGGTTTATCTCTATAGATATAAAGCGCTTCATCTTCATATTGAAGTTTTGCATTTATCCATATATTCTATAATAATTTAGGATCATAATCAAATATCTATGCAGAATAAGTTGTATCAAGATAACTATCAAATAATAATGATTTTGGATCATATGTTACGGTTGTTCTCTAAACTACACCTTTGTTATATCTTGATGTAAATTCCTCACCATAACCATTTACACGTAATACATACTGTGCAGCTCTTAAATGTGCTGGACACATTTTTAATTTATATGGATTTTTAGTAATTAACTTACCACCTGTACTCATATCTCTACATGCATTATTATGATATAATTTATTATTAAATTTATCAAGATCTATTAAACCATTTATTGTATATGTAAATGTTTTATCTTCATTCTGATTAACATTAATAATACGATATGCTGTTTCATTATCTATAGCTTTATCAGAATAATCATTATGTATGACTGTTTCATCTGCATAACAAATTTTGATAACCTAATTCTTCATAAAATACTGTTTTTTATTAAATGTATGAATATAAGATAATAAGTTTGATGTATCTAATATTATTTCATCTTCTATTATTTTATCTTTTGATTTAAATGTAAGTTTATTATATGTATATTCAATAATAGATGAATCAAATACATGTTCATTAGCAGTATATACATATGCATTTATAGAATTTGTAAAAAATGCAGATGAATTAATTGATGAATTAACAGAGGATTCAATTGATTTTTCATAAATATCTTTAAACGCACTAGCATTTAACATATCAGATGTGTCTTGAACTGTTATATAAGAATTATTTACATCAAAACGATAATATGATGAATCTACTATAGACGAATCAAATGTATAGAATTTTTTAACTTCAAATGGATATATATCAACTAATATATCTTTTTGTATACAATCATATATACATAATCCTACATAAGATGAATTTTGTAAAATTTCTCTATTAGGACTTTCATCAACTAATGTAAATTTATATATATCATTAGTTTTTGTTATATTTAAAACTTGTTCTGTAAAGTTATTAAATATAATAAAGTTTCCAGGTTTAGGTGTATCTATTGCATAAGATATATTATCATATTCTATAGTATTTGGACTATCTACAATAGGATCAATATCATATATTCTATAAGTCTATGGATAAATTGGATAATCTCCATTTTCATTAATACTATCAAATAATGTATTAGTTTCACTATTATTCATATAAGTACCTTTAGCATTATAATGATAAAAATCTTTATTATTAACTAATTCAGATTCATTAAGAATAATATCGAGACTTATAGGTTTTGTTGTAACTGTTGTTATATCATCACTCTGATTAACAAATATATTATTGTAATAATCATATGCATTTACTGATACTGTATAATTACCTAATCTATTTACAGAAACATCCACATATTTGTTTGTATGTACACATTTTTCTATACCTTCCTATGTTGAAACATCATTTAAAGAATCTATAGTATATATAGGAACTCTATCAGACATATATGTATAATTTACATTAATAGGTTGTTCACTACTTTCTAATTCTTCACCGAATTCTAATTCACATCCATATGCTTTACCATTATTGATATTTAAATCAGACTGTTTATTTCTGAATAATATACGTCCTTCTATAATTTCAAGAATATAATCGCCTGGAAGTAATTCATCATTATTACCACATTTATAATTACGAATAATTATCTAAGGTACATTCCATTTATTCTAAGATGTATATATAAATTCAGAATTTAATCCATTATAGTGTTTTGAACTCATTTTTTTATTAGTTCTCTATGCCCAATATAATTTATACTTATCATAATGTCTTTCTGATTCCATTGGGTATAAAATAACTTTCTGAAAATCTTTATAAACAGGTTCATCTGTTTCTGTTTCATATAATGCATAATATTCTTTTCCTGATTTCTAATCAGAAACAACATTTATAGAATACGCGATATTAGATTTCCAATCACCATGACAATATCTTAAATTACCCTGTGTTATTTCTATAATAGGTAATTCTTTATTATCAATTTTTGTGAAATTCTTTGTATCATCATAAAATAAGATTTCATTATCCTATATAAGAATAGGATTGTTTATATAACTTGTATCTGTAAATTCTGCAAGTGTTCCAGAAGATACATTCTTATTAGTTAATTGAAATTGATATTCATTTACAGTTACTAATGTTTCTAAAGGTGCCGAAATATAAACTGTTCCAACTTTATCATTTGGTGTTGATGTATCTATAATAAAATCTTCTATTTCGAAATCATCATAATCACCAATTGTTAAAGAATCAAATTCATTTAATGAACATCTTAATATTGCTGTTGAATTTCTAAATAAAATATCATTGATGCATTCATCATCTATTGACGAATCTAAATGAGATGTATTTAATATAGTATCTGTATGAATTTCATTATTTGATGAATCAATTGAAACATATATATTTGGATTATATTTTATAATCTTTGGAGTCACTTTAGATATTGTAGTAATATCCTAAAGATGATGCTATGTAACATAAGCTTGATTTTTTAGACGTTCTACTATTATACCTTCTCCACATATATCTGATATAAAACAGTTAACTCCTAAAATATATTTTTCCAACCACTATTTAACAGAAAAGAGTTTTGCCAATATTTCATCTGTTCTATATTCATAAATAGTTTTTGTTATAGGTAACTAGAAAAATACAGAATGTTTCTATGTAAAGTTATCTGATAAATCCTAATGATGCGTATCTTTATATGATGCTTTATATAAACCAGATTCTGGTGCAGTTGTAGGATTATCTTTTGCTGGATTATCGAGACGACGTGTATACATATCAAGATATTCACCTGTTTCATCATCTATTTCATTAAGATGATATATCATTGATAATCTGTTTATTTTTTTATAACGTTCGAATTCACCGTATGTAACACCTATTTTCTTTAACTTTGTATTTAAAGATTCACCTTTCTATAAATCATATGTCTATAAAGTTACATATCTGTCTTTATTATTCTAATCTTTTATTTTATACCATTCTTTAAATATTAAATCACCGTATCCTAAAAATTTAATAGCTCCCATTAATGCTTTATAGGTTCCAACATATGGGAATATATTATCATAATTAATCATAAGTTCTTTTGACTTATCATTAATTAATGTCCAATCAACTCCTTGTTCATCAGGATCCTATGATTTAAATATATTTGGATATTTTACAGGATCTGGTATACCGAGATTTCCTAATAATGCTCTATATCTTTCGTCTTCACCAACTACTTCAGTTAAGAATGTAAATAAACCTAATATATATTTCTTTTTTGTTTTATTGCTGACAATATACATTGCCATTATATTTTGATAACATCCTTCTACTGCTGTCTGAAAACCAACAGAAAAATATATTGGTGTATTAGTATCTTTAACAAAAGGATTATGTGCATCTGATATTATATTTGACTTAACTTCATGTGAGTCTTCCCAAATAATATTAGCAACACTATCAGATGAAATAAATTTCATTTCAGAATCTTTCTGAAATTCAAATTTTAAATAATATTCATCTGTTGCAATATTAAAATTAGGTCTATCACCATTTTCATCTAATATTATAAATGTGCTGGAAGCAACGAATTCTGTAGAAACTTTATCCTATGTAATTGAACCTATATACCTTACACATGGAAATAAATCTTCATAATTATTAAAATTATTTACAATAAGATAATTAACAAATGTTTTCTAACCTAATGCTTCTTTATTATTATCTAATAATGTAAGTGTTAAATTAGTTAAATTTTTATAATTATTATTATTTTCTACTGTACATGTTTCGAATATATAATTTACAGGATAATCCTATGTAATTGAACCAACCAATGTATTAAATGTTAATCTTACTGTATTATAAATATTTCCCTTAAGAACATCAAAATCTTCCTCCCAACGTTTTTCATTTCTATTAAATATTGTTCCTTTTGATTTTTTATATGTATATTCTTTATTAAACAATATTAATTCAGTAATATTATTAATGGCAAATTCTACAGTATTTCCTGTTTCATTATTTATAATACCAGTATTAACTTTTATATTATCAACATAATTAAATAAACCTTTATTATCAAATTCAACAGTTAATATATGATCTGTATCATCAATATCATACATGAAATGACCTTTTGGATTATGAAGAAAATATGATTTTAACTTTACATGTGGTATTATTTCCCATTGAATACTATATGTTTTTTCAACTGGAATTTCATATCCTTTTTCTGTATAAAAAACTAATTTATCTCTTTGATCTATATTACTCATCTTTCAATTATCAATTTAAATTTGTTGCATTTTTAGGATATGTATATGCGTATGCCAATTTTATTTGCTTAACAGAATCTATAAGGAATTCAAATAATTTTTCTATTTGCCTGAAAATAACATCATTCATAGGATTCGCAAATAATTCGGGTGATATAACATTCTTTAATATATGATGTTTATAGTTATAACCTAAGTTTTTATAATCATCATATATATGATCTTCTTTCTCTGTAAATGAATTAATATATTTAAATCTTGGCATAGTTCTTCTAAATATTCCTTTTATTTTAGATATTTATTATAGAAAAAGAGGATAACTCATTTCTGAACTATCCTCTTTTATTATTTATAATGTATTATTGTTGATTTACAATAATACCTAAACATTTCTTTTCATTTATACTAATATCTATTAATGCATATTCATATGGATCATTCGCATTTTTTCCGAATAAAACATCTATAGATAAATTCCATTTATTAGAATCATAATATACATAATCTAATATTTCCTATCTTATCGCTGTAAGAATTTCATCTTTATCTAGATTCATTCTAAATAAGTATTTTTCAAGATTACAACCGAACATTGGTGTTCCTAAAACTTCTCCAGGTTTTGTGCCAAGAACAACTCTTATCTATTGTAATAGATTAAATATTTCATCAGTAGACTCAACCATTGGTTCGTAATCAAGATCCGTCGGTAATTTACAATATAATTCTCTAATCATAATTATTATGTTATTGTCTTAAAGTTTTCTAATGTTAATTTATTATTTTGTGTATAACCTATTAACTGCATATTAAATGCTGATAATGAATCTAATGATTGTGTATCCGAATATTCAACACCATCAGGCGAAGTAAATCCACCGCGTATCAATGGTAATATATCTCTAACATCCTTTGAATTCCCATTATAATCCTGATATGTTCTTGTTAAAATAATATCACCATAAGAATCAATACCATAAAAACCTCTTTCACAATATATATTTTCATTTTCAACGTCTGCATCAAACCATACTTTTACTGAATCGATACCATCTATTGCTTCAAATAATGCAGTAATATCAGATAACGGAATAATATCTTTGCGCGTAAACTTTATAAGGTAATTAGATAACGCATTTAAACATGCAGAATATATACTCTATAAATTATAACCTTCCCATATTTTTACCTATGTATTAACTGCAAATCTTGGTGTTTTTGGTTCAAGTATTTTATTTTCTACTGTAATTATTTTCTAACCTGAATTATCAATTAAATTAATAATATTATTCTGTTCATCTGTAGATAATGTAAATACAGATTCATCAACAGTAAAATAATTTGATGATGATGAAATACGTTTAGTTAAATCAGGAATTAATAAAAGATATACGGTATTATCAGCAAGATCTGTATCTTCTATTTGCTATTGTGCAAAATTACGTTTACTTAATATATCCTGTAAATTATTGTATAACTCTTTTGCCTCATCTGATTGTTCTCCATATACAGAAACAGCATCCTACCAATCACTAAATGTATTTTTATACATTGTATTATATACATCATAATTAAGCTATGCCATATAATTAGCTTGCTTCTATGTATATCCTTTTATAATTTCTATAGTAGAAAACATATTCATTCTCTTAAAGAAATATCTGTAATTAATTTCATTCGCGAGAACAAATGATCTAGATGTATGCGGTGCAATTAACTATGTAAGTCGAATATCTTCTGCTTCAGAACCGAATATTACATCTGTATCACATTGAACTTTAAAATTATCAGCAAGTGAAATTTCAGAACCATCTGTTGCATAACCTGTTCCTTGTATTTCAAAATACTGATCCTAATCTAATATCTGTTTTGGAAGATTACCGGTTACACCATCAGTAACAATATATTCAACATAAATAGTTGCGCCTTCAACTGGAATCATACCCATTTTACCGTCACCAAATGTAACGTCAATACCTCCGTTTATACCTGTTTTAACAACACAAGCTTTCTAATCAAAACCAGCGTCTATAAATGATTCTATTCTATCCCATAATTCACCATTTACATATACATTTATAAAATACTCATCTATATCTGCATAATTTCTTTCAGTAAAATTATATGATTGCCATTTATTACCTGTTGATGTTGCAGCCTGATATTTTACAGTGCCTTGTATAATTGTTGCTGTTATATAATTACCAGCAGTCATTGTTATCTATGCAGTATCAGCACCAAATAGTACAGTATATGTTGCACCATTAATCGCACATAATAGTTTTGTTCTATTTGGTATGAAACATACATTACCATTTAAATCTTGATTACCAGTATCATAATAAACAATTTTAACTGCACCGCGAGCAGCAATTGCTCTACCTGCATTATGTCCTGTTAATCTTGCTAAACCTCTGATTTGATCAGGTCTATATGCTGTTTTTATATTTAAACCGGTTATTGAATCTTCTATGTAATAGAAAATCATTCGTCCAAGATGTAAAATTACAGAAAGTAACTATGCAAAAGGTGAAGCCATTGTAAACTGTTGTTCAGATACATTGTATGTTTTTTTCACCCATGCAACAGCATCATTCCATAATTCCTCATACTTAAGACGGTTTAGCTTGAATATTTTTAAATCATAAATTGATGCCATTTTTACTTACTTTTTTCTAATTTTTCTAGTCTTTTTTCAAGTTTTTCTAATGTTTTCTTTAAATTCTTATTTTCTATCTCTAAATCTGAAATTCTCTATTCATGATCTTTCTTTGATTTCTACAGATCTCCGACAACTAATGAAATAGCAGCAGAATAGTTAACACGCCAATGTTTAAGATCATCTTTATCCATTAAATATGAAAGTCCATGTTCTTCTAGATCTTGTGCAATAAATCCATAAGAAAGTTCAGAAGTATCAAGCCACCGGAATTGAATAACATCAGGAATATATGTAGATGCATCAATATGTTTAACGTCTGTTTTTAATTCAATATCAGATGATGCATAAAACGCATTTGCATATACATTCTTTCTTGATACATAAACATTTGTTTCAATATTACCATCATCTGCAATATATTTTGTTTCACCAATATCACGTCCATTATATGAATCTTCTGTAATACCGAGAAGATAATATTTCTTATAATCAGCAGTTGTATATGAAAGTGAACCAGCATTATATGTTTTCCACATTAACTGATTATTTGCATAATTAAATACAGGAACTTTACCATTTTCTGTAATAGTTGGTTTTAACCATGTAATACCTGGTGTATTTGCACCATATTCATTAGAAAGTGAACCCCAAAATGAAATATATCCAGAATCAGGGCATGATAATACGAGATTCTAACCATTATAACCAATACCAGGAAGTTCTTGAATCTTTTCTTCACCACCTTTCATTCCAAATACGATACCTCCAGACATTCTTCCACCTGTTAACGGAAGATATGTAGATGTATTATATCTTTGAAAACTGTCAATTTTTGCATTTACATTATTAATTGATGTATTAAGATTATTTAAATTATTATCTATTGTTGTTTTAATTTCATCAATTACTTCTGTCGCGCGAACTGCCGTATCTATCGCATAAAGAGAAACATCGAGTCTGTATAAACCTGATGCAGTATCAGATTCAATCTTTGTTATATAATAGAAAGGTAACTATGCCTTATTTAATGATTCCGAGATATTTGTTTTTGAAACTGAATTTAACTTATTTCCTACTACTAATAATCTGTTATTAAGAGATGTACGATAAACCTAACCATTATATGTCTATTCAAAATATAGAGTTTCTATACAAGTCGCCAAAGAAACAGGCTTACCATCTCTTGTATATTGTTGTCTAACCTAAGCTGTCTACATTCAAATTATTTTCATTTAACTTATTTATTCATGAAAATATGATATTACATAAAATAATTTATATTACAATAATTCATCATAGCCACCAAAATATGCAAATTGATTTTCTGTTTGTGGATCTGTTTCTATAAAACTTAAATATCCAACTTTATACCATTCATTTAAATCATTTCTGTATATATAAATATTATAGTTTTTTAGTAAACTCGATAATTCCATATTACCTGGTTTTCCTAAATTGTTTATATAACTTAAACCTATCACATGAAAATCATCAGAGAAATTATAATAAATCGAACGTTCAAACTGTGTATAACCACTATGTCTTAATTTATATTTGTTTAAACATTCACCAAATGTTAAAGGATTCCATGTATTTGGTGATAAATTTAAATCATTACCATCTGTACAAAACGTATATAAAATTTTATCACCATATATCTAAGCTGGAACAGATATTAAGGAAACATAATCATCTTTTGTTTTATTTGGATCAGGATTACCATCAAATATAAATAAATTACCATATTTAGTTAAATATGATAACCCACCATTTTGAGCATCTTTATTATAGTTATAAACTCCATATATAAAGCAATGTAATATATTTTTCTATATTATTTTAAATAAAAATGTATCATTATATTTATATATTATCGTTCGTTCTTTAATATTTTCCGGTAAGTGACCATGAGTAATTATAATAGTACCTGCAGTTTTTGTAGAATCGATCTATACTATTTTCCCTGTAAAATCTGTATTATCTGATACTAAAATATAATCATTTGCTGTTTTTGTTAAATTTCCTATAAAATTATTTGATGCATCTATTAATCCTAAACATACAACATTCCCGCTACGATCAAGTAATGCTGCTTGATTTGACGATTCACCTATATAAAATACAGAATCATCACATTTTTTATATGTTGACATATTTTAATTCTTATTTTCTGTATCTATACGCCTCAATGGAATACGGTATGTTATCATACATACCTATTTTATTAAAACATAATTAACATATTTTTGTATAATATATGGTATTCCATATACAAATAATAAATAACAAAAATAGTATTTTTAATTTAAATGGATAAAGTTTTAATAGGATTTGATTTTTCAATGAATAAGCCAGCAGCTACAATATATTTCAGAGGATAGTATTATCATTATTTTTGGCCTTTGAAAATAACTAATAAACAATAGAAAATGTATGAAGATGCTGATGTTTCAATAGTTAATAGAAATATGTCATCAGTTGATACAAAAATAGTAGAGAATTCATAGTTAGTTCTCATCCATACTATCAGATCTACTGATTTAGCAAATTTAATTATAAATGATATTGATGATTTAATAACAAATAAATTCGAATTAACTGATTATGAATTATATGTATGTTCAGAAGGATTATCATATGCATCAAAAGGTGATGCTACACTTAATCTCGCGACATATAAAGGAGTATTATTATCAAAAATATATGAACATTATGGTGATCATCTGGCAAGACTTTATACATATTCTCCAATTACACTTAAAGCAACTGCAGGTTGTTCATCAAAAGAAGACCGCGCAGATAAAACAAAGATGATAAAAAAATACATCGCGTAGAATAATGATATAAAACTTCGTCTTTGTCTTGCAAACGGTTATATGAAAGCAAAAACAAATTATATAGCAGGTATTGATGATCTTGTAGATTCATATTGGGCATTAAAAACAATGATGCAAAAAGAAAAGGTATTTTAATTATGGCAACAATATTAGACATAGATTTAACAAATTCACCTGGTAATTCTTATGATTTTTTTTCAAATAAAAAAATGTCTGCAGGTACAGTTGAGACAGAAGATATGAAAAAAGGTCAACATAAGACAACAGTTGAAATGGTTGATATTAATGCATATGATTATGGTATCATTGATGTAGGTATTGTTCAGTTTGATGACACACTTCCATATGCAAAAAAAGTAGAAACAGCAAAATTAAGAATAGAATATTATAAAACTGAATTAAAAGATGCAGAATCATGGGTTAATGCATTACAAACTGAAATTAATAAAGTAAACAGTGAATTAACAGAATATCAAGATCAATATGAAGAAGCAAAAAAACAAGATCCACATTCAGCTCTAACAACTAATCTTAAACAAATTATAAAGAATTATAAAGAATAGTTAAATGACTTAAATACAGAATTTTCAAAATATAAAAAAATTACATAGACTCATCCTAAATTAATTAAAGCATATACAAATTTTTACAATGATTTAACTAAATATGGTGAAAAGAAAGCTATAACAAAAGTTGATGAATTTGGCAATGTAGAAGAAGCAGAATAGGTAGATCTTGATAACCTTGACATAAACTAGGCACCAGGCATGGAAATATCTGGTGCAATTACTGATGCAGTAACACAATATCTTGAAGTTACTATATAGTCTTTAATTGCTGGTGGTGCTAGTAATTTAATGAATAACTTAGGTATTAATTAGGAAACATTAGGTATGGCATAGTCTATTCTCAATCTTATGGATTCAACATTATTTAATATCACTGGTATTATCAAAATGTTTCCAAAGAATATTCAGATGTTACCAAGTGCAAAAATAGCAATAGGTAGTATTTGTACATCATTGAAAGATATGTATATAGCAATTTATAATGACTTAGAAAATGAATATTATGAAACAATAAATGATGCAATTACAAATTTACCTTCAATGCAAGAAGTGTTAAAAGATGCATAGGAACTTTTGATGAATACTATATGGGTAATGATAAATGAACAATGTATTAAATATACAGGATATACATTACCTGAATTATATTATATGTGTTCAGATTACATTCATAAGTATAAGGCATGGAAAGAAGCGCGTAAAGAACAAAAACGTAGAAAGAAAGAACAAGAAGAACAAGAAAAAGAAACAGGTATTCAGCATTCTTCTGGTGGTACTGTATCATCAAAAATAAATGTAGATGTTGATCCAGATATTATAAAACAATCACTAATGGATGAATTATCGCGCGCATCTGATTTAATATATAATTCCTTTATTATAATACAAATAAAAGATTCAATAGATGAAATTAAGATGTTAATAAGTCAATTTAATAATGTTGATTTAGATGTTTTAAGTGATGGTATAGATTCATTTGAAGATTTCATGGATATGCTTGTTGAAATGGGACTTGATTCTGATGGAGCAGTTATTTCATTAGAAAAAGCAATTCAAGATGGAATTAATCAATTCTCTGGAAATTTAACAAGTTTATAGAATCAGATAGAAGCACAAGCAATCTCATCAGGACTTCATATAGCAGTAGACGTCGTGTCAAATACTACAGTTAGTACAGAAATAAAGGCAGAACATTTATATGACTTTACGAATGATTTAAACACGTTTACAATGACTCTTAATATATATGCAGATCCGACAACAAAGAAAGCAAAGAAACAGTTAACAAAAGTGTTATCTAATGCACATCAAAAAGATGGTACGAAAATATTTGACTCTTCGTCTGTGTTGTCTATTATAAATGCAATAGATGAAGGTTATGTAATGAGAAAAGATTAGACTATTGAATTATTAGAATTCACATTTAAAATCCATTTTGAATTAGATGGTTTTAATAAAACGTTAAGTGAACAAAAAAATGCAATAGATGAAGCAAATAGAATTGCTTAGGAAACTGCAAAGAAAAAAGAAGCAGAAGAAGCAATATCAAAATTTGAATTAGGTATTGTAGAAGAAGAATATACAGGTGATCCAACAAAAGCAACTAAAAGACCTACATTTCAATTAGTTCATGAATTATTTTCTATATTAAAAGAAATATTTCCACAATTAAAAGTTATACTAAAATTAATTAGGAATTATAAAATCAATAAGGCAAAAGTAGAAGCAAACGCATCAGGAAATCTTTTAGGAATGATAAAAGTAATTGCAGCAATTAATAAATTATTTAAAAAAGCACATAAATCAAAAACAAATTTTTATACAGTACGTTCTTTAAAATTATATGATTATATAACAAATAGTATAACAAGTATAGGTACGAATGTTGAAATTAATATTGGTATTCCTGATACAAGAAAACTTTATTTATATTTAAAGAATACTAAATCTAATTATGAAATAATAAAATAGGATTTGCCAACTATTCTTTATGTTGATCAAGATGCAATAACAGAATAGAGAAATGCAATGAAAAAAGATTTAGATAAAGCAGGAAATTATTTTGATGATGCATCTTTATTTGTTCAATATCCTGATTCAAAATATCAAGACGGTACTTTATTAGGATTAGATAAAGTTGAAGATGCAGATACAGAAATTTATTATTCTGATTCATCATTACCATTGTATGGTAGTCAGATATTAAGATGTTACGGAAAAGATTATGATTTATACACATGACAAAAGAAGAGAAAATATATTTAGATGACCTGATAACAAAGGCATTAACGATAGATACAGATGAAATTGAAGGATAGCAAACAATAAATCTTAATGATATAAATTTATGTGCAGTCGATTATGCAAAATCTGATATTACAACTGATTTTAAAGATATTGTTGGTTCTACTGATTTATCAGTATTATAGAATTTATATAATGATAAAGATTTATGGAAACTTATTGTAACTCCACCTGAAGAGGTTCCTGATATTTTATCTGATATAGATACGAGTACAAGAGTTATAATTGAATTTTCAGATGCAACTGTTAAAGATCCGACACCAGTTGAATATACATTAAATATAAAACCTGGTGATACTATAGATAACAATACTATAATAGGTTCTGTAAAACAAGACGGAAAAATGAAACCGTTAAAATCAATATTTGAAAAAGGACATGTAATGTCATCAAATAATGGTGAAGATTATTTCAAATTATATCCATCAAAATGTAACAGACATATTGTATTGGAAAATACATTACTTGGGATGAATGAAGATTTTAATGTAGTAGAAGATATATCAGCAGTTAATGAAGAATTTCAGAAAGAAGGGTATTTATATGCATTAATAACAAATAATTTATGTTAGTCTTTATTACCTTGTGTATTAGCACGAAGATATAGAGGTACATATACACGTAAAAATACAGTAAGCGGAAGGTATCAGCAAAATTCTGGTTGGTATCTTGATTCATCTGATATAAGTTATGATAATTTAGATATTTCTATAATTAATGCGAATAAAAAGGAAGGTTTTAAGAATAATAAAAAATATGACACATCATTATTTACATTTGACATTGTAAATGATAAATTAAATACTGGCGTAACAATCTTTGATACATCTATTATGATGAATTTAAATGAGTCTCAAGATGAATTCGGTTCATCTATTATAGCAGAGGATGTAACAAAGTCAGATATGAAATCATGGAGAAAACGTGCAAAGAAAAAGAGGAAAAGAAAGAAAGTAAAAAGAGAAATTAAAGATAAGGCATATAGGCAAACAAATAGAATTAAAACAGCAAGTAATCCGTATGAAGCAATACAGAAAGAAAGTAAGCGATTATTAGATGCCCGTGAAAAATATGTAAATGATATTATTAAAATATATAAATCATTGGATACATTACCATTATGTAAATATGATAAAAATTATACAGACTGTAAATTCCTTATTAATGAGCATATTGATTCAGGTGTATATAAAAATGTAAAGCAATATGATGATGATTTTTCATATATACCTATTGGTGATGCTGATAGTTATCAGAATTATTATTATAGTTTATTGACTAATATTAATTTATTACCAGGAACATCCGATAAGTATTCATAGGAATTTTATAATCTTATAACAGATATTATAAATAAACGCGTAATTGTTGAATAGAGAAAAGATTCTGATTTGATGTTAGATTTTATGAATTTATTCAATGATAATGTTAAACCTATATTTAATAATATCAATGGGAAAAATGTATCAGAAACTAAAATTAAATAGGAATTTAACAAATTTAAATAGTTAATATCATCATATGTATAGAATGAGAATAAAGCATATAAAGAAAAGATAACTAAATAGTTCACGGTTGATAATAAAGAAAAATATGGTTAGGAATTAGATGATGAAGCTATTTAGAATGCAGGTGAAAAATATACAGGTGATAATGAATACAAACAGATATATGATTATATCGCGTCATTATATAAATATGATTCTGATGAAGATTCTGATGCACCAAATGAAATATGTTCATAGTTAGCTACTATGTATACATATATAAAATCATATGATAGTTAGAAAAATCCTTATAAAGAAACTGATAAAGATAAACCGTATATATATTTAGAATTAGTATAGGAAGAGTCAAAAAAGATAAGAGCATTTTGGGATAAAATTATTAAAGAATATAAAGATTGTACATATGATAAATGCTATAATTCATTAATAAATCTTGCAGATAAAATGGATGAATATGCATAGTGGCCAACTCCTTAGGATATTACAATCGATAACATATATTATCAACATTACTTATTTGAAAATATATATCCTGCAGATTTAGATAGTTCAATAAATGACATAAGTATAGGTGATTACAGTTTTCCAGAAGAAGTTGAATTTCCAGAAATACCTGATGAATATCCAGTAGATGAAAACTGGGCATTGAATGAAATGAATAAACATGAACAATTACCTCCAGATGATATAAATGCGATTACAATTAAGGATTATCCATATTGGAAAAAATATTTTGCATTAGCAACACTTATATGTATTGTTCCAACATTCTGGAATTGTGGATTAGACATATTTCCGTTCATTTAGTGTATTCCATTACCATGTATATTCATAGCTATTAAATCAGTATATATACCAATATTTGGTATAATTATGGTATTTGGTATCGGTATACGCGGAATGTACCCATGGCCTATTATTTTATATGTAAATGTTTCAGATCAACCTATATCTATATTAACACCGTTAATTGCAATATTAGATAGGTTAAAGAATACATTTTATGGTAAATTAGACTCTATTGAACAAGTACCTATTCAATCGCTTGTAAATGCATATATAGCAAAATTAAACAAGGAAATTAATGAATTAAAGAAAGAAAATATGAAATTAGGTAATTTCAAAACTGTTATAAAAGCATTAAAGGTTCCTAAAGCTGAAAGTATTCAGAGAGAATTTGCATCTATTGTAGATCCATCTATTGATATGCGATAGAGACTTACTAGAATAGAATCATTATCAAGAAAATCAAAAGCACAATATTTACGTAAATAATTATGGAATATATAAAAGATAAATTTTTAACAGATATTAAAAAAATGAATAAAACAAATGACAAATATGAAGATAAAGCATATGAGTCTATTGTAAAAAATTTATTTTTATAGGGTAAAAGAGGTAAAGAAAAAGCAATGGGATTAGATGAATATGATTCTGAATCTAATTCTAAATTAACTTTAATACCTGGACATATCTATATGTTTAAATATGTTACAGATACAACAACAAAATATAATGATGGTAGAGTAAAGTTTGAATATTACGATACATTACCATTGGTATTATGTACAGGTAATAATAAAAATATCATATAGGGTATAAATTTGAATTTATGTAATTATGATTTACGTACTTTAATATTAAATGATATTTATAATTTAGATCCTAATTTTTTTAATAGTAACGCTTCTGTGTAGGCACATCAAGGTCAGTTACCAATATCATAGAATATCAGTAAATTCTTTTTACATGAGGGTGGTTAGACTAAATTACTTAATTATATTAAGAATAAATATCATTTAAAAAATGAAGGATTCATATTCAGAACATATAATATAAATAAAATAAAGGATATAAGATTTATTGAACCATGGCAATGGCAATATATTCCGTTTTTAAAATATAAACAATCTGTTAAAGAATCTATATTAACTATGATATAGAATATAACAGGAATTAATAAAATTAATATTTAAAGATAAAATGATTTATTTCATATCAGGACATAGAGATTTAACAATAGAAGAATTTAAAAAACATTATATTCCAAAAATTGATGAAGTATGTGCATTTGATAAAAATGCAAAATTTGTTGTAGGTGATTATTGGGGTGCTGATACATTTGCACAGGATTATTTAGTTAATATAGGTTATGGCGATAATGTAACTGTTTACCATATGAATGATAAACCTATGTATATAAATAAATTCATCACACATACAAAACCTAATTATAAAGATGATATTGATAGAGATTCTGCGATGACACATGACAGTAATTTTGATATTGCTTTTATAAGAGAAGGAAAAGTGAATTCAGGAACAGAGCAGAATATAATGAGAAGAATAATGTTTAAATAATAAAAAGGAGATTAACATTCTTAGTTAATCTCCTTTTATAATTTAATTTAATGGATACAAAAATTTGTTTATTGATTGAATTTGACTTATGTTAAATTTCTATTGAATATCTTTTGATTTAAATTCATATTGTCCTTCTTTTTTAACAGAAGGTCTTCTTAACATTAAGACAACATTATATTGTTCTTCATCATTAAACATTATTCGAGGATATATATTGTAACATAAGTTATATGGCATTTTATTTACATCTAAAACACCATTTTCTAATGTAACGGCATTATCAAAATCTAATTGTTTAATATATTGTTTAGATTTTGAATTTTGTACTTCCTCATTATTTGTTGTATAATATGGATAACACCAAGATAATTGATATAATAACTGATTAAATAATATAGGAGGTGTATATGCATCTCGTTTATCTGGTCTATTTATATCATATGTTTTAACTTTATTACGACCTAAATCAAAGAACTGTAATTCATTCTATTGTTTTACATCTGTTAACGACATATATTGATTATACTGATTATTATCAGCAAAATTTGGTAAATATTGGTAACCATTTCCATATGTCTCTATATGTCCTCTAAAAGGATTATCTGTTTCATAATGATATGATTTATCATATTCATCATTCCATTTCATCATAGATTTCAAAAGTGAATCTGTTCTTAAATTTATATCATTATACTGATGAATATATACAGCAGAATTATTACTTAATTGACTATACTATGATGCTAATAAATGCTAATTATTATATACAAAACTATATTGATCATTTAACAAACGTGGTGTAAACATATTAGAATTAAATATAAGTCTAAGATAATTTTCTGTTATATCATCTGTATCTTCACATAACCATGTATTTTTATATAACTTATTTGGTAATATATTATTAATATCATTTATATTCTATGTGAATATTGATAATGTTTTAATATTATCTTGTAAATATCTATTTTTAAATGTTATAGAATTCCAGTTTGGTATTTTATATGCTTTATTATTTACCTTCTTCTATGAGATTTCATCATATCTATATGGCATAATAGCGATATTTGTAACTTCGCGAGAACCGAACCATTTTCTTACACCGATAGCATTTGGATGCTGTAAATATCTTGTCTAAATAGGAGATATATTCTATGAATATGATGCTATATATGAAATAGGTGCAATACTTAATTTAAGTGTATTTGATTCATATAAATTATCTTTATTTATATCTTTCGCATTTAATGTAAATGTATGGTTATTAGATGTGATAATTTTAATTTTATCAATAGTATACTGTAAATTAAATGTGTATGGTTCAGGATTCTATGATTCCATATATATTCTTAAATACCATATACCTGACATTGCTTCATCAATAGTAAATTCATAAAATTCTTCATCACCATCTGCCTATGATACTTTAACAATAGATTTATCATCAAGTTCATTTGCAGTAATATTGTAAATATCAATACCTGGTTTATATAATGTATATTTAAATATCCACTCTTTTATTGTATTATCATCTGCAGTTAATGATGGTTTATCAGATATATTTCTATTGATATAAATTCTTAATTTAGAATCTGGTAAATATTCTTTATATAATCCCCAATCATCATTACTGAATTTATCTATTTCTAATGTCATGAAAGTTTGGAATTGATTACATAAAATACCATTTGATGAATTATTTATATTTTCTAATGATTCCAAATCATTATAAATATTCATTTTAACTTCTGGAATAGTTCGTTTTTCAGTATAACCTTTTAATACTCTATTATATGTAACTATATTATTATACACTATTTTATCATGATTTGTAGATTCATCAATAGTATAATCTGTATTATCTTCTATTGTATTATATTTAATTGTATATAATATTTCTGTATTAGGTATACTTATAACACTACCATCATATATGCATTTTAAGAATTTATCATCGTTTATTTTATTAATAACATCAGTTTGAATATCTTGTTTTGATACAGCTATATACTTTACTTGATATATACCGGTATTTTCATTTAATATAACATTAGTTTTACTACCATTTTCATATACATAAAGATCATATAACTTCGTTAATTTATCTTTAAATTCTAATGACATAACATTATTAACAATGGTAATATTAAAAATATCATCATAATTTAAAGTTCTATTTAAATCTTTATGATTTACCTATACAAATGAAGCATCTATATCAAATTCAGATGTCTGATAATTAAAATCAGCACGAGTTAATTTACTGAAATATTTGATGCCATACTTATTTCCTATATATTGCTGTATAATATGATGTCTATATTTCTATGAATCATTATCATATTGATCTAATGATATTTTCAATACAGAAGAATCTGAATAATCAAACTATTTTGTGTCAATTCCAGAATAATAGCTTGTATCAAAATAATCATTAAATTTTGCTTTAGTCTATAATGTATTAGTCTTTCCTTCATATATAAAAATAGACGAATCTATATGATATTTCTTATAATAATAACCTGTACTTACATCTGTAATCTTATCATATACTTTATATTGTTCTACTTCTTCTGTTTGGATAATACCTTTTACACCTTTATATATATTAAATGTTGCTTCATTTACAGTTTCTGGTAATAAAGATTTTACATTTTCTAATGTAGATGTATCCCATGTATTAATAAGGACTTGTTTAATTTCAGAAGATGTTACATTTTTGTAACTTTCATTATTATAATCTCTAATATAATTTCCTTTATCATCTGTTTTTGGTACTCTTACTTTAGATAATGATGTATCTTTAAATGTTCCTTTTATATAATTAGAATAATAACGCGAGCGAACTCCAGAATTTTTATTATTCATATCATTATAATTATAATACATATGAATATATCCATATACATAATCATCCTTAGAAACATCAATACTATTATTAAAGAAATCATCAATATTCATAGTAAACGACTATGTACTGGAATCATAATTATCTTCTGTTAATGTATAACAATTTCCATATGAATTTAAAACCAAATCATTATTATATAATGTATTTAATGCTTCAATATTACCTTTATTATTATTTCTAATATGTAAATTATCAATATATAAATTAATATCGTAAGTATTTATACACATATTAGAATTTAAATATGACTGTATTTCAAATAATCGTGAATTATAATTTAAATTTAATAATACCTTTTTACCTGTATTTAATTCATACTTATACTTATTAATTTCTTTACCATTATTAAGATATATATATGCTTCTTTTGTATCTGAATATCTTTCGGGAATAATAAAAGGTTCATCTGCAACATCAATATTTTGATCTGTTAAATCTGTTATCTTCTCTGGTTTTTTATTATTATTGTCTATTACATATTTAACATTTATAGGATAATTATTATATAATTCATTAGCAATAAACATTCCATGTTTGGTTGCTGAATCCATGCCTGCACCAACAATATTCAATCTATTGAATTTGTTTTTATTTACTGTAAATGGCTTTTTATATGTTATTTTATTTGCTAACTATGTAGATGTACATGTTGTCAAATCTTCTGTAATTTCTATTACACAATCAATAGAAGAATCTTTTATGCTGCTATTTAATATATAAAGTAAATCACCTTCATTATATTTTGGATCTAATCGATATTCATCTTTAGCATATGTTATATCATAATCTTTATCATCATAATCAATAGAACTTAATGTACTTGTATCAATATATTTAAAAAAAGAATCAAATGTACCAAAATATATAGAATTTCCTGATTTACCTTGTTTTCCCTGCTAACCTGTTACACCTATTCCAGGTAATCCATGTTTATATATATTACTCATTTTTAATTAGTTGTTCTTTTTCTTATACCTGAAATATTTTTATCTTTAATAGTAACATATGCTTCTATACCATTAATTACAGATATTGCAATATTTGGTAAATCAGTATATTGTACTTTATTGATTAAATCATTTAATTTTACATAATCATAATCCTATCTAAAATTATAATCCATAATTGACGGTATTATAGTTGTAAAATCAGAATGTTCTTTATTTTGAAAATGAATTACAGTATTTCCACTACCATATGTATTGACAAAATCATTCCACATATTTGTTTCTTTTCCATTATTAACATGTCCAAATGATATTTTATAAACAACACCATAATATATAACAGATGCGCCTTTTTTAGTATAACTATATATAGATGCATCTAATGTACATGATAAATCTTTTACAGATGCTATATAATCTGTAATTGTTTTCGATTTATTATCTGCTGTTGTATAAACAGGTGAATATTCATTATTTGAATTATTTGAATTATTAAATTTAGTATATACATTAGCATTTAAATAAATTGGATATTTTGAACTTATCATGAATCCATTATATTTTTTGCTAAATTTAATATCCAAATTCATATCATGTTGTCCACTATATAATGATTCTAAATTAATAAAATTAATATCATTATCTGTATCTTTAGTTGTATGAGAAACTGTTAATAATCCGCTACCAGTTGCTGTTTTGCTATCATCAGATATAATAAACTTATGTGATCTAAGTGTTCCAGAATTATTTGTATCACTAAATATATCAGAATTATTTGTAGAATTAAATTTTCCTATATATTTTAATTTTTCATTAGTCCATGATTGATCAGTTCCGTTATTTATATCTCTTATCAATTGATTTATATCCATTAAAAGATATACTTTTCCAGTTGGATCTACAAACTAATCACCATTTACAAATTTTCTTTTTAACTATATCTACTCATTTTTTACTGGTAACATTCTAGATGTAATTTTTTTAGTAAAATCAGGGTATTCATCAGGTAACGAGTATTCACTGAAGAATAAACTCGTACCTGGTGTACCTTGTTCGCCATCTTTACCCTGTATACCATATGTGGCAATACCAGGTGCATATGTATCATTATGAAATCTCTAAGAAATCTGCATACTTTTTATCGTTTATAAATTTTAACAGTTGGATATATATTCTTACCAGTTGTTTCATTCAGTACAATAGTTAATGTATTTAAATTCTCTTTCATTTCAAATTTAGTTGAATAATTTTCATACTTATTATATGTACTTAAATTATCTGGTTTTTCTGTTACTATATTTATAACTGAATTTGGTTCAGTATCTTTTGAGAATAGTTCAACTTCTATTTTTGATTTATCATTGTAATAAACAGATAATGTATTATTAATATAATTCTTCTAACCTGTATATTGTGAATCTTTAAAATATATCCAGTTTTCATTAAACTGATTATTATTTATGAAATGATTAAATATCGCAGAAGATATATTAATAGTTATCGTTGTAGTTCTCTAATTATTATCTGACATGTTAAATGAAGCATCTGAGAAATTAACAGTTAAAATATCATTTGCTGTTGGGTATGACCATGTATTAAGCGATATATATTCATTATGAATTACCATACAATGAGAACCAAAGAATGACTTATCATCAATACCTGTTTTATGTCCGTCAATACTGATATAATCATTTTCTGATGTATATTTTCTATAATAATTATTATCCCATGTAGCACTTAATAATGATTTTTCATTTATTAAATAATAATTTTTATTTAACTTCTGTAATTTTGTATCCTCAAAAACTTTATTACCAGTATAATTCTTAATTCTGTTAATTGATTTTAATTTTGTATTTGACTATAATAAATCAACATTAAGAATATCTTTTAATTCATCATCTACATAAAAATCAAACATATTATTTGTATTAGGTGTAAACCAACCATAATTAAACTTAATCTAATTAGGTATTGATAATGTAAATATTAACGGATTATAATCCTCTGTATTCTATATACGTTTTACTTCAGAATTATCCGGGATAATATATACATCAACATCATTTGTAAATGAATTTACATATCGTGTTAATTTATCTTTTGCTGATTCTGTAGTTATCAATTTACTGATATATTTTTTGAATTGTACAAGATTATTACCTGTCATCAATTTAGTTCTTTTTAAAAGACCTGTAGAAATGTCTTTATATGCCATAATAAATTGATTACTATTAAGAATATTAGATAATTTTAACTATGTTGGATTATAATAAGTTTTATTTATAGTTGCTGCTAATTTTGTTTCATTCAATGAAATTTTCTTAGGATACAATACATTAGATATATTTAATAATTGTGCTGTAGAATTTTCTTTTAATGTAGTTAAATCAATAACACGTTCTAATATTTGTTTTGCTGTATGATTATAATCACCATCAGCTTTTGTTATAACATAAGAATGACTATAAGATGAAATAATATCTAAAGAACTTATATTGGTTGGTGTATTAACAATAAAACCAGATTCACTATTATATAATAAACCTCGATCATATACATTATTAACTGAAACGTATTCATTACAATCAATAGTATCTTCCAATGAATATGTTACGAACTAAGGTTTATTTAAATTAACTTTATTTTCAATCATAGTAACATTAGGAATATCATACTATACGAATAATGAATTCCACATATTATGTCTATCAATAATACTTAATAATTTCTTATGGAAATTATTTTTCTTATGTGATAATATGCTGTTATTTGTTGATGATACTGTTTTAAAATCAATATCATATGGCGAATTTAATACCGCATAATCAACATAACTCTAATATTCATCATCTGTTAAATTCTTTATATTATTTGCACCTTCATGTTGATAATCAATATAGAACTAATGGTTTATTAATAATATAAATTTCTCTTTTAATGATATATAAAGTTCATTAGATTTTGTTAAATCATAATCAGTTAATACGAATGCTTCAAAACCCGAATAATCTTCAAGATGAATATAACTATTAACGATTTTTGTATTTAATTTAATATTAAATTTAATTCCAGAAAATATAAATTCAAGACTCTTTATATTTGAATTATAATATACTGAAGCTGTGTCTATATTTGTATTATCAATTAATAATTTTTTAATAGAATGCTATACAGAACCATTTAATATACTTTCTTTATATGTTGTCGATTCATTATTGATATATAATATATTATCTATCTTATTAGTTACATATTGATTTGTATCATAATCTGATGCTGTATAAATATTTTCACAGAAATTACCTTTTACTTCATATTTTTCATTTAATGTATTAACATCCAATATGTTATTATTATCATAATATTGGCCGTTTGATTTCCATAAACATTGTGTTAATGGAACAATAGGCCATAATAATTCACTGTTATTTGTATTTTTTGGATTTGCAAAATAATTAGTTGATTTTAATTCTGGAATTTCTGTATCATAATTATATGTCTGATATTTCTACTTATCTACAATCTTTAATACTGTATTATCTACAAATGAAATATAAGGTGTAGTTTTAGTCATTTGATTGGTTGTTGAACTAATATAGATATTTTTAGGAGTTACTAAGAATTTTGATCCTTTTTGGGCGTTACCTTTATTAAATTTCAATTTACCATTTATAACTTCATACATAATACCGTATTGTATTCTATAATCACTTTCATCTGTTGCAATAGAAGTTCCTGCAGGTATATTGATAATAAGATTATCTTCATTATGTAATGTTCTGCTTAAATCTATTGTTGTATCAATATCCTTGATATTCGTAATACCCATAATAGAAATAGAAACTGCTGTAGGTTTATATAAATGTATTTTATTAGTAATTAATAAAGATTCATTTATAGTAGAAATCATACAAGTATCAACATCATATGGGTTTGTAATAACACATACATTCTATACAGTATCAATTATTTGCTGTTGATCATTTATAGTATAGTTTTTATAAAGATCTGTTTCGAATATATTATTTCTTAAATAACCATTTATAATATTAAATGTATTTACTGTATCATAAATACCGTTTACATTATATACTAAAGGATATTTAACTTTATTAATTAAATCTGCTATATCGGTATTAATCTGATATGTATAATTTAATTTTTTTGTAGGTTCGAATTTAACTATATTGTTATATCTCCATCCTAATGTTTCAAATGAATAATTTGAAAATGCACAATAATAGTTATCAAAGAAATCTGATTGATTTGTTAATGAATGCATTTCATAAGTCATATTGTTATTAAAATATGAAATTGTATCAGATTTTATATTATTAATATCTGCACTCTCTACATAACAATGCCAACATTTAATATCTTTATTATCAACATATGTTATCCAATCATTTTCATCATCATGTGCCAAAGAATTATTTTCAATATGTTTAATTTCTTTATGTGGTAAGAAATCAAGACTATCTGTATATTCTTTATTTGTAGTATAAATAATACCATTAATACCGGTATATGCTGTATAATCATATGAGAAATCATCAAATTTCGATGGTAATATATGCTATACATACATACTGTCATATGATGATATTATAGAAATACTATTGTCATTATATGATTGAACTCTAATAATATCTGTATTGAATTTTTCAATACATTTGATGATACGATTTATCTGTACATCTAATGACGCTGTTATATCATTATATTCTGTATCCTGAGAATAGAATGATATTCTGTAGAAATATGTATTTTCAGAATATCTGCATTTTTGTTTACCTACATATGGATTAATGTTATAATCAGTTTCTAATAAACGCTCATCATTTGATGCAATAAGTTCATAAACAATATGTTCTGTCGTTAACTAATTTGTTTCATAAGTATTAGCAATATTAGTAAATGATTTATTAACAATAGGATAATCTAATGCTATGAATTTAATATGTTCACCACATTCAATAGGTTTATGAAAATGTAATATCATAAAGCTTTTATCATTTTCCTTATCAATATTAATTTCTGTTGAATCCAAACTTATTAAATTAGAATCAGGTGTATTAGTAACATAATTCTTAAAGAACTTCTATAAATCTATTTTTGTCTATACTCTACCAACATTATTATTAGTTATTGCAAAGAATAATCTATCATAATAATTTTTATTGAAAATTACATTGAATATATTCTCATCACCTTTATATATGTTTCCTTGCTCATCATATTTTGTCAATACTGTATTTCCTGTATTATTTTTAGATGAAACAATATAACCATAATTAATAAAATCATTCGCGGTTAAATATAATCCGAAATAACGATGCATTGAATATTCTTTCATGTCATCATCATTAAACATAAATTCAAGATTTATAATATTAGAATATATAAGATTATGTCGTTCAAACCCTGCAATAATATAATTATTAAACATTTCCTGTTTATTAGGAATATCAGAATTTAATATTTTAGAACCGAAATATGTTGTTTCTGACTGATTTACAAGAATACCGCGTTCTACTGAAATTCCTTTCCATATATTGTTACCTTGTCTGTAATAAGGCGAATTCTAATTATAATCCTATTCTATAAACTATAAATAACATTGACCATAATTAGATAACATATTCTTATAGTTATTGAGATATTGACCGATTGATGTTGTTGTTCTTAAATCATATGTCTTAATAACTTTAGAATCTTTAATTAATGTTTTGAATTTCTCTATATCATTAATATCTTTTCCTGAATATGTTTCTTCATTAAAGACATCATCATATCTAAATATTGCAAAGAATTCTGGTATATCATTTCCTATATGAAGAGGTGCAAGTATTTTCATATTTTCAGAATAAAGACTATCTGTATTTGTTTCTGCTCCATATTCATACATGGTTTCATATTGATCTTTATAATCATTATAAACCTTATGAGCTTTAAGTGAATTTTCTGGAAGTCCAAATAAATTCTTTATAGGAATATTTTTAAATACTTTCTTTATATCTCTTGGATAATTACCTTCTGATGAAATAGGATATTTTCTAAAATTCTTATTATTTAATGTAGGATTTGCTTTAAATGTATCAAGATATAATTTATAATCAGTATCAACTACCAATTTAACATTACCTGACAATTTTGGATTTGCACGTAACAACATAGATGAATGATGTTCTGTATTAAGTTCATATCCTTTATTATAATAATTTGTAAGATGTTTTTCATTTTCATCATTTGTAATTAATAATTCACCTGTTATCTCATCACCATCTTTATGTTTAATTGTTAAATTTATATTATCTGATTTTTCTATTGGATAATCATCATCTAAACTTAATGTAAATATACCTGGTTCAACATTTGACCGCAATGTTCCATCTGTCAAATCACTATATTTAACACCATTAATACGTAAATAATCACTAAAATCATTCCTATTGATTTTTATTTCATACTTATATGTATTACTTATATTTGATGCTGCATATAAATAATCATTATATTTTGTATTACCCAATAAATTATTAAGTCTATTATTGTTTATTATTGTACCATTTATATTTGTAGCAATATCATTAAATGGATTATTTGGACGAAATACTGCTTCTGTGAATTTATCTTTATTTATATTAATATCAATTTTACCTGTAATAAAATTAGATTTTTTATTAATAGTTAATAATCCATTTTTTCTATACATTAAATCATAAATAATATCAGTTGAATTATCACGATATTCAAATTCAACTTCGTCCTTGTTCTAATAATCATATACAGATGTATCAAATCCAATGTATCCAGAAAATACAGGATATACACCATATCTAGGAATTTGTACACTTATATCATTATTTAACAATGAATTAATACAATATTTTGTTTCTATACTATGTCCTGCCTCATCTTGAATAACTTTATAGTTATAAATTAAGGATGAACCATCTAAAACAGATATATCTATATTTCTAGAATATATAGCACTAATATCATAATCAAGTGAACTGTTAATATATGTATATTTTCCATTTAATGTATCTAATACAGGAATTTTTTTTCCTTTATCATTTTCTATAAATGAAGCATTTATTGGATAATAATTTTTATTATTAATATAATATTTTTGATATACAGCTCTATATGAAGAATCATATTCAACTTCATTTTCAGTTAAAGCTATATCAAATTTAGTGCCATATGCTGAAGTATCAGTTGAATTTATCTATGAAAATGAATATGGAGTACTATAATAACCGTTAAACACCTATAAACCTGGTTTTGAAATAGAATCAAATATTAATCCTTTACTATTTTTTTGTTTTAATATATTAGTTGAAGGCTTAACACTTGAATCATAAAAATCACCTAACTGTTTAGCTATAGAATAACATAAATTATATCTCTTTTCAAATGCGTCTTTATCTGATGAATTTAATATCTTTCCATTTATAACAGATGAATCTTCCAATGCATTTATACAATAGTTCTTTAATACAAATTTATCTATCGTAAAACGATTCTTATTTTTACTTACATCTAATGCACCATTAAAATATATTCCATCAGGAAAATATTTAGATTTATTTTCAATATAATTTTTAATATTAAATGAGCCGTTAACATAAAATGCATAATAATCCTATTTCGTATCTTTATCTATTTTATATGTAATATTTCTATCTTTATTATAACTAGCATATACGGTAGGAGACCAAATATCAACAGGTTTATAATCAATAAATTTAACATATGTATATTTTGTCTTATAACCTATATATGCATCTTGTTTTACAATTACTTCTTTATATGCACTAACTGACATTAATGATTTAGGATCTGTAAATGTTGCATCTATTTTAAATTTTACAATATTTCTTTCTTCCATTGTAAAATTATCAGGTACATTAAATATATTTGTATGAATATTCTGAACATTTTCATTAATAGTTGGTTCCAAGTTTGGCAGTAATAATTCTTTAGAGTTATTTTTATCAACTATATTTTCAGAGTTTTCAATATTATATAATTCTGGTACAAGTCTAAGAACGAAAGGGTAAGTATTTGTATTACTTACTTGCTTTCTCCATCCGTTTTCTTTTGATTCTACTGTTCCATTAGGTATATAATTTTCGTTTATATGTGATTTATTATCACTCCAATAAATTCTAACAGTTATTTTATAATTAGCTAATGTAAAATTATAATCATTATCTCTACTATCTCTTGCATTTATAAATACACCTTCATCATATGATGTATTCTACTAAAAATAATTATTATAGTAATCCGGATCACTCGAATACTCTGCAGCACCATTTGATTTTGATGGTTTTATTTCATTATATCTTATTTTATCTGTACTATATGCATTATTACAACCATAAAAAGGTAAATTTCCAAAATTTACCTCCATTTCCATACGTACAGGATATGGATAATCTACCTTTACATGTTCTTTATCTTTAAACTTAAATGTTGTCGGATCATATACATATCCCAATTTTTCCGTATCCATAATAGGAATAGGATATTCAACATCTTCATAACCATTCAATAAAACAGATGTATTAATAACAACATCTTTTTTATTAGGTGTTAACTTAAATAAATATTTCTTCTATTTTGCCATTTGTATCCTTAAATCAAATTCGTTTCATTATTTATTAGATGAAAAAAGAGATATTACTTTTTGAATTATGTAATATCTCTTTAATTTTATATTATTTTTATATTATTCATCTTCTGATACACTAATATCATAATTAATATAATTAATACTTGCAATATCACCCAAATATCCGACATTATCAAATTCTTTATCAATAGAATCTACTTTATCCTACAATGATATAGAAGTAATAACTTTTGTTCCTGTTGATTCATCTGTATTTTCATATGCAATATTCTTTGCAATATGTTTAAAATACAAACCATTGACAGAATTACTGTTTGGTATTGTATCATCTAAATGTGATGTTACCCCTGATGAACTTAATGTATTATTAATAGCAATAGTTAATGCGTCATCATTAACATCTTTAATTAAATCTGCAATTTCATTAGTTGATGAAAGATTATCAGGAAATGATATAATGATAGAATTAGACCAATCTGATCTTAAAGGATTTGATGGATAACCTGCTTCTGATATAGATCTTACTTTTATTTCTACACGTTCACCTTTCTATATAGGTATATCAATCTGATTAATATTTACTTCCGTAGAATCTGCAACATTTTCTGCTACCCACTTATATCCATTACCGTCATTTACTTTTGTTTTCATCTAAGACTATGAAATATTCCAATCAGAAAAAGTACCGGTAACACTTGATCCTGTATTCTAATCATTATAAGTAAATGTATTTAATAATACTGGTGTATTATCTTCTTTCACATAACGGTAGGCAATATCAAAACCTATAATTTCTTCATATAATCCTGAATTTCCAATACGTGTTTTCTATACAGGTACAGAGAAGAAACCTCTGATTCTATATTTCGGATCAGTTAATAAAGCACCATTAGATCTTACTTCTGACTAAAAAGCAGAAACATTACTTGAATAACTTGACTGAGCATTCTATAACTCTAATGTTTGCGTGTTTATTTGCTCCTGTTTCGCATTATAATCACTGATGTTAGTAATATTCTATAATTCAGATTTGAGGTCCGCTATGGCTGATTTAAGGCTATCTATCTTGGTCTTATCATCTGCTATAAGTGCAGCAGTATTCTTAATCGTTGTTGTATCAATTGCTGCATTAATCTGTGTATTAACCTGAACGACTCTCATATCTGATTCAGATAATGTAGGTGCATTTGGTTTCTGTCCGCTCCATGCAGTAACTGTTCTTTCTTTCGCTTCATCTATCATCTTTGCACCCCAGTCAACTACATAATTACTGTAATATTCTGTTAATGACGTTGATGTAACATTACCGTTACTATCTTCATATAAAAGATTATTTGTATCTACTCTTACCGGTGTTGACCATGTATTTGCCTATAAGTTATATGCTTCAGAAATTCCTTTTACATATATAATATCATATTCATTTGCACCTACTCTTACTGAAATTATTTTACTTCTAAACGGATCTTCATAATAGTTAAGAGTTGCATAAACACCTGGTAATGCTGCTCCTACAATTCGTTTTAATCTGACTTTACTTGAGTTCTAATTAATTGCAATAATTTCAAAAATAGAATCACTGTATGATAACTAATCACCAATAGATAATATATTATTCTTTCCCTAATCAATACCTTCACTTGAAATAGTAGAATATGTTATACTGTCTAATGTATACCATACATTTCCGTTAATAATATCAGGATCTTGTATAATCTGAAATGTTCCAGATTTTGTATTTCTTACTAAAGGCAACTATACTATTTCTTCATCTTCTGAATAAGAAATATTACTGTTTGCTAATAATGATTTTAATGAAAGATAATCATATGTTGTTGTAGATATTTGATTATTCCATAATGTTGTTGCTGCATCATCATTAGAATTAAGAATGACTCTAACAACTTTAACTCTATCAGCATCATCATCTATCTAGCCAGTTAAATCAATATCTACAGTTAAACCAGGAAACATTAAATCTTCAAAAAACCAATTTGTATCTAATTTAAATGTAGATGGGTCCTATAAGCCGTTTATCTAATCTGGCGTCTTTGGTATAGAACTTAATTTAATTGTTCTTCTTGAACCGTCATTAAGGTTAATTGTACCTTTACCAGTTGAAATTGTATTAAGAGATTCTTCAACAGATTTTAATCTATTAACAATAGATGCATAACTTGGTAACTAATATCTTGAATTTGTTCCCTATGTATCTTGATATTCATAAGTAACAAAAGTATCATTTGTTGTTAATGATCTTTGCATAGCGGATAATAATGAAAGTTCATTAGTTTGCTATGCAATCGTTTTTCGCATATTTTCTGCAAAACTGTTTATATTATTATTTGTACTCATTTTAAATATTATCCGTTATTTTTACTTTCTAATTTTTCTATCCTCTTATTTAAATCTTGAATATATTTTATCATTAATGGTATCAATGATTCATAATTCAAAAATGTAGTATCTTTTTCATTATCATTATTTGGATCACCAGTTCTGTATACTAACTTATCAAATCCGAATCCTTGCAATATATATTGTGGTAATTCTATACTTGGATATACATTATTGTTATATGTATAATAATTAACGTCTATGCCATTTATAATGTCATTTATATCTCCTGTATCTGAAGACCATTCTCCTAATGCGGTATCAGCTTGTGTACTTACATTAAAAATAGGTTTATATACTGTAGGAACATTATAAGTATATTCATCATTTAATATTTTAATAGGTGGTGTATAAGTTGAACCTTGATATTCTTCAGTGTTAATAAAATCAGTTAATTGCTTATTAAGTTGAATTTTAATTATATTATTACCATCACTAACACTTGAATCTATTGATGTATCAGTAATAGGTTGAATAATCTTTGTTCGTATATTCTATGAAACTATACCAGATGTTTTTGAACCATTTAAATAACCATCTAATTTAGCTTCTAATTCCTATAATTTCTGCTTATTTTCATCAGTCAACTTAAGTGTTGTCATATACGCATCTTGTATAGCCATTGTTGATTGTACATTCGTATTCATTACATCAATAGCTCTATTAAGATTACTAACAACATCAGAAAAATCAACACTGTTAATAGAAGACATTGTTGTATTATCCTAAATCATTGCATCTGTATTGTCATATACAGATAATGTTTTTATATTAACACGGAATGAATAACTATTACCAAAGAAATTTGCTTTATTTGCACCACCAAATGATTTCTTCTTAATTAAAGACGGTATTTTCGCCTATCCATTCTATACGCTTGATGGTGAATCTAAAAATACAATACCAAACAGATTTATAGCATATGCAGTTTTAGTAGTATCATTCTAATCATAAACACTATAATATAAAAGTATTGCATTAAAACCGAATTCACATGGATTTGATGTAATATCGCAGTATTTTCCGCTAAACTGTGTTTTCTAATCAATATTCACATCATCATATGAATTAATTTGAATATTTTTATCATTAGTAAATGATCTACATGCAGACTATATTTCATTAATATCTTTTACAATCTCATATGCATCATTCAATGTATATGAAGTACCACTATCATATTTTGGTTTTACATCTGATAATATTTTTAATGTATCTACATTATTTTTTCTTCCCTGTAAATGCTCTGAATCACCAGCATTATATGTTTTACCATATATATAATTTGTTTCTGATGTATCCTAAACCTATTTAAAAAATACAGGTCCATTTCCATAACTTGTAGGTATATTAACATATGTTTCATTAAACATACCGAATTCTGTACTTAATGAATTACCTGCATCTATTGCACCAAAACACTATACTACTCTATTTGTATTATCTGTCTCTTTATAATAAACATCATTACTATTTTGTGTTCGGTCTAAATTGAGTTTAGAATCTTTAATATGTCTTGTTCCGAAACTTTTTAACCAATGGAAAAATGCTCGTTCTGAAACAGTATGATATTCCTAATAATTATATGAATCTTGATTTAGTAATGTACATTCAAGATTCATCATATAATTCTATAAATCAGTTGCAATAGCAATAGATTCTGATTTTGGATCTGTATTACCAAACATTACAGGTAAATTAAGTAATGCATAATGTGACATTGCAACACCTGTTGCTCTGCTGTTTAAATTTAAACCAATATCTTCATTAGCAGATGGGAAAACATATAAAGTTGCACCATTATCTCTTAATGGTCTTAATAAAGGAGTTCTAATCATAATTTCTTAAACTAATAATTTTATTTTCTTTCAATCATAATATCATCAGCAGAACGAACAGAATAATCCAATACATCCCATGATGCTCCAAATTGTTCATCATTACTAATACACTTTAATGTAATTCTATTTAATTCATCTTTTGATATTCGTAAAAATTTCTTTTCTTCTCTTGATAATATAACTCTATAAAAACCTTTTGATTTAGTATCATTAAATCTTAATTTAACAATAGAACCAGGAATTCCTTTTATAGATGAAGTATTCTCATCATTTATAGTAACAGTATTTGCATAATCATAATATGTATAAATAAAGCCCTGAGTAATATCATTATATTGATACTATGGTAAATTCATTCTTTTTAACTATAATTTAGTAGCAAATAATAAACTCTAATCAAAAGTGAATGAATTTGAATTATTTACTGACTAATTATTTGTATTATTACTTGCACCATATAATCCAATATATCCTTCATCTTCTGAATAACTCTAACTAAATTGTTTCTTTAAACTATCAACACTATTAATAATCTATTCTAATGTATCTGCTAATGACTAAACAGTACCATTTCCTAATGTAACACCTATAGCACCAGAATTATGTGCATACTTATTCATATCAGGAGATATTTTATCATATGGAACTGTTTTCAATAATCCGCCATCATTATAAAGATAACGACCGTTTAATGCATCATGATTTATACCTTCATTATTAGAACCACCTGATCTAATAACTTGTTCTAAACTTTTTATATTTTTTGTTTCAAAATCTTCTACAATAAGTTTTTTAAACTAACCTAAATTAGATTTAACATATGATTTATTATCTGATACATTATCAACATTAACAGTTATACATACATTTGATGAATCATATATCTTATCAATATAATCACAAATCTTTGTATTATTATCATTAATAATTTTTGGAAGCTATCCGATCATTGTTCGAATAGATATATCATGTAACTATTCTTTTAAACCATTACTCATATCTTTTTATCAAATAAAGATTTTCATTTACTTATTTATTTAGTAAAAATATAACATATCAAATTAAAGTAATTATAATAAGTAAATATAAAACTTTATCATATATTTTACTAACAATTATTAATAATGTTTCATACATTATAAAATAAAAATATGATATAAAAATAAAAATTATTCTTATACCATATTTAAAAAATATTTACATTTCCGAAAGACTTACCTTACTAAATTCATTAAATTATTAAAAATTATATATAATTTTTTCATATATTATATATAATATCTATCACAACCTTAAATACTAACATATTTATTATACTTAACTTTTGAGAAAAAGTCTACATTTTTTCTAAATATTTTTAAATTCTATTAAAAATAATTTATAACTAATTGATAATCAATATTATTTATATATTAATTTTTAATTTATACAAATTCTAAATAATATTAACTTAATCAAAATTTCACTAATCAAAAATCTATATATTCTATCATTCTCAAATTACCAGTAATTATTTTACTTACTTTTGTGAAAAAAGTCTACGTTATTTTAATTTATTTTTAATACAATTTTTACTTAATTTTATTAAAAATAATAGACTTTTAAATAAGACTATTATATAATTATGCTATATAAATATTAAATAGTAAAAATATAACAGATAAGTAAATGAAAGTTGATATAACATTTGATAACAATTATTTTGTTATTAGTTCAGATTATATATTTGAATTGAATGTTATACGTAGAGCTTTTACAAGGGAAATACCTAATGCATGGATGTTAAAGAAGATTACCGACATACAAATTACAGATAGAGAATTTATGAATAAGTATAATATGATCTCTACTAATTTGTGGTTGGAAATTATTAAGGTTGCTAAAAAGTTCAATATAGCAATGGAAATGACTCCAGCTGCACAGAATTTTTTAAATTAGTTTACATTAAAGTTTGAAGATTTTAAGAGTTATATAGATGATATTTTTGAAGGTGCAGAAAATGAAGAAGGAAAAGAATTTAAACCATATGATTATCAAGTAAAGGCAGCGTATACATTATTGAAATATAAAAAGTGTTGTGGTGAGATTTCAACATCAGGTGGAAAGACTTTAATATCATTCATGATATTCAAATATCTTATTGATACACAGGGTATAGATAATATTCTATATATTGTACCATCTGTTGATTTGGCAAATCAATCAGCAGTTCAGTATGAACGTTATGAATCTTATTTAAAGAAACATAATCATAATTGGGAAATTGGTATTCTTCGCTCTGGCTTAACAAAGAAGCAGAAAGCTAAAGTAGAATCATGCAATATATTATTTGGAACTTTCCAAAGTTTATGTAAACGTAAAAAAGAATTCTTTGATAGATTTGGTGGGTGTATATGCGATGAGTGTTGTCATCCAGATACATTAATAACAATGGCAGATGGAAATAAGAAAAAAATATCTGAAGTTGTTAAAGGAGACAAAGTATTTACGTATAATGAAGAAACAAAACAAAAAGAAATACATGAAGTTGATTATGTATATAAAAATCTATCATCTCATGAAGTAATTTATGAGTTGGAAAAGGAAGATGGCACATTTATTAAATTAACTGGTAATCATAAAGTATTAACAAAGAATAGAGGTTATGTACGAGTTGATGATTTAAATATGGATGATGATATTCTAGAATTTTGAGTTTTTACTTCTAACATGATGAATAAATAATTAAAGCATCATGTTAGAAGATATGGGACTAAGAGAAGTAAATATAAATCAATTAATTGATAAATCTATATTAGAAAATGTGTTAAAAAATATAGATATGTCTATAAATGTTTTATATAAAAAAGATTTTATTATGGATAATAAAATTAATATAGACTTATATAATAATACATTTTTTAATTTTATTAAAAAAATAAGATTAGATGTTTATAATTTTTTAAAAGATAATTATACTATAAATTCAGTAGAAGAATTATATAATTTAATATATAATAAATCATCTATATGTGATAAATGTGGTGGAAAATTAGAATTTATAAGATTTAATAAAGGCTATAGAGAATGTGAAAACTGTTATAAAATAGAAGCAGAATCTTTAGATACAAAAGAAAAAATAATAGATTATATTAATAATGCTGTAAATACTATACCACTTACATAGTTTATATATAAGCATCCTGTTTTAAAAATAGTTTTTTCAAAATTTCCAAAAATTAATACAGAAGAAGAATTATATTTATTTTTGTATAATGATATACCTCATACATGTGAATATTGTGGTAAAAAAACAAAGTTTGTAAGATTTAGACCATTTCGAACATATTCTATGTGGCCTTATCATTAGTTTTGTTCTTCAGAATGCAGAAATAAATGGTGGTCATTAAAACAACGTGAAGATAACACAATTTATCGTGCAAATGAAGAAACATTAAATAGAGTAAAAAATGAAAATAGTATTAGAATGAAACAGAAAATTAAAAATGGTGATTTTACACCATGTTCAACTAATTCTTGGTGTCATTCTAAATATAAAATAAAATTTATATAGAATAATAAATTAATTTCTGTAACTGTACGTTCATCATGGGAAGCAATTTTTCAATTGTTAAATCCAACATTATTATATGAAAAACTAAGAGTTCAATATATAGGTGTTGATAACAAATTACATAATTATATTGTTGATTTTATTGATATTGATAATAAAATTGTATATGAAGTTAAACCGGATAGTTGTAAAGAATTAAAAAATAATATATTAAAGAATAAAGCATTAATTAATTGGTGTAAAGTAAATAATTATAATATGCAATATATAGATGAAAACTATTTTAAGACACATAATTTTAATATATCTTTATTAGATTATACAGATGATGAATATAAATAGAAGTTATTAAAATTAATTAAAAGATATAAAACATTTAATATTAGTTATGAGAATTAAAAATATTAAAGTATTAGAATATAAAGGTGATGTATATAATTTAAGAATAAAAAGTGATAACGATTTAAATCATAATTATTATGCTAATGATTTATGTATAAGTAATTGTCACCATCTTGGAAATGCGGCTTCAATAAAGAATATTTTATATAATATGTCTAATTTAAAATATTCAATTGGCGTAACAGGTACATTTCCAAAAGAAACAATGTATGAAAATCTTTATATACAATCTGTAGTAGGTCCAGTTGTTTATAAATTAACAGCAGATCAATTGATTAATACAGAGAAAAGAGGAACACCTATATATGCAGTAATTCAATATCTTAAATGGGCAGATCAGCAGACTAAAGAAACAATGTATATATATCGAGCAAATAAAAATCCGATGGATATAACAGCAGGAAGCAAAGTTCTTAAGATAGAAAGAAAAACTGTTAATGAATCATATACAAGATTGAAATATATTTGTGATCAGGTAATTAATACAAAGAAAAATGCATTAGTTTTATTTGGTGATATTAAATATGGATACGGTAAAAAAGTATATGATTATATAAAAGATAATTCATCTAAAGACGTTTATTATACAGACGGAAATACACCAAATAAAACAAGAGATTATTATAAGCAATGTATGGAAGAAGATACATCTGGTAATACAGTAATAGTTGCATCTATTAATACATTTGGTGAAGGTATTGATATTAAAAATCTTTGGTCTATATTTTTAGTTGATACTGCAAAATCAGAACGTCTTGTACGACAAATATGTGGTAGAGGAATTCGTTTGTATCCTGGAAAAGATAAAGTTGTTATATTTGATTTTGTCGATGATATAAGATATTCAGCAGATCCTAATAAACGTTATAAAGATAATTATCTCTGGAGACATGGACAAGAACGAAAGAAAATATATATGGAACAACATTTCCCTGTATATGAGCAAAAAGTTAATTTTTCATAAAATTAATATATATGTTTGAATTATCATTTAGTTAAATAAATAATTAAATGATAATTCAATTTTTATAAATTATGTTATTAAGTGAAGTTTTATATATAGCAAAAAATTTAAAACATATAAATGAATCATTAAATTCAGTAACACTTTCATCCTTACTACATAAATTTGACAGATCTAATTTAACATTAAGTCCATGTAGAGATGAAGGATATATGAAACGAAATGAAGGAGCAGATTTTTTTTATGTTGTTATGAAATATGATAGACTAGCATCTAAAGGTAAATTAACATAGGAAATGTGTGATACAGTTGAAGGAAGATAGTCTGTTATTAAATGTACATATAAGAGAATTCAGAAAACAAAACATTGGGATGGTTCATATACAGATAATAGTATTATTGGTATTATTAATCGTATGCTTAAAGCAAAAGCTGATCATAATTTAGGTATATCAGATATTACAGATACACAGTTATTAACAATAACACCAGAAGATGCAAAGAAAAAAATATACAAAACAGGTATATAGTTCTGGGTTGATTATGAAGATCAATTAAGAGCAGTAACAATAGATAATAAAATTATATTGTATATTACATCTGCAAATCCTTATAATTCTTGGTTGGAACCAAATAAAAATTATAATGAAAAAACAGATATAACTTATTTTGCAACAGATTCAAAGAAAGTTGAAGATTTTGTAAATAAAGCATTTACAAAGATTCCTGTATATGATGTTTTGACATCTTCTTCTGATATAAAAAAAGAATTAGGCGCTGATAATATAAAGTCATTACAGAAAATAACAGCTATAACAAAAGTTTATGTTGTTGATCCAAAATATATGGATAATATTGACATAACAAATAAATTAAATAATCGACGTGAATATAGAGATTTTGTACTTTCATAGACTAATTTAAACAAGAAAAATATAGAACGTTATAGACAAATATTAAAAGTCAGGAAACAGGAAAGTTTAGATTCAAAAGTTATAAAAAACGTTAATAACTTTATGGATATATGTTTTGATGTTAATATGGAATTACAGGATTTAGATAATGATATATTAACAAATAAAAAATTTGATGAATTTAAACTAGTAAGTTATTGGAATCAAGTAAATTGTGATGGTATTTATGCAAGTATGATAAGGCAAACATATGGTAGTGATACATCTTTATTATTTACTACTCGAGGACGTAGACCATACGGTAGAGGACATTATGATCAACTTGTATTTTCATTTAAATCAATTGCAGATTGTTTAATAGTATTAAATTTAAAAGTACAACGATGCATAGATTTATCAATTTCAGTAATAGAACAATATTAGAAATATATTGATAGAAAAAATAAATCGGGTGTTTCTCATGAAGTAATAGCATAGGAAATTGATAGTTTAAAATTCAGATTTACAAGTTTACGTACTTTTGTAGAACAAGATTACAGTAAAGTATATCAATCAGCAAAAGAACTTTTAGAAAAAAATGGTTTTAATATAACAAATATAACAGATAAAATAGATAATTTTAAATTTAATATATAATAAAAGAAAGAGATAAGAATATTGAATTCTTATCTCTTTTTATTTTTATTACTCATAACAATTAACGGCATTTGCTTAATTCCGTTAAATCCATGCTAAACTGGAGGTTTAGAATATATTTTCTTATTTTTATTTTTTGATTTACTACCAGGAGTCGTATCAAATCTATCACCTGAACCATATGAATTTATACCAAATGGAACTGGGTCTCCTACACCTATTGTATTCATAGGTGTATTATAAATTACACAATCACACATATTATTATTAAATTATTTTTTTAGATTAACCCCTATCTAACCAGGAACTCTTCTCGATAAAGACTGTAATTTATTAATCTTTACCTTAGATGAAATACCTGGATGTATTTTTGATGAATATTTAGAATCATCCAAATCAAGAAATTCACTATTTCCATCTTTATAAGGATCATATTCTTTAGATATTAATTCTCTTTCACCATTACCATTTCTAATATATACATCATAATAGTTATATACAAAAGACCATGTAAATGTATTAAACGAACCCATACGAGCTGCATATGACATAGATAAATCACCTATACTTGTCGGTGTTAATTGCTGATAACAGTATGTAACTGTTTCAAAACCGCCATCATCTAATAAAGAAACAGATATATTAGGAAGGTATAAAGGTGTTAACTATCCTAATCTTAAATATAAATCATATTGATGTCTTGCTACAAAATAACTTATATAACTTTCCGCTGTTTTAACAGTTAATGTTAATGTCTTTTCCAATAACATATCTTCCTACTTTCCAGATCTTTTCTGAATTTTATATTCTCTTCCTTGCTATATTACTGTACCTGAATTTAATCCTGGAAAATTTATAGATGCAATCTATGCATTGAAGAAATCTTCTAATGTCATGTATGGTAAATACATTCTATTTAATATTGGCATCCATTTTTCAGTAACATCAGGATAAAACCAATTGAAATCTAATGCAATAACAAAATTTTGATCAAGATTATTTAATAACATTTCTAATTAAACTAAATAATTGTTTGTATATTTATTGAAAATATTTTTTTCATTCAAATATTTTATGTATCTTTGTGATGTTAATAAAATATTGAAGTAAATTAAAATAATAAAATTATGGATATTACGTTATATAAAGTAAAAACGGATAGAGGTCTTTTCTTGGTGAATGCTATTGATGATGTAGAAGCACGTTCACTTATGGAAAAACATGGTGAGTATGTTCATACATGTGATACTATTGAAATTAAAGAGAATGAAATTGTACCATATGAGTTATTTTAGGTAAAATAATATAAAAATGAAAAAGAAAACTTATTCAGAAAAAGCGAAAGATTTATGTGATAATTTCTGGAACGATTATCAAGAAACAACAAACATTGAATACGTTGATAAAGTCATAAAATATTATATCGGTAGATTTAAATCTCTTGCGAGATCTGCTGATAAACAAATTGAAAAATTAACAGTATAAAGACTTTTTATCAAATATAAGTTATAAACATTATAAATCATATTAAATATTAAATTATGGGTAAGCAGAAAAGAAGTGAGAATACTTATCAAAAGATTAACACAATCTTTAAAAGAGATGCAAATAATGTAATCATGCCTTATGATGAATTTGCAGTACCTGAGTTGGAATGGTTGCGGGATTGCAAGTTTGATGCAGAGGAGAAAGTAGACGGAACTAATACTCGAATTGAAGTAACCCGTGAATTTATCAAATCAGATATTGGTAATAATATCGGTATTAAGTGGAATGTTACATATAAGGGAAAGACTGATAATGCACAGATCCCAAAGATGTTGTATGCATATCTTACAACTGAATTGACAGAAGATAAGGTATTGAATGCATTGGGTCTTTCTAAGGAAATGTATGTAACAGATGAACTAATGCAAGAAAAAACATGGTCTGTACTTAATACACAATTCAATGTATATGAACTTGATGAAACAAAAATTCCAAAGAGATATACATTGTATGGTGAAGGATTTGGTGCAGGAATTCAATCAGGTGGATACTATAGAAAAGATAATTCATTTATTGGATTTGATGTGAAGGTAGATGATATGTATTTGCTTCGTGAGAATCGAGATGAAATTTTTAAGAAACTCGGTGTCGATATTGTTCCATTTATGGGTACATTTACTATTGATGAAGCAATTGAATATGTAAAGAAAGGATTTAATTCTAATATTGCAGAAGAAACGCATCTTGCAGAAGGACTAGTTCTTCGTACACCTATGGGCTTGAAGACTCGTAAGGGTGAACGAATTATCTTCAAAGTTAAAACTTGTGATTTCCAGAAATATTTTAATACATATGGAACATATGATAAGGTTGATCAACCTAAAAATGAAAATTATTAAGTATGGTAACAGATTAGATTATATTAGATTATTTTATTAAATCTAATGGACATATAAATGTATAGCGATTAACTAATATTTCTGAGGAGTATAAGGAATATTTAGATAATCGCTATACTGATTCATAGTCATTAAGAGAAACAATTAAGAGAATACAGTATAATATAGAGGTTCGCCCTGTATGTGTTATTTGTGGAAAACCTGTTAAATTTTTGAATGGTAAAAAGAATCAATTATTTAATAAAACATGTTGTAAAGAACATGCAAATATGTTAGATGGTATAACAGTTAAAAAAGTATTAAAAGACATATATAGTGATGTAGATAAAAAGCAATAGATTAATAATAAAATAAGAGAAACATGTTTATTAAAATATGGAGATGAACATTATTCTAACAGAATTAAAGCAAAAGAAACATGTTTACAAAGATATGGAGTAACATCCCCTTTAAAATCTGAAATATTTAAACAAAAATCAAAAGAAACATGTTTACAAAAATATGGTGTTGAGTATACAGGTTAGATTCCTGAAAAAATAGAAAAAACTCATAAAGCATGTTTAGAAAAGTATGGTGTTGATTCTGTATTTAAAGTTCAAAAATTTCGAAATTAGTCATTAGATACATGTATTAAAAAATATGCTTCTAATGAAGATGATATTAATAGTATCGTAAATATTGGTCAACTTAAATATGTAAAAGATAAAATAAAAAATACATGTTTAGAAAAGTATGGTGTTGAAAATCCTATGTAGACACAATACTATAAAAATTTAATTTCATCTATATTAAGTAGTAATGAAATATAGGAAAAAATTTATAATACAAAATTATTAAATAATTCATTTAATATATCATATCAAGAAGATGTATGTTTTGATTTATTAAAAGAAAAATATTCAGATTGTATTAGACAATATAAATCAGAATTGTATCCATTTAATTGTGATTTTTATATACCATCATTAGATTTATATATTGAATATAACGGATCTCATTATCATCATTATCATCCATTTAATGAAAATAATGAATATGATTTAAATGAGCTGAATAACTTAAAAGAAAAAGCAGAAAATTCTAATGCACATAAAAATGGTAAGAAGTCACAATATGATAATATTATTTATACATGGACTATATTAGATTTGAAAAAAAGGAATATATCATAGTAGAATAATTTGAATTATATAGAATTTTGGAATATTAATGAAGTAAAAGAATGGATTAATAAACAATAATTATTTGACTATTATTTTTTTATTTAAAGAATAATGTGTATCTTTGTATTGTTAATGAAATAATAAACAATTAAAAATATAAAGATATGAAAAAGTATTTGTTAATTTTTGTAATGTTGATTGCAACTATTACGAATGTAAATGCTCAAACACGTAAAATTGTTGTTGATAAACAGGTAGATTCTGTGAGAACAATAGAAGCATTAGGCACATGTGTACGTAAATTTACTGATAGTAAAATTTTAAATATTGGTTTGCAAACATGGATTTCACCAAATGATACAAGTTTTTGTGTTATAACAAATGTGAATTCCTCATATCCATTAGGTGTATTTAATAATGCAAGAATGCTTGTAAAATTAATGGATGACGAAGTTATAGAATTGCATTCAGTTACATCAGAATATACAGAAACTACAATACAATATGCTAAACCTACTATAACATCAACAGTATGGAAGAATAGGATTACATCTACATATAATTCAAATTCTATAGATGTTTCTCGTAATATTAATTATTGGCATGTTACTCCTGAAATAATTAATAAATTTAGAAAGGGTGTAAAGAAAGTAAAAATTGAATTTACTGATGATAATTATGAAAAAGAATTTAAGAAAGATAAGTTTGGCGAAATTCTTTATGATTCATATATATCTGAATTAAATTATATTAATAGTGAACATAAAAAAGTAGATACTTTTAAAAAAGATTTTTAATATAAAATATAGACAATATTAATTTTTAATTATATACAAATAAGAATAACAAATTAAGTTTAATTTAAATTAATAATAAATTATGATTACACGTAAAGAGATTGTTGCTAAGTATAAGATTGCAGCAAAGAAGGTAAAGCAGCTTGAGGGTAAGAAGTATGAGTATAAGACTAATCGAGCATGTGAGCCTTTTGGTTTGGTACAGAATATGAATATTGACGATGTTGTTCGTGCAGGTGCATCTGTACATGATGGTGATGCAAATATTACAGCAAGAATTGAGCAGTATGGTGTTCGTCCAGATGATTTGAAGAATTGTTCAGCTCGTAAGTTTTTGGGTTTTACCATTGATACATGGGATAATGATTTTAAGCTTCGAGTTGAAGAGATTCATGATAAGAAGGATCTTGCGAAGTATAAGCTTGTAATGGATAAGTTCTTGAAGAACTTTAATGATGATGACCGTTTCGCTCTTGAGATGTCTGAGATTGATGATCTTGACATTGATTTGGATGATACTGTTGATGAGCCTGTTGATATGACAGAAGGAAATTAATAAGTTAATTTATTAATATTACTAAAGGTTACTTACCTACATTAAGGTAGGTAACCTTTTTATTTTTAGTTATTATGACATATGATGATTTTTTAAAAACTTTTATTGAAGAAAACAAAGATAAAGTAGAAAGGAATATATTCTTTAGTGGATATGATCTTCCTAAATATGATTATGATAGATTGACTGATAAATGTTATGAGTTTATTAGTGGTAAAATGAATTCTGAATTTCCTAGACCGGATATTAATTCAGAAGAATATCATGATTATTATAAAAATATGATGGTTATGAAAGCTTTCTGTGAGGCATTTCAAAGATATAATAATTATCTTATATATGATTTACCAAAACCACCTAGTACTGAAGTATATCATGGACAACGTGATTAATTTTATGATAAGCAGATGAATAGTTTTATTAAATTAGATAATGGTATTGTACTTAATATCTCACAGATTGAAATGTTTGGTCCTGTTTGGCCTTATGAATTATTGGAATACGACACAGCAGAAGCATGTGGCGAAAATATAGGTGATGCAGTAAAAAGACTTTGTCTTGATAAACGTTTAAAAGACAGTTGTCAAAATATTATATCATCTTCATTAGCAGTACCGCTTGAAATGAATAATGATATGAGGAAATATGGTGAAGATGAAGAATTAAATTATACTGTTATTTTGAAATCAGGAAATAAATTTTTTATAACTGAAGCTGAATATAATAATATTTTGGAAGTCATGAATTTATCTGCGAAATCTGTTTATTCAAATGTAGATAAAACATATACAAAATATGAAATTTAATATATGATATTTAATGAGAATTTGATTAATAATATATCAACTATATATAAAGTTTTTTATTATTGGAATAATGATGATGATACAATAAAAATATTTATATTTCGTTATACAAATGAAGATGAATATGCAGAGCAATTTGCAGAATATCTTGTACATGAATTTGTAGGAAATACAGGGTTCATTCGTAATATATTAACATATACTATTTGTGATGAAGATACTAATACATATAAAAAAATAAAAGAAGAAATATTTAATTATTTGAGAGATAATACATTATTAAGTGATATTATTGCTGTTAGATATTTTTCTACATATAGTAATAAATTTAATTCTAGATATAGTAATAAATTTAATTCTATTTGGAAACCTTTTGATAACACATATAATATATTTGAACCATTAGAATTTTCATATTGTAATAAATTCGGCAAAGCAATAATAGATACTAAAACAAATAATACTAAAAAGACAAATAAATTTATGAATTATGATATTTAATTATGGGATTAATAAAAACAGCAGATATTAAAACAAAATATAGTAGTCATTTTGACATTATATTACCTTGGTTTCCTATATATTTAAAGAAAATATGTATGGATAGAAATTTTGATGATATTTATATTCTTAAATATGTAAATCCAAATAATCATGAAGCTTTTTATTATAAAGTATCTGGTGAATGGGGATTCACAATAAGATATAATGGAATTGGATATTTTAGTGAATTAAATATTGGTAAAGGTGATTTTGTTTTAACTAATTTTGTACAGTCTTCACCAGAAGAATTTTTAAAATGTAATCCAAGTTGTAAGTTAGAAAGTACATGCGATATGTGTGTTGAAGTTTGGAATGATATTGTGTCAGATAATAATTTAGCAAAAGAACAAATTTGGGAATTTAGTAATGGAATGTATTATCATGAAGAATATTATTACAATAATAAGTATATGATGTATGAACTATAAAATAATAATTTAATGAATAATATAGATAAATTTGATATTAATGATAAAGAAAAGTCATTAGTAGAACTTCATAAGACAGATTATAATAATTATTCAGACTTAAGTCATTTTGTTGAAGAATATTATAAAGCACAAGCTCTTATAAATGAATGTCAAAATTTTTATAAATCGTTTTTCTTAAGTAAACTTTTGACATACTCAAAACTTACAAATACTTCATATAAAGAAAATGAATATAATTTCTTTAATATTAAGATAACAGGTCTACCACTACATGCAGATACATTTAATTTATACAATGAATTTGAAGGGTTAGATGATTCTTGTAATGGTACGTATAATTATAAATCACTTTTAGGATATGAAAGACTTGCATATTCTAGAGCAATGTTTAAGTTTAAAGAGCAATGTGATAAATCAAGAAAAAAGTTGTTTACTATACATATAACATTAGAACAACGTTATTGGATACCTTATTGTGATTGTAAAGAAAATGCTTATTATTTTTCATTTAATGGTTTTATTTTAAAGAAATATAAAAAAGAACATTTTATTACAACTTATGGAAAATTAGAGATATATCCTAAAAGTGAGAGTAAACGAATTGATAAAGATGGTACATTAAAATTATTATTATCTGATATTATTGGAGATAAATCAATATATGATTATATGAGAGAACTTACATCTTCATATAAAGAAGAGTTTTATAAAATATATAAAGAAGAATTAAAAACTGTTTTAAAGCAGATAAATGTGCCTATAATTCATATTGATATTAATAATGATTTAAAAGATGTTGCATATTCATGTTATAAATCATATATTAAATCTGTTAAGAAAGCAGATCTTAATGAAGAAATTGTGAAACTCAGTAAAACTTATGAATCCGATGGCGAATATGTTGATTTATTAATTTCTGAAATTTTTACAAATGATGAAATCGATAAGATGATTGATAATATAGCGATAACTCCATGGACAGGTTATCTTGATTATGATATTCTTGAATATATCAATAAAAACTATTATAATAAGATTATAGATTTAACAAAAACTAAGATGGCAGATGCAACTTATGCATATAGAACTATCATTAGAGAATGTTCAGAATATAATAAAAATCAAAAATTATATATTATTGGTAAACATAATCAATCACATTATTTTTGTGATCAGAAAGATGTTGATAAAATTAATATTAATTTAAATAATAGGAAACTTATATGTACATATACAAAGACATCAAAACATCTTAAATATCGTTGGCCTTCTGATGCTCCATATGTTGTTACTGAATTAACACGTCAGGTTATATTTGACGTAGATAATAACTCTGTATGTGATTTTAATGAAAGTGAAAATACATATGAAATTTCAAGAGATAAGTATTATTAAATATTAAATCAGTTATCTATTTTTTAGGTAACTGATTTTTTTATTTGAAATAAAATATGTATCTTTGTAATATAAATAAAGTATAAACAATTAAAAAATATAAAATTATGACAACATTATTTAAGTATATCTTTACATTTATTTTATTTTTGACAGTATTAGGTATCATTTGTTTACCATTTTATGCAATTTATCAAGGTTTTGTTATGGTTGCAAGTGGTTCACTATGGGGAATTCTTGTTGTTGCAGTAGGTTTAATTGTATTGAGATTGTTTAAACCTATTTCAAATTTATATGAAAATAAAGATTTTAAAATATTTTAAGAATTATGGTTTATATTGATATAAAAACAGTTTCATATAATGAACTTAAAAACTTAAAAGCTTCAGAAGTCTTACAGTTTGAAGAGTCCATTAATGAAAATATAGATAAGCAAAAACTTATTAATAAAATGTTTTTGCGAATTATGTGCAGAGATACATTTCAAATTAATGCATATAAAGATAATATTGGTAATATTCATTTGTTAAATGGACAAGATGAATTTCATGTTATTGCAGATTTAATTAATGAAAATATTTGTATAAAAGATTTCATAGGTTCATTTAAACAGTTTAACAATATATCATATAGTCATTGGCAAACATATAGTCAGAAATTGATTAAAATAACTCCTGTTTTTGAACTTCATATTTTGGAATGCCCAAGTGACGAAGAAAAACAGTTTTATTTAGATATGTTGAAGTAAACTTTTTGATTTTTCTATATATAAATAGTTGTAGAAAATAAAATTATTAATATATGGACGATCAAAAACAATATATACAGGATTGTAATGAGGTTGTATATAAGGTTATGCCATCTCATTATCTTAAACTTTCTCCATGGAATGATGGTGAAGATCGTCGTGTTATGGAGAAAGATATAAATGGGTATAAATACATATCTTATAAAAATGCATGTATGATTGTAAATACTCAATTTGCAAATAAAACAGAAAAGTGGAAACATAATGGTAAAGAATATGTTGCAACTAAAATCAATGAAGATAAATCGATTGATGAATATACAGCATTAATAAGTATGTTACCAAATCATAAAGCTATTATTCATGATAGTAAAAATATTATGAGAAATCTTCAAGATGAAATGTCTCTTACTATTTCATCAGAAGATAATAGTTCAGAATTAAAAATGATTAAACATAAAGGAAAGATATATTATATACTTTTATTGAATAAACCATGTTCAAGAGTAAAGGCATATAATCTTTTTGGCGAATTTGTTCAATGGGTTGGCATTAAAGATTGTAAACCTATTTTTTGTGAAACAGATAAAAAGTATATTTAACTATGAAATATAGAAGTGGCGTTGTTCATGCAAGAAATGCATGGTCTGATAAATATAAGTTTTGGGAAAGTAAATGTATACCTTACATTAATTGGTATAAAAAGAATAGATTAAAATCTATTCAAAAACGTGAACATAGAATACCAGATGAATATGATAAGAGAGATGTACAAACGCATCTCATGCATTTTCATACAGACTTGTATATGCAATTACGTATTGGACGTGTGAAAAAATCTGTTATTAGAAAAATGTTTAATTATTGGTATAAAGTACCGGGTGCATATCTTAATCCAACTGATTTTGTTGATTATGATATTTTAACAACATATTCTATGTATAATGGAAATAGAAATGATACTCATTTTCCAAATTGAGATCCTGGATGTTATATTCTTTATATTACTTTCTTCAAACGAAATAAGAAAGCACTTACAAGAAAGCAGCAAAAAATATTGAATACACTTCATTCTATTAGGGAGGATATAAATAATTAAAAAATATTTTATTATGAATAACTTTGATGATGCAATAAAAAAGAAATTATTAGAAGAAGTTGATAATTTCAATAATATAGCAATATATAATAATGAGTTAAATGAAAAATCACTTAACCGTATGATGTTATGGTTAAATAAATGTGATTGTGCATTTATTACTGCATTTAGATATAAGTTAATTGACATTGCAAATCCAGATAAAACTTATTATGGTCCAAATGATAATTGGGTGGACAAAAAAATATTTACTCATGAAGAAAATCGAGAAAAAAATAAATTATTAAAAGCAGAATTATTAAACTTAAAGTATGGTGTAACTACCGTAAAAGGAATATATCCAGAAGGAATGAATAATGAGTCATCAGAGGAAAGTTTTTTTGTTGTAAATAGATTTAATGATCCTAATTTCTTAAATAATCTTTTATCTTTAGCTGAATATTTTAACCAAGATTCAATTTATTATAAACCAAAAGATAAAACATATGGTTATCTTATAGGAACAAATGATGCTACATATCCTGGTTATCATAAAAAAGGTGATGAAAGTAAATTGAAACCTGGTTCTGCTTCTAATTTTATGTCACGTATCGGTAATAAAGCTTTTTCATTTATTCCTAATAATGCATTAAAAGTGAATAATAGAAAAGAAGGTATCGAAAATACTGATGCTCCACAAAGATATTGGACCGATTATGAAGGAACGTCATTTAAAGATAGAAAGAGAAGTAGAGTACAAGAAGCAACAGATTTTTGGAAATCGATATGTGTAAGACGTATGGAAGTTTTAGAAGAAATGGAACCAAGAGGACGTTGGGCAATGGGAGGCTATATGGATATGAATTTAAGAAATGCAAGGAATAAACCTAAATTATTGAAATGAATAAAGATAATTAGATAATATCAAAATATATAGATAATAATTCTATTAAAAAGAATTGTCAATATTGGAATCATATAGATACAGAAGATCAACTTTATTTAAAAGATAAATTTAAACATATCGAAAATATAAAGTTATCAGAATGTCTCTATATGATTCTTCATCATTTAGATAATAGACCTTTATGTCCAATATGTAATAACGAAATAAAGTTAGAAAGATTTTCATTAGGATATAAAACATTTTGTTCAAATAATTGTAAATATTCCGATAAAGGAAAACAATTTATCTTGGAAAAACAAAAGAATACTTGTTTAAAAAAGTATGGAGTTGATAATCCTATGAAAAATGACTCAATTAAAGAAAAATCAATATCTAATTGTAAATTATCTAATCAAAAAAATTATAATGTTAATTATAATTTACAACGAAAAGAAATAAGAGATAAAATTCGTAATACAATTAAAACTAAAACAGGTTATGAATATGCATTTTTAAATAAAGATAAAGTCTTAAAAACATTACATAATAAATATGGTTCTAATATAAACAATGTATTTCAATTAGATGATACTAAAAATAAATCAAATAAAACAAAAGAACGTAATAATACATTTAATACATCTAAATATGAAGATATTGCATATAATATATTAATTGAACATTATAATAAAGTAATAAGACAATATAAATCTGAAGAATATCCATTTAATTGTGATTTTTATATTGAAGATAAAAATACATATATAGAAATTAATGCAAGTTGGACACATGGAAAACATCCATTTAATGAAAACGATTTAGATGATATAAATTTATTTAATAAATGGATGAATAAATCAGACTATTATAAAAATGCAGCATATAATTGGAGATATAGAGATGTTAATAAAAGAAATATTGCTATTAATAATAAATTAAATTATTATGAAATATTTCCTATTAATATAAATGATATGAAAATAAAATTAGAAAAAATTATTAGAAAAATAGACAATTTATAATTTTTTCTATATAAATAAGTAGAATAAAAAATTAGGGATAATGCCTAAGAAAGTTTCATTTGAAGAATTTGAGTAGAGATTAAAAAATAAATTTGGTGATAAGTTTAAATATATTGATTTAAGTTTAATTGATAAAGAAAATTTTAATTATTTAGATAAGTATCCTATTAAATGTTTAATACATAATAAAATAGTATACAAAGAACCAAAAATATTTTTAAGATCTACATCATTAAATATATGTAGTGAATGTCAAAGAGAACAACAGATTAGTGATGCATATAAATTACATAAACATAATGAACGACATTATACATCAATAAATGAATTTTTAGAATAGTTATATTAGAAATTTGATACGAAAATAACCATAAATAAAGATGATATTTTATTGAATAAAAATGGTTCAGTAAATTTCTCAAAGAAGTAGAAATTTGTATGTTCAATACATGGTGAATTTTATTCTAAACCATCTGATATATTTCGTTCAATACACGGTTGTAGTAAATGTGCAAATGAATATATGAAATAGAAAAATATTCAATATGGTGTAGAAAGACGGCAAACATTTATAAATGACGCTATTAAAGTTCATGGAAATTAGTATGACTATTCAAAAGTTGATATTTCAGGTAAATTAAAAAAAGTTGAAATTATATGTAATGAACATGGTTCATTTTTTATGATGCCTTCTTTACATTTAAGAGGAGAAGGATGTAAATTATGTAATAAAACATCTTTATTAAATTGTGAACGACGCTTATATCAAATACTAATTGATAATTTTCCTAATGAAGAAATAATAAAGCAGTTTCATGATTTTTTAGGAAGACAAAGTTTAGATTTTTATTTTCCTAAATATAAAATAGGAATTGAATATCAAGGTAAACAACATTTTGCATCAGTTGAATATCTATAGTTAGATAATCGACATTCATTAAAACATTAGCAAGAACTTGATGAACAAAAGTTCAATAAATGCAAAGAACATAATGTTAAACTTTTATATTTTACATTTGATAAACAATATGAAAATATAGATTATTATTCAAAAATATATGTAAATATAAAAGACTTAATTGAAAAAATACAATATATAATAAATAATTACAATATCTGTATTGATAATAATATAGATATTGAGCAACAAAAATTAAATACATAATAAAATTATGAGCAACAAGAAAGTTATTGGTTTGGACCTAGGTACTGGAAACAGTGCGGTAGCCATCATCGAGGCAAACAAAGCTAAAGTAATTGAAAATGCAGATGGTTATAAGACAACGCCATCAGTAGTGTACATTAAAGGTGATGAAACAAAAATTGGTGCAGCTGCAAAGCGTGGTATGGTAATGAATCCAAAAAATACCATTTCATTTGTAAAACGTTTTATGGGTGCAAAATGGGATGATCCAGATGTACAGAAAATGTTGAAGATGGTAACATATGATGTTGTCGATGAAAATGGAAATCCTCGTCTAAAGATTGACGATAAAACATATTCACCTGAGCAAATTTCATCTATGATTCTTAAGAATATGTATGAAGTTGCAAAGGGATATTATGGAACAGATGATTGTAAAGATGCTGTAATTACTGTTCCTGCTTGGTTTAATGATATTCAGCGTAATGCTACTAAGGTAGCTGGACAGTTGGCAGGTTTGAATGTACTTCGTATTATTAATGAACCTACTGCAGCAGTTCTTTCTTCTAATATTGATACAAAGAACGGTGATAAGATTGTTCTTGTAAATGACCTTGGTTGTGGTACAGAAGATGTATCTATTGTAGAGATTTCTGATGGTATGATTGAGGTTCTTGCATCAGATGGTGATGTATTCCTTGGAGGACAGAATTATGATAATGCTATTGTTCAGTGGCTTATTGATGAGTTTAAGAATGATACAGGTATTGATTTGAGTAAGGATAAGATGGCATATGCTCGTCTTGTAGAAGCAGCAGAGAAAGCAAAGTGTGAGTTGTCTACAGCTACTCAGACAGAGATTAATCTTCCTTATATTACTGTTGCTGATGGTGTTCCACAGATGTTGATGAAGACACTTAATCGTGCAACATTTGAGAGACTTACTGAAGATTTGACAAATAAGGTTGTTGATATTGCACATCGTGCAGTAGAGAAGGCAGGTATTACAGAAGATCAGATTAGTGAGATTCTTTTGGTTGGTGGTTCTTCTCGTATTCCTTCAGTTCAGTCTGCATTGGAGAAGTCATTTAACAAGCCATTGAATAAGACTTGTAATTTTGATGAGGCTGTTGCCCTTGGTGCTGCAATTCAGGCAAATACACTTGCTGGTAATGCAACAGAAGATTCAGTTCTTCTTCTTGATGTAACACCAATTTCATTGGGTATTGAGGTAAATGGTTGTGAGATGGCAAAGTTGATTGATGCAAATACAACTATTCCTACACGTAAGTCACAGGTATTTACTACAGCAGTAGACAATCAGCCTGCAGTAACAATTAAGGTTCTTCAGGGTGAGCGTCCAATGTCAGCAGATAATAAGGTAATTGGTAATTTTAATTTGGAGGGTATTGCACCTGCACCAAAGGGTGTTCCTCAGATTGAAGTAACATTTGATATTAATGCAGATGGTATTCTTGAAGTAACAGCAACAGATAAGGGTACAAATAAAGAGCAGAAGGTAACAATTCAGTCTCCTAATGCACTTTCAGATGAAGAGATTGCACGTATTAAGGCAGATGCAGAGAAGTTTGCAGAAGCAGATAAGAAGAAGAAGGATGAAGTTGATAAGTTGAATGGTGCAGAGCAGTATGCAACACAGGTTCAGAAGTATATGGATGATGAGAAGACAGGTTCATCAATTCCTTCTGATAAGAAAGATACATTGAAGACAAAGATTAGTGCAGTACTTGATGCAGTTTCTAAGAAGGATGCTGTTGCAGCAGAATCTGCACGTGTAGAGCTTGAGACAGTATTTAAGCCAATTGTTGAAGAAATGTATAAGAATGCTGGTGGTTCTCAACCTCAGGAAAATTCTGCGCAAAACCCTAACGATATGTTTGCAAATGCAGGTTTTGGTGATGCAACTGCAAATAATTCAACATCTGAGAATTCAAAGACAGATGATAACGTTCAGGAAGCAGAATACGAAGAGGTCTAAAAAGATATAAAAGTTAGTCTATAAATTTATAGACTAACTTCTAAAAATTCTATAAAATAATAGAATACAATATTTTAATTTAGAATAAATGAAAACTATAAAAAGTGAGTAAAAGTATTTGAAGAAGGGAACGTATACAAGAGGATTGTATTCTGTTCCCTTTTTATTTTAAATGTTATTATATAGTTATTAAATATGGCAAAAGACTTATACGAAATTTTAGGTGTTTCTAGAGATTGTAATGAGAAAGACTTAAAGACAGCATATAGAAAACTTTCAAAGAAATATCATCCTGATATGCAGAAAGGTAAATCACCATCTGAAGTAAAAGAAGCTGAAGAGAAATTTAAGGATGTGAATCATGCATATGAAGTATTGAGTGATCCACAGAAGAAACAGAATTATGATACATATGGTGATGAAAATGGTCAGCAAAATCCATTTGGTGGTTCAGGTTTTGATCCATTTGGTGGTTCAGGTTTTGATCCATTTGGAGGATTTAATCCATTTGGAGGATTTAGTGGTTTTGGAGGTGCTAAACAACAGAGAAATCAAGTTCAACCTGGTAGAGATATTCAAATGAAAATTCCTGTTACTATTGAAGATATATTTAATGGTATTAAGAAGGTTGTTAAATATAAGAGAGATGTACGTTGTCCGTCATGTCATGGTGCTGGTGGAACTGGACAGAAAACATGTCCAAAGTGTCATGGTGCAGGAAAAATTATTCACCAGTCTCTTATAGGAAGAGGAACATTTTCGATTCAAGAAGAAATTTGTCCATTATGTCATGGAACAGGTTTCTATGTAGAAAATAAATGTAATCATTGTGGTGGTTCTGGATTTGAAAAGCAAGAAGTAAAGATTGAAATTGAATTTAATACAGGCATTCAGAATGGTGAATATAAAGTATATAGTGGTAAAGGTTCAGAATCAAAGAAATCAGTTGGACAGAATGGTAATTTTATTGCTATAGCTGATTATAAATTTGATACAAACAAATATCAAGTTGATGGTTTGAATGTAATAGAGCATATTCATGTACCTTATTATAAACTATTACTTGGTTGTTCATATACAGTTAATATACCTTCTGGTGTATCAAAAACAATAAAGTTACAGAGTTGCATTAAAGAAGGTACAGTTATGCGATTATCTGGTGAAGGTCTTAAACGACCTGATATGAATCAAAGAGGAGATTATTTTGTATGCGTACATTATTTGATTCCTGATAATTTAACACCTAATGAAAAAGAACATTTGGAAGCAATTAATAAATGAATTTATTAAAACTTTTTAGCTATTTCTTAGTAAAATAAGAAATAGCTATTTTTATTTAAAAACCATGGAAGATTTTAGTAAAGTAGAAGGTATTAAAACTAAAGGTGGAAAACCATATGTGTAGAATAAAGAGTTAATGAAAGAAATAGTTCTTTCAAAATAGAGAGATGAACTTACATATAATGCTGTTGTCATGCTTTAGTTAATTGCTGAAAATTTAGCAAAAAAGAAACATTATAAATGTCAAGAGGATAAGGAAGATTGTATACAGACAGCAATGTTGGATGTTGCAATGTATTGGCGAAGCTTTGATCCAGAACGATTTAGTAATCCATTCGCATATTATACCAGTATGTTATGTAATGGTTTATCAAAAGGATGGAATAAGATTTATGGTAAATTTAAAGCATCTGAAATGACAAGTCTTGATAATAATATACATTCATTTTAAATTAAAAAATACAACTAATAAATTATGCCCGCATATAGTAACACATTAAATAATTATATTACTGAAAATGGTTCAGTTATTGATAATGAAACATTAAATAAAATGTTGTTATCTAAAGATAAAGTACAAGATAGAATTGAAAGATCATATGCATATGATGATGGTAATACAGTAATTCCAGGTACACCTATTGATAATAATTTAGATAAGCAAGTAGAGACTTTAAATGAAGAATCTGGTATGAATACTCTTATTACACAAGCAGCTATTGCAAAAGCAAAATCAGAATCAGATATAAGAGAAAAAACAAAGCAAAAGCATGAGCAGAGAAAGCAGTTTATTGAATCTATGATGTATCAGCAAGGTGAACTTTATTATCAGCAGCATCATTATATGATGGATGGTAAAACAAAGCGTAGAGTTCGTAAAGCTATTGAACGAGCATATGATAAAGGTAAATATAATAAGAGTGGTATTTATTTTGAACAACCACAAGTGAAACAAATAGTAAGAAAACATAAAAATACCAATACAGAACCAGTTAATATGCAAGATATATTAAAAATGTAAAATGTATGCTCTAATAGATATTTTCAACATTTATCTATTAGAGTTTTTTATTATTATGGAAAAATTACAAGATGTATTAAAAGAAAAGTTTGATATATGTTATGTATTAAACTTAAGTGATCGGAAAGATCGCAGAAATAATATGGAAACACAATTTAAGGAAATGAATTTTGATAATATTAATGAAAGTACATGGTTACGTTATCATTATACGACAAAATTTCCTTATAATAGTTTAATAGCATCTGCATTTAATGAATCAGGGAAAGGTAGATTTACAAAAGCAAATGAATATGATTGTGCAAGAAATCATTATGCAATTGTAAAAGAATGTTATGATAGAGGATTTTCTAATATATTAGTAATGGAAGATGATATAAAATTTTTAAAAAATAATGAGACTTTTTTAACTTTTATTCATAATATACCTGTAGATTATGATATACTTCAATTTGGAGGATTTACTACAGATCCACGTGCAAAAAATATATTAGAAAAATATGATGATAATATATATTGGGTGACTCATAAAGATGTTGCATTATGGAATGCTTCTATGTATGCATTATCTAGAAAAGGCATGCAATATTATATTGCATTTATGGATAAGTTTTTCTGGGTTGCAGATGGACCATTATATAAAGCACCGATAAATGATAAAATAATTAATTCTTATATTTCTACAATTCCTTTGGTTATTCAAGCAGATAAGAAAGAAATTTTATCAGATATAAGAAATGATAAAAATGATAGAATTGATTATAAAAATGATAATGTATATGAATCACAAATTAAGTTATCTGACTACTATTAAAAATTAATTTTAGATTGTTGTATAAATAAACAAATTAAATTTATAAAATAATCTAACAACTATGTTTAACATGTACGACGAAGCTAATATAGATTTAGAAGAAATGATGTATCTTCAGGATGTAGAAAATGAAGATGATACTGAAGATACATCAAATGAAAATGAAGATGGCACATCAAATGAAGTTGAAGATGATTATGTATTAACTCAATCATTTTTAGATAGGCAATCTAGACTATTAGATAATGAAAAAATAAAAATGAAAGTTTTTCATAAACCTTCTGAAAAAATATTTAAAGGTGTTGTATTGGGGAAATGTCAAGGTTTTACTGATAAATATGTATTTTCTATGTATGAAGTAATAGATGGTAAAGAAGTTGAACCATTAAAGACTAAGATCTTCAACTTGAAGGATCTTACAAAAGAAAAATAAATATTTTAATAATTAAATTTTTAGAGGAAACTAATGGTAAAGAAAATGGCACCGCGACGGGTAAAGATTTGTCCTGGATGTCCTTCAAAAGGTTTGGATTTTGATGTGACTCCACAATTTAATTTCGTTCCTGAGAAAAAGAAGGATACGAAGAAAATTACAATTATTAGTGATGTTAAAAATCACATTAAAGGAAAGATTGCGTCTTTATTTTAAAAGAAACAAATAAAGGATTATAATTCATTTTTATTGAGTTATAATCCTTTATTATTTTAAACATCTAAATCATAATTATCTAAATCGATTACTTGTACATGTAATGTATCATGTTCTTTATCAAATTTCTATTCTATTTTTTTAATTCTACCTTCAATCTAAGACCAGTTTTTATTTGCATGATTAATAGTATCAACCATATTGTTAATTACCTTTTTGTGCATAACAACATCTTTATGCAAATGCTCTAGATCTCTATCGAGATCCTGACCACTTTTAAAAATAATATTTCCTGCTTTTTTTAAATTTCCAAATGCAGTTATTGCACTTATACCTATAATAGAATTTTCATCAAAATAATATGCAACAGCCTATTCTCCTGGTTTTAAATTTTTCTACATAATATTCTGAACTGCTTCTTCATAACATGTAAATGGATAACGGTTATATGCATTAATATTAGATTTTGCAGTTGGTAGTATTTCGTATTGATTATTGTTCATCTTCTTTAATTAAAATAAACTTTATATATTTATTAAAAATCAATAAATAGAATAAAGAAATAGTTACTTTAATAATGAGTGATATTATATTCGCAAAAGGAAATGTAAAGAATGTACTTAAACGTATTGGTGCATATAAAAGTAATTTATTCTGCTTTGGTGAAGATCCTATAACAAAATCAGGTGTTATTGTTTCAAATGGTGAAATAATATCATCTCGCATATTGGATATTAATTTAATAGCAGGCGGTGCATCTGGTAGTATGTTATCATATAGCAAAAATTATATTAATCATATAGATGTAAAATATGTAGATTATAATGACAAAGAAATAAAAACAATGTCATTTAATATATTAGATAATGATGCATTAATAGAGATTGTTAAATTTATTGCAGAAAAACAATAGGATAAAGAAAACATTGAAAAAATTGAGAAAAATTAGATAATTTTTGATGAAAAACTTAAAAAAATTCAACAATTTTTGATAGAAAACAAAGAGCAGATATAGTGTATTGGAGATTTGAAAACTCAAATTTTAGATATGAATAATAAGCTTGATGTTTTACTTTCTGAAAGAACATTAAGACATTAATATACTTTCTAAGTATAATATATAAAATTTATTTTATTGAATGAATAAAGATATACGTATTCACATAATTTCCATTATATAGGTAATAATTATGTTTGTAATTTTGGGATTAATATATATGTTACTGACATGTATATGATTTAAAATTTTTATATCAAAAGAATATGGACAGAGCAGAGAGACGTTATCGTCAGAAGAAAAAGTGGATTTCACGATTAAAGAAACTCTGGAATTCACATGTATTATGGAATTACATTTCTCCTATTAAGCAGAAGAAGCCAAGAACAATAAAATCTATACGTGAAAACCCTGCTGAATCATGGCAGAATTTTACAAAAGATAGATTTGGTGTATTGATAAAAAATACAGGAACTGTAATGACAGATAATAAACGTTTTGATATTAAAGAAGAACATAAAAAACGATTAAATGACAGGAAACTTTCAAAAGAAGATCAAGAAGAACTTGATGAATATATGGAAAATAAAGATAATCCATACAGATTTGAAGATTTCTGTTGTAATTGTGATAATTTTCCAGGTGATTTAACATCAGAAGGACATGAATATAATGGTAAAGGAATTTGTCCATTTTATGAAAAGTTTAAAACAGGAGAATTATCAGGTGATACTGAATGGAGGACAATAAATTGTAAATGTTTTAACGATTAATTAAATAACTTTGTGAATACGTTTAAATTCAGATACAAACATAATTTAATATAATAAACATAGGAGAATAACATTCGTTTGTTATTCTCCTATAATTTTTATATAACTTTTTATATAATTTATTGTATAAAAAGTAAGTTGAATTTATAATAAAAAAATTTATGATGAAATCAGATATTCAGATTGCTCAAGAAGCATCTATGCAAAGTATTGATTGTGTTTTTAATAAATTATTTCCTACAGGTAATATACCATCAAATGGAAATATTGAAATGTATGGAAAGTATATGGGAAAGATCCCTTTGGAATTAATGAAACCGTATACAAGTTATACAGATAAACATCTTATTCTTGTTACCTCTATTAGTCCTACTAAATCTGGTATTGGTAAAACAACTGTAAGTATTGGATTGAATGATGCACTTCGAAAACTCAAGAAAAATTCAATTGCGGTGTTACGCGAACCATCATTAGGACCTTGTTTCGGAATGAAAGGTGGTGCATGTGGCGGTGGTTATTCACAGATTGTTCCTATGGATAAAATTAATTTACATTTTACAGGAGATTTTCATGCTATAACAACTGCAAATAATATGATTGCAGCTGCTATTGATAATTATTTTTATCAGAATCCAGAAGAAGAATCAAAAATTAAAAATATTACATTTAGACGTTGTTTAGATATTAATGATCGTTCTCTTCGAACAATATATACAACACAGAAATATGGTAAATTAATTCAAACAGGATTTGATATTACACCCGCTTCTGAATTAATGGCAGTTTTCTGTATGGCACGTGATATTGATGATCTTCGCAGACGTATCAATAAGATTATTATTGCAGAACGTATAGATGGTAGTTTTATGTTCTGCAGTGAATTAGGTATAACAGGTTCTATTGTTGCTTTACTATCAGATGCAATTAAACCAAATCTTGTTCAAAGTTTGGATAATAATCCTGTTATTGTTCATGGTGGACCATTTGCTAATATTGCTCATGGTTGTAATTCTGTTATTGCGACACGTATGGGTTTATCATTATGTGATTATGTGGTTACTGAAGCAGGATTTGGTTCAGATCTTGGTGCAGAGAAATTTATAGATATTAAATGTAGAAAGAATGGTTTATGTCCAGATGTTGTAGTATTAGTTGCGACAATTCCAGGATTGAAAAATCAAGGTGGATGTACAGATCTATCTAAAGAAGATATTAAATCACTTGAAATTGGATTAAAGAATCTTGAACAACATATTACAAATATTAAGAAATTTGGTGTAAGAGTTGTTGTAACAAATAATGTATTTGATACTGATACAAATAATGAACAGCGTATTCTTGAGAATTTCTGTACATGTAGAAATGTAAAATGTATTAAGAATACAAGTTATTTAAATGGCAGTGATGGTGCTATTGATCTTGCAAAAGAGGTTGTTGATATTGTAGACAATAATAGGAAACCAATGTTACCTATTTTTGCATATCATACATTAGATAGTATGAAGGAAAAAATTGCGGATCTATGTAAAAATGTATATGGTATTAATCCAGATAATATAAGATATTCAAAAGATGCATTAAAATTTATTTCAAGATTTGATAGAACATATGAAAATCATGAAGATGAATTTATTAATGAAATTTATGAATATCCTATTTGCATGGCAAAAACACAATATTCATTCTCTGATAATCCTAATGTTATTCCATCTGTAAATAATAATACAATATTTAATATAGATGAAATAAAGATTAATAATGGTGCAGAATTTTTTGTTGTTATTGCAGGAAATATGATGCGTATGCCAGGATTACCGAAAGAACCAGCAGCTAAGCATATTGATTTTGTAGATGGAAAAGTAACAGGTTTGAATTGATTATATGGATAATAAAATCATAGATATAAATGAGTGGTTGAGATGGGTGATAAAGAAACATCCATCTCAAAAACAAATTACCACAATTAAAAAATATTGGAGTTGTCATACAATTAAAGATTATTGTACAAAATTTAAAAATGATATTCGTAAAGATATATATGATAACTTAAAACAAAATAATTTTGAAGCAGAGTGGAAAGATAATAGTTATTCATGGGATTTGGACCGTTTATTCGATATACAAAAATTCGTTAAAGATTGTCCACAATTAAGCAAAGTTAATATAGGATATTTTGCAATACAAGATACAATTAATTCTTTAAAATATAAGGAATATATACAAGTAATAAAGCAATATAATAAAGAAATAGCAAATAGACCTAATAATGGTCCATATACATTCAGAATTATTAAATTAGATTTTGGTGTATTTCAAGTATATTGTAGGCAATCCAGAATATTATGGAAGGAACATTCATATGTTATGAATTCTAATGAAGCTGATGAAGAATTAGAAAAACAAAACGGATATAATGTTGCCTGGGAAGATGACCAAGTTATTTTTATGTCAATTCCTATATTAAAGATTAATAAAGATTTATTAAATGGAAATACAATAGTTGAACTTCAAAAAACTAAACGTTTATATTGTTTAAATGATAATAAAGATAATAGATATAAAAGATATAAATTACCTGAATTATATTATCCAGCTAATATTAAAACATTTATTGATTATTGTATTGATAATAAGCTATTACCGTTTAATAAATCAAATATCAGAATATGGTCTAAAGCTGATAATTTTGAAATATATAATGGTGAAGATTATTTAGAAGAAGAAAAAAAATTATGTCGTTATCCTTTTCCCATGAAAAATATCAAAACAGAAAAAGAATTAGACTTATATATTAAAGAACAAAAAAAGAAGAAAGCATTAGAGAAAAGTTTAGGAATACCAGAATCAATGCAATTAATATATCGCAAAAATGATATATTTATACCAATTAATAATATTACACAGAAAGATTGTGACAATTTTATTAATAACTATAACAATAGAAATTTATATGAAATAATTAAGTATGAATAAACAATTACAAAATATTCTACATAAACCAGATATAACAGGAAATATAGAATATCTTCAGAAATTAGAGAATGAAACATATGAAAAAGCATATGAATATAAAACATTAAAAAATGAATTACTTATTTCCCAACGAGATTTGAGAGGTAAATATGTTCGTATATCAAAAGAACGTTCATATAATAATGCTGTTTATATTCATGTATATGAACAATTTGTAACGTGTGATAAACATGATACAAGAGTATATTTAAATGGATTGTCTTTTAAATATAATGATTCCTCATATCTTGATGATATATGGTTTGAATTTGATGCACATAAACAATTATCATATAATTTAAATGAGTTTCTTAATCTTACTATAATTGAATTATCCGCAGATGAATTTAAATCTAAATATATGAAAATGATTAGTGAAACAGAATCTCTATATGATAAATCAGAAAAGTTAATTAAAAATATAAAATAATAAAAATATTTTAGACATTATTAATATTTCATGTTATAATATATGTTAAATGCAAAAAATATTTTATATTACTTAGTTAAAAATATTTAAAAATAATTAAGAATATTTAAAACTTTTAACGCATTTTTTTATAAAATATATATGAATATTAAATGATTGAATTTTTATATAAAGGTCAAAAATGTTATACAAATAATCTTCCGAAGAAATTAAAGCGAATGAAGATTACAGAAAATGACATTGAAATTTTACGTGAATTTGATGAAACAGAAAAGAAAGTAAAAGTTGAAGAAGAAATTGATGATACTTGGACTTATTATGTATTTCAAAATTCAAAAGGTTATTATTTATGGGGTATAAATAAACCAGATATTACATATATACAAAAATTTGGATTTGATATTTCTGATTATAAATTAATTGATACATGTAGAGGTACTTTACCAAAAGAATATTATAAATGGAATCCTGAAATGGGAACAGGACGAAAAGATTATATTTAATTTTTATATTTTTATTGCCCTATGATGTAATGGTTTAAGCATTCGAAACTCTAACTTTCGCAGACTCAGTTCGAATCTGAGTGGGGCTACAAAATATGGTTATTAAATATTAAAAATTATTATGAGTAAAGATGATATTATAAATAATATACCATAGTGTCCAGGTATTTATATGATATAGAATGATATAAATAAAAAGTGTTATATTGGTTAGAGTATAAATCTACATAAAAGATTATTACATCACATTAATAATTCTGTTAATAATAGATATAATGCACCAATATATAAAGCATTTAAGAAATATGGTATAGATTCCTTTTCATTATATATTTTAAAAACATTTGATAATTATATCACATCTGATATAAAGCAACAATTAGATCTATTAGAAAAATAGTATATTCGTAAATATAATAGTTATGGAGCTACTGGTTATAATCAAACAAAAGGTGGTGATGGTGGTATTGATGGATATAAATTCACAGATGAATAGAAATTAATAGTTTAGAAAAAATCATATGAAAAATAGAATGATGGAAGGCATACAATATATTGTTATGATATAAATACAAAGAATATTGTTTCATCTACATCATTACAATAGTTAAAGCGTGATATGAATGTTAATTTTACTAGAGGTAGTGTCAGTAATCTTTTAGTTAAAAAACGATATATATTATCACGTGATAAACAAGAATTAATGTAGAAAATATCTAAATATAATGAGAAGATATAGTTATTTAATTCTAATGGTTGCAGTAAATTAACAGTAGATATGAAGAATGATATTGTAAATAATATATCAGAATCAGATTTTTTAACTAAATATAATGTATGTAAATCAACATATTATCATTACAAATAGAAATTAAGCGATTATATAGAATAATTAATAGTTATGTAAATTAAAATATAGTATTGGGGATTAGTATAGTGGTCAGTACAGGAGTCTCTAAAACTCTTAGGCCGAGTTCGAGTCTCGGATCCCCAACGACATGACATTAGTAATATTTTTAATTTTTTACAATTATGAAACAGAAGACAATTATAAAGACAGAATATTATGCAGATGATGGAAAAGTTTTTACTAATAAAACAGAATGTGAGTTATATGAAAGTAAAGTAAAAACACCAGAGATAAATCTATATTCAGTTATTGATAAATTAGATGCTAAAGCTGTTGTTAATTATATTGATCTTATAATAGGACAATATAATGTAATTAAAAATTCAGAAATTAGAGATGTTAAGATTAAACATATGTTAACAAAATTACAGGATGAGTTTAAACATTATATCTCTGATAATTAAACAACATAATATTTTGTCTTTTTCGAACAAAAAATTGTGAGAGAATTTAAATGATTAAAGAAGATATATTAAAGCAAGAATACACAGAAATTGCAGATTTAGCAATTAGAATGGAGAATAATGTAAAAGAAGCAATTACATTATATAATGAAGTTAAGAGACTTAATAATATGAAATTAGTAGAAGATAACTTATTCAATTTACAGTTTGTTATTAATTGGCAAGATGAATTAAATAAGGTATCTATTACAAATGTAGAAGATTGTTAAAAAATGATATTATACATTAAATGGAGATTATTCATATAGTCTCCATTTTTTATTTTAAAAACTTTTATGTATCTTTGAGATATAAATTAATGAAAGAAAAATAGAAATTATGAAAGCAAAATCATATACATTTATAAATTCATATGACCATAATAAATCATTATCAAATATTCCAGAGGAATATTATATTGATAATACAGATTTATATCTTGGTAATTATGAAGAAAGTGGGAGATCATCATACTATTTTAGTTTTAGTAGAACTATTTATGGATTTCTTATCAAGAAAGAAGTATTAGATAATGAATGTAAATCATTATATACAGTAGATCCTATATCAAAAGATAGTAGACGTATTGTATTTGTAAAGATTAATAAAGAAATTTCACCTGCAGTTAGAGGTGCTTCAGAAATTATAAGATATTCTTCTGCAGACAAATGGTCTGTATGTTTTGTAAGAGAAGCGGATGATAATTATAAAATTAGAGAGGGATATTATCTTCTTTCTGTGTGTGATGTACCACATGTTAATACAAGAAATCGTTGTTTTGAAACCGAAGAGGACGCTATTGCTGAATATAATAAGAGGCAAGAAAAGAATGCAGCAAGAAGAAAGGCAAAATGGGATGCAATTGATAATGCGCCAAACAATGGAGATATTTATTTAGCAACACCGAAATATATTGTTAAACGAATTCATATTAAGACAAATTATTTAAGTGATGTTAAAGAAGGTGATATTGTGTATGGTAGAATTACAGTTTTAGAGGAAGGTAAAAATAAATTGAATAAGTCATCATGTTATGCAAATTATATTGATTTGTATGTTAATGATAAATTTTCAAAAACGCTTCCAATGAATGTATTTGGAAATTTAATGTCAAAAAATATGGAATTAACTATATTCGTTTAATATAATAAGAATATTAATTATGAAATTATCTGATTATTTTACAAATATATTAAGTGCTATTTTTATGCCAAATAGTATAAAGGAAAAAGAAGATATATTTAAATCAATAATAAAAAACAAAGATGACATGATTAGAATACACGAAGATTTAACTCATGCATATGATAAAACGATTAAAGATTTTAATATATCATATAACACCTTATATAAAAAATATAATAGTATAATTAGTGAAAATCATAGACTTAATGAGATAAATACTGTATTAAATAATAAGTTACAGCGTTATTATAAAACAGGTAAAAAGTTAAAGAAAAAGTAAACTTTTTAATTAATTACATATATAAAATATGTAATTAATATTTAGGGGACATTTTTTGGTTTTGCTTATTAATTATGTGGTAATAAATCGTGTAGGAAAGTTAAAAGCCTTTTGTAGTAATACAAAGAAATTTAGCAAATAAATTTAAATGACAACGAAATTGATTTTCGTATGGCAGCTTAATCCGGTAGGATTGGTAATATAAACCCATTGAAGCATTTGCTCCTTACAAGGTAAGTTGAGCATCGCCACGGAGTTCAGTGAGTGTTTTCTCTGTTAAATAAAACTCACTATACTTTTTTGTCCAATAAGAGTGATTAAGACATTAAACTGTTTAACTCCTAAGAATGTATGATGAAAACTAATTAAGAAATACGCACGTAGATAGTTTATTATTGACAAGTTAGTAATACTCCGGTTCGACTCCGGATGTCTCCAGTCTTTCTATATGTAAATACCGCCACGAGGTGAAAGATGGGTAATGCTAAAATTTACATTTTTACTATGGTATACATAGTATAGATAATATGATATTTCATAATATATATATTTAATTGTTTAATTTTATTTAATAGGTAATATGTATTTTTCATAAACATATTACCTATTTTTTTATATAATAATAAATAATAAAACTAAATAAAAGCATAATAATGCCTACAAAATATATAGCAAGAAAGTTTAATCCAGGAAAAGCAGATCATAATAAAATCAATACACTTATTAATCTGTCTTCTCTTAGTTTAAATTCATCATAGAGTATTCTTAAAACATCATTAGCTTTAGGTTCCGCTCAAACAAATAATTATACAGGTGATTCATTATACCCATTTAACGATGGTTTAAATTAGGATCAAAATTCTTTTTCATAGTATGTTGATATTACTAAAAATACAAAACAATCTTATGCATATTATGATTTATCATATCAATAGAGACGTGAATAGTTAAGATAGTTCGCTTCACAACAAACAATTTCTTTTGTTCTTGATACTATTTCAGATGAAACTATAATATTAGATGAAAACAATTATTTTGCATAGTTAGATTTAAATCTTCTGAAATTAAAGCTTAACACTAATTATAAAGGTGCAAATGGTGAAACTGCAGATGATTTAATTAAAAATTGTCAAAAAGCATTTAAGATTATATATTCTACATATGGATGGGATAAATCAAATGATGCATGGAATTATTTTAAAAAATTCTTAGTTGAAGGATATTTGGCATTTGAAATTGTTGTTGATAATCTTATGAAACCTACACGTATTATAGGTATGAGAGAATTGGATGCAGCAACTCTTGAACCTGATATTGAAATAGATCCAGAAACAGGAAAGGAAGTAAAAGTATGGTATCAATATAGAGGTGATGCTTAGTTGGAAAGAAAAATACCAGATTCAAATATTGTATATATATCATGGTCAACAGGTATGTATGGTGAAAATTCACGTGTTTCTTATCTAGAAGGATTAATCAGATCATATACAATGTTAACACAACTTGAAACATCAAGAATGGTTTGGAATATTATGAATTCACAGAAACGTGTTAAAGTTGGTATTCCAGTAGGTAATATTTCATAGGACAAAGCTCGTGCAAAGGTTAATGAAGTAAAAGCAGATTGGAATGAAGAAACAACAGTCGATGAAATATCTGGTGAAATGGTTGTAAATGGTCAACCACGTTTTTCATTTTCCAAAACTCATTTCTTTCCAATTCGTGATGGTAATTCAATGACAATAGAAGAAATACCTACAGAAGGTTATGACTTAAGTGATATTACACCATTGAAATATTTTTGGAGACGTTTTATATTAGAAACAAAAGTTCCTGCAAATAGATTTATGATTGATCCTGCTGCTGATGGGGCGCATCCATTAGGTGGTGATGATGCAAGTATAACACGAGAGGAATATGCATTTAGTAGATTTATTAGTCGTATTCGCGTTATGTATCGTGAAATTTTGTTAAAACCTTTATGGGTGCAAATATGTTTAATGATGCCAGAATTAGCTAATTCTGAATTGCTTAAACAATGTATAGGTATTGTATTCAATGAGGAAAACTTATTTGTTAAAGCAAAAGAAAGAACAGCATTAAAATAGGGTGCAGAAATTATAGGTACTTTAGCACAAATTCAATTAGGTGAAAATAAACCATTCTTTAGTATGAAATTCCTTATTGAGAAATTTCTAGGTATGTCTGATGAAGATTTTGCACTTAATGAAAAATATAAGCAAGGCGAAATTATTGAACGATTAGAACAAGCCAAAACAATTAAACAACACCAAGAAATGGGAAAACAAGTTGGTGAACAGCAAGGTAATGGTGCACCAGGCGAAATGGATTTCGGTGGTGATTCTGGAGGTTCAGGATTTGATGATTCATTTGGTGCTGGAGGTGATACTGGTGGAGGTGACTTCGGTGGAGGAGGAGACTTCTCTGGTGGTGATGAAGCATTCTCTGGAGGTGATACTGGTATGGGATCTGGTGGTTCTGAAATTGCAGATACTGGTGGAGGAGATGCCGGTGGTGATTTCTCTTAATAAAAATATAAAAGAGTTAGATATTCGAATATCTAACTCTTTCTTTTATTATATAGAAAATAAATATTAAAAAATATCATAGTATGAATAATAAGTAGAAACATTTTTATGGTTGCATTCCGTCTAAATTAGATGGTACAGAACAAGTAGTAAATGTTGATTCAAAAATACCATTACCTGATGAATTTTCTTTAAGAGATGTTATGCCTCCTGTTCGTGATTAGGGTAATACATAGACTTGTGTATGTCAATCATTAACTGGTGTACTTGACTATCTTCATAACAGTAAAGTAGGAACTGATGGTAAATGTAATAATTTTTCTATTAATACATTATATAATTCTCGTTCAAATAAACCATAGGAAGGTATGTCTATAAAAGAAGCATTAAAATATCTTAAAACTAATGGTTTAAACGGAGAAAAAATTAATTCATATGCATTGGTTCCATCAGGAGAAGTTTTAAAACGTGCATTAATTATGTTTGGCCCGGTAGCTGCGGGGTTTCCAGTTTACACAGATAATGATCCATATTTTTGGAGAAAAGGTTCTAATTACGCAGGAGGACATTGTACATTAATAATTGGATTTAATAAGCAAGGATTTATTATTAGAAATTCCTGGGGAACATCATGGGCAGATCATGGATATATTACTATTCCATATGAAGAATATGATGATGCAGTATTTGAAGCATGGACAACAATTTTATAATTAAAACAAAATAAAGAATAAAGAGTATAATTTAAAAGTTATACTCTTTAATTTTATGGTAAATGATAATGATATAATTTAGTTATTTAATAATAATGGAAATCCCGATACGGGAATGTTAAAAAAATTTAATTATTTAGATAATGAAATTTAGGTATATGTAAAAAATAGATGGAATGATATACCAGAAAATTATTATACAAATAAAGAATCTATTTATAGAATTATTAATAATATTCAAATTAGACCTGTATGTAAATATTGTGGTAGACCAGTTAAATATATGGGAAAACAATATTTAGATAAAATGTGGAAAACAGTAAATGGGTATAGATAGTATTGTTCATTTGAATGTTCATGTAAAGATATAAACAGAATTAAAAAAAGATAGCAAACATGTTTACAGAAGTATGGTGTCTCTAATAGTTCTCAATGTAAAGAAATTTAGAAGAAAATACAGCAAACGTGTATTAAGAAATATGGAGTTAAAAATGCATTTCAAAATAAAAATGTTCGAGAAAAAGCATAGCGAACATGTTTGAAAAAATATGGTGTCATAAATCCATTTTAGTCTACTGAAATAAAAGATAAAATTAAATAGCATAATATAGAAAAATATGGTGTTGAATATGTATTATAGTCTCCCATAATAAGAGAAAAAATTAAGTATACATGTTTAAAAAAATATGGTGTTGATCATATATGGAAATCCGAAATAATAAAAAATAATATAAGAGAAACAAATTTAAAATTATATGGTACAGAGAATGTTGTTCAATCACAATATTATATAGATATATGTAAAGAACGTGGTGTATTTAATTATTCAAAACCAGAAAATGAATTATACGATATATTAACAAATTTATTTTCAGAACATGATTTAATAAGACAATATAAATCAGATGTATATCCATTTAAATGTGATTTTTATTTAAAACCATATAATTTATATATAGAATACCATGGTTCTTGGTATCATAATTATCATCCATTTAATGAAAATAATATTGTTGATTAGAAACTTTTAGAAAAGTTAAAAGAAAAAGAACAACAAAATAATAAGAAACAAAATGCTTATACAATGGCAATTAAAACATGGACATATTATGATGTTACAAAATTAAATTTAGCAATATAGAATAAATTAAATTATTTAGTAATATATCCAAATATTGATTTTAATATATTAACTAATAAATATATGTTTAAAATAAAAGGTATAAAAATAATGGGTGATTATATTAAACAATTATAACAAAATAAATATATAAAATAATTATTGATTTATTTTAAATGAGAACATTTATAAATGATATATTAAATGAAGCCCGTGTATAGAGAACTATTGATCCAAAAATTTGGGCTTCAATGAGTTCAATGTCAAGCCGTTTGCGTTCAACATTAGGTGAAGATGCAAAGGTAATGAAAAAAGATACGAAAGAAGTTCTTTTATAGAAATATGTTGCAGGGTTGCTTACTATGAAGGTTGGATGTCCACATAATAATGCAGATATTAATAAATTAAAGGCATATAAGAATATTGGTAATGCATATATAGATGCAGGCGGTAATATAGCAGATATTCAGAAATTATATGTTGAAAATGGTGGTGAATTCGATGGTAATATTTCTTAGGATGAACCTGTATAGGCTCCTGATTATCCTGATTATGATGATGTACAAACAGATGATAATACAATAGAAGATGAACCAGATATTTAGGATAAACCTGTAGTTTCACATGGCTTTGATGATAGTGTAAGTAAAAAGGTTGATGAACCTGAAGAAACTACATAGACAGATTATCCTGATTATGATGATGTAGATACATCAGATTCAGATGATGAAGATATAGATGATGAAATTGCTGAAGATGAACCATTTGGTGAAAAATATGCAGATTTAAAACCATATTTTAAAACAGTAGGTAATTCTTTGAAAAAAGCAAATGAAGGTATGTTCCTTAAATGGGATGAAACAAATGGTTTAGCTTTAAGTAATGATGCATAGGGATCATTTGCTAAATGTGTTATTTCTAGTTATTAGTCATTAGATAAAAAACCGGTATTTATGATATTGGATTCATAGGAATCAACATTGGGTAATCCAGGAAATAATAATGTATATGATTCATATTATTTTAAGAAAAAGTTAGTTGGTGCTAAATAGAAATTAGAGATTACACCAGGATCTAATTATTATTATCAAGAGGAAATTAAAGGAAATTTTTATACAAGTATTCTTGAAGATAATGGTAATAATGCCGCAAAACTTGCAAAGCAAATGTCAGTAAAGAAATTGCAGTTATCTGGGTTGAATAGCGAACAGATAAATGAAGTAAAATCACAAATTTTTGATCGTGCATATCTTCCAACATTACCAGAACTTAATAAAGTAAGAGATATTATTGGTACTGGACGATATTGGACATCTTCTGTTGCAGATAAAGGTGAAGCAAATATTATGTTATAGGTTAATCCTGATAAAGTATTTAAGATTGCAGATCCTAATGTTTCTGCAAAAGTGGTTTCATTTATTAGATTTTAATTTTTTAATATAAAAGAAAAGAGATTGAATATTTGGTTATTCAATCTCTTTATTATTTTAGATTAATTGTAATTTTCTTTTTATTGTTTTAGAAACATTTTTCATAATTGATTCATATAATGCACGTTTCTTTTTTGTTTGTGTAAATTTATATGCTAACATATGTAATGCTTCTGTAATTCCTAAACGTTGTCTAATAGTTGCAGGATCAGCTGTTGCTTTACCAGACATATCTATATTAAGAAGGTCACTTATTGATTTACCTTTAACATTGATATTTTCTATTGTACCATTAACATCAGTATCATCAAGTGAATACACAAGATTTTTAATAATGTTATTTAACTCAGTTGGATTAATAAAATCATATTTATTGACAACTGCTTTTGTATTAATCCATACAAATGGAATATTTTGAGAAATTCTTGCGTTCTTTGATGTGCGCGCAGTTGACTTCATAAATAAAATCTAATTACAACTAAGAGTCATTTCTGCTGTACTTGGGGTTTCATCAGTAATTTGTTTAAGTTTAGCGACAAATTCTCTTTCTTCCTATGTAGGATAAATTTCATCTTCTTTATTTTTCTTATATGCATATGTTAAGAATGTAACAAATGCTTTATTTAAAGGAAATAATGTTCCATCACCATTTACATAATAATAATCAGAATCTTTATGACTAGATCTTTGATTATATGCGAATCTAAATGCTACTTTATCAGGATCTGAAAGACTTGCATAAATACCCGGGAGGATAGTAGCATCTTTATATACATTACCATTATAATTCTTTTTTGTACGAGGTATTATATTTCTACCATCATGTGAATCTCTCCAGTTTACATCATCTTCATCCCTATCATAATTATCATCAAATCCATCTTCAAAACCATAATCTTGACGGAGTTTCCAAATAGCATCTCGCTACTTATCATAGAATTTTGCCAATGCTTTTGAATCTTTCCAGTTACATGTAAGATGACTTACTTTAATAATATGTTCTGTTGTTAAATTTAATTTACATGTCTTTAATTTACTGGTACCATTTAAAAAATCCTAATATTTCTTAGATTCTCTAAATTCTGTTAATAATTGTTTAATTCTATTATTAGGAAGATTGTCAATATATTCCATTAACTATGCATCTGTTTCTTCGTTAATATTATAACATTGTTTTTGAGAACCACTTCTTGCAATAGGATTACTTGATTCACCCTGTAAAACGTCTGATATATATGCAATAGAAACATAATCACCTGGTTTCATATTATATTTCATAAATATGTCAGCAGGATTATAAACAACTAATGGTTTTTGTTTTGCTTCAAATAATTTCTTCATTATATTAATATTTTTTTATTTTTATGACATTGATTTATTTGCATTCATAAAGAATAACTTATATTCTTCATTTCTTCTATTAGGATTATCTTTAATATTTTTAAAATAACTGAATGATACATTATAATCACCTGGATTAATTTTCTGATTTTTATAATCATATCTACATTTTGCAAGTCCTTTTGTTATAAATGAATACTTATCATGTTTAAGATTACCAGCATTATAACATAGTGATGTTAATCCATCTCTTATTTTTTGATTATATAACATATAGCATTTAACATTATCATCATCAGTAGGCATATCTTGCAATGCTTTATATGCTCTATCTTCTGCTATCTTAATATCTTTTAAAAATAATTTATTTGCTTGTGCTTTTGTAATAATTGGTTTGCAATGTTTAGGGTTTAATATAAGTTTTCCAGTTTTTTTATCACGAGTAAATGACTGCTTTATAAGACCTTTCTTTTTTAATTGCTGTATTTGCTGATATAATGCGCCATCAGTTTCCAATACAACATGTCCATAACCTATAGTTACTTTACCTTGTTTTTCTTCAGCTTCATTTGCATAATAAGGATAAAGTAGAAGCATTTCATGTTTTTTAATAAATTCACGGGCACTGTTACTCGATTTAAAATTGAAATTCTTGTCATGTTCAAATTTATTCGCAGGAGAATTATTAATATCTTCCTATGAAACATGTTTAACACTTAATGTCTATTTTGTTTCATCTTTCATATCGATTACAAAATCTTCTGGTTCATCAACAGTAATATTTTCCTATTGTACATCTGGAATATCTTCTGTTGTTTGCTCATATGTTTCTACATTATTTTGCAGTGATTTTATTAGTGATTTACAATCCTATACCATTGATACACCACCATATATTGTTAATACAGTAACTGTAATTTTTAACATACGACGAGGCGTAATCTTTTTATGTTCATTTATATATTTCTATATTTTCTGAACATATGCATTCATCATTTTTTCCGCTTGCTTATATTGATTTGTTTCTTGAAGTTTTTTAATAATATAAATAATAAATTTTTTAAGATGTGTATAAAAGATTTTTCCATCTTTTGTAGCTTCTTTCATTACATCATTAAATATATCTTTTGCACCATATTCTTCAAGAAGTTGATTATCATATGCTTCATTTATTCGATGTTTAACGATAACAGAAATATCCTGTATCATTTCTTCATATAGATAATTATTCTTTTTCATTTAGTTACGATAACTATTTCATTTATGATATTTATTTAAGTGAAATTATTTAAGAATAAAATAGACTTTGTATATTGTTTGATATATAAATAATGTAAATTGACTAAAGCATTAGCTTGATTACATTTAGCATAAACAAAATCCTAGATTTTAGCATTAGCATTGAGTCAAGAGCTTTAGTATTACAGTAAGTGTTAGATTGTCATAGTTCATTCGTGATACATCATGAATTTTACTGACCAACACGGGTTCGATTCCCGTATTGCCCTCAATTAAAACAAAAAACAATATATATGGGCGATTGGTGAAGTGGTTAACACGTCAGTATATTTACAAGCATTAGTTTAAGTACTATGAACACATATCTACAAAAATCTAAGGTCTTATTGCGTGGAAATTTAAAATAAGACCTTGGCCCTATAGCTCAATGGTAGAGCGCATAATATTTAATTGTGATGTTATAAGTTCGAATCTTATTAGGGCTGCAATCCTTGCGATATTTTTTAATATTGTTAAGCTAAAAACTTTTTAATCATGAATAGACATGTATCCCTATTAAATTAGGTTTAAGTGATTCAAGGATTAACTTATTATAGTAATATAGTAAGCAGATGTCACAATATCTGGGAAACGTACGAAATGTGATACTCAAGGTTTGGTAGTTAGACTGCATTCGGATAAGAAACTACCTTTTTATAGATGTATGGCGAAATGGGTAAACGCAACTCAATAATATTTTGAGTTTATTTCATGGTATTCTAGGTATGAAATTTGGGAGTTCAAGTCTCCCTACATCTACTATTTCATTGGCTAAAACGTTAAATCTTAATATATACATTCTTATTATGGAAATAATATATTAAGATTTTTCTTTTTTATTTTTTTAATTCAAATAATATGTGTATCTTTGTATTGTAAATAATAAACAATATTAATAAGATATTAAAATTATGACAGAATTTAAAATTGGAGATCTTGTATTTCTTCGCAGTAATACATCATATAATATAAATGTAGAAACAGGTAAGTCTGCATTGTTGATTCCTGGTATTCATTCATGTGAGAAAGATGAAATGAATACGAAACTTATTTGTATTATTCCTATATTTAAAAAAGAAATTCTTGTAGAACGATATATTTCTGATTATGGATTTAGAAAGCAAAAAGAAATTCATAATATGATTCGTGTTATGTCAACAGATACAAGAAAAGTATATGATATTGATGCGGATTGGGCAGATGCGATTAAATCAGAAGATGAATATAACGAACGCAGAGAATTTCAAATTTTGGATAATGCAATACAGGAAGAATTTTTAGATTTATGTGATGAAATAGATGATTATATGGGTTATTAATTACAAAAATTATGTCAATAAAATTAAAGAAAAAATATGATTATATTAAAACAACGGATGGTACAATCATACCAATAAGCAGTATTATTTCCATAAAAATAGATAGACCTACTGGTTATGCAAATCGTATGTATGATAGATATAAAATTTATTACAATAAACAAATTTTGTATAAACAACCAGATTCTTATTATGGGTTATCAAATAATAATACTGATTTTAAATTAAAATATGATTTTATTGAATTAAATTATGAGCAATATCAAGATTTTTTAAAACATTTTAAAAATAAAATTTATAATATTAAAGATGTCTAGAAGTTATCATCAGTCACACAAGATTAGTAAAAAAGGTTCATGTAGTTTTGTTATAGAAGGCGATAAAAAATATAAAATAAAAAATAAATATAAAGAGCTCCGAGATATTGAAGTACAACATGATAAAGTTGTTAAATGGAAAAAGAAGAAACATATTGCATACGGTGAACAACGAAATTTTAATTTTAAAGGTGAACCAACATATACAAATGAAAAATATATAAAAGGTATTGGTGAATACTGTTTCCCTTGTATTGAAAAGCAGAAAGAGAGGAAAAAGAATAAAATTTCTATATATGATAATTTTGATGATGATTAAATGAAATAAGATATATTGTAAATTATGAAACTTTTATTTTTAGATATAGATGGTGTTTTAAATTCCGAAGAATATGCAATATGGTGTACAGAGAACGACGAAGGAAAAGAATATATAAAAAATGGAGGAGATATTTTTATCGATAAAAAAGCAGTTTTTAAAATAAAAGAACTTTGTGAAAAGTATAATGTAAGATTAGTTATATCATCATCTTGGAGAATATTTACATTAGAAGCAACAAAATATGAATTTGAACGATATAAAGATTTAAAACCCTTAAACAAATATATAGTCGGAATAACACCAAATTATATAAATTTAGATAATATACCACGTGGAAAAGAAATAGATGATTTTTTAACGATTGTATTAGATAAAAGTGCACAAACATATAATATTGCATTATATGATATAAATTTTTTTAATAGTGATAATTTAAATATAGAGTATTGTATTATAGATGATGATAAAGATATGTTAGACAAACAAATGAATAATTTTGTGCACATTGATAATTATACGGGGATAACAGATAATGATATAGAAAAGATTAAACATATATTAAATATTGTACAGGATAACTAAATTATAATAGAGAATAGTTTGGATAACTATTCTCTATTTTTATATATTGATAAATATAATAAATTATTGAAATTAATTTATTAAATAAAATATGAGAGTAATTAATAAAAAGAAAGCATTGTATAATAGCCTTATGGAAGGTATTTCTCGTTCATTACGAAATACTCTTAATGAAGATAATAATGGAATGCATATGGATTTACATGATGATTTTACTATTACATAGGATGAAAATACAGCAAAATCATTTGTAGCATATTTAAAAGCAATTAATAAGAAACAAAAATTAACACATGAAGATGAATGCAAACTTGCAGATATTATTCAGCATTCACCAAATAAGAGACAGGTAGAAGCTGCAAAAAATAAATTAGTTTCTGCAAATCTTCCATTTGTAGTTTCTGTTGTTAATAAGTATAAAAATCTTAATATTCCTAAAGAAGATTTAATTCAATATGGTAATATTGGACTTATGAAAGCAGCTGAAACATATGATCCAAGTACACCAGAAAAAGATGTAAAATTTGTATCATATGCTATTTGGTATATTCGTCGTGAGATTATGATGGCAGTTGATGAAGTAGGTGGTCATATGGCAGTTCCTCGTAATATGGGTAGTATTGCTCGTGAAGCTGCTCGTGTAAAAGAACGTTTATTTAATAAGAATGGTTATGAACCTGATATTGATGATATTTATGATGTATTAGTTAAGAAACATCCTAATTTAACTTATGATTCATTTGTATAGACGATGAAAGCAAATGCTCGTGCAAATAGTTTAGATCAATCTGTTGGAGATGATGGAGATTCTAAAGTAACATTAGGCGATATGACAACAAATAATGTTTTCAATGAGCCTGGAAGTAACCTTGAAAATGAAGATTTAACAAGAGAACTTGAAGATAATATTAAGAGAGTTATGGGTAAAAGAAATGGTGAAATTGTTTGTGCATGCTACGCTATTAATGGTCGTCCAGAGAAAAATACCTGGCAAATTGCAGAAGAAAACAATATGACAGAAACACGAGTTAATTAGATTTTGAGAGAGGCTAATAAAAAACTCAGACAAGATGAAGAAACAAGAATGCTTTTACAATATATCATGTAATAATTAATAATAATTTTAAGAGAGATACTTTATATTTTAGTATCTCTCTTTTTTATTTAGAATAAAATATGTATCTTTGTATTATAATATAAAAATGAAATAATTATGAACAGAATAGCTTTAACGAAGAAACAGATGGATACTCTTATTAATGCAGGTCTTGATGTTTCAGATGCTTCCCTTGTTTATATGGGTAAGGGACAATATAATTTAAATAAAAATGAAAAGTATATTGATACTCTTATTAAATGTAAATTAGGTTTTTATACATATACATTAGAAGATATTTATAAACGTATTGATGATATTATAACATTAGATTATTTCCTTGTTATTACTCCTGTATGTATTCAATTACAATATATTAAAAATGATGATATTTATCATGCAGAAACTACGAAAGATGATAATATGTTAGAAACTGCATATAATATGTTATTATGGGTATTAAAGAATATTTTAGAAAGAGAAATTAAACAATAAGTAATATGAATAATAATATAAAGAGAAATAATTATATAGAAGAACGAATTTGGCGCCATATAATAAATTGGATAATATATTTAATTCTCCCATTTACATCTATAGATATAATTATGTTTTTTATATTAATGGGAAAACATGATAATAATACTATATTATGGATTATGTTTATTTTTATCCTTTGTGGATTATTTATAGTATTGCGTTTTCTATTAAAAGAAACAGAACGATTGGTTGATGACTTAAAAAATCAAAAATGATGAATAAAGAAAAAATTTCTAAATGGTTTTTAGATAACTTTAAAGTTCATACAGATTGGACGGGTAGTTATGTTGAAACACAATTTAAATGTAATTCTGTAAAAGATGTGATAGATAAGTTCATCAGAGATAATTTTAAATAAAATATAGTTTTTATCTCTATATATTTTTTTATTCAAAATAAAATGTGTATCTTTGTATTGTTAATGAAATAATAAACAATTAAAAATAAAGATTATGAATACAAATATTATCACATCAGTAGACGAGTTTATCAACATTATGGCAAATGCCAAGTGTAATGGTAAATATGTAACCGTTTATGGCGAATCAGATATTAAGTTGAATAAGTTCAACACCGATGGTCTTCCAAAGGAAAGAATCAAGGATGACTTTCATCCTCGTACAAGTTTCTCTGTAACTTTCCATTTTGGACAGGATTATGAGAAAACAATGAGTAAAATTCTTGGAGAAGATTATAAGGCAACTGATACAAATAGGCGTCATATTGTTAAGAATGTCATCATGCAGTATATCAGTACAGGTAATGTATGTTTGATTTACATTCCTAACAACTACTGCAAGAATAACATTATTCTTAATGATGAACCAATTTCTGTAGTTGACAAAGCATATATGGAAAGATTTATGCCAAAGAAAAAGGCAAGTACTGCAGTTATTGAATATCGTACATTGTCGCTTAAGAACATCAAATCTATTTCAATTAACAAAGAAAAGTATGATGTAGAAATCAGTGATTGGGAAGTACGTGAAGTTGCTTAATTAAATAATGACTTTTTTAAGGTTAAACATATAAAAATTAAATCTAATGATAACATCTTGTTTGCGAAAATAGGATGTTATTTTTTTAATGAAAAATATAGACTTTAAAGTTAACATAATATATAAATAACGATTACAGTTTAATCAAACAAACAGATTATTATTGTAATCAAATAATAAAAACAAATAAATTAATTTTATGACAGACGTAAAAGATTCTCAGCATGTAATGGTAGAAGACATACTTCTCAATGCAATGCTTATGACTGATGGCTACAAGCTTGGTCATCACTGTATGTACCCTAAGGGAATGACACAACTTTTTAGTAATTTTACACCTCGTAGTAATAAGTATTTTCCTGAGGCAACAGAAGGTGCAGTTGTATTTGGTATTCAGTATTTCATTAAGAAATATCTTATCAACACATTTAACAATTTCTTCTTTAACCTTGATGAAGATACTATTCGTAAAACTTATACAGATTTGACAACTACATTTCTTGGTGAATCAGTTGCACAAAAAGTAGGCGTAGAACATATTATAGCTTTGCATCGTTTGGGCTATCTACCCATTCGTATTAAGGCTCTTCCTGAAGGTTCATATTGTCCAATCGGATGTCCTATTTTGACAATCACAAATACACATCCTGATTTTGCTTGGCTCACAAATTATTTGGAGTCTCTTACATCTAATGTTCTTTGGCTTCCTATTACCTCAGCTACAACAGCAGATGTATTTAAACGTGAACTTGTTAGACATGCAATGAAGACAGGTTTTTACAATCCTGATGATATGTCTAATCTTGCATTTTTGTGTCACGATTTTTCAATGAGAGGCATGAGTTCATTCGAGGCAAGCGTTGTATCAGGTATGGCACATCTTACATCATTCTGTGGTTCTGAAACAGTACCAGCAATTAAGATGATTGAATATTATTATAATGCAGATCCTAAGAAAGAACTTATTGCAGGAACAGTACCAGCAACAGAGCACTCAATTGAATGCTCAAATGCAACAGATGAAAATGGTAATCCAAATGATGAAGTATACTTCAAAAATATGCTTGATGAATTTCCAGATGGTATTATTTCTATTGTAGCAGATGGATATGATTATTGGAAATTCTTGACAAAGATTGTTCCTAAGTATAAGGATCAAATTATGTCTCGTAATGGACGAGTAGTTATCCGTCCGGACAGTGGTGATCCTGTAAAGATTATTTGTGGTGATCCTGAAGCAGAAGATCCATTTGTGAAAATGGGTTCATATGAATTTTTATGGAATACATTTGGTGGAACATTTAATGATAAGGGATATAAGGTACTTGATACACATATTGGTCTTCTTTATGGTGATTCAATTAATATGAAACGTCAAAAAGATACATATGCACAACTTGAAGATAAAGGATTCGCTGCAACTAACCTTATCGAAGGTATCGGAAGCTTCACTTATAATGTTCGTAGTAGAGATTCTTTGGGTATAGCTTGTAAGTCGACATGGTGTAAAGTTGATGGTAAACCTATAGAAATTTTCAAGGATCCTAAGACAGTATGTGGTATGCCTAAGAAATCACATCGTGGACTTCTTATGGTTGTAAAGGATGAAAATGGAAAGTATAAACCAGTTGATCGTGTTTCTATCGAAGATGAAGCTTCAGATAAGAATGAATTGAAGACAGTGTTTGAAGACGGTAAGCTTGTAAAAGAGTTTACACTTGCAGAAATTCGTAAAACACGTCAAGATGCAGTTCATAAACTTCTTGATGGTACTATTGATTAAAAATAAACTTATAAATTATAATAGGTTATGATCAGTAAGTTTATGTATTTCGTAGGTTTACCGTGTTGCGGTAAATCTACGTTTATCTCAAATAATTATTCAGATGCAGGTCATTTATGTGATATGTTGTCAACTCTATTATCAACAACACATCCATTTGATGATTATTCATTTGAAGAAATTAATGAGACATTAGAGAATAATTTAATTGATAATTCTACATGGATTATTTCTGCCGATGAAATTAAACCTATGTTAGAAGGATATACTGATGAACATCCTGAAGTTGTTCATGAGGATTCTGTTCAATTAGCAAGACGAATGATTTTTGAAATTGCAAAATCAAAAAATCTAAACGTTAATATTATTCTTGATGGTGGTGGAATTAATAATCATTATAATCTTAGTATTATAGATTATTTGAGAGAACATAATGTAGATAAGATTACTTGCGTATTCTTCGATACTCCAGTAGAAGTTTGTATAAAGAGACTTCAAGGTCGAACTCGTAAAGTTCCAGTTGAAGATATTTATAAGAAAAACTTACGTATTGAAGCATGTAAGAATAAATACATTCCATTAGTAGATGAATTCATACGCGTTGATTATTTTACTAATAAGTATTTACTTCTTGACATGGATGGTACATTAGCCTGTTATGGCAAAGCAAAACTTGACATTCATGGTAATTCTGATTTTGTAAGTAGCGAACTATTTAAAAATCTGAAACCAGTGAAACATGTTATTGATTTTGTAAAGGAACATTATGACATGAATAATGTATATATTGTTACTGCATGTGCCAATTCAATTGCGTGGAAGGAGAAGAATGAATGGCTTGATAAATATTTTCCTGAAATTCCTGTTGAGAACCGAATGTTCGTTGGAAATAAAAATTTCAAGCACGTCTTTATTGAGCAGCTTGCTCATAAGATGAAGTGGGATCTTAAGGATGTATGTCTTATAGATGATTTTCATGATACATTAAGAAAATGCGATGAAATCGGCATTAATGCTGTGCATCCCTCTAATATTGATTCAATGTTTGACAAGTATTCTTATCAGGCATAAATAAGAAAATGGTTAGATTCTTAAACGAAATAAAGAATCTAACCATTTATTTTTATAATTTAACTTCTTTATAAAATTCTATACATTGTGGATCTATATTTTCGTATGTAAATACACCATACTATGATTTTGGATCTTCAAAAAAACGATACATTGTAGATTTATCATTTTCTTTATAACTTCTCTTATCCTTAAGATTAATTTTAAGAATTAACCATTCTTTTATACATGTATCACATGATAAATTTTTACATAATAAATCTAATTTATTTTTTTGATTACTTCTATAAAAATATATTCTATCAGGATAATTATCTAATCTATAATTTTTATATTTTGGAATTAATCCTTTCTATAAAATTTTCTTTTTATTCTATAACGGTGTTATATGATATAATATACCATCTTCTTTATATATTTCATCTGTAACTTCATATAAAAATTTCGGCATTATAACAATATTAATAATAGTTGATAATTCTTTCTTACCTGATACGAAATAACCTAAATTATTAATTAATGTTAATAATTCATTATAAGCTAATTTTCCATATTCTAAATCATAATAGTCTTCTTTATATATAAAAAAATCTATTACAGGCGTTTTCATATCTATCTATAATGGATTATAAACAATTCTTATATCATGTATAAAACCCATTGCATTTCTACTTAATATATCTTTTGTTTTATTTGGATCAGCTGAACATATTAATCCTTCATATAAATATTCCTATTCATATTCTTTATATAATAAATTATTTGTATTAGAATTTAAAGGATGATATTTTATTGTATTAAACGTTTCTTCATTTCTCCACCAATTATCTTTATTATTTGATTCAAATAATTTTGTTTTATTATTAAATTTTCCTAAATCTAAATTATATATTAACTTTCCTATCTATTTAGAATCCATGTATTAAAATATAATTAATTTTTCATTATTTATTAGATATGTAAAGTAACTTATTGTATTTCATAATTAGACGTAGATATAAAAATAAATTATAATTTTATGAAAGAATTTTAGAAATATACAGGTTCAACTAAGTTTTATTGCACAGATTCAGGTATATCTTCAGGTCTTCTTACTACAGGAATGGTTTCAATTGACATTAATTCTGATAGCAAACTTATATATTTTGGTTTAACAAATGGAACAAATTTTAAAAATAATTTAAAAGGAATAAATGATAAGCCTATATAGTTAACATGTGATTAGCCTGATTGTGATGCTTCTGTATATCATTATTGGGATCAGCCAGATAATGATACAGGTATGAATATAAATCTACATATACCCAAAAGTTATAAAAATAGAACTATTATATTTAGTTATAATGGTACACCGCTATTTACTATATTACAACAAAAGAAAAGCACATAAGTAACTTACACATATAAGGTATTTATAAGAAACATAGGTAGTAATGGTGTATATCCATCTATTGTCTCTAATGGTACATTAACAGACTCACCATCTTCTTGGAGTGCAATTAAAATTAAATCTTCTATATATCCTTTATGTACAATGGAATGTTATTATACTAATTCATCTGATCCATATCCTGACCATATATATATGAGTAATTTATATATTGCAGGAGAAAATAAAGCAATAAAATATTATGATGGAGAAACGTGGAATTATGGATATACTATAAAACTATTTTATTTTACTGGTCAAAATTGTAAATTACAAGGAACATATAATTTACCATTTGGTAAAACAAATGATGATCAACATTTTGATATTTAATTTTCATAATTAAAATATTTTATGTATCTTTGTAATATAAAAATATATGGTATTTCATATTAACAAATATGAATTTACCCATAGTATTTTTACATATACTAATATATAAATATTAAAAATTTTAAAGATATGAATAAGATTAAATATTTTTTGATTCTGTTAATTACTGTAATTACATTTGCATCTTGTTCAACTACATATGCATCTGCACAATCACCATATGAATATGATGATACATATATAACATCATCTGTTACATTTTCAACAGTTGTTAGATATGGAACACCATATTATATTGATAACGTTTTAAGTTACTATTTATATAGAGGTATATATTATTATCCATATAGATATAATAACTATTGGTATTTCTATCCATCTCATTATTGCAGACCTCATGGATATGTATATCATTACCGTCCAGGTTATAGACATTATATGAGACCAGGTCCACGTGATTATGAATTTAAACGTCCACCAATGAGACCGCATAGAAATCCAAATTATGGAAGACCACATGATAGTCGACCACCATTTAATTATGGTAAACCAAATTATAGACCATCATTTGGAAATCAGCAACGTCCACCAATGGATCGAAGACCAAATTTTAATAGTCAACCATCTAATAGGAGACCTAATGGTTTTGGTTCCAGAAGAAGTTCAACAAGAGTAACACAAGGACATTTCCCATCAAATAATAGAGGAACCGGACATTTTGGTGGTAGAAGATAAAAAATTAATATATTAAAGGATATTACACAACAATGTAATATCCTTTTTTATTTCAAACAAAAGTTAATTTCCTTTATATAACATATAAAGTTAAATTATAATAATAAATTAGATGGCAAACGAATTACAAACATTCAATTTATCTGACAGAGTATTTTATATTAATGATGATATAAATAATGATACATCATTTGATACTATTAAATTTTGTAATAACTTAATAATAAAAGATAATAAAATAATAAAAGAAAATACCAAAATATTAGAAGATACATTTCATCAAAAGTTAAAGGAAAAAATTACACCTCCTGATGTAAATGTATATCTTAATACTTTTGGGGGTGCATGTTATGATGGTTGGGCTATACATGATATGTTAAGAAACCTTAATAACCATTGTAAAGTCAATATATATGCAGTTGGTGCATGTTTATCCTCAGGCACATTTATTCTTCTCTCTGTTCCATATGAACAACGATTTGCATATAAAAATACAACATTTATGATTCATACAGTTTCATCTCTTGCTGTTGGTCAAGTCGCAGAACTTGAAGATTCTGTTAAAGAAGCAAAACGCTTAAATGATATGATATTTGATTTATTCATGAAAGAAACTGCAATTACAAAAGCAGATCTTGATGATATTTATGATAAGAAAAAAGACTGGGTAATAACAGCAGATGAAGCATTAAAACTTAAGTTAATCAGTAAAGTAATCTAAACTTATACTGATTAACTTACTATAATTATTAGCAAAATATATCATTAATATAAGTATGATTATTAATAAAGAATAGATAGATTTTATATTACCAGATGGAACACCTACAAAGAAATTACTTGTTTCATATGTAGATAAAAAAGGAGATGTTAAATTTTTACAATATCCTGTTCCTAAAGAATCAATGTTCGAATGGAAATATACAAATAAAGCAAATGCAGATAAACCATTTCAAGAATATGATTTTGCAACAAAACAATATAAGTTCAATCCAGATGGTACTCCTGTTATGCATCAATGGAAATCATATGATAATAAATGGGTTAGAAGAAATCCTGTAGATAAACTTCCAGAACTTCGTATAAATGAAATTCTAAATTCATTCGGAAAAGCAGTTGACCCATTATTTGAAATGAATATTCCACCAACATGGTGGTGCGATATTGAAACAGAAGTTTCTGAAGATGGTTTTCCTGATCCAGAAGAAGCATCTACAAGAATCAATACAATATCAATGACCAAATTTCCACAAACAATTATTTGGTCCAGGAAAAATCTAACAGAAGAAGAAAAAATTTGGGTTCAAGAACAAATAGAACAATATTCAGAAAAAAATAATGGTACCCATATAACTAAAGGATATAAATTCGAATTCAGATATTTTCCTACTGAGCGAGAAATGCTTGAAGACTTCATAGACTTCATCACACCAATTACTGCAATGTCTGGTTGGAATTTCCTTGGATTCGACTGGTTATATATCTATAATAGATGCAAAATCAATAATATTGATATTGAAAGAATATCTCCTACCAGAACATTTACAAACTTTAAAATTACACCACGCGCTGGAGGTAAAACAATTAATGTTAAAGTCCCAATGCACAAAATTATATATGACTACTTATTAGTATATAAAACATGGGATATGACAATTCAGCCTAAAGAAAATAATACACTTGACTTCGTTGCAGAAAAAGCATTAGGCATCAAAAAAGTTAATCACCCTTGGGGATTCAAAGAATTCTATGAAGAACATTTCAAAGAATATGTATTTTATAATTGCATCGATACAATATTGGTAGAACATATCGATAAATTCTTAAAAACTGCTGAAATCTGGTATATGCTCGCATGTGAACTCAGACTTGAATTAAATGTTGCATTCTCAACAATTCAACCTACACATGTCGTAATGTGCAACTTTGTGTATCCAAATTATAAAGTAATACCAGAGAAATCTTATAAAAAAACAGACAATTCAGAATCTGACTCATATAATGGAGCTTTTGTGTGGCCTACTAGACCCGGTATCTTCAAATACATAGGTGGACTGGATTTCGCTTCCCTATATCCGAGTATCATGAGGCAGTTCCAAATTTCACCAGAATCATTTTTGTTTAAAGATGAGAATTATATACCAAAATCTGATGAAATTAAAACATGTTCTGGTGCTGTTTATAAGAAAGACCCGAATGCAGTGGTTCCTGCAATTCTTACACATTATTTTGCATTGCGTAAAGCGGCAAAAATGGATAAGAAAATAGCGAATACAGAATATGAAGAATTGAAGCATATTCTTGAGCATCGAAAACAAAATATTTAATAATGTTATGGAATAGAATATAAATAATACTAATATACCTAAATGTCCTATATGTGGTAATATATGTAAATAGTCGCATGGACATTATAATAAAACTTGTGGAAATCAAAAATGTATATCTACATTATCTAAACAAACATTTTTTAATCGTTTTGGTGTTTCAAATCCCTTTCAATTAGAAAGTGTTAAAGAGAAGATAAAGAAAACATGTATAGAAAGATATGGTGTAGATAATCCCGCAAAATCATAGAAAGTTTGGGATAAAATTAAAGCAACAAATTTAGAACGTTATGGTACTGAAATGGCATTAGCTAGTGACTATGTAAAAGAAAAACGTAAAGAAACCGTATTAAAAAAATATGGAGTTGATAACGTTCAAAAATCAGAGTTAATTAAGCAAAGTACTATTGAACATAATTTAGAAAAATATGGTGTTGAATATCCTACACAATTACAATCAACAATAGACAAAATACATGAATCTAAGACGAAACATAAAACACATACATGTTCAAAAGAGGAAGATAAAGTATATGAACTTCTGAAAACAATGTATAATGATATTAGAAGACAATATAAGTCTGAAGATTATCCATTTGCGTGTGATTTTTATATTGCAGATAACGATTTATATATTGAATGTAATTTTCATTGGACACATGGTAAACATTGTTTTGATAAAAACAATCCTGACGATATTAAGAAATTAAATTTATGGAAAAAGAGATCGAAAGAAAAAGATTATTATATTTCTGCTATTGATGTATGGACAAATAGAGATATTATGAAAAGAAAAATTGCAGAAAAACATGGTTTAAATTATTTAGAATTCTTTTCATTTTCTGAATTAAAGAATTATTTTTATGCATTAAATAAAAAACAAGCATAATAAATTTAAGTCTATAACTTTGTATGGTTATAGACTTTTTTATTTTTAATTATTATAATAATTAATTTAAATATTACTATAATAGTATAATGAATAAAGAGATAAGAGATACGATGAATATATTATTTGAGACAACAAATAAAAGAGAGGAGCAAGCAAAGAGTTGTTTTAATCCAGTTAACTGGAAAGTATTTGTTACGTCAATGAATGATAATAGTCTTGTTAATAAATATCCTCGATATAAGGCATCAGATTTCATTTCTAAGGCACTTTTTAGTAAAATACTAGATGTTATTAAGGAAATGAAATTAAAAGTCATAGATGAGAAATATGACGATTATAATTGGTATTGTATATTTGGTAATTATAATAAGAATGTTACAAAAATCTTTGACATTGATAAATTTATAGATGAGTCAAAATGGATTAAATCATATGGTACAAGAGGTATAGGAGAGCAATATTACTATATCTATGCTTCTGATAATTGTATTGTTGGAAAATGTGGTTTAGCTGACGAAAAATATAGATGGATTCTTCTTGCAGATCAGAATGTATTTGATGATTTGAATATTTCTATTACTCGATAATTTTAATTATAATTATAATTTAATTTTAATAATGATTAAATTTAAAAAGAAAGATAAACCTATTAAAGATGAATTATCTGATATTTATGAGTTTTTAGATAATATCATGAATGATCAAAAACAAATAAAAGATAAAATTAAAAAGATATATTTAGATCTTACAAGGTTTAAAACTGCATATAACAGACATTCACATATTGTTGAGTGTGGTATGATTGAAACATGTTCACATAGAACAGATGAAAAGGTTGAATATAAAATGTAATATGATTTAAATTTTATGATTAGATTTAAGGAAAAGAAAAAAGAATTAACAATAGATGAATATAACAAATTCATTAGTTTAATTAATTCATATGATTCTAATATTAAAGCATTAGATCATAATACTGATTCATTAAGACAATTTTGTTTGAATCATAATCATTATACAAAAAGTCATATATCAGAAAAAGCAATGCAACAACACATTAGTTTTCATAAATTAATACCATATGATTAAATTTAAAGAAAAGAAAAAAGATCGTATATCTGTTATAGAAAATTCTATTGATAATATATTAGATACATTAAAAAATCTTACTGATACACAAGAAGATATAATTAAAAATTATGAATGTTTACGTAATAAATTTAATTCACATAGACATAGAATGTATACAAAATATTCAACTGGTAGTCCAATACTTTAATTATGATTAAATTTAAGAAAAAAACAAAGTTAAAACATGTTCAAGACAGATTAGATATATTAGAACAAAATATAGAAACACTTAATAATAATATTTTAAATTTGTATATATGTTTTAATATTCATAAACATGGTTTAAATATATATGGACAAGAACGGCTAACTGATATTCAAAAAAATACTAATTGTCAAATTAATAAATTACGTAAAATTTCCTCATAAAATTATTTATAATTATTTATGGATTTACAAAACAAACTTATTGTAGAAAAAAGGATTTCAGAAAAAGGTCCTTATATTGAAGGTATAGAATTAACGTTTAAAGATATTATAAAGCTGTTTATTAAACGTATTAAAGGAAATAAGATAAATATATCTGTATTTGATGAGAATGATGAGTATAAAACTCATGATGTTTATTTCTCATATGAATAATAAAATTGATAATTTAACATGGCAAAAGAAAAAGCATTAGAAATGAATGGCATTATTACAGAATGTCTTCCAAGTACAAGATTCAAAGTAGAGTTAGAAAACGGATTTGAAATTAGTTGTGTACTTGCAGGTAAACTTAGAATGAATTATATTAAACTTATTACTGGAGATAAGGTAAAGGTAGAGATGTCTCCATATGATTTGACGAAGGGACGTATTTCATATAGATATAAGTAAATTTAATAAATATATTAAATAACATTAGTTAATACAATGTTTAATAAATGTATTGTAAATAAAATACGAGAAATAATTCCTACATATAGATATAATTCATTAAAAGAATTTTATTCAAAATGCTCTTTAATTCATACAAAAATTGCAGATGAAGCTATTGATATTGCAATAGAAGAAAATTTTGAACATGAATTTGAATTATCAATTAAATATGAATTGAATTCAGAAAGTATGTATGCCATATATGGTTGTATGACACAAAATGGTGATACTGTTCCTATATATGTTCATTATTATGATGAAAATGATTATCAATATGTAGATATTAAATTAAATGATGATGGTATGTATATTTTTATAAATGTACATTATGTATCTACAGATATTAACAAATATAAACATTATCTAAGAACTCAATTATTTTATTTAGAATTCTGTTTAACACATAGAGTATATATAAAAGATAATATAACACTTGTACATTATTTGAAAAATGATATTAATATATCATCTGTAGATTTTTTATTTGCTACAAGAATGTTATCATTATTATCTCCATCAGAAAAATTGAATAGAATTGAATGTATACAAAATAAAGTAAATGCGTTAACACAACAGCAGATTGATTTAATATGTTACGGTAATCATGGATTTAAACGTGTATGTACATTAATTAATAATTTTATTGATTCTAATTATTATAATTTATTTTATTTCTTTTTATTCCATTTTATGGATGAAGATCCTAACGAAATAAGACCTGTATTTTATTTAGGTTATTTCTTAACAAAATTGAATGTAAGAGATTTTGGAATTGATAAAGATTATATTGAAAAGATAAAAAGGTTCGATTATAAATTAACAAGAAATGATAAGATAATTGCAAAGAAAATATATAATTTCTTTAATGATTATTTTAATCAATATATATATGACTTTTATAAAGTAATCGATGCTGAATTAGATAAGAAACATGAATATGATATGTAATAATAAAATCTGGGAATGGTGTGTTTCCAGATTTTATCGTTTTAAGAAATAGTTTAATATATTATTATATAAATTTATATTGTTTATTATGAATGACCGTTATATAAAATTTGAATCACAAAAGAAGAATGCAGATGATTGTGCAATACGTGCAATGATGAAATTGACTGATAGAGATTGGATAACATGTTATGATGAACTTTGTGATTTAGGTAGAAAAAAGAAACGTATGCCAAATGAATGGAAAATTATAGAACTTTGGTTAAAGAATCATGGTTATATTAAACGTTCATTTGGAAAACTGCATAAAGGACAACATCGTTTAACAGTAAGTGAATTTGTTAAACAACATAATAATGGTCATTTTTTATTAAATTTAAGGGGACATGTAGTAGCATGTATAAATGGATTTTATTATGATTCATGGGATTGTGGATATTGTAAAGTATTGACATATTATGAATTAACAGAATAAAAAATAAACATATTAAGAAAATAATTATATAATTTATATAATAGTAAATAATTATAAGATGGAAAATTTAAGTACAAAGCGAGATAAAATTATTAAATCATTATTTCAAAATGAGTTAAGTAATATACAGGAAGAACTTGATGCAATTAAAGAAGCTGGCACAAATCCTGAAAATGTATGTTCTCAAATTAATTGGGATGCAAAAGATCTTGAAGGTAAAACAAAAGAAGAAATAGATATAATTAATAGTATCAGAAAATTTATTCAAGATTTATTTAATGAATATCAAATAAGATCAACTGCAATTCTTGCAAAGAAAACACAAGAATATGAAGGTCTCGATTTCGATAATGACATTGATAGAAAAAATGCAATGTTAGTAGATTTGCAAAAAGAATCATCTATTCTCCTTATTGAAATGTTTGTTAAATGTATAAATCATTGTAATAAAGAAGAACATCAAAATGCATTCAATTATTATAAGCAAGATCTTGAACAAATTGAAAATCTTTATATCGACATTAAGAAGAAGAATAAAGAACTTGAAAATGAAAATACAGATCTTAAGCAAGAAATTGAAAAGATGAAACAGAAAAAATTTATGGGTTTATTTAAAGTTTTTAAATAATTATGATTAAATTCAGAGAAAAGAATAATAACATTAATAAGTTAATAGATCTTATTTATAAAATACTTAATGACTCATATAACAATTATATATCAGAAAAAGAAAAAGAAAAACTTAAACAAAATTTACAAAATAATTTTAAAAATAAAAGTAATTATATCAATATAGAACCATATTTAGATTTAAATAAAATGTTATCTGAATATATAAAAATTGATCCTTATTAAAATATGAGAAAAGTTTTTAATCGAAAAGTAATTTCTAATAAAAAGAAAGTTATTGATGAATCTATTGTCCGAAGTAAAAAACATTATAACGGTTTAATTCATGCAGGGATTCTAAGAGAAAATAGACTTCATAAAAAACAGATAAAAGAAGATGCTGAAAAGAAATTACCATTATTTATTAGAGACTTAAAATTTGGTAAATCACCAGCGTCTGTTAAAAAATTAAATAGGGAATTTGAGTGTTGGAATAAAGAAAGACAAATGAGAGAATCTGCATAAATAAATAATTAAAAATAATTAGTTTATATATGATTTCGATTGATTTCAGTAATATTAAAAGTATTGATACGGAAGATAAAAAGTGCAAACCTATTGATTTAAGCAAAACTGGTGTTCGTACAGAATATGTTTATGTTAAATCTGATAAAATTGAATTGACACAACGACAATTAATTGAATTATTGATTAAATATAAAATTCCAGTTGCACAGCAAACAGTAGATGCGATACAACAATATTCTGTATTTACATTATAAAAAATAAAGAGATAAACCTATTTATTAGATTTATCTCTTTTTCATTATATATTAATTAAAATCATTTTAAAAGTTTTCCGCGACGTGCTTGTTTTCTTTCATAAAGTACACGTGCTCTAGAACCTTTTGCATGTAAATATGCTTCATTGATAACAATATTACCGGTTCTTGTATTAGGTACAACAGACTCATTATAACATTTACGAACAAGTGCTACAACTTGATCTTCTGTATAATTCTTTGAAAGTCCTTTAACACCTTTCTGAATACCCCATACAAGTGCCTTATCTTTCTTATCAATAACAACATCCTTTGCTTTATCTGCAGCATCAGAAATTTTTGTACCTATTTCCTGAACTAATTCCTTAATATCATTCATCCAGTCTTCAAGTTTCTTTGCAACTTTATCATATGCATTACGAACTTTCTTATCCATTGCATTCCATGCTTCAATAACAGTCTTACGAATCTCACCACCTGTTTCAGTAATCCATGATTTAACTGCGTCTGATTTTGCCTGTAACCATGTCTTCACAAGAAGAACAGCTCCATCTTTCTTTGCCTTTGCATCTGCAAGAACTTGTTTAAAGAAATTACCTAATGTTTCAACTGCACCTTGAACCTTATTTGCACATGCCATAAGTGCACCAGAAATAACGCCAAGCCATACAGTTAATTTATCTGATGAATCCTAAGCCATCTTCTCTGCACCACCAGTAAAATTCTTATAAAATGTGGTAATACCTTGACTAATTGTTTTATATAATTGTGCAAGTGCTTCCTTTGCTTTCTCTATACCTGAAACTGTTAAACGTACCAACATAGAGATACTACCAAGAACAACGGCTGCAACTGTACCTACACCAAATACAGAACCTTTAATTGCCCCTGACATTAACTTAAGAATACCTTTTACAATCATCATAGGTGCTTTCTTAATAACATCACCAGAAGCTTTAAAAAATGCATCCATACCTTTCTTCGCGTCATTACTACATTTAGACATATAGTAAGCACACCAAGCGATAAATAAATCTGCATTTTCATCATCAGAATTTTCAAGAGATAATGCTTTCTCTGGTTTCTGTACAGATGAACCAAAACCAAAAAGTTCATTAAGTGCAGCTTCATCAACATCGTTTGATTCATTTTTCTCTGCATCCTTTACATCATCAGATGCTTTGTCTTCTTCCTCTGCTTCCTTTACTAATCTAGCAATTCGAGGAGTTACTGATTCCATAATAGCATTATAAAGTGCTTTCTGACTTCTCATGCTATTTACAGTTTTTGTTGTTTTTTTCATATTATAATTTTCGAAAATTATTTTTTACTTTTATAAAAACAATTCATATAGTTGAATTATCTTTTTATTATTTATTTAACTTATTTATTATTAAAAATAAATATCTTAAAATAAGCTAACTAAAATAATAACTATTATGAGTGAAAAATATAATAATTTATTTGAAGGTATTGATTTAAGTAATTATACGCCTAAGCAAATAATGGATAGTAAAAAAGTATATGATTATATTGTTGAAGCAAATGAAATTGCAAAAAAAGAAGGTGTTCCTTTGGATGATATAGTAGATGAAGGTTTATTTACTGCATTATTGGGAAGTGCAGTTTCATCAACAATTGGATAGAGTATTATGAAAGCTATATGTAAATGTTTAGGTATAGATGAAAAAGGTACATTAGGAAATTTACTAACATCAAGACTTGTATTAGCTGCAATGGGTGCAGAATTAGGTTATCATTGGTAATTATTAAAAAATACACATATTATTTTTATGATTAAAGAAATAAAGAAATTATTAGAATCGTTATTTGATGATGACGATGATGAATTATTTAATGATGATAACATAAGTATGACTAATGATTTATTAGAAGATGATGCTAAAAAAATACATGAACAATTATTAAAAGGTATGGTTGTATCTGATGATGATTTAGAATTAGTATGTTAGGATGCATTTAAATATAAAGTAAAAGATTTTAGTGAATTGGTTCATATAATAGCAGATATAAAACAACAATTATATAAAGATAAAGTTGATGCTTTTAATTTAAATTGGCTTGATATTTCTAATGTTACCATGTTAGACCAATTATTTAATGTTAGTACATTTAACAGACAGTATATATTTTGGAATGTTTCAGATTGGGATACATCTCATGTAACATCCATGGTTGGTACATTTAACGGATGTAAAGATATTTGCGATTTAAGTAAATGGGATACATCTAAAGTAACATCAATGGTAAATATGTTTTATGAATGTTCAACGTTCAACAGCAATATTAGTAATTGGAATGTAAGTAAAGTTACAAGATTTGATTCTATGTTTTATGGTTGTTCATCATTTAATTAGGATATAAGTAATTGGGATATATCTAGTGCAGAAAATTTATCATATATGTTTTATAATTGTAGAAAATTCAATTAGCCTATATAGAAATGGAATATAACAAAAAATATGGATATAAGTTATTTACTATATGGTTGTACATCATTTGATTAGGATTTATCTCTAATTGATTTACGATCATTTATGAACGGATATTTTGATTTATATGATACAGGTACAAAAACATAGAAAGAACATAAATCTGCAAGAGTATTGGATGAATGGGATTTCTTAAAACTTGGATTTGATAGGAGTACAGAACAATTTGACGTAGGTGAATTTGAATATGGTGATGGTGGTGATAACCATTATTATCCTAAAATATATAGGGTAAACATTGATATTGATGCAATTAATCATTTAACAGATGATGATTATTTTATGGATTTGGAAGATATTATCACATTAGAAGGATAGGATCCAGATACATATCAAAATGAAGATTTATTAACAATAGATGTATTAACATACAGTGAATTTGAATTATTATATGATATATGTTCAGAAGTTTCAGAAGATAATGTTAACAAAGGAGAAGGATTTCCACCTATGAAAATTCTTATAAAAAATAAAGTTGTTAATGACTTATATGATATAAAAGAAATTGTAGATAATACTAATATAGAATATTATATTAAACGAGAATTATTATCCTTAGATATTAAATATGAAGAGTTTAATTCATATACAGGATGGAATATCAATGAATTTAAGAAATTCTTGTTAAACATTAATAATGAGATTAATAAAATTAAACAAAATTAATTATGAGTAAATATTATTCATTATATAACAATATAAAATTAAGAAAAGGTGGTAGGAAAATTGCAAAATTAAGTGAAACTTAGTTTGTTGAAAAAGCTAAAGCATTTATATTAAATGTTTGTAAAGATGATACATATACAGTTGATAAAATAAACAATACAAATGCATCAAATAAAATTATTGCAACTTTACCACGTGCAGTCAGACAATCATATTATGATGATAAATCTACTATTCATAAAGACTTTAAAGATATTAAACCAGATTGGGAAAATTTTGAAATCAGTGGTAGTCTTAGAACAGTAAAAGGCTGTCCATATATTATTATGTATACAGGTGGTGACTGGGAATGTCCTATATGTATTATGGTATATTATGATGGTAAACAATTCAGATGTTATATACCAGAAAAAGGAAATGCATACAGAAAAGACGTAAAACGTTTATTTGGTAATTGTGATCCTAAATATGATCATAAATCTGAAACATATACAGATGAATGGAAGAAAGGTGGTAAAACTTTTATATCAGATGATAAGTATGCATTTGATCAATTAGTTAAAGATGGTATATTAGATAAAGAAAAAGACATTAATAAATTAAGGGGACTTGGTAGAAATATAGAATTTGATACAAAACAATGTATAGAAGATTTTTCTAGTAGAGTTGAACCTATATCGATTAAAGAATCTTATCATAAATTAACAAGTAATGATATTAAACTTATATATGAAAATATATTTCGTAAATAACAAAATTTAATAATTATAATAATGAGTTGTTATAATACAATACCAAGAAATTTAAGATTAAGATTATAGGAATCATTAATAGATGCAATATCAAATACATTATTAGAAGAATTTCATATTTTAAGAACATTTGATGATGTTGTTGATGATATATATGATACATTTATAAAAAACGGAGGACGTATGTATGGATTAATTTATACTGGATGGAAATTAAATATAGAAACGTCTGAATGTGTTAAATGTAAAGAAACCGAAAATGAAGACTTATATTCTATATTTGTATATTGGGAAGCAAATTGGAATAGTAATGCAAATGCTACAACTGATATTCGAGGAATTGATATAAATTTAAATGATCATATTGTAAAAATAAATGCAAATGTAGTAAAAGGTTTTAATATAAAAACAATTAAATCTATATTTCATCATGAATTTATACATGTAAAACATATGTATAAATTTAAAAATAAAAATATTATTTTAAATAATAAAAATATGGCAGATAATATTGATAATATTTTCAATATATCAGATGATTTATTTGATAAAGTTAAAGATATATTATATTTAATGTCTCCTACAGAAATTCAAGCGAGAGTAAATCAACAATATAGATTGATATGTGATTTAACAAATAAAGAAATTAATGAAATAATAAAAAATAATGATGCTATTGGTTCACTTATACAATATTTTAAAAATATTAATTTATACGACAAATATCTTCTTGATTTTAATATATTATTAAAGAATGATATTGTTTCTAATAATTATGAATATGTATTATTATTAAATATTATAGGTTATTATGGACATATTTAGAAATTATTAAAAAATGATATTAAGGAATCATCCATAAGAAAAATGTTATAGAATAATAAATATACATCATTAGATAAACAAAATGCAGATAAAGTTAAATATGATATTAATAAATTTATTTCAAACTATTTGTTAAAGTTACAAAAAGCTATTAATTATGCATTAAAAGAAAATAAGTTTGATGAATATTATCGAGAATCATTGTTTAGCAATATTTAATATACATAAATTTTTATGTGTCAATAAAAATATGTATCTTTGTATTGTAATATTTAAAATTAATATTTATATGAAAAAAATTTTCATAAAATTTAAAGAATGTTTTTGTAATTTCATCGGAGGTATGTTAGAAGATGAATATATTGATATGTGTATGAAACAAGAATTAGCAAATAAAGAGAAATAATTATGAGTAAGAATTATTGTAAGATTGGGAAAATTTGGTGTAAGAATTGTTCTCATCATGGTTGTAAATACAACTTAATTCAACCATCTATAAATAATATTAGACCATTGAATACATTAAATACATGTCCAAAAAGAAATAATGATCGTACTATTTCTTTTAAGGAATTAATAATGAATTCATCATTTAATGATATTATGAATGCAATGTATGTACATCATCATGATGAAAAGAAAAATATTGATGGTTATAAACAAGCATTTCATATTCTCAAAAATATGAAACCTATTAAACCATCATTTAATATGTACATCTGTTTAAATACAGTAATTGATGAATATTTAGGGAATCATGATGAATATATCAATGTATCTGGTTTTATTAAAGAAAGAGATGTTAGTTATGCAATAGATCTTATGGATTGGTGTAATGTTTTGTATTTGAATATTCACCCAGATACCTTAAAGAATTTCAATAAAAATACAATTATTGCTGAAGTTTTATGGGAAATTACATTTAATGGATATTCACCAGATGATATTGATTCATTTTGTACAAAACTTAAAAACTCATTTGATAATTGTAAACAAAAAATGGATAACTTATCTTGATGATAAGTTATCCATTTACTTTTTATTTAGTTGAAGACTTTAACTATTTCTATTTTCTTTTATATATATTAATTCGCCCTACATCTTTACTGATATGTCTTGAATCTGCCATATCATTATTAAATAATGACTTACTTAATAAGTTACTTCCTAATACTAAATCAATATCTGTAATAATTATTGCATTATCGTTTAAATCATAATTGCATAAAACATAAATAGGTGTTCCTATATTACTTATTTTCCTCTGATTATCTGTTAATGTAATATTACCGAATTCTTTATTATATGATTTAATTTCAAATGACTAATTATAAAAACCATCCTTATCTTCATTTTTAAACTATACTATAAAATCATGAACTCTACCTCTTTTAATAGTAATTTTATTATTTTCATCATCTTTATCTTCATCAAAAATTAAATTACCATTAAATTTAAATTTAGATTTAAACATATTAAGCATAAAATTCGCGACATAATATTCTATTAACTAACTCGCGATATTTATCATTACTGCTTTATAAAAATCATTATTTTTAATGTTTTCTTCTTTTATTTTAATATTTACTAAAATTTGAGGCTTGAAATTTGTTTTAAAATAAGTTATAATATTATTTAGAAAATCACCATTATTATTCAATTTATTAGTTAATTGTATATTTTCTTCGTTAACAATATATTCTAATAAATGTTTTATATTTTTATTCATTATAGTTATATCATATTTAAATATTTATTTTAAATTGCATTTTTAATAAATATATAGAATGAATAAATAATAAAAATAAGAATTATTTTGTTTATATGACAAAGAATAGTAAATTAATGATAAAAAGTAAGTCATTGCAGCCTCTTACTCTTAATGAAGCCTTTGACAGTACACCAAATAATAAGAAATATATATTCTCTGGTGTTTTTACTGCATGCTCTGTACCTGGACATGTTGTAATTAACAGAAACAATAGAAGTTATCCAGAAAAGGAAGTTTTACGTCATCTTGGATATTTACGTGAAATGATTAAACAAAGTGGTTCAATTCTTGGCGAATTAGATCATCCTGAAGGTCGTTTTGATATTCAATTAAAAGAAGCTTCTCATAAAATTACAGATCTTTGGTATGATTAGGAGAATCATAATGTAATGGGAAAACTTGAAATCCTTGATACACCAAACGGTAAAATCGCTCAGGAATTAGTTGAAGCTGGTTATCCTTTATTTGTATCTTCTCGCGCAGCAGGTGATGTAGATGAAAAAACACATGAAGTTGAAATCGCTCAAATATTCACATATGATATTGTATGTACACCTGGTTTTGCAGAAGCACGTCTTGATAGAATCAATGAATCACTCGGTGTAAATACTATGTCATATCTTAATGAATCTGTTTCTGCTCAAAAATCACAGAAAGAAACAACTAATAAGAAATATAAAGTTCTTATGGAAGGTGTTACTGTTAATGAATTAGAGCAAGAAGCACCAATTAATGAAAAATGTATGGAAATGAAAAACAAGCCAGTTAACTTAAAAGATTTATCTAAACCATTACTTGAGGAAGATGAAGAAGAATTCAAATTACCTGAAGCTGATGTAACACCTAATGGTGCAGATAATTCATCATCTGATAGTGATAATAAAGATGATAAATCAGATGATAATAAAAATAATGATTCAAAATCAGATGATAATAAATCTGAGCCAACAGATGAAGAGAAACAAAAGAAACGTGCATTAATTCTTGATATTACATCAGAAGATGCTGATGGTGAATCATCAGATGAAGATAGTGATGATAAAGATAAAAAGCGTGCGGATATTATCGACATTGAAGGTCAATCTGATGATGATAAAGCAGATGATGGTGAGGCAGACAAGTCAGATGATTCAGAAGATGTTTCTGATACAGATACTGCAAATGATGATGCAGATGATGCAGCTCCAGCTGATGAAGACTCAAAAACATCTACAGAAAAAGCAGAAAGAATTGCAGCAGAAACAGAAAAAGATATGGAAGAATTCCAGGATCTCCTTGATAATCTTGAAAAGAAAGAAAGTATTAAAGAACAAATTGTTTCACGTTATCCATTCTCTATTTCATTATCTCCTGAAAATTTTGCTAAATTTGCAGCTCTTAAACCTACACAGAAAAAGAAGTGTATGAAATATGTAGTTGAACATAATATCTATAAGATAGAAGATATTAACAATCAATGGAATGTTCCTCTACTTGCAGAAAAGCGTGTTCTCAAAAATTGGTTAAGATTAGCAGATCCTAAAGATATTGAACTTTATACAAAAGCACCACTTCAAGAGCAGGATGCTATTGAAAATATGGCTCGTTACTGGGTTCTTGAAAATAAACAAGATGTAGATGAATTCTGGGAGAAAACTGGTCTTCGTACCAGAGAAGCACAGCGAGTAATGAATGAAGAATTCGTTCGTCGTTATAAAGTTGCATAGAAACCTATTATGAAACCTGTACAGGAATCAGAACATCCACTTGGTTACCATATGGATTATGCAAAGATTCTTGAACAAACTTATGATAATATTTAATCAATATTAAATAAAATTATGTTAAATATATATAAAAGTCCTGATTAATTCGAATGTTAATCAGGACTTTTTATATTCATACATATATAAGAAAATATAATTTAAAAATAAATTAAAAAATGATTAATATAGATTATAATAAAGTATTTAATTATATTAATGGAAATGATAATTTAAAGAAAATATTTTCTTTCTATGTTAATAACTGTATAACACTTTCTAATCCATATCATAATGCTAATCATACATTATCAATGATGTATCATATATGTTGTATATATGAAGAAAGTCAAAAAGATGATTATGAATTTAAATTAGATTCAGAAGGTTTATATATTTTGCTTGTATCCGCAATATTTCATGATTTTAATCATAGTGCAGGAAGATTTACAGATGATATAAATGTAAGTAATGCATGTAAAATTATGGAAGATTATTTTACAAGAGAATTTCCTAATGATATAGATACAGTTGAACGAATTAAAGAAATTGTTCATGATAATATCATAGCAACATGTTATCCATATGTTATAGAAGATGATAAACTTAATTTATATCAACGTATATTAAGAGAATGTGATATACTCGTTTCATTTTCATCCGATTATTTTACACAATGTGCAGTAGGTCTAAAAGATGAATTACGTATTAATGATTGGAAATTATTTTTAGGAAACCATATTAAATTTCTTATGGATTCATGGAAAGATATGAAATTATCATATTCATTAAAATTAATTGATGAACATCAAGAAAGTTTATTTAATCAAATAGAAAATATTTTATCTATTATAAGTTAATAATATGAAAACATTCAATGAATTAAAAATTGGAGATTATATATTTCATAAATGTAAAGAATTTCCTTTACTAGTTGAACCAAAAAGAATATTAAACATATATGAATTCTATAATGAAACAATATTTGAAATATGTTGGTTTGGAAGTTATGCAAAATGTACAGTAACAAAATTGCATGTTGAAAAACAATATATGAATAAAGATAAAGTTCCAGATGAACATTATGATTTTAATGATTTTTGGTATACTACTGAACATATATGTGAATCAAAAACGGGTATAGGACATTATATATACAATAATGCAAAAGATTTTGATCATCGAGAATATGAAGTTATTCAAGAAAATATTTTATTTAAAGATCTTGATATTGAACCTGATTGTATTGATGGTGAATATATAGAAAGAAATAATTATTATTGGCGAAAAAATAATAATCTTATTCTTTATAAAGCATTATATGATGATTGTCCAGATGGACCATATTTTGTAAGACATGCAGAAGATTTTTATGATAATTTTACAAAAATTTATTAATTATGGATAATACTTTTTCATTTAAGCAGTATGTAGAAGATGATGATAAATTTGCAGACATCTTACGTAAATATAATGAACATATAAAATCTTTTAGTGTTGCATTTGAGAATATGAAATCATATAAATATTTCTTGAATAAACATAGAGATGATAAAGATATAGACGTATTTAATCAAAATATTTCATTTATTCAGTTATTAAGATACGGTGATATATTTTATATTCAATGGGATGATTCTTTTCTTGGTGAAACTGAATCATTCATGACTAAACCTTTAACAATAAAGCAGATTGATGACTTTTTCAAAAATGGTGATGAATATTATGAGAAAGTTAAAGAACGTTATGAACGTATTCAAAATGCAAAAAATAATGAATATATAGATCCAGATAAAGATGAAAGAGAATTATATGAACGTTTGAAAAAGAAATATGAGAAATCTTGAAGATAATACAACGTCTTTAAGTGTTTTCCATATTTTGTAAGATATGCATAAGATTTTTATAATAATTTTACTAAAATTTATTAAAATATGGATAATACTAATTTTTCATTTGAGAAATTTAATGAAATAGAAAAAGAATACAATAATTCATTACAGAAATACAAAGAATATAAACAGAAGTTTATAAAAGAATTTACAAGTAAAAAATCATATAAGCAGTTTCTTCATTCATTCTGTAATGATGATGTAGATGTAGAATCTTGTAATATAACATATATTGAAATATCTAAATTTAATGGGTTATATTATATTGAGTGGGATGATTATTATGGAAGAGGTGAGCATGATGATTATTCAACGCGAGGTTTAACAGCAAAACAACTTGAAGACTTTCTGAAAAATGGAGATGACTATTATAAAGAGCGTGATAAACGTTATAATAGATTCAAAACATATATCGAGGAAAAGAATAAAAAAGAAAATGAAGATAATGAACGTAAATTATATGAACAATTAAAAAAGAAATATGAGAAATCTTGAAGATAATATAAAATCTTCAAGATTTTTTTATTTGGTAATAAAAATGTATCTTTGTATTATAAATATGAATATCAGTAAATAGTATTAATTAAATATGGAAATATTAATCTTTTTAATTCCTATTGTTACAGTGGGAATACTTGCATTTAAATTTAGAGAAAAAACAGCATGGTGGGAATATGTAGTTGTACTTGTTCCTTCAATATTGTTATTTTTTGCTCTTAAATATTCATTTGTTTATATATCATCATTAGATAAAGAATATTTAAGCGATTTAGTAAGTAAAATAACATATTATGAAGATTGGGATGAAACTGTTATGGTAACACATACAAGAACGGTTTCATGTGGTAAAGGTAAAACTCGTACAGAAACATATGTAGTTCCGGAACGGCGTTATCATCCTAAACGATATGTATATGAAACAGTAACAGGTGAAACAAATGATGTATCTGAAGATGAATATAAATTAATTTGTTACAAATTAAATATGCCTGCTGTTTTTAAAGATATGCATAGATCATATAGATCAAAAGATGGCGATGCATATGTTACATCATGGAACAGAACAAGAGAAAACTCTTATCCTGTAACGTGGACACATTTATATCAAAATAAAGTTAAAGCTTCATCATATTCTATATTCAAATACGGAAATATGAGTGAAGAAGAAATTAAGGAAAATAAGTTATTTGATTATCCAGAAATTAAAAATAATGATCAAAATCCTATTCTTGGTTTCACTGCAACTGATACTGATATTGATGCAGTACGATATTTAAATGGTTATAGAGGTCCAAAAAATCAAATACATGTTTTTATTCTCTGCTTTAATAATCCATCATTAGAAGTTGCGGAAATGCAAAAAGCATATTGGCAAGGTGGAAATAAAAATGAATTTGTCGTATGTCTCGGTGTGAAAAATAATACAGTTATTTGGTGTAATCCATTCTCATGGAGTGATGAACCTATGCTTGAAGTTAAAACAAGAGATTATTTTATAAAACATCCTGATATTAATTTCAAAGATTATGCTGAATGGTTAGATACACAAATTGATAAAAATTGGCATAGAAAAGAATTTAATGATTTTAATTATCTAAGTATAGAATTAAGTATTGGTTGGTATATCGCAATTCTTATTATTATACTATGTTATAATGTCGGCATTTCATATTGGGTTATAACAAATGAGTTTACATTAGATAAGCCAAGTGGCAAATATGGAAGTTATTATTAAATAAATATTTTAAATATTAATATAGTATTAATGAATAAAAATATAAAAATACTTATGGAATCTTTATTTGATGAAGAAACTGATAATATTTTAGCATCAGATAAAGATTCAATAGATACGGTATTTGCCGAAAAAGTAACAGGTGTAACTATAGGAAAAGATAAAATTGAATATGAAGCTGTTGATTTAGATTTACCATCAGGAAACTTATGGTGTGATAGAAATATCGGAGCAACTAGACCAGCAAAAACTGGTGGCTATTTTAGACGAAAAGGATTTACATTAGATAAAATTTCACTAGATAGTGCAGCTGGTATTAACTGGGATTCTTATGTAGAGTTATTATATAGTCGATTGAAAAATAAAACGATAAAATATAATTCAGTTCCTGAATTTATATTAGGAACTGGTTGGGATATACCGTCCAAAAATGATATTGAAGAATTAATTAATAATACGGATGTATCACAAATACGAGTAGGAAGAAATGGTATTGCATTTAAAGTTTCATCATTAAAAAATCCTAATAAATTCATAATTATTCCTTCAACAGGTTTTGTTAAAGGAAAAAAAGTACAGGATAAAACAGATGCATGTTTCTGGAGTTCTACTGAGTATGATGGATATGATTTTAATTATGGATATAAAATATTAAATGCAAATAATGTTGGTATAACTATATATGATATGTTATCATCATTACCAATTAGAGCGATTCGTAAAAAATAAATATATTAAACATTAAATATTTTTAATAATGAAATTTAATAGATTATTCGAAGCACTTTCAACAACTGAACAAAAAGTTGTTAAATTTAATTTTGAAAATATTGCAAGTTTTGATGATATACCTTACAGAGGTAGTATTATAAAACTTATTGCTAATGGTACTACTGGTTATCCAGTATATTATTTGTATTTGGTTGATGAAACGCAAAAACAATCATATGTTCTACGTATTATTAAACAAGGTAGAAAATGTAAACTTGCGTCATTTGGTAATCCTAAATTAATCTGGACTTTTGTTGGTGAAGCTGAAGCAAAAATGCCTAAGCGTGATAATGCAACTATTGAAGCATTTACTAATTTATTTAGACGTAATACAGCAGATGCAAATAACGTTATTAATTGGGTTAATACTAAAATTGGAGGTACTATTACATTAAAAGATTTTGGTATTACAGATAAAAGTATGAATACATATAGTTCATCAAATACAAGAACTACATCAAAACCTCGTATATCATCAAATGATAAAGTAGGTATATTAAAAAAACTTATAAAGAAAGAAATTACTGAGCAGAAATCAAAAAAATCACCAGTAATTGAAATTAATATTGTTGATTTTTATTTTAAGAATGAAAAAGTATTATCTAAATTTTATCCTAACGGTGATGTTGATCAATTAGAGGAAGATATTTATAGATATGATCTTTATAAGGTGGATGTTCCAGGATATATACAAAAAACAGAGATACATAGTCCTAGTGGGTGGTTAAGAAGCGAACGTAGTACATATGTTGATATTATTCATTTTATTTCAAAACCATGTAAAGAATTTGAATCATTAAATAAGTATATTGTTAATGTATTGAAATGTAAACCATTAGAAATAACAACAGTATCAAGTGAAAGAGTTGCAGGAAAACGTGGTCAAATTTTTGAAAGATATGGATTACGATTACTTGCGCATGATGCAAAAAAATGTAAAGATTATAAAACAACATTACAATCTATAAAGAAGCCAAATTGGAAAGCAACTATTGAATTTAAATATAAGTTGGAAGATGGTGACCGTTATAATGGATATGGTGAAGACCGTGAATGTGAATGGGATGGTTATGAATATAATTATGCAATTATTACATTCAAAACACCAGGTGGAAAAGTAATGAACACAGTAAGATTAGTAATATATTAATATAATTATATGTCTATGAGAATTGAAATATATTCTTGTAGACATTTTTTTATTTGGAATAAAATATGTATCTTTGTATTATAAAATAATAATAAACAATTAAAAATTTAAAGAATATGAAATCAAATAAAAATTACTTATCAGAGTCACATAATACATTAATTAATGCATCTGCATCTGCTATTAATTCTTTCGAAGAATTAAATAAGTATCTTACTGATAAAGATATTGCAGAAAAAATTATTAATAATAGTATTGATGTATCTACTCTTAAATTAAGAGAAGATTATAATATTTGTTGGTATACGATTATTTTAAAGAGAAATAATCGTATTGTTAATAATTATATTGTACCTATACTTATTGTTAAGTATTATAATTGTATTAATACCCCTTACTATCATATGCATGCAATTCCAAAACGTGTTTTGGAATGTATATATCCTTCTATTCTTAGTAAGAATAAGAAGACAATTCGTACATTCTTTACACCTCGTGTATATTCATGTGATTTTTCTGACGTATTTTTTACAAAAAATTATCCAGCTAAAATTTTTAGCTCATTTGATATTGCTGAAACATACCGCAAGTCATTTGAAGAATATACACGTAATGCTATTAAAAAAGCAAAAGAAGGTTATTTTACAATTAAAGAGATCGCAGATGAATTAGGAGTTGAAACGTCTAATTTCAAGATAATTGATTCAATTGAAAATATGAATGTATTATTTGATTCTGCTGACCATATTTAAATAACTAGACACATTAGTAATTATTATACTAATAAGAGCTAAAAAAGTTTTAATATAAAAGAAGAATTATATGTTTAATAATATTAAAGATATTAAAGACTTAGATAAGTATCTTATTAATGATGATTTTACATATCGTCATTATGCAATTGGTTCACCAAATAATAATGATATTTTCCCTTATTCAAAAATTATATGGGGATGTGGTATATGTGAACATGATAAGAAAGTTCAAATGAATTATGTATTTCCATTGATGATTTATAATAATTCAAATGAAGGCTGTTATGTATTGTTTAGTCTTAATACATCTTTTAATGATAAGTATCATTATGTTGAAACTGCAAAAGAAATGTTTAATATTGCATGGTCTCATATAAGATATACATCTGGTTTATCAATATATAGTGAACTTCAATTTTTGAATATAAATGAAATTACAGATTTAACTAATTTTGATATTAAGTTATTTGATAGCCCTGGCGATGCAGAGTATTATCGTAAAGAAACTGAAAAGATTCTTAGAAAGAAGATTAAAGCAGATAAAGAATCGGATTCAGCTAACATGATTTCACTTGAAGATATTGCAAATAAGTTTAATATTGATATTGATAAACTTATTATTAAAGGAATTTGGAATGATCCATATAATAAGAAAAGAACAAAGGTTTAACAAATAATTTTAAAAATTAGATAAAATGGTTGCATATAAGAAATTAACAAAAGATGAGCGTCAGACTATTTCACGTAGAATGGAGACTATGAGACGTCGTAAGGAAATTGATGATCGAGTTGAAAAGATTTCAAAGGAGATTGAAGATGCACTTTGGAATGAAGTTCCAACAGAAGTAAAAGATCTTTATGATAAGTATCCTCAATATGTGAATGCAAGAGAATATAACATGTATGGTTATAACTTTTTTAGAAGTAACGAATTGGATAGTAATTTCAGATATTATTCTGCACCTGCATTTAAATTATCAAAACTTCTGAATAACTTTTATAATAATTTCAATGTTCATAATGGTTATTCATCAGATAATCATCCACTTGCAACATATTTAGAGATTCATTATCCTAAGTTGTATGCGGAATGTCGTGAAATTATATTGGATGCATATAAAATCAATAAATGGTCCAAAGAAGTTCTTTGTGTATTGAATAACATTACAACATTGAATAAGTTAAAAGATGAATTTCCCGAGGCATATGATGCATATATATCTATTTATGGCACTAATAATGACGATTGTACAAAGGTAGATCGTTCTACTGGTAAGAAGGTGAATATGTGTGATGCAATTGAGAAAGTTAGAGCAGAATTTAACAGTTCTACAAAGTAACGTTTTAGATACATAAAACTAATATTTTAAAGTATCACAGTATACTTCTACTGGTTTGAAAAATACTATCAAAAACATAAGAAAAATTGAGAAATTTTGAGTATTTTATATCATTTTTTCTCAATTTTCCTATAATTATTTTAATTAATAATAAAAATGAATAATATTATTAAAACAGATTCAATAGATAATATAAATACTGAATTAAAACTTCATATTCTTGAATTGAATATAGCATTTGCTAAAAGAAATGCATCATATCCAAAATATCCAGAAACATATGGTAATATTGTAGAAGAAATGAAACCTGGTAATTATGTAATATATGGTTCATTACCATGTGATACCAATAATATAACATATTTACAATTACTTAAATTTGCAAATTGTTTTGTAGATAAAAACGGATATGTTATTAAAAATAGATGGGGTGACGATGATAATATTAGAAAATAATCATTTAACATTTCTATAAAATGAATAAAAACTATAAAGAATATAAAATTTGGAGATTTGCATATGATTCATATGTAGATAAAATTCTTGTTCCAGATAATGTAAAATTATATTGTGTCAATAAAGACAGAATAGATGAAAAAAGTATTAATATCGATAAATTAGATAATCCTATATGGAATGAAACTTATATTGCAGTAATGCCATATAGTGAAGAACTATGGGAGTTAAGTAATGATAAACGTCAATCTTATAATCTATATCAATTTAATGTAAATAACATATATATTATTTGGGTATTAGATCAAGTTTATCCTTTATGTTCAGATTTTCCAGAAACAAATATTGTTCCTGTTGTTCCGACATCATATATACGTTATCGAACATTAAGGCTTAAATTTCATAAAGCAGAATATACAGAAAAACTAAATCAAATTAAAGAAATGAATCTTTCAAAAGATGATGAAGAATCATTGATAAAAGAAACATTTATGCCAATATATGAATATATTAAAATTCATGGGTTAGATAATGTATATAAAGGATATTTAGATATTACTCGAGTTATTGTTAAGACTTGGTCTGATGGTGAACCTGTATATAATATTAAACGAGAATATGCTGATATTAAAGAAATATTACAGGAACGTATATATTATGAAAAATTAGAGAGTTCATCAGAAGATGAATATAATAAAGCATTTAATGATGTAATGGAATACCTTAAATAATTATATATCAATTAGTTATAAATTATTTTTTAGAATTTATTAAAAATATTTTGTAAAAATGTAGACTTTTTCTTGAAACTTGAGTATAATAAATATGTTAGTATTTAAGGTTGAGATAGATATTATATATAATATTTAAATTTTTTATATTAGTTAAATTCAGATTTAATTTTTGATAATTAGATCTGAATTTTTATTTTATATTAATTTATATATATGAAAAATATTTTATTTAATCTATTGATTATTAATTAGTTATAAATTATTTTTTAATCAGATTAAAAAATAATTAAGATAAATGTAGACTTTTTGGTAAAACATTAGTATAATAAATATGTTAGTATTTAAGGTTGTGATAGATTTATATATAATATATGTAAAAAATTTAATTTATAAATCTAATTAAATATTGATTAAAAATTATTTTTCTTTGGTTCTTTCTTTTTTGAAGGTAGTTTTTTTCAAATATTAAAAATATATTAAATATTATATTCATATGACAATAGTACGGTTGGGATTAGGGCAGACTAGATCTGGAAAAATATTAGATAAACAAACACATTGGTATGTTTTAGAGAATGATAAGAATGAGATATTAAAAGATGTTAATATATCATTAAATAAACCTATTTTTATTAGTAGAAATAAAACAAAATATGAAGAGATAACATATAATGAATTAGTTGATTTAATAAATAAAGTTTAATTTTTAATTTATAATATAAAATGAAACATATTTTTTGGACATTTATTATAGGAATTATTGTAGGTGTTGCTATTCAGTATTTTTGGATTAATCCAAGATATGTAACAAATAATAAACCTATTCATGATACTATTAATATTACTAAAGATTCAATTCAGATAAGAGATAGTGTAGATACAATTGTAAAGATACCTAATATGTTTATTAAGAGTCTTGATTCTATTTCTATTGATACTATAAATACTGTTGTTAATGGTAAAGTAACTGATTCAAAAATCAAAGTTACAATTAAATAATGAAATAAATTGAAGAAAATGTATTATGGAAGAGTTATCTAAAGATGATTTAATAAATAAGTGGAAAACTGAAAGAAATAAATTATTATCTGAATTATCATTTTGTTCAGAACATAAATTTAATCTTGAAGCAGAACTTATTAGACATAAAATTGAATTATTAGGGAGTTTTATTTTTGATTTAGAATATTGTTTAAAATAATTTTTTAAATTTTTTCTATAAAATATAGACAATTATTCTATTATCATATATAATATTTAAATTTGAAACATATTGATAATCTAAATTATTAAGTTTTTAATTAAATTATATTTTATTAATTAAAAGAAGATAAAGACACATATAGTTAATAAAGTAATTAAAAAAAATAAAATATTTTTTGATTAAAATATAGACTTTTTAAATTATAGGTTATATAAATAATAACAATTTAATTTGAAGATTATTTCATTTTAAATGAGTTCTTTGAAATATGAAACCATGGTTTCGGTGGAGTTAAGGATAAAGCAGTGATGTAATAAAAATCAACAGTAGACATGTTGGTTGATGTTTATGAATAATGAGCATTCTACAGAAAACCAAACATAAATAACCTGTTTGAATGGGAAATCAAGGGAAAACTTTCTGAGATGAAGTTCAAATACATTGGAAGTGAAATATACAACTGATGTGAGTAGTAATACAATAGGTTTATGTTTATGGATATTCGGTGATCGGAATACCAATTCCCAGTGCTGATATTAATTGTTATAATGAATCTTATATGGATTATAAACCAAATAATTCATGCAAGCTGGTAACTTGTTCAGAAATGGTAAGATTACTACTGAAATATGTAGTTAAGTTATAAGAGTAGAATTATGATTGTATGGTGCAATGTAAATTCAGAAAGGCGATTTAGTGGGTTCTTCTCAAAAGGAAAAAATGCTATTGGTCGCACCTCGTCTTTCAAGTCTAATCAAATATAATATATAAAGAATAATAATATTAGGATAAATTATTAAAAGTATATAAATTATACAGAAGCAAAAGTGTGCGACACTTGGTGGTTAAAATACCCTTATTCTACTGAAATATGTAGACATGATTCGAGTACCGCAAGGAAAGACATGAGAATAGTAAAAGTAGTATCGTGCTAAATGTGGGGACACATTGAATCCTTCCAAGGAAGTTGGTATGAAATGAATTTCTATGAAACCTATCAAGTAAGAGTTTACGATTTTTCACAAAAGTCGTGGGTATGCTCTCTACCTCTTAGAAATAAGAGTTGTGTGAACATGTAACTCCAACGTTACAGTATAGAGAGTCGGTGTTGGTCAAGTTCTCAGCCATTTGTCCTCATGGACATAACAAAGTTCAGTATGAACATTCATTATAACGAGCAAACGTTAAAATGAATCATAAGGGGCAGAACCTTATGTTTGTACAAAAATCTAAAACATATTCCCTAAAAAGAATAGAATATTTTTAAGCAGTTTTTCATAAGTTCTTGATGTTATTAAATTTTCATAATTTAATAACATCTTTTTTATTTAAATTATAATAAAAAAATAAAATGAGTAATACATTAACAAATAACCAGATAAATTCATTAAAGGATGCAATTAATGATTTATCAGATAATATTTCAACAATAACATTACAAAATCCAGATTTATCTAATATGGAAATTGCATCTACATATGATGTTGCAGATTATGCAGTAAGAATGACAATTGCATATATGCTGAAATATGGATTATTAGATATAGATAATTTCATTAATTTACATGAATTACCTGAAGATGAAATGATTGAATTAAATAAAGAATTAAACAAGTAAAAAATAAAGGTGATATAAGAATTCAATAACTTATATCACCTTTATTCATTTTAAATCTTTATTAAAGAATGGATTATCTTTCATAATATTAATAATATTAATTTTTTCATTACATATATCTTTAAAATTAATTACATCATTCTATTCTAAATTAAACCATTCACCTTCAGAACGTTTTGAATCAAATGTTTTATGTAACATAGATTCTAACCTAAATGGATATTCACTATATACAGAATGAACTATATGTAATTTTGATGAATTTCCGGTCTATAACTATTTCAACCGTTTCTATGCTAAATCTCTTGTTACTCCAATTTTATAACAATTCTAATCAGGGTTACAAATAAGATATACAAAACCTGCCATTTATATTAAACAAAATCAATTTAATATTATATAAAAAATATATTATAATGTTTTTATACTATGATAAAGTTAAAGAATAATAAGACAAAATTTATATATACAAAAAGTGCAGGTTATATTAATATTTCATGTATAGTACGTTTTTATCTTGATAGATATGATAATTCTTACCATATAGATACTTGTAATACTTTGAGTTCTGCTCATTCATCTTCAGTTGTTAAATATGATATATCAAAAGATGAATATAAAAAATTAGAAGATATGTTTAAAGAATAATATATGAAGATATATACGAGTTATTTTGGAAATCTAAAGAAATTAAAAGAGAATAATATAGTTCCAATAGGAATATGCTGTTATCCACCAAAAGATTTTCATGGACCTAATTTAATAGCAATTGCTCCTACACCTGATATATTAAATAACTGTAGATCTAATCATCAGGAATTCAGAAAACGATATAAAAATGAAGTTTTATCTTTATTTAAAGAACCATCTATATTTGTAGATAGAATTAAATTTATATCTAATGGAAATGACTGCGCATTGTGTTGTTTTGAAAAACCAGATGAATTTTGTCATAGACATTTAATTGCAGAATGGTTAAATGAAACATTGAGATTAAATGTAACTGAATATTCTAAAACAGATGAAGTAAAAATTAATCCGTTATTTTAAATGGAAGATAAAGAAACATTTGAGAGATATAAGGCTAATATGGAAATATTAGATATACTGAAGAAATATCTCACTACATATAAAGATATAAGGTTTTCACAAGCATTATACAATCTTAATATTATCGATGATAATACAAAAGATTATTTTTATTATACAGAACCTAAACATATCTTAAGACGAATGAAAGAAAAATAATTTTTTTAAATTATATGACATATGATGAAAATAGAAAATATTTTATTGATAATGCAGCAACATTAATTAATAAATCGATTTTAAATTATTATGAAGATAAATTGAAAAATGTTCATATTAATTATGATATTAAAGAAACATTACATAGATTATATATGTGTTTATCATCTTTATATAAAGAAGAATTAGGTAATATGAATATACAAGATTTAATGTATGATATTTTAGATAAGACACATTTTAAATTAGAATTAAATGCTGATACATTTATTTCATATCAGATGATGTTTATTAATAAATTATTTAATGATTATCTTGATAAGAAGTTTAATATATGTAAGACATTTGGTTTGAAATCATTGGGAACTATTGTACATGAAGGAAAATACTGTTATGGACCTGTATTTTTTGAACTGAAAAATAAAGGTATATGTGGTTATCATGGTTCAGCATTAAATGAAGATACATATGAGTTATCTGTAATGTTAATTATAAATTCTATCAGAAATGATACAATATCTAATATTAATTTTAAAACTAAAGATACTTATAGTTATTTGAAAGAAACTGATATTAATACTATAAAGAAAGAAAAAGAGATATTAGAAGAATTTGAAATAAACGCTGAAATATTAAAAGGTCAACTTAGTAAATTTATTTGTGATATTAATAACGAATATTGTTTAGGTTTAGTCTTGTCTAATTTATAATGATTTAAAATATGAATATAGAAAAATTAAAAAATATTGCTGATCATAAATCAAGAGTTTCACTTATATCTTTATTTGGTGATGATAAAATTTCAGAAGATATAAAAACAGACATACCGGATAAATTAAAGAAGTTACATGAACATATGAAATCATTATATATGAAAGGTTATTTAGATTGTATGAGAAATGCAACTATAGGAATGTCTATGGATAATGAATAATTTTTAGGAAAATAATTAGATTTATATTTTTTATTTAGGAAAAATATATGTATCTTTGTATTGTAAATAAAATTAGAAAAGAATAATGGAAAAAAGAGAAATTATATTAACAAGGGGAATTCAAGCTTCTGGAAAGTCAACTTATGCAGAACAATGGGCAAAGGAAAAACCAACAGAACGAATTAGAATTAATTGGGATTCTCTTAGAAATATGTTTGGACAGTATTGGGTAGAGGAAAGAGAAAAATTAAACATTATTAAAGAAATGACAGATGCATTTTTTAAATCATCAATGGAAAACGGTTTAAATATTATTATGGATAATATGAACCTTAATCCAAAGGGTTGGAAAGAAATGCAGGATAGAATTGATAATTATAATAATACACATACTAAATATCAATATGAACTTGTATTTAAAGATTTCTTTGATGTTTCAGTTGAAGAGTGTATTAGGCGAGATTCAATGAGAACAAATCCAATTGGAGAATCTGTTATTAAGAGAACATATAGACAATATAGAAATTTTATAGCAACAGAGCTTAATAAGAAGCAATATAATAGTTTTGTTCCATATGATAAGGATAAGAAAGATTGTATTCTTGTAGATATGGATGCAACACTTTGTTTTAATTTACAAGGTAGACCATTTTATGGCAATGGCGCTTCTGATACAATGACAAATGATGTACCATGTGAACAAATTTGTAAGTTAGTTAATAAGTATATTAAGGATGATAATGTAAAAGTTATTATTTTAACAGGTAGAGAAGATACACCTGATATACGAAAAGCAACTGAAACATGGTTAAAAAATAATTTGGATGGTGATGTAGATATGGTTATGATGAGACCATATAAGAATTTTACAAAGGGTCCAGATTGTAAGTATAACCTATATAAAACATTTATTGAACCATATTATAATGTATTATTTGTTTTGGAAGATTCTTCAAAAGTAGTAAAAATGTGGAGAGAACATGGTATTATGTGTTTGCAGCCAAATGATGGATCAATGTAATATTTAAATAAAATTTATTATGGCAAAAGTAGATATAAAGAAAGAATTAGAAAATCTTAATGAAACTTTAGCAGAGGGTGTAAATAAGATGAATATTGATGTATACGGAAAGAAGTTTGTTGATTTAGCAAACCAATATATCAAAGATAACAAGAAGCACATAGAAGCTATTATTGATACATCTATTGTATTTGATGATATATCAGAAGATAAAAAAGAAACATTCATGCCTTCTTTAATGTCAGATATTAATAATCTTATATCAACTGCTTATTTGGATGGCTTATATCAAGGACATAAATTTAAAGGTGATCCATATGAACTTAGTGATAATAATATTATTGATAAGAGTTTCATGATTACCTTTGAATTTGGTGATAATGATTTTGGTGGATATATTGAAGATGCAATTAAAACATGGGTAGATACATGGAATTCTGTAACTCTTAATATTAAACGTTATAGAGATAGTGATTCAGAACATATGTTGAAATATGAATTTGAAAAACTCGAAAAACTTGAAGATACTACTAATATCTCTAAATTGTTAGCTAATGGTGTTGTTGCATCTATTATTAATAGAAATAATGAATATATAGATACTACATGTTTTAAGGATATTGATTCTTGTATGAAGAATGCAAGAGAGTATGTTGATTATTTGAAATTATTGAATACATCTGAATATCATAAGGGAAGTATTGAAGAGATTACAAACTTTATTCTTACTAAGTATAAAGATATGCAAAGTGAAGATGAAGGTTATGATCTTGAACATACATGGTTGAATGGTGAAGTCCTTATTATAAAAGTAGAAAATGGATATGCATCTGCATGGGTTCAATAAAAATATTAATTTTTTCTTCAATATATTTTTTTAATTCAAAAATAATGTGTATCTTTGTATTGTTATTAAAAACAAAGTGTTCTTTGAAATTTTTTCTTAATTAACATTAAGATAACATAATATTAATAATTTTGTTTATTAGATTATTAAACAATTTGTGTTTATATCTATATAAGTTATATAGAATAATTAAATACAAATGATGTGTTATAAATGTTAATACATAATAAATTCTGATGAGTGCTATAAACAACGCTTATTTAAAGTTTTAAATGAGTATGGATAAACCGCATGTTTCGGGAGAACCTATTTTAAATGAGTCCTCATTTAATTAGAAATAAGTTCCATAAAAGAATTTAGTGAATCGTTTATGATAAAGTCTGAGAAAATATTATCATTCTTTTGGTGATTATATTTTCAAGTCGTATAACTTTATCCACTTAATTTAAGTGTCCAACTTAATATTAAGAGATGTATCTTAATTTTGGAGTTAAATTCGTAGGAGTTGTAAGAAACGTTATTTGTCTTACTAGTTTTGTTTGTTTTATGATAAAAGGAGGCATGAGAGATGCACCATAAAAACAAAAGGACTTTATCTGGTAGTGCTTGAGGATAATAGTTATAGCCAATGACAGTGAGGCTTAAAGACCCTGATTTCTATATGAAAAGAAATGAATCGGTGATATACAGAGGGTTGTGAATATGGTTATAAAAGCATGATGAAATAAAGTAACTTTAATGTAAACGGTATGTAGATAAATTACATATGTCGAAGTTGCATATAAAAGTCTTTAGAGTAAAAGAGGGTATAAGTGGATTATCACTATAGTTGTAAAGTTCAATTGCAATGAAACTTATACTATAATAATTTTTCTGCAGTATAGATTAATACAAATGATTAAACTTCATATTTGTAGATTTGGTAAGTAGCAGCAAATTTTTGAAACGCAAATTTATGAAGTTTAATTTTTTCTTTTTCTGACATTACTAAAATTATATTTAAGATACAATGAGTAATAATTTTAAAGAGCAAGCTGCGTATGATTATATGCATGACAATAAAAGTAAAATTAAACCTAAGTATAAACGTTCTATTTTAAATAAATGGAGACGTTATAATTGTGAAATTGCAGAAGATCGAGTAATTAGAAATAGAAAGAGGGATACTCAGTTTCGTAAAGAAATGAAAGCAGATTTAATAAATTATTACAATAATTTTTAATATTTACATTATTTCAAAAATAATTTAGATAAATAATATATAAAATAAGTTTAAAACTTTGACGGGTTGAATTAAACTATTTTTATAATTTTGAATATAATATATAATTAAAGATATTTATAGATCGTTTATATTAATAATTTGTATCAACCCGTCAAATTTATACAAATTAAAATATAAACGATTTTTTATTATATTATGTTAAAAGCAATTAAAATAAGAATATATCCAGATAATGTTTAGGAGGATTTTATTTCTAAACAATTAGGTTGTTGTAGACTTATATATAATAAATTATTAGATTATAAGAAAATGTAGTATGAATAGAATAAGCAAACATGTTCTTTATCTCAATTAGGTAAATATCTTACTAATTTAAAGAAACAGGATGAATATTTATTTTTAAATGATGTATATTCTGTATGTTTATAGTAGTCATTAAATGATTTAATGGTTGCATATAATAATTTTTTTAAATTTAATAAAGGTTATCCTAAATTTAAATCAAAAAAAGATAAAAAATAGACTTGTAAATTTTCAAATACTATATTTAAATATAAACATGATAAAATAAAAGGTAATAGAATAACTTTAATAAAATAGTTAAAGAATATATTATTTAAATGCTCAAGGAAAAATGAGATATATTTAAATCATAATTAGAAATATATTTAGTCTATAACATTAGTAAAAACAACTACAAGAAAATATTACTTATCAATTCTCATAGATTGTAAGATACAATAGAAAGAATATTTAGATACAGTAATAGGTTTAGATTTAGGAATAAAAGATTTTATTGTAGATTCAAATGGAAATAGATATGAAAATAAACATTTTTATAAAAATCAAGAAAAGAAATTAAAAAAATTACAACGTTAGTTAAGTAAGAAACAAAAGGGAAGTAACAATAGAAATAAATTAAGAATTAAATTATCTAAAGTTCATGAAAAGATAAAGAATTAGAGACAGAATTATTTGCATCAAATCACTTCAAAACTAGTTAACGAGAACCAAGTTATCTGTATTGAAGATTTGAATGTGAAAGGTATGTTATAGAATCATAAATTAGCTAAATCTATATAGGAACTAAGTTTATTTGAATTTAGACGTTAGTTAGAATATAAATGTAAGTGGTATGGAAGGTAGTTAATAGTTATAGATAGATTCTATCCTTCATCCAAAGCATGTCATAATTGTGGATATATTTATAAAGATTTGAAATTAAGTGAAAGAGAATGGATATGTCCGCATTGTAAATCTTTAATTGATAGAGATTATAATGCTGCTTAGAATATTTTAGCAGAAGGATTAAGACAATTAAATATTTAATTAATATAAAATATAAATAGGGATGAATTTACCCGAATTTACGCTTGCGGAGATACCAACTATGGATGAAAGAAGTTAAATTATTTAACTATACTAAAAAGTAGCGTGTCTGTGAAACAAGAAATATAGGTTTTTATTTATAAAAACATTATTACAAGAGACTTTAGTTAAATCAAAAGGTAGATATGCTAAAAAACATTATAAAAGAAAAATTATATCTTCTATTTTATATTGTTTATTAAGTAACAAAACAAATAATAATCAAAAATAATAAGTAATATGAAGGAACATTTTTTTGAACTTATAGGAATGGTAATTATTTCAATTATTTGTATTATAATTGGTGCAATCTTTTTTATGATTTGCTGGAATTATGTAATGCCATTTGTTTTTGGTCTTCCAAAGATTACATATATTCATGCAATGTGTTTGATGGCAGTTTCACGACTATTGCTATCAGTTCATCAAATAACAAGTAAAGATTAAGCATTTGCGGATGCTTAATCTTTACTTTTGTTTAATTATTAAATTAAGTTAGTTATATGAAATACGAATATTATGAAATTCCTATAGATAATCTTGGAAATGAAAGGGTAACTAATTATATAAACTCACTACTTAAGTTACTACTTAATAAATTACATACATATCAAGATTTTTGTGCAAAAGAAGAAGTAACAATTCAGATAGGTAAAAATACATATACATTTAAACTAGTAAAACGACGTTATTTGAATGTGAATAATGAAGATATTAGATATATACCATTATATCGTTTAGAGTATATTGCAAATGAATGTCCTGTTACTGATTTTTCATCAAAGTACAATATAGAATTAAGAGATTATATTCTTCATAATTATATTGATACTGGTAAAGTAATAAGAGATGTTAATTGTATCTTTTATCATAATATAACACAAGGTGATAATTCATATGATGATAACTATTTTGATTTTGATGAAACATATATCATGTTAAAGTCAGTAGATATTAAAATGAATAGGGTGTGGATAAATTATGATGAATTCAGATTATGTGGTGATAATTGGGATCATATTGAATATAAATTTATAAACAATCATGATGCAGTTATTACAAAGTCATGGATGAATTCAGAAGAATCTATGGATTTTATTACAAAAACTGATTTGTATAATTATATTAATAAATGTGCAAAAGAAGCAATTTTTAATTTTACAATGAATGTAAATAATACATTAATTAATCTTAAAGATAAATTGAAGTAAATTATGGTAAGTTATGATGATTTAAAAACTTTATATAAACAGTTTTCTGATTTATGTAAAACAGAAGGAACTGAAAGGTATCCAAAAATTTTACTAGATATATTTGGTAGTTATAATTGTGATATATTAACAAATATTCCTGATTATTATATGGATTATAATATAACATTAGGAGATTATATATATGATTCAGAAGATTTATGTTTAGATATTTTTTATCAGCTTAATGATTTCTTTGATGATATTATAGATGATTCAAATAAAGATGATAATGAACCAAAAACATATGAACCTTCTATGTTACATTTAGTATTATCATGTTGTATATCTGGATTTATGTCAAAATGTGATGAATTAAATGATAAGTTACCATATATATTTGCTTGTGATATTACAGACACAAAAATATCTGAAATTTCACAGTGTGCAATTCAATTTAGAAATGCAGTTTTAAATATTTTTGCTGATTATGTAGATATTAAAAAACTTATTATTAGGTATTTGAATCAGAAATTAGATAAAAAGAAAAAGCAGATTAATAATATATTAGAAACTGTAAAAGAATATCAGAATGAATGTAATTTAATTGAAAAGGAAATAAAAAAGTATGAAGATATGGTGTGAATCCTTTAATGGATTTAAAAAATTAATGGAAAAGAATAATTGGAATAATCGCACTTTACCAAATAATGTAGCTATAATTTCTATATGTGAATCAAATGTTTCAGATGAATATCATATATTTAATTTAGCAGAAAATGTTATTAATTTAGATTTCTATGATATTACTGATTATGATTTAACATATGCATATGGAAATGATATTTCAGAAGAGGAAGCTGAATATGCTAAATCAATTAAAGGTTTATCAGATGAACAAGCATATGAATTATTTAATTTCATAGAAAGAAATTTAGGTAAAGATATTTATGTTCATTGTTCTGCAGGAATTTCAAGGTCACAAGGTGTTGTTAAATTTATATTAGATTGTTATCCTGATATATATACAGAAACAAATCCTAATAATCATTGTGATTATCCTAATATTCACGTAACATCATTATTGAAAAATTGTTATAGAAAGAAATATAAAAATATATGGTAAAAACAGATTTTGAAAAGTTTATGATTTCAAATGGTGTAAGTAGTTTATACTTACATGATTATATTAATAAATCTGGTATTTATAATGGTTATCAGAATCCTACAATTCTTGAAGAGCGTCAACTGAATGTTTCACAGATGGATGTTTTTTCAAGATTAATGATGGATAGAATTATTTTTCTTGGTAATCCAGTAACACCAGATAGTGCAAATATTATTGCATCTCAACTGTTATATCTTGACACAACAGATAAAAAGGCAGATATATATCTGTATATAAATTCTCCAGGTGGTGATGTTTATTCAGGACTTGAGATTTATGATACGATGCAACTTATACGACCAGATGTTTCAACTATTTGTGCTGGAATGGCAGCAAGTATGGCGAGTATCTTGTTATGTGCAGGTGCAGAAGGAAAGCGATGCGCATTGAAACATTCACGTGTGATGATTCATCAGCCAATGTCGTCTACTGGACCACATACGCAAGCTAGTGATATTGAGATTACATGCAAAGAAGTTAATAGACTTAAGAATGAATTATATGATATTATATCTACACATTCAGGACAAACACTTTCACGAATTAAGAAAGATGCTGATAGAGATTTTTGGATGAGTTCAGAAGAGGCTAAATCATACGGAACAAAAGGTATGATTGATAAGATATTAACTAGTAAATAATAAAACTAAAGTCTGTTTATATTGTATAAAATATAAACAGATTTTTTTATTTTATATGAAAAAATAGAAAGACGAATATTTAAATGCATATCATGAAGATTTAGTATGGATGTCATATAGATATGCAATAGGTAGACATACTATTGCTGCACACCAACATGCATTAAATATAGCAAAATATGAATTTGATAATTTTAATAAAGAACAAAGAAAACGTTTAGTAATTGATATAAGACAATGCATAGCAGATAATTTAAAGTTTGGTGAATATAATTTATCAATAGATTATTCTATAATTCCTGAAGAAAGAAAACCATTAGAATTTCTATTACAATACTTTATTGATAATCCGAATTGGCAAATTACTGGTGATTATAAAGGATTAACAGTATTGAAAGATAATAATGGGAATATTATATACGAAAAGAAAACAACGAATACAACATATATTACTATGCCATTTTCAATAATGATATTAGAAGATTTATTGGTATGGATGGATCTTGCAAGCTATTTCGATGAAGATAATTATAAAACATGTAAAGTTGAACATGATGGTAAAATAGAGGAAATAACATATTTTGATAGTTATATCTATTATCAAAGTAAAGATGATAAATTACCATATTGGAAAAAAGTAAAGAAACCAGTTAAAGAATATATCAAATATTTAGGTAGTGATTGTTATATACCAGATGATTTAAAAATTATAGAATAATTATATGAAAATAATAGATAAACTATTAAATAAAGGTAAACCAAAATTAGATCCAGAAATTGTAACCAGATCAGTTTCGAATATAGATATATTACCAGAATTTGAAGATGTATATCCTTTACAATGGTTATTTACATATGATGACTGGGCAGGCAAAACATATGTATATAAATTAAATTCACCATCTACACCATATCTATATGCGAAGATTTTTTTATCTCCTGTATTTAAATCTTATATTATACGATTATTTAGTTATATAAGTGATGTTCCGCTAACAGAAAATAATATTGATAAAGTAAAAAAAGGTGATACGAAATTACAATATGCTATATCACCAACAGATATGAAAGTATTCGGACCAGGTAATCCTTATGGATTTACATATGAACTTTTAATTAATAAGTTAATTGAACAATATTTTGAAGTAATGCGTGCACGTTAAATTTTTATATTTAAAAATAAATGTGTATCTTTGTATTAATAAAATATATAAATGGAAAGAATTGATTTAACGTTTTATAATAATAGATTTTCTATATATCGCTATATATTTAGTCATATGTGGAATTTATATTCAAAGAAACCAGAATATCATAATAATGATAAAAAAGATGATATATTAAGGTTATTTGAAAAATGTGATGAAATTATAGAATTGGTAGAAAATATTTGTAATAATAAACCAATTTCGCATGAACGTTATTATAATAATTTTGAACGTTTTGGTGATATGTTACAATTAAGAAATATTTTTGAAGATCTATTAGAATATTTTTCGTCATATAAATTTATTATATTTGAAAATACATCTAAAAAAGATGTTCAAAAATTAAAGAATGAACTGTTATATATTAATGCACGGTTTATTCTTGTTGATAATAAGAGAAATACATTATTAAATTCAGATGATATTAAATTATAAAGATAATGAAACATGTTGATTTTAATTTATCAGTAATTCTTAATAACTTAGGTTTTGATGAATATACTGAAGATTTATATTTAAAGACACCTGTAGGTATTAAAGCAGTTAAAGGAGATCCTAAAAACCCAACTGCTGAACGTGTATGGCATACAGGAGATTTGGAACCACATAATTCTGATTGGGGTATTACTTATCCATCTGCAAATTGGATTCCTGCACCGACTGTTTTTGAAGTTATTGATTGGTTTGAAAAATATATGGGTTTTATCATTCAACCAACATATAGTAAAGAAAATAAGGAATGGTCATATGTTATTATTCCTGTAAGCACTGTTGCAAACCAGCTATGGGAAAAACATGTTAATGAAGGCGAATCTTATTTATCTTTTAATACATTAGAAAATTGTTTTTCTGGTGCAATACGATATATCTGTAATATTGCAGATAATGAAAAATGGACTGATATTTTAAATAATTATATTAAAAACATAGGATAAAATGGGTGATTTTTGTGTATCCGGATTTTTTTCACGAGTTCCTATAAAACGAGGTGAAACAGCTGTAGCTATTATTTGTAAGAAAAATAAGAATATTTCAAATATTCCTTGTTATTTGGAAAGTCCATTAATTCCTATGCATATTCCTGTTATAGGTTCTATGAGCGATTATGGTGTATTTGATGATTACGATGAAGATGAAACTACAAGAATACTTAAAGGTAAACTTAATATGGATTTCATCAAAATTACAGAAATTATTTTATATAACTGGAATAAGTATAAAAAATATGATGAACAACCAGATGCAGTTAAAGATTTATTTACAAAATTAGATACAATAAGTAAAGCTCGATATGCACCTACTGAACAGAATGAATATACTGTTATATATGAGAAGTATTCAATATATAAATCAATGACATATGACATTGATTTAATGAAAGAAATTCTTCATAAAATAGGTACATATGATAATATATTTGATTATAATGTAAATGATCGTGTTAAGATTGAAGCAGATTTACAAGATGACAAATATCATGATTATATGCCAAATATGTATACATGGAATTTGTTATCTACATTACCAAGATCTATGGGATTTTATAATAATTCTGTAGTAAATTGGGATGTATTTGCAGATGCTACAATAGAGTGGTGTTCTTTTATTAATACATTAGCTTTATTGAATGGAACTTTTTGTAATTCAAGAAATGCTGGTCAATCCTGGCATTATGATGAACAATATATTACAGAAGGGAAAAAAGTATTACAAGCTATTATGGATTCATATGATAAATTAACAAGTCATGATGATGAGGATGATGATACATATGAAGAAGATATTTAATTAAAAATATATTTTAAAATGGATATAACAAAAGATTTATTAATCTTTCATAATTTTGAATATGATTATGATAGTGGATTTGGTGATTTTGAATCTATGGATGTTTTCACAAAAACAGTAGGTCCTATTAATCATACATTTACAATAACAATTAATAATGGTCATACCAATATGATTGGTAGAGATTGGAATTGTATTATTCAAAATGATGATATGGAAACTGTTGCTTCAGTAGAAGTTCAAACAACAGATCAATTAAATAAATTATTTGATTTAATGAATATTAATTTGTCACTATAAAAATAAAGAGGAATAACATCGTTTGTTATTCCTCTTTTCTTATTATTTAAATTTAGGTGTTGCTTCATAATCTAATGGTTTAGGATGAAGTAAATCATCTACTGTTACAGTAAATCCAGGTGTAAATTTATAATCAGATAATTGATATGCAACTGATTCTAAATCTATCTATGTATTAATAGGATCTATATGCATCCAACCAGGAATTTTCTCAACTTTAACTGGTTTTTCATTACATATCTATATATTGTCACCAGGAATTTCTGGATTTACATGTGTACTTGTAATATTATAAATAATTTTAGTCATAACCTAATTTAACATTTAACTTTATATATTTATTAAATACTTAAATTGTTAAAGTTCTTACCTTAATATTTTTCATTATAATATTCCAATCATCAACTTGCTTCTTATTCATGTATATACATTTACTATTATCTTTACCTCTTCTAAGATTTGCCAATAATACTTTAAATATACTTTTATATAATTCATTAGATTTACATAAATTCATTGTTATAATATCAGGTATATATTCATATCCCATATCAAATGATGTTCCTAATGTTGGTGATTGAATACTATTTATATCTATATTATTTTCAATATTATGATTCTGTTCTTCCCAATTTATTATATAATCATTAAATAATGCACATACTGTTTTTACATAACTATGATGAATCTTATCTTGATATTTTATACTTTTACAGTAAGAAACAAAATCACATAATAAATATTCATATTGTGTTTTCTCTGGATTTATACGTTCTCTGTTATTAAATATAAGTTGATAAAGATTTTTCTTCCATTTAAATATATATCCTTCAGGTTCTTTTGCTAATATGTCAGATTTATCTATTAACTCATAAAATAAATTCTTATAATCATAATTAAGTTTTGTATCACCATTAATATTTTGAATAAGATTTATTATATTATCATTAGTTAATAATTTTTTTAAATTATGTTTAATCGATATATTAAACTTATCTTTTAATCTAATTTTATTAATAAATGAATCAGGATTAATATTTTCATCATTATATGTAATTCTATCTATAAGATATTTAATATTATTAGGATATTCTGTTAATAAAGGTTTATTACTAGGGAAGTAAAACATTGATATATTATAACCTACATGTTCTTTAAATAAATCTTGATTTGCAAGTTTAATAAAATTCCAATCAGTTACAAGTTGACTCCACATATTATTAAGTATCATGTCAACTCTATCAACGACTTTTCCTGTTGCTTTTTTAATTGTTATAGTTTGTTTAGATGTTATCTCAACAATGACATAATGAGTATCTATTTTTTCTTCTATCGTACAATTATTAATAAATTCCTTTATAAAACTAACAGGTTTATTTCCTATTTGTGTTATATCCTTAATCATTATTAAAACAATGGTTCAGATTCATTTGAATCTTCATCACATTCATTATTGTCATTGTCATCGTTTGCTTCATCAATATAAGCTGAATTTGTTTCATATAGATTAATAATGTAATTATTATCACGTGATTTATAACGATCCCAACAATTCCATCCATTTCTACCATCATCTGGCATTATCTTAATAATAGAAAAGATCTTACCACTGATAGATAAATCACCATATTCATTAATAAGTTCTTTTCTATCAGATTCTGTACAATCTTCTGTAATTTCAGTAAGAAGCCTTACCATCATTTGCATCTTAACACCATCTAATGTAAATTTAACTACATGATATAAAGTATTACCAATAAAATCCTTTTTATCTTTACGATAATCTTTACACATAAATTTACCTGGAGCAGATGTTCGCCAACTATTGATGAATTGGGATGTAATATCACTATTATTAACCATAATAATAGGTTCACGCTCACCTTTTGAATTCTTTGTAAACTTTATATGAATTTCACATGAATTAATTTCTGGAATAAATTCATCATATGAATTGAATGTAGAAATTTCTACTTTACCTGAGTCAATTATTGTTTGTATTGACTTTACTAATTTTTCTGGGTATATCTTCATCATTTTTGTTTATTATGATTTATTTTGAAATATTTTTTTCTTGTTCTTTAATTGAAATTAATTTTTCATATCGTTTAACATCTGCTATAAGTTCATCATAATATAAAGATTTTAATGTCTCAAAATCTTTGAGATTAATTTTATAACGTTTACAATATTCCTTAATTAATTCTTTATCTATTTTATCAGTCTTTGATGATGTGCTAGCAGATTTTTTTGCACCTTTTGTATAAACAAAATAAGGCACACGTCCATATCCTTCTTTACTAGATATAAACATTGCCCATGATTTAATTACGCCTGCTGTATTAATTGTATTCTTATTAAATAATGCACCTTGTAAAGGATATTTAATACTAAATACTCTATTAATTAAAAAGAAATTTTTATCTAATATCGTATCAGATAATTTATTGAATCCTTCAAAATTAGTACACATCATAGAAATAATATCATATGGACCAATAGATTTAGGCGTTTTTATTTTTTCAACATCTTCATTATTGTCTTTCTTTTTTCTTCCCATATATGAATATATAATTTTACTTAATTTATTATAGTTATAAACATTGATATTGTCTATTTATAACTAATAAATATATTAAATATTTTAACTAATAATATTTAAATAATTATGAAAAGTTTGAAGTATATTTTATTAGGCTCTTTATTAAGCCTTACTTTTTCATTTAATTCTTGTGATTTAAAATAGAATACAGGAAACAATAAATCAAATGATTCTACATATTCTGTTTCTATTAAATCAGTAAAAACAATGAAAAATGATACATTAGATATTTTACAATTAGATTCATTAACAAAAGCAGATAAATTACCGGAATATAATAAATGGGTAAAAACACCTATTAAAGATGGTGATGATAATAATGTATATGAATATTCAACATTATATGATAAAACAACAGGTATTATATATACTGTTAAATAGATAAAACATAACCAATATGTTGTATAGAAAAAGAAAACAACATCTAAATAAAAATTAAACGATTTAAAACGATATGGCACAAATGTCTTCTGAAGAAGCACTTAACGGTATTTTTAACATTCTTGATACTATGGTAAATCAGCATGAAGAGAAAAAGAAAGAAACTCTTGAATAGAAAGCTGATAGTACTATAGTAAGTTTGTTATAGGGTATTGTTGAGACAGCTAAAGATGAATCAGCAGCAACAGTCGGTGAATAGTTAGAGAAACTGTCAAAAGGACTAGTTGCGATGGAATCAATAGATAATGACGTATTAAATAAAGTTGCCACATCTATAGGAAATGTAAATACTGTTTTATCAAGCCTTAAAGTTGATAATGATACATTTGATAATATTGATAGTTTTTTGAAAGCTATTAATAAAATGACAGAAATAAATGCAGAAGGTGCAAAGAATATTGTTGATTTTATTTAGGGACTAACATTATAGAATTCTAAATAGGTAGGTAGAAGTGTTGGTATTATAAAAGCTGTTGTTGAAACAATGTCTACATTAGTTGCTATAGATATGATTAAACTATAGAAGAATATAAACAAATTAGACGTAAAATCAGCAAAGCGAATGGGTAAATTTATTACCACATTAATTAATTCCATCAGTAAAGCAAATCCTAAATAGAAAGATATAGAAAAGCTTATTAAACCAATAGGAGATTTAATGGGTGGTATATCTAAATTAGTAGATTCTAATGTATTTAAAATGAAAATCAGTTTAAATCCAATTAGAGGCTGGTTATTAGGTAGACAATTAGGATAGTTTATTAAGTCAATTTCTAAATATCTTAAAGGTGATTTAAAAGTAGATGAAAGTATAAAGTATTTAGGCGGTATATTAGATCCACTTGTAAAACTTGCAGATCCAGATCAGAAATTCTCTGTTTTTAAATTAGCTAAAACATTAAATGGATTTACAGCAAAAATACTTGCAAATTTCTTTTCTACATTTATTAACGAAATACCAAGCGGTAAGCGAGTAGAGAATACAGTCAATAGTATGCTTGCAATATTAAACGCGTTATTTGATATTAAAAAAGTACAGATATTAAACTTTATATTTACTGTAAGTTCATTAACTGAAAAACGTGCAAAGAAATTGGTTGATTTCTTTAATACTATATTAGCTCAAAAATGGAATGTAAAACAAGTTAATGCTATATCTGTTTTTTTTAAAGCATGGGATGATGCAATGCGATCATTATTATTAGGTGTTATATTCATTGCATTAACTATAAAAGTTACATCATTTAAAGCAATAGTTGAATCTGTACTTGTTGTTCGTTATTTAATTAAATTCATGAAAACTACAGTAACAGATTTAGTAACAGATTTAAGTAAAAAAGATGTAAAAAATTCATGTGATATTATAAGAATGTTATCAATATCAATAGGAACTATTGGAGGTATATTAATAGCATTATCATTAGTAACTAAATTAGTTGGTATTGGTACAGTAGTAGTCAGTTTATTAATATTAAGATTTGCTGTAAATGGATTTAAGAATTTAATAAAAGATTTATCAGATCAGAAACTTGATAAAAGTTTAAAATATGCTCAAGGTGTATTAACTGGTATTGGTTTAATGGTAATGTCATTGTCTGTGTCTTTATTATTATTAGCATTAACAGTAAAGAATAATAGTGTTAAAACAATTATAGCATCATTAGGAATATTGACATTATTTGTTGCAGGTTCAGTTTATCTTGTGAATAAATTATCTTCTATAGATTCTAAAAATCTTAATGCATCAACAAATGCAATGTTAAAAATTGCAGGAGTATTTGCTATAATTGCTTTAGTATCTGCAACTTTATTAGCACCAATAGGTAATAGTTTAGGAGATGTTATGGCAGGTGGACTTGTTGTTTCATTAGTTATAGCATTGGGTATTTTTGCAGTTAAATATATAGCTAAAGCAAATAAAGATATAGAGCAAGGTGCATCTAATTTATTAAAAATATCATTAATTTTTGCATTAGTTTCAATTATATCATTAACATTATTAATACCTATAGGTAAAAAAGCAGATGATGTAATAGGTGGTGCAATTATAACACTTGCTATAATAGGTGGTTTAATATATGGTGTTCAATTATTAAATAAGGTAAATGGTAAACGTGCATTATGGGGATTAGCAGCAACTGCGATTCTTGCTGTTATCTATATGGGTATTGCATTAATATCTAAAGATATATTGGTTCCGATTGGTTAGAATTTTGGTGATATAATGATAGGTGCAATTGCAACAATGTTTATTGTTGCAGGATTAATATTTGGTGTATATATGTTATCAAAAATTAATGGTAAACATGCATTATGGAGTTTAGCAGCAACTGTTGTATTAGCTGTTATCTATATGGGTATTGCTTTAATTACAAAAGATTTATTAATACCAATTGGTTAGAATGGTAAAGAAGCTGGTATAGGTATGGGTATAACATTATTCATTATCGCAGCTCTTATATTTGGTACATATATATTATCTAAAGTTGATGGTAAAAAAGCAGGATACGCTATATTAGCAACTGCAGCTATGGCATTTATCTTATTGGGAATTTCCTTAATTACTAAAGATATATTGATTCCTATAGGTAAAATGTGGCCTGAAGCATTGATTGGTGTAGGTGTTGTGTTAGGTATTATTGCAATATTTGGTGCCGTATTATTCTTGATAGGAAAATTTGCAGATAAGTTCGCTGTTGAATTAGCAATAGGCGCAATTATTATGACTGCTGTTGCAGTTGTTATGTTAGCTACAGGAACCGCATGTTTATTATTTGCATATGAAGCAAAAAAGATAGATGACTTAAATAAAGGTGGTGCTGTATTCTTAGGTGCTGCAACAATGATAGGAACATTAGCATTAATGGGTGCAGTAATGTTTGGTATTTCTAAGTTAGAACAATTCTTACCAGATACTATTATCGGTGGTATTGTTATGACAGCGATAGGAGTATTAATGGATATTACCGGCGCAACTTTGTTATTATTTGCATATGAAGCGAAGAAAGTTGATGATTTGAACAAAGGAGGTGCAGTATTTTTAGGTGCTGCAACAATGATTGGATTATTCGCGATAATGGGAACAGTATTTACTGCTATTGGCGCATTAACACCATTACTTCCTTTAATTATTGCTGGTGGTGCAGTATTAACTGTAATAGGTGGTATTATGACAGTTGTATCAGGTGTTATGGTATTATTTATGAAAGCATTATCACTTGTTATGGTAATGAATGAATAGAAAATGAGAGAGACTGGTAAAACAGCGGTAGCATTATATGAAGTAATGTATGATGTTATAAAAGCTGCTGCACCGAACCCTATACAAATGGCATAGGCAATTGCCGCTGGCGCATTCGCTCCTATTATTATGGCAGTATTTGGTGTATTAACATTAACTGTTATGTAGATGAAATATATAACAGAGATTTGTGATTCAAAGATGATTCAAACATTTTCAGAAATAATGTTAGGCAAATCAAAAGATGATGTTAATAGTGTTCTTGGTTCAATGCAAGCAATTGTTAAAGCATTTAGCGATTTTGACGGAACTGCAATGGCATTAATAATTTCGATGGCATTACGTCCTATATTAACAACAATATCTGATTACATTGATATTATTATGAAAGTTGCAACAATGAATTATATTGCAGGCTATGATGATAATGGTAAACCTATGTATGAACATTTGTCTGCAACTGTATTTGCAGATGCGGCTTCTGCTGTTACAAAAGGATTTACAGAATTTTTAACAGGTTTAAGTGATGGTTTTAAAAAACTTGATGCATTATCAATATTAGGAATATCATTATTAATGTAGGTAATGGATCCTATTATGAAATAGGTTAGTACTTTTGTCGATATTGTGATGAAAGTTGCAACAGGTACATATATAATTGGTTATGATAATAATAAGAAACCTATATTTAGAAAAGTAACTGCTACCGATTTTAGTAAGGCTGCAACTGCAATTTCATCTCAGTTTAATATATTCTTATAGTCATTAAGTGATGCATTTGATAAGATGTCATTTAAAGCAATGTTTGCTATATCTACTGTTGGTTAGGTAATGGAACCTGTTATGGATGCAGTATCAAAATTTGTTGATACTGTTATTAAAGTTTCTACTATGTAGATTGTAACAGGTTATGATAAAAATGGTAAACCTGAATATGAATAGGTAGATCCTTCTATATTTTCTACATCTGCAACATTTGTTTCAGAACGTTTTGGTGATTTCATTGTTTAGTTAGGAAAATCTTTTAATCAATTACAACCTAATATGATATGGGCAATGGATGCAATGAAAGATTCTATTATGCCTATTATGGAAGGTGTAGGTAAATTTGTTGATGCTATTATGAAATTAGCAACGGGTACATATACAGATTATTATATGAAAGATAAAGATGGTAATTATACTGTACCACATCTTGCTAAAGTGACACCAATTGATTTTATAATGGCAGCAATTTCTGTTGCTACAACATTTTCTTATTTTGTAGATCAATTAGTAACAGTATTTGAACGACATGGTTCATTCTGGGGAAATAAAACGGAAGATGCATTAAATGCAATAGGTGGTTCTATTGGACCTGTTATGGAAGGAGTTGGTCAGTATGTTGATGCAATTCTTAAATTAGCAACAGGTGTATATGTAGATCATTATGTTAAAGATAAAGATGGTAAATTAATACCGATAACGAAGAAATTAAAACGTGGTGCATTTACTAACGCTGCAAGAGAAGTAGGCAGAATGTTTGTAGAATTTATAAATTACCTTGTAAAGAGTTTTGCAAATGAAGGTTTTATAGAGAAAGCAGAAAGTATTGCAGATATTATAAAGAATACTATTAATCCTATTATGAAAGCAGTAAAAGAGTTTTCAAATACATTAAAACCTTTCTTATCATTAACATCTAATAAAAAAGGAACTACTGCATAGTCAAAGGATTATTTATGTTTACAACCTAAATTCATAAGAACAATATCTCAAAACATTGCAAATGCGTTTGTTGATTTTATTACTATTATTTCTAATAATCTTTCTAAAAAAGAAAATATGGAAAAATATAATAAAATTCAATCAACCGCTAAAGTAGTCAATGCTGTAATGAAAACAATTAAAACATCTGTAGATAATCTTAAGAGAATAATAACAGCAATGACAGATGATAAGGGTAAAGTTTTATCACAAGGAAATGAGGTTGCATCTAAATTTACATCTGTATTAACATAGTTAGCTACATATTTTAGTATAAGTGGTAAAATATTTGAAACCTCAAAACCATCTGCTGATATTGCACAGAAATTTGTAGTTTCTGTATATAAAGTTGTTGGTGTATATAGGAAAATAATAAATCAATTATCATTTAATACTAAAGTTAAACCTATTACAGCAGTTACTAATTTTGGTAATGTATTAACAAAAATGCAACGACAGATGATAGGTGTTTCAAAAGCTTCTGATCGTATTGATTTCAGGAGAACATCACAATTTATGGATCTTTATTTAGAGATTGCAAAGAAAATGATTTATCTGTCAAGAGAAATGCAACGCCAGAAACAGTTAGGAATTCATATAAATATGTTTATTAATAATATAAAGAGATTAACATCTCCAGAAATTAATAGAAATATGAATGTTACTTCCGGTTCTATGCGTACATATACTGCAAGGTTAAAAACATTTACTGCATAGATACAAGTTACTACAAGTAAAGTTAAAATATATACAACTAAGCTTGAAGCTGCACGTAGAGCATTAAAATCATTAGATGATGAAATTATTAATAAGGAAAAAGCACGTAATAATGCATTATAGCAATTTGCTAATAAGATTAATAATATTGCAGTAGCAGTTGATAGAATGAAGAATTCATTTGATAGACTTGATGAGAATGCGATTCTTAATAGATTTGATGGTATTAGAGAATTATTAGATCTTATTACACCTAATACAGGTACGCCTGCTAATACTCAACAACATAATAATGTATAGCAACAAGCTCATCCTGTTGGTAATAGGGCTGTTCCTCAACAAAAAGGTATTCAACATCCATTACGTCAAGGTTAGACAAATCATAATTATTATGGTAATAATTTACCTACACAAGGTAGAGTCACTTTCTATTTTAAGAATAAAACAATCGATGGTTTCTTCAGAAACGCTTAATTATAAAAATTACATAGTTAATAAAATGGAATCTATTATTGTTATAGATTCCATTTTTTAATAAATATAAAAAGTGAATTATATTCCAGAAATGGCAACAACAAAGAATAAGAATTTATTTTATCAATTATATTCAAAAAATAATAATGTAGCAAATTCTGGTTATGCATGTACATCAACAATAAATGAAAAAGATACCTCATTTGATATATCTGGTTCTGAAGGACAAATAACAGATTCAAATGGAAATATTCTTGCATCTATTGATTTATCGACTATACATGCTGCCGGTATAACTTAGTATACAGTAGAAACTAAAATACTTCAACCAAATTCCGCATATCTTTTACAGGGTAATGAATACGGAGAAACATATAAATCACAGTTTTTCTTAATAAGCGATATTATTTCATCTATAGAAGATTATGAAAGTTATTGTAATATAGGATTTGATATTTTATATAAACAAAATAATAAGATTTGTAATGTTCATGTAGAGAGTGAGACCGTGAGAGAAACATACGGAACATTTGTAAATTTGGTCCAGAATCAATTAAATAAGTTGAAGGTACCTGTTTCTATATCCATTAAAAGTTATGACGATACAGAGAGTTCTAACAAGCAAATAGACTATATAAACTTTCAAAGTACAGACGAAGGATATGATTTTATAGTGAGGAATGTTAAGATTATTCCTATATTAAGAAATGATGAAAATAATAAGGGAGATATTGGTGAATTTGAAGATTCTCCATTTGTTGAACCTGTTATTACAAAAGATTTCATTATAAGTTTATTGGAAAAATATAAACCTAGATTGGTCGGTGATAAAACAGATAATTCTAAACTTAATAATTATAAAATTAATTGTGATATATACAGAGAGTTTTTAAAATTGAGTGATACTATAACAGATGATTTTAATACATTTGTTTATGAAATAGATGTTATCAAAAGATTTTTCTTACCATGTTTTGAATAGAATGGTGTTTTAATATTTTCAAAGAAATTCAATGATATTATAATACAAAAATATCCTTAGATTTATTAGAAATATTTTACAAAACCTTTATCATTGTATAATATATATGATATAGTTAAAATATTAGATGCTATCAAAGAATTTATATTTAAAATGATGAATTCGGTTGGACCATCTAATTGTTATGAAGATTTAAACAGACGTATAGGAAATGTAAAATATCCTAATGGAGCAATGCGTGGTATTGTATTAATTCCTAATTGGCCAAATGATGAAGAATATGACTCAAATGTATTATGGGTAAATCATGTTGCTGATTAGTTGGAAATATGTGTACCTGTATCAATTGAAAGATTAAGTAATTACTATGAAGGTAATATTATATCAAAAAAGAAAGCAACATTATTTGAAAAAGCATTAGCTACTGTATAGATAAATGCACTTATACCAGAAGAGAAACGTGCTTATATAGAAGATTATGATAATTTACCATTAAATGATATTTCATCAAATGACGGTTTTACAAACAGTTTTGATAATTTATATATACCTGCATATGACACAGATTGGAATATAAATGATGAGTTTTATAGATTACCTACAAGTCAAGAAAAAAGAGCATTTGATGATGAACCTATAAAATATCATGATCCTGATATGTATATAGATGCAAACAGAAATTCAGAAGATAATGATTTATGGGAAAATAATCCTAATAAAACAAATGTAAAATTTGTTGATTCACATGATGATACATCAGTTGAATGTGTAATAGGTTTATATAAATATATGGAATATTTGTCATCAAATGATTTATGGTTAAGAATAGGAGATGGATATATGATAATTGGTAAAGATGATGATAAACAATTAAAAGCTAAAAATTTATTATAGAGTTTATTAGTATATAATCCTAATGGGATTCCAATAAAAATTAAATACATAATATTTTCATAAAAAGAAAGAGAGATAGAACTTAACAATATTCTATCTCTCTTTTTATATTTAACCTTCAAATGTATATTCATATACACCTGTTGTTGAATCAGATTTTGATAATTTAAAACTATATAAATTATACTATGTCACTGTTTCTGTATATGTTTTAGAAGGTTTTATTGTTGTACCTCCTCCTGTTTCCCAATCAATTCTATCAATTTTCTAGTTTAAATTATATGAAGGACTTATGGCAGTTAATACATATTCACCATCTTTATTTTTTATAGGTGTATTTATAGAAGGCTAAAAATTAATCTTATAACCCCACACTTCACATACTACATTGAATATTTTTCCTTCATATGCACTTAAATCAGCATTAGATAATCGTGTTCCACAATAATGTTTATCAAGATTATTAGTAAATTCATACATATAAGATTTATATCCATTATAATCTAAGTTAATAATATTTTTTTTACCGTTTGTACCAACACTAAACTTATGTCCTGAATTATATTTAAAATATCTTTCTTCATTAAATATATTATTATCAGTTTCACACGAAGTTATTTCAGTTTGCTTTTTATTTTCATCATATAAGAATATTGGCGGACCATCTAGTTCAACTGTATTATTAGAAACTGGAGAAGTAAATATACTGTTATGAGTTGTTGATGAAACTTTAAATTTAGTAGATGCAAACGATGGTGTAGTTAACTAAATTTTACTAGAAATTGTATTAGTCTTATTTAGAATTAAACCATCTGTTATAATAATAAAAATACCACTAACTTTATTGTTTAATAAATTACTTGTTGACATTACCATATTTACTGTTTCTTTCCATGTTTCATAACATCTTAGAGTAGACTATAAGAAATATGCTTTATTTGGCATAACAATATTGTTTAACTTAAACTTATATAAACCAAAATTATCCTTACCATAACTATTCCCATTCTCTACAATATATGAATTTAATCGAGAACCATGCTTTGAAAAAATAGGTACATCTTTGGATATGTTCATACGTAACTCACAACTTATTATACTACCGGGACTTAATAACGTATATGTAATTTGTGGTATCATTTCATCTAAATTTATATTAATTTTACCTTCCCATAACTTTGATGTTGTATTATATCCATCAATTCTCTATATCACACAAGGTTGTGAAACTGAACCTAAATATATTACAAATGTATAAATACTATTATTATTTGTAATAGTACTAATTGTTCCAACATCGCCTTTAATAGAATTATCAGATTGATTATATTTAATAACTAAAGTTCCACCTAATTTATAATTATTTGTTGTGCCTACTCGTGTTAATGATAATGTTTGATTTCCATCAACACTAAATACAATATCATATTTTTTATTTGGATCTTCTGTTTCACCAGAACTTGTATCACCTCCACCTCCAGGTTCTGGTTGTATTTGAGAAGCATCGAGAACCTCGATATTTTCAATATCTTCGGTTGTTAATTTAGGTATAATAGTAAACATATAAGTATTTCCTCTTTTTACTACGTTTGTATTTTCATCATCACCTGTAGTATATTGTGATACATCCAATGTATATTTAAAATTTTCAATATAATATAATGTTATGAGATGTGTCAGCATATCATTACTTAAATATCCATTTATATTATATGTTTCACTGTTTATACTTATTGTAGGATTTTGGGGATCTTTTTGCTTATCTCTAATTGCAGAAGTATCAATGATTTTATCTTTAGTAAAGTCATATAGTTCTGTACCAGACGTTATATTTTTAATATATGTACTACCATCGTTAAAAATAATACTATTAGCGAAATTATAAGATGAATACTCTGTAACTGTTAAAGGAATAAATGCATATTCTTCTTGTTTACCTGTATATATTGTAAGTTTATTACTATCTTTTGTTGTTGCCATTTAATAAAATTATATTAAAATTGATTTAAATATTTATTTGTTTAAATAGTTGATATACATTTAATAAATATTATAAATATTTATACGTACATATAAATATGGCAGATATTGTTAATAATGAATATGAGAAAATATTAAATACATATACTAATATATTTGATTTTTCACGTTATGATAGGTTATCATATGATATTGAAAATAAAAAAGTTGCTGATATTGCATCAGATGAACATCAAATAAATAATGATTTTTATAGAAATTATGGCACATATAGACATGATATAAATGCCGAAGAATATCTTGTTAAAGAAAATGAAACATATTTTGATAATAATGAATTAAATGACTATTATTATGATTATGATTATTTTCAAAAATATAAAGATCCTAATAATAAAGGTAAAACATATAATTCAATGTAGTTTGCTGGATGTGTACTTAATCCTACATTTGCGACTAATGCAAATGAAGCATCATTGGAAGATATTTTTGTAGAATATGGATATGAATATTTAAAGGCATTAAATGATTCATATATAGCATAGGACGATTATAAAGGCTTATATTTTTTTGATAACAGCAGTGAAAACAGTTATTCTATAATGCCAATAGGATATGAATATATTAATTATGATAAAGAATAGAAAAATAAAGATGTCGAAGATAGAGGAGAAACAGTAGAATATGATGGAACATATGTACCTACTGTTTAGGAATTGTTATCTGGTAATTTATATATTGTTATTTCTAGTGGAAATTTGGGTTATTGTAGAAAGGTTTATTTCAATAATAAATATATGCCTACATTGTTTATAAATGATGATAAATTAAAATCAAAAACTGATCAATATGTCATAAATGATTAGCAACCATTAAAATTATGTGACATAATGTTATATTAGAAATTAGGTTGTTTAGTTAAATGGGAATCTCTTTTTGATATAAAAATAACAAAAGAATTTAAAACGTCCATTACATCTCTTATATCACATATATATAAAAAAAATATACCAGTCGACAAATTAGCAGACTATGCAGACTCAATATTTATAGTTCCATTTTATAATGTTTAGATAATAGTTAGAGATAAAGAAGATTATAATAATAAAGATAAAAAGCGAATAATAGATGTTGTCACTGGTTCAAATCATGATAATTTTTCATCTAAGAATATTCCTATATTATATAATACAGATGATGAAAAAAAATTAAATCAATTAGAAACACATATAATTACTCAAGATACTAATATTACAAATATAGAATCAGAAAACATAGCAAATTTATCATCTTATAAGACTCCTATATTTGAATTGACTATTAAAGCATCTTATGCATTAGCTGTAAAAGGATTTACAAATAAAGTTGAACAACAGAAATCAAATTATAATTTATATTGGTATAAGATCATTGAACAATAATACAGCTTATATAAAAATGACTTTATCTAAACAATACTAATAAATAATTATATAAAATAAAACGAGTTTCGTATTTTAGAGAAATGGAAAGTAAAAAAGTATTATTGGTATTGGATTGGTCTAACCTTTTATTCAGATCATTATTTATGAATAGTCTGTATGGTTAGGTTAATGGTTATAATAGAATTGAAGATGTACGTTCATTTATGTATAAATTTACAACGGATGTATGTTCAATTCTTAATATATTTAAACCAACAAACGTAATTATTGCAACAGATTCACAGCATGCATGGCGTAAAGATGTATTACCAGGCGATGATTTAAATCCTGGATATAAATCAAATAGAAAGAAATCAGAGTCAATTAACTGGGATAATATATTTCAGTGTTCTGATGATCTTCTTAAGATCTTATCAAAAAATTCTATGCATGTTGCTAAAGTTGAACATTGTGAAGCAGACGATATTGCAGCAATGTGTAAAGAAATTGTTTTTGAGAAATATCCAAACTACAATGTTATTATAGTAAGTGCAGATGCTGATATTAGATAGCTTATTGATTTTAATCCTATAACACATCAATATTGTATCGTCTATAATACAACCGGTAAAGGAAAAGGAAGTAAAAGACATATTTATGTTCCAGAATCATTTGAAACATGGTATAATACAGCAGATTCAAATTTTGATATTTTCTTTGAAAATGAAGATATGTCAAAAACATACATTAAACAATTACTTCAGGCAAATACAATAATGGAATTATCTGTACAGAACCCTAATGATGTTGTTCTTGATAAGATTTTCTGCGGTGATGATGGAGATTGTGTTCCTTCATTTTATAACTGGTATAAAGATGGACGTAAAGTAAGAATTACTCCTGGTAAGGAAAAGAAAGTCCGTGAAATAATCGGTATCAACACTGTACAGGATTTAGTAGATTCTGAATATAAATTGAAACCAGTATTTGAGAAGGTATGTAAACGTGATATAAATGATATTGATTTCAGTGAGCGATTAATGCGTCAACGTGTATTAGTAGAACTTAATAGTAAATTATTCCCTGAATATATACAAGATTATAAAGAATCATTGGATTATATGATTGGTGATATTCCATCTGAAAGCTTTTGGAATCTTAAATCACAAGTATTACTTAAGGGTACACAATATGAAGGATATGATAAGAAGAAAGCAATTGAAGCAGAAATATTTAAAGGTATGGACAAGTATATTAATACAGATGGAACAGTAAAAACAGCAAATGCATTATTTGAATAATTATGGATAACCTAGAATTAAATGAGGAGTTTTTTAAAAATAGAAAATTAAAATCATTTATAAGAGTCGGACAAACATTTGTTGATATAAAGCAAACAATTGGTTTTAGTTTTATTAATGATCCTGATGGATATATTATAATTCAGTTTGTTTATGATTCAGGAAGAGGATTAAATGCATTTCTTAGAGATAGAAATGATTTTGCACAATTTCTTTTGGAATTGGATCCTTTTATTGATGATCCAAGTGCTTTAGTATCAATAGATTCATTTATAGATGAAATTGAAAAAGACTTTGGTATTGATAAGCCAAAGAAAACAAAGAGAACAAGAAATAAAAAAGCAGAATAAAAATAAAGAGGTATAGAATTTTGATTTCTATACCTCTTTTATTATTTAATATTAATGAATTATTATTCATAAATGTAATAAGTCTTACTACCTTTATCTCCTAATGCTTCATATGCAGGTTTTGTAATCCACTATTCGTCAGATGATATAATATTAGTAACATTTCCACCAATGTTATTAGTAGTTATTGTACCTATACCTTCTAAATCAGCTAATGTTATACTTACATATGCATTTCCATGTTCATCAACTTTAACTGGTACATTTAATGTTGTACCATTCTTTGATAAAGTATAGCCAGTTTTAATACCACCTAATACACTTCCCGTTGCAGTTGGTAATACATAAGCTACTGGATTTCCCTATGCATCTGTTACCGGTTGTGATGGAGTATAACCTAACGCATTTGTAATTGCAGCTTTTGTAATCTCGACATAAGCATTATTACTACTCATATCAACTTTTACTTTTGAACCAGTATTACTAAATCCTGTACAAATACCACCAAGTGTAGAAGTACCTGCAGTTGGTAATGTATAGCTATATCCACCTTTAACTGCTGTTTCAGTAAGTGTTACATATGCATTTCCTGCGCCATCAACCTTTACATGTATGTTATTACCATTATCTCTATAACCTGTTTTAATACCACCAAGTTCAGATTGATTTGCAGTTGGTAATGTATATGAATATGCTCCAGTTACGGCAGAATTTGTAAGTGTTACATAAGCGGCACCATTTGTATCAACCGAAACAGGTAATTGCTTACTTGCATTTGCACCTGTTGGTGTATATCCTGTTTTAATACCACCTAATTTAATATCACTTGCAACAGTTAATGTATATGCTTCTCCATTTGCATTTTGTGCAGCTGGTGTGAAACCAAGAGCTTTCTTAATAGCAGTATCTGTAAGAGTAACATATGCTTTCTGATCTTCAAGTTTTACAGCAACATTCTTTTCAGAATCAACATAACCTAATTTAATACCTCCTAATGCTGTTGTTGTTGCAGCAGTTATTGCAGTTAAATATGTATTTGATTGCTATGTTAATTTTGTAACTTTAGATTCAATATTATTTACACTTCCGTTAATAGCATCAAATTTACTATTATATGAATTAAACTATGGTGTAATATAATTATTCTTAAAGTTATTAATACTTGTATTTGTATATTGATTAGCAGCATCAATAGCTTCTTTTTTATTAGTTGCTAATAGTGAAACTAATGTTGTTGTATCATTAATATTCTTTAAGAATTTTTCTACTTCCTTATATGTATTAATAGTACCGTCTACATTTTCTGATGTTAATGCTGTAAATTGATCTTTAAGATTTTTAAGATTTGCATTAGTAGTTGATAATCTTGTTGATAAATCATTAACAGAACCATCATACAATTTATCCTGAACATCTACATAATGTTTAATCTTTGTTTCAAATGTATTAAGAGCTTCATTACTTACAAAATTATCATTTAACTTATTATTAACAGTTGTTTCTAATGTTTTAATCTGTTGTGATAACTCAGATGTTTTTGTATCAACATAATTTGTAACCTTTTGCCAATATGTAGTATCTACATATGTTTTAAGCTCTTTAATAGAACTATTTACAGTAGAAATTTCTGATGTTATTTTCTAAGTTAATGTGGAATTTACATTATTAATTGCAGTTGATAATTTAGTAGATTCAGTATCAGTATAATTTGCTAATGATGAATTATATGAATCAATACGTTTAATAAGATTATTATTAACAGAATCAATATTACCTTGTAAAGTAGTATTTGTTGTTTCAATACTCTTTGTTAATGTATTGTTAACAGAAGTAATTCTATCATTTAATGTATTATATTTAGTTGTAATAGATTCTGATAATGTTGTATTAACACCGTCAATCTTACCATCTAATGTAGTATATTTTGTATTAATATCTTTTTTTAATGTTGTATTAACTGAATCGATTTTACCAGTAACTTCAATATAACTAGCATTAACATGAGTCATTATTTCTGTTTTAGTATTGTCAACTTTAGTATGAAGATCTGATACAGCTTTATTATTATCTCTAATATAATCAGTTAAAGTTTTATTAATACCATTTATATTATTAGTAATGCTATTTTTAAAGTCACCATTGAGATAATTATAAATCTATGTACTAGAATCATAATCAGCCTAAATGAAATCTTGTCTTAACTTACTGATAGAAGAATTAACATCTTTAAGATCTTTATTATATAAAGTAACAAACTTTTCATTATATTTTCTATCTACTTCAGTTACATTATCCTATACAACTTTAATTTCTTGTCTTAATGTATCAGTTGTATCAGAAATAGATTGATTAACATATCGTTGAACATTCTAAATATCTTCATTATGTTTCTTAATCGTGTCTCCAATAGAAGATGATAAATTATTATATTTAAGTGTTATTAACTTATATAAACCGTCTGAAACATCATTAAATTGGTGAACAATATAATCAGAAACATTATCAATTTTAGTGTTAAGCGTATTTGATCTAGTTTTGATATATTCAACAATAGCATCTGATGTATCATTTAAATAATGAACAATATAGTCAGAAGTATTATCAATACGAATATCTAATCTTCCTACTTCTGTTTCAAATCTAGTTACAATCTTATTAGAAACATCTTCATTGATATACTTAACAATCTTATTAGATGTATTATCAATATATTTAACAATGTTATTAGAAACATTATTTACATACGCAACAATCTTATTAGAAACATCATTATTAACATAATCTTTCAATAAATCAACTTTCTGATTAATATCTGTCTTATTTTGATCTACTGTATTTGTTAATGTTGTAATCTTTCTGTTTATTGCTGCATCCTGATCATCAACATAATCTTTTAAATCAGTAATATTACTATTTGTTGTATCAAGATCTGTTCTTAATGCAGTAATTTTTCCATCTAATTTACCGTCTTGAATATCAATATAAGACTTAAATTTATTTGAAACATCCTAAATAAAGTGAACAATATCATTTGATGTATTATATATCTTATTGATAATATCAGTAGAACCGTCTAATATATAATTCTCAATATATTCTTTAAAACGTTTTAAAATTGAATCTGCATATGCTTTATCAGTTTCTGAATTAGTTTGTAATAATGCTGATAATGAATCTTTATTACTGTATGCTTTTAAGAATTCTTCAATTTCCTTAAATGTATCTATAGCTGTAGTAACATCACCAGTACCCATAAGTTTATCTAATGCATTACTTACATCTATCAATTTAGAAGAAACATTTTCAATTCTTAATTTTAATTTATTATCTTCTATATCTGAATAATTTTTAAGCGATGTATCAGATATTTTAACATAATCAACAATAGCATTAGATGTATTATCAATATAACCCCAAATTAATGCAGATGTATCAGAAATAACATCATGAATATCAGAAGAAACATTAGCAATATGTTTTGTAATCATGTTAGATGAATCGACAACAAATTGTTTAAGATCTTTACTAGCGTCTGATATTTGCTATTGTAAATCATCATCGCGAGAATTCATATCTTGACGAATATCATGATTTACCTTTGTTATTTCTTCTCGTAATGCATTATCTGCAGTTTCAAAATCAGTTCTAATACTTCTTTCGGTAGCATCGATCTTATTATCTAATCTATCTACCTCATAATTCATATCAGTTCTAAGATTATTAATACCGGTAGTTGCACGTAAATCTACATCTGTAATTGTTTCAGTTAAATCATGATTAACTTTATCAATCTTTCTATCTAATGTGGCATCTTGCGTATTAACATAATTTGTTAAATCAGCTAATCTATTTGCAAATTCCTGTTTAATCTCAGTATCATTCTTATCAATATAACTTACTAATGATGAATTAACAGTATTAACCTTATTATTGATTTCAATTTTTGCATTTTCAATATCAGCTGCACATAATTTCTCATGTGTAGTAATACGAGTATTTACTTGATTATCTAATGTTGAAATATCATTTTTTAAAGTATTATAACGTGTTTCGTTTTTAATATCCTAACTGATATTTTCAGAATCAACATATGATTTGAAATCATTTAATTTATTGTCAACTTCTGTATTTAAATTAATAATATCATTATTAATTTCATTCTTAAATATTTCATTAGTTGCAATTAATTCAGTCTTTGCTTTGTCAAGAGTAATATCAACTTCAGTGAATTTATCTTTTATTGTATTATCAAGATCTGATTTAACTGTTTCTAATTTATTATTAAGAATTGTATCTGTTGCTGTTTTATAATTTTCAAATGCAACTGATAATGAAGAATTCTAATTATTGACTTTATTATCAATTTTAGAAATTTCATTTTCCAGATAATTAATAGTAGATGAATTTGTAACATTAATGCTTGTATTAACATTAGATATTAATTCATTCATTTCATTATGAAGCTTTGTATTGAATGAAGAGAATTTTGTTGAAACATCTGTTTTAAATTCACTTATAGCATTATTAACATTAGTTTCAAAATCAGTTCTCTTATTTTCATAATCTGTAATAGCTGAATTAATAGTATTATTTAATTCTGTCTTATTATTATCTAATTCATTATGAAGTTTAGTATCTAACTGTAATAAATTATTGTTTAAATCAGTATCAGATGCTTTAACATAATTAAGAATAGAAGTATCATTATCATGAACAGTATTACTTAAATCTGTTATCTTATTTGATAATGTATAATAAACTTCATTTGCCTTATCAATAACTTCTTGTTTTATTTCGGCATTCTGTGTATCTAATTTATTATTAAGATTACTGTTTACAATATCAATTTTATTATCAAGTTCTGAATCTTGTTTCTTAATAAAATTAACAATAGATGTATCTTGTGTATTAATATAGTTATAAACTTCCTTATTTGTTGTAATCATGTTTTCAATATCAGCATCATGTGCTTTAACATAATTAACAATAGAAGTATTATTTGTTTCTATAGTATTTTCAAGATCATTCTTTACAGAATCAATCTTATTATTAATATTTGAAACTGATTGATTAATACTTGTATTAAATCCAGAAAGTTGTGATTCTACATAGCTTACAATAGATGTATCTGCTAAATCTGATTTAGCTTGAATATTCGCATCTTGTAATGTAAAATGACTAAATGTAGAAGCATTGAACTTATCAACCTTGGAATTAATAGAAGAATCATTTGAATTAATTTTATTTGTTAATTCTGTATTGTATTTTTCTATTAAATTAATAATTGAAGCATCTGCAGATGTTAATGAATTAAGAATAGAACCATCTTTACTTTCAATAAGTGCTTTAAGTAATGTATCATTATTTGTTATATAATTAAATAATGAAGAATTCGCAGCAACATAATTAATAATTGATGTATTTGTATCATTAATCATATTAAGTAAATCCTACTTAACTGTACCATTAACATAATTAACAATAGATGAATCTTCCTTCTTAATAAAATTAACAACAGATGAATCATTTGCTTTACAATTATTTGTAGCCTTAGTAATTTCTGTATCAATATAAGAACCTAATTTATGATCATTAGTATTGATATAATTAACAATAGATGATTCAGTTACATCAACTTTTGTATTAAGTTTCTTAATATCAATTCTAAGTTCATTATTAATAGTGTCATTAATAATAGCTATATTATTCTTAATAGATGAATCAGCATTTAATACATAATTCAAAATTGATGAATCCTATGTTTCTAATTGTGTTTTTACTTTAGAAATTTCATTATTCAATTTTGTTTCAAGATCATGATCTTTACTGTTAACAGCACTTATAATAGAAACATCATTAGACTGTATATAAGACATCATTGAAGTATTATAAGAATTCATCTTATTATCAAGATTAATATTCGCAGAATCAATCTTTGAATTAACATTTGTCTTGAATACTTCCATATCATTTTGTAACTTTGTACCTGTATTTACAATAGTATTCTGTAAATCAGTATCTTTCTTTGTTACATAATTAAATAATGATGTATTAATAGACTTGAAATAATTATAAATTGAAGTATCACCAATAGCAATCCATCTCTTTATTTGTTCATCTCTATTCTTAATATAATTAAATAATGATGTATCTGTATTTTTAACATAATTTAATAAAGATGCATCAATATCTTTCTATTTACGAACAAATGCATTATAGTCTGCAATCATATTATTTCTGATTTCATCATCATGAATATATGCTTTCTTTAATGTATCTTCGTCCTGTTTTTTAACAAACTCTTCAATATTCTTTTTTGTTAATTTAATATAACTAACAACAGAAGAATCACCTTCATTAGAATATTTCTTAAGTTTCTCTTCTAATTCATCAATATAATTTTTTACTTCTTTATCTTTTAATTCAGCATACAACTTAACTTTTGAATCTTGATTATCAACATAAGTTATAATAGATGAATTTTCATTATCAACATATGTCTTTAAATTAGAAATTTCATCGTCTGTATATTGAATAGAATTGTTAATACTTGTATTAAGTAAATTTACAGTATTCTTTAATTGTGTGCGAAGAGATGCATTGAGTAAACGAGTTTCATTAACACCTTCCTATGCTTTATCGTCAATATAATTTACAAGACTTACATTTTGAACTTTAAGTTGGTTTTCGAGATCACTTACATGTTTACGTGTAAAGTTTTTAATTTCCTTATTATATTCATTAACAAGGATATTAAGATCTGTTGAAATATCATCAATAAGGTTATCGAGTCTTGATTCTACTGAACGATACATTGCCTGATGACGTGAATCTATTGCATCAATATCATCCTTTAACTTACTATCAGTTGAACGTACAATATTAAATAAAGAAGTATTAGCAGTTGCAATCCAAGATTTAATTTCAGAATCATGCTTATTGATATATGTCTTCTATGCAACTTCAAGTGCATTAACATAATTTAATAAAGATGCATCATTTGATGTAACATATGTTTTTAATTCTGAATATTTTGAATTTACATCTGTCTAAACTGTGGCAAGACTTGATTTAACAAAAGTTCTCATAGATGTATTGAATACAGCAATATCATTTTTAATATTATGCTGATATTCTTCTACTGTATTTGTTAAATCAATATTTTTAGATTTTACATTAAATTCAAGTTCATCAATCTTCTTATCGATTCTCTTATTAAATAATTCTGACTATTGATTAATATAATTAATAAGTGAAACATTAGCAACCTGTAAATCTTCTGTTAATTGTGTTGCTGTTTCAACAATAGTTCTATTTAATTCTGTTTCCTTTTTGTTATGTTTAATATCTACATCATTAACTGACGCATTTATAGATGCAACTGCTTTTTTCAAAACAGCATATTTTGCATTCATGTCAATAACTGCTTGTGTTGTTTCAGAATGAACAAACTGTTGCATTCCCAACATTTCATTATCAACATAATTACGAAGAGAAACATCAAGAGTATTATATACATCTTCACTTCTGTTAAGAATTTCTTCCGCTTTTACTTCAAATTCTTTCTGCATGTTATCTAATTTAGAAGATGCATCTAATATCATATCAGACATTGTGCCTTCATAATTATTAATCTTTTCCATTACAGAAGAATTAACATATTCAGTTAATTCATTAACTTTTGTATCAGTATATTCTTTTCCTACTGATTCTAATGATTCTAACTTTGTATATATTTCATCAAACTTTGGTTGCATATCTGGTAAGATATTATCAACCTTATTTGATAATTTAGTCTATTCATCTTCTAAAACAGAAAGTTTATTCATAACTTCCTTACGAATATATATTAAGCTAGTATCATAATCATCTAATGAATCATCTATAGAGTCAATTAACTAATTTATAGTTTCATAACTAACAAAAATATGATTGTCTTTCTCACCTTTTAATGTACCTACTGCTGCCATGACATTAACACCATTAGCTGAATCATTATCATAATAATATGCGAATGTAAGCTAACCTGGTAACAATGCCTTATTTAACAACATATTTTCTGCTTCTTTCTAATCAGTGAAACATATCTTATTAAATCCATTAAGGCCAACAGGTGGAACATTATGATGACCATATTTGTTATTATCCATAAATCCTGCCATGTTTATATTTGTTTAAAATTTCTTTTTATATTTATTATTAAAAAGAAAGAGACTATTTTTCGTGAATAGTCTCTTTATAATTGTTTATTTAATAAAATATTAAATCTGTGTTAACTGATAACGTTTACCACCAATTGTTAAAATACCATTATCATCAATAGTAAGGTTTGCTACTCCATTTTCAATAACAATACCTTTACCACCACTTATTTGTTTATGCATTTCATCTTTACGTGCATATATTTCATCATAATGAATTCTATCCTTAGAAATTGCGTCATCAAGATAGTTTCTCATATTTGTATTTAACTTAGCAATCTTATTATCAACTTGACCGTTTACTTCTGTTTTATATGTATCAAAATTTTGGTTAATCGTTGAAATTTGTGCTTCAACTGCAGAATGTTTTGTATTTGCTGTATTAATAAACTCTTCAAGTTTTGCCTATACTTTTCCACATTCTCTCTATATAGAATCATTTGTTGAAGCAGTATATTCATTCTTAAATCCGTCTATTGAATCTTTCAAAAATTGTTTTTGTGAATTAAGTTCTGCAGTAACTTCACCTTTAAATGTTGTATTTTCACCAGTAATATCTGTTTTAATTCCATCAATATATGTTTTTAATTCTTGATGTGCAGTAGTTGCATTAGTTGTTGATTCAGTAATAAGATCTGATAAATCATGAATATCATTCTTCATTTTTGTTAATGAAGTATTAATATCCTGCATTGTAGCTTCAATTTTTTGATCTGTATATTGTTTAGATTCTGTAACAGCTTCAACTTTTGTATCATCAATCTTTTTATCTAATACACCGTCTTTTACCTATAAATCATAAATATCATTTTTTAAAGGAGTTGTTGCAGCTTCAATTTCTGCAGTGATTGCAACTTTAAGATCGTCAAGACTACTTGAGTAATTAGTAGATAAATCATTGATTTGTTTTTCAAAGTCTGATTTAAGTTTAGCATGATCTGCTGTAGCCTATGTAAGAATGTCTTGCTTTGTTTGTTCAATCTTCTAATCTAACTCATTAAGTTTTCCATCAAGTCCGAGATTATCTACATCATCGCGAAGTTTCTTTACAGAGGCATCCAATGCCTGTGCAAATTCTTCATGAGTTTCTAAATATTCGCCAATCTGACTTACTTGAGAATCAATAGTATCAAGTCTTTCGAATATAGAAGAATCTGTATCCTTAAGATTTTCTATATCTTTTTTAATACCATCAAGTGAACCAGTAATAGTGGATGAATTAGATGAATCATTTTTAATAATATTATCTAATTTTGTTGAAATATCATCCAACATATCTAATTTGGTTTTGATAGAATCAAATTTCTCATTATTTGCAGAAACTGTATCCTATAATTTATCCATAAGTTGTTGAACTTTATCTGCATTATCATAGATAATATTAGTTCCACCTAATTTAATTGAGCCAACTGCAGCAATAGCATTAATTCCATAATCTGCTGTTTTATCAAAATAATAAGCAAATGCCATTTCGCCAGGAAGTAAATTCTTTACTTTTAATTTACTAACTGCTTCATCATAATTTTTAAAACATACTTTATTATAATGATTAATTATCTAATATGGTGGATGACAATGATGTGGAGGTTCACAACAAGGATCATGGAATGGATCATAACATGGACCATGATGAGGACCACAATGTGGAGGCATTGGTGGTGGAGGTGGACATGGGTGACATGTGTTTACTCCTGGTCTACGAGGAGGTAAATCATAAACATTCATATATATTAAAATCTATATTTTTTATATTTATCTGAAAACAATAAATGGTGATATAGCTTTTCATTTCTATATCACCATTATATTTATTTAATCATAGTTTAATGATTCATTATAAGCTTTTACACCACTATATAAATTTTCATGATCAACATTGATATTATTAAGTTTTGCTTTAATATCAGTAATATCACTAGACATTGTTGTTATCTAATTATATTTAGATTCAAGAACTTTAAGTCTATTTTCAATATCAGGATGTGTTGTACCTGTTGCTTCAAGTGATGTTATACGAGTATCTAACTAAGCAATAGATTGTTTAATATCTGTAATAGATTGATTTACATCTTTAAACATCTCAATAATATTTTTGTTATTATCTTTATCTACTGTTCCGATAAGATTACTTATGGTATTAACAGACTTCGTTAATAAATCAATATCAGTTTTTAATGATGAATCTGTTATCTTTCGTTCATTTGATTCAGCTGTTATTTTCTTATTATAATCTGTTTCAATAGAAGTCTTTAAACTTGGTAACTTTTTATCAATAATATCAGACTGATTAGTTGAAATATTTTGTTTAATTGTCTTTATTTCAGGATCATACTTATCTTCTAATGTTGTTTTAAGATCATTAACCTTTTTATCAATAGTAGTATTATTAATCTTATCTATTTCACCTTGTAAACGAGAATCTTCTGCTTTATAATTTGTATTTACAGTATCTATTTCTCTTGTAATTCTACCATCTAATACTTTATATACTTTATTATTAATAGAAGTATTCAATTCACTTAATTTAGTGTCATAATCAGTTTGTAATGTTGTTTTAAGATTATCTATATTACCTTGTAATTTAGTAGATTCACTTGTTATCTTACCGTTAATTGCCTTAATTTGTGGATCATATTTAGTACCAACTTCTGTTGTAATAGTTGTATGTAAATTAGGTATTGTAGTATTATTAATTGTATCAATACTAGTTTGTAACTTATTATCTTCAGTCTAACGTGTAGTTGTTTCTGTTCTTAAATTCTATTTAACTTCAGTAATAGTTTGATTAATAGTTTGAATTTCATTTGCATAATTATCATATTTCTATTTAGAATCAATAGATAAAAGACCATTATTTGTTGTAGTTGTTTCTGGAATTTCTGTATAACGAAGCTTTGTTGTTCCATTATTCCATGCACCTAAAACAAATTGAACCTTATTATCTTTTAAAACAACATTAGTCTATCCTGCACCAACAACACATTTATCAGAAGCATTATTACCGTCACTCCATACATATTTCAATGCTTCATATGTTGTAACAGCACCATCCTATGCTTTTGGAATTAAATTGCTTGCATCATTAATCTTTTTTAATAAATCACTATCTGCTTGCTTTAATTCATTGTATACTTTACCAATTGATGTATTAAAATCCGTAATAATATTATTTGTAATACCTGTATATTTAGTATCTAAATCACTATCAGCTTGTTTTAATTCATCATATACTTTACCAATAGATGTATTAAACGCAAAAACAATCTTTGTAGAAATATCATCAATTTTTCTTATTAACTCATCTTTATTATCTTTACATAACTTATCATATTTTGTAATGATAGCTTCATCTGCAGTTTCAAAATCTTTTCTAACATTATTAATTGCAGTAGTATTATCAGATGTTAATTTATCATACTTTGTAATAATAGCATCTCGATCTCTTGTATGTTGATCAGATAATTCTGTTTTTGTGTTAGTAATTAATGTTGTAAGATCTTCTTCTTTTTGCTTTAATTCATTAACATGTTTTGTTTCAAGATCGGTTATACGTTTATTTAAAATACCATCAGATGCATTCATCTCTCCAATAATTTTGGTGTATGTAGTATCAATCTTGTTATCTAACTCTACATCTTTCTGTTTAAGCAACTTATTAATATCATTAATTGAAACATTTAACGCATTAACAATCTTTGTGGAAATATCATCAATTTTTCCTATTAATTCTGATTTATCCTAACCTAATTTAATATTAATATTAGATATTGATGTATTTAATGCATCAACGATTTCTGTAGATGTATTTTCTATTTTCTGGAATAATGTATCATGTACGCTGTTAATTGATGTATTTAATTTGCTTGTTGTAGTTGTAATTAAATCATTTAATTCTTCACATTTAGTATTAAATTTATTAACAATCTTTGTAGAAATATCATCAATATTATTTTGAAGTTTTGTATCTTGATCATTTATATATCCAAGAAGACTGGAATCTGCATTTTTATATAATGAATTTAATGTACTTTCAGCTGTCTAAATATATGTAGATAAATCTTTCTATATAGTATTAATCTTTCCTAAAACACCTGTACTTACATTTCCTAAATTTGTATTAATTGTATCTGTTATATTTTTCCAATAATTATTAATACTTGTATTAAGAGCATTAATAGCAGTAGCAGTACTTGAATTATAAGAATTAACATAATTCATAATGGAAGTATTTGTTATCTTTACTTCATCATTATGTTTTGTTTCTAATGCATTAATAACTCCTTCTAAATAATCTGATGTATCCTCAATTTTTTGGTAAAGACCATCAGAAACGTCATTGAGTAATTTTGTTACTGTTTGATTATTAGTATTAATTGTACCAGAAAGATCTGTATTATATTTCTCAATATGATTATATAACCATGTATCATTACGTGAAACATCATCAATTACATTTTTAATTTCTGTTTTATAATCATTGATAATTCCATTTGAAACATTTGTAATTAATTCATGTGTATTTCTATTATAATCTTCTACTTTTTCATCAAGTGTTGTTATTGTATTATTAACTTTTTGAATTTCTCCATTTGTATAAATCTTTGCATCACTTAATGTTGCATTATCTCTGGTATCAATATAAGTTTTAAAATTATTAGAAAGGTCTTCAACAAAATTAATTATTTCTTTTTTCTTTGCATCTGTATAATCTTTCTATGCATTATCTTGCTTATCTATATATGCGACAATAGCATTAGATGTATTATCAATATATTTTACAATATCATTAGATGTATTATTAATATATGAAACAATATCATTAGATGTATTATCAACATAATTCCATATTAACTTTGATGTATCTTTAATATGGTCAACAATAGCATTTGAAGTATTATCAACATAATCACCTAATAATTTAGAAGTATCATCAATTTTTTTATCTAATACAGCATCAGCTTTTGCAAAATCTTCTCTTACTTTAATATCATTAATTAATATATGTTTTAATATCTCACTCTTAGTGTCATTAGTATATTTTAATGCATTTTCATATACTTTATTAATAGACGTATTTAACTGAGTTTTTGTAGAATCTACTAATGTTTTAACACTATTTACTCTATCAGTAACTCGTTCATCACACATTCTGATTTCATCATTTACATATGTAATTAATGATGCATTTTGTAATTTAAGATGTTTTTTTACATCATCATAACATTCTTTTGCATATAAACTTGTATTATGAATAGATTCTGATAATTCATTATCTAAATTTGATATTTCATCATCTGTATATTTCTTTGAATCAAGTTCTGCTTGTTTAATAGAAGCTTTAGTATATTCTTCTACTTCATCTGTATATGATTTTGCTTCTGTTAACATTTGATCTGCATAGCGCTTTGCTTCTGTTTTATTATCAGCAATAACTCTATTCATATCAATATGTTCCTGTGTTATTCTATCATTAAGTTTATGAACTTCTTCATCAATACGATAATGAATATGTTTTGATGTATCATTAATATTCCAGTTTATTTGTTCATCTTTAGAATCAACATATTTTCTAATGAGAGATTCACGTGTATCAACATAATTTTTATTATCATCAATACGAGAATTAAGTGTAGAAACATTAAATGCTAAAGATGTATTTAAACTTGTATTATAAACATTTATCTTATTATTTAATGTTGAAATATCATTATAAATTAATCTTGATGTATCATAAATAATATCTTCAAGTATACTTGTATTGGAATTTATTTTGGTACTAATTTCCTCGACTTTTGTATCAAAATTTGATGAAATATTATCAATTTTTTGATTAATTTTTATGTTTTCATTATCAACATAGTTTTTTAATGAAGTATCTGCTGCTAAATAATCTTTGGAAACAGAAGCTGCTGTATCAACAATAGATTTTGAAGCATCAGCAACAATTTTATTAATATTATCGATAATATTTGAAACATCCTTTTTCATATTATCAATAATGATATTGATTTCTTTTAATTTATCATCTATTGAAGAATTATTATTATTTGTATCTGCTGTTAATTTTTTTAACTATGTTTTTAAAACAGCAATATCTGCAATATTATTATTTACGTTTTCTTCTATTACACTTATATCAACTGAATTAGATTCGATTAATTCTTTAACGTTTTTTATAAGTTTATCTGTATATGCTGTATTCTTGAATATTTGATTTCCTCCCGGTAGAATATTACCAGTTGCTACAATAGCTCCAATTCCTCTTGTTTCAGTAGGGTCATTATAATATGCTATAGCAATTTCTCCGGCTCTTAATTCTTTGTTATTAAGAGCATAAATAGCAGTATCCATATTTTTAAACGGTTTAGGGTTAAAACTATGAATTATTGATTGACCTATAATGAGTTGAGAACATTTCTTATCCATTTATATTCATTAAAATTCTTTTTATATTTATTAAAAAAGAAGAGAGATACAAATCTCAGTTGTATCTCTCTTAATTATATTATTCAAATGTTGAATATTTATATTTTGTTTTATCTGTAAATATGAAGAATGAATCATACATATTTTTATAGAACTGTCTATTAGAATCAGTACCAAACATATCAATTAATGTATTAAATTTTGCATTTGCTGGTATATTTGTAAAATTCAATAATCGTTTTGTTATTTCACTAGTATTACTGCATATAGGGAATACTATATTACAAGATAACTAATAAGTTTGCCACTATGAATTAGCAGTTAATGAAATACAATATTTATTTTCAGTTAATATCATATTTGATACATTGTATGATTGATTAAATATATTTCCAAAATAACCATATAATATATTAATATGGCTTATTAAATTACTTACATTTAATTTTGTAAATATTTCCATATTTAACCCTGTACTGAATGCTTTTAAATATTTTAAATTATTATAATTCAAATTACCAAATATCTCTGATTTCTTATTTTCTGCGTAATCTTCTTCTAAATATGTACATTGTAAATTAAAATGAATTGATCTGTTTGAAGTATTATAATCAATTTGTGTTTCACCATATGACTACATATTATTAATTAAACTTTCAGGGAATGCATTCTCTAATGATGTAATATTAGAATCAAATGATTTACTTGTTGATAATACATAGAAATCATATGTTTGACAACCATTTTCCATTTGACCCTGTTTTGGCCAATGTATTTTGAATCTAAACATATTCTATAAATTAGTCATATCAGATGTTGTAAATTCTTCAGGAATAAATGAATATACGTTATAACGTAATTTACTTGTTCCATCTGCATTATAATCTAAATATGTACCTATATAATTTGGTATTACAAGACAATTTGTAAATACCGCATATGTACCACCACTTAATGTTTTCATTCTCTTATAAAAATGTTTAGGTAAAATACCACATAGCATATTTCTAGAAACGCCATCCTATGATAATAAATTCTATATTGTACATGAGCTTGTACAACCATACAATAAATCAGGTGCAACAATAAGACTATTTGTATAATTAGATATTGATTTGTCCATTGGTGCACTTTGTATTGATGATGTAACATCTTTAACACCAGTAGATGTTCCTGATTTTTTGAATTCACCTTCATAAAATACACCATTTAGATCTAATGTATCTATATATTCATATGATGGATGAATAGTTTCACTAGATGAACCTGTTTTTTTTGTTTTAACATTAATCGGTTCAGTTAAGTAGAATTTTTCATCTTCATTTATAACAGAATTATCTTCATTTACAAATTGATAATAATTTATACCAGCTTTCTTAATAATATCAACATTTTCATCATATCCATAATATCGGTTTATAATAGAACTTGGTGACATTGAATCTTTTGCTGCTGGTTTAAAATGTAAACCAGCAAAGCAATTGCTTATTTGGTTCATAACCTGTTTATAATCATATGATACATATTTTATACGTTTACGTATTTTTTGCGTATCATTTTCTGTTGCTATTTCACCTTTTTGATTTACTTCCAAATAATAATATACGTCATCACATTTATATCGTTTATTAAACATATTAAATGGGATAGCTGTATTCCAATAATTATTATAGAACGCACTTTCAACTGTAGTTATATTAGGAAGATATGTAAATAAATCTGTACCAAATTCCATATATTGTATATTTGCATCCTTTACTTCTTTACCTTTCACATATGCATGCATATTATAGAACAAACAATATATATTATGAATTTTTTCGTTTATTTTTACTACTTCTTCTCCACAATCTTCAAATATTTTTGAAACTCTAAAATCACAATTATTTTTTGCTTCTGCTTCACTAACAAATATATTACAATTTCTAAATAAATTAATAACACCGTGAGAATTACTAGCTTTAAATATTTCTACCATCCATTCTTTAAATAAATCTGATGAAATATATTTTGTAAAAATTAATCCAGTTGGACAATTTAAATCATCTCCATTACGTCTATTAAACAACGCATATTCTGGTGCAGATTCATTATAATTCTTAATTAATTTTTTGAAATCTAAAAATCTATTATAATCAACATCTGTAGTTTTAGAGAATGATGTACGTAAACTTGAACCAATATTTTTTAATTTGTTTGGTATAAATGCTGTATTAAATAAGTCTTCATACTCAACAGGATTATATAATGAGTTAACCTAGAAGCAATCAATAATTTCTATATTCCATTTTTTGCTAAATAATCCATATAAATCCCATATTACATTACTATTACATAATGATACACCACTAAAATTAGTTATTGCAACAGGATAAATGGCATTTTTATTATCTTCTGTGTCTACCGTATGACTTGTAGCATTTTCCTATACAAATAATGCACGTGCAGGAACAGGTGTATTTGTTATTATTTCTCCTATTGTACCATTAAATGTATATTGTTTTGCATAAATATCACTATTTAACCATGCAGATTCTTTCTTTTTCTGTTCAGTAAGAATTGTATATATATTAAATGTCTATGACTTACCTGAATATATAGGATATATATAACTTTCCCATTCTGCAGTAGCAAATAAATATTTAATTTTATTAATAATAGGGTATAAACAATCAATTGTCATGTAAACATTAAATGAACCTTGACCGAATAATTTGTTAATACTCGTAGCTCCAAATACTTGCGTTTTTGAACTATTATACCAAATCCATTTATTAATATAGATATTAGTACAACAGAATGCATCTATTAAGTCTGTACATCTTGCAAACTTTCCTAAATGTAATGTTGCTTTATCTGGTCCGTCTGCTATAAACTATTCTTTTGTTAATTGAATACCAGTCTATAGCATACAGAAATATCTAATATCTGTTATATTATTATTATCCGGAATATTATCTATAAAATTAGCAATTTTAGTTAAGTCTATATTTTCATGTTTAGTATCAAGTCCAAATAACCAGGCTAATGAAGTTACTGAAGAATCAACTCTTATAGGTGTTATAGAATTATCATTAATAGATCGCTCCATTTTAAATTCATAACAATTATAAAAACATGCTACATCTGGTACGAGATATGTATTAAAACCAACGTCACTCGAACTCTTTTCATTACAATATAATCTATATTGACTGTATCCTTTTATTATAATTTTACTTGCTTTTGAACCTGCATTTGTATGAACATCTACATATTTCAATGATTTACAATTACCAAATTCACTTCCATATAATCCCAATGTTTCTGGTAAAATAACCTATTCAAAATTCTATGTACCATTAAAACATACGCGAGCTAATTTACTGAACGAATGTAAATCTATTGTTTTCTATGTATTTGATTTTACTGTAAATGTTGTAACAGTTTTATCCGTACTACAATTAATTACTGCTAATTCAGTTAAATATATATCTTTTGTAGCATCACCAGAAATAATTTCGGAAATATTAATTCTCTCTAATTTTGGACAATTGAAAATTTTTACTTTTGCAAAACCAGATATTGTTAATTCCTTAAGTGTCTGGAATTTATTTTTTGAACCATCAATAACTAATGTATTATTTTGGTTTACAACAGAACTTGTTACTGTAAAATATTTTGTTTCAATTTCATTAAATAAAACATTACTTGCATAATTAACAGTTAATGTAAGTTGGTTAGATAATGTTAAACCGTTTAATTTTAATGTTTTTAATTTACTACATTTTGATATATCACAGTTTGTAGCATATACATTTGTTACATTAATTGACTGTACATTAATTTCAGTAGCAGTTAAGTTTATCTATGAATTTGATATATTAATTGTTGATAAGTTTACATATTTACTTGATTCTGTTAATGATAATGAACCTGAATATCTAGATCCTGTTAAATCAATACTTTGCAATGCAGGTGATTCTATTTTTGAAATAGCGACATTATAGTTTGGATTATTACCATATATAGTTGTAAGGTTATCTGATTTAATTATCATACTTGTAGGCGTATACCATGTAATATTACTCATATATGTTATCTAATTAGAACCGTATAATGCAAATGCGATATTACCAGAACCACTAAATGTTATCTAATACGTATTAGCAGAAGATCTCAACAAATATTTAGCTTTAATTGTACCACCAACATCAAACATAATAGGTGAATAATTCTATGCTTTAACTTGAAGTGTAATTGGTGTTGTAGGGAAATCAATTTTTGGATCACTATCACCACCAGATTTAAAGATCTGATCTTTAATGTTTATATCTTTAGCAGAATTTAATAATTTTGATAAAACATTAACTCTTGGATCTGTTAATCGTAATTGTACAAGCTACATATTATTCTCATTTTTAACTAGCTGATGTTCTTTTTCTACATCAGTTACAGATAAAAGTTCATATCCATCATATAAATTGAAATAAGCATCCAATATATGTAATCGTGAATTTAACCAATCATATACACGATATATTGATCTACCTCTGAATTTTTCTATATCACCATGGAATTTACTGTCGTATTCAGATTTATTACTAATAGTATATGTACCAATAAATTTATCTTTATTATTAGGATCAAATGTCCAATCCTCCTATATATTATATACAAGATATTTTGCCTTATAATTTAAATTAAATACCAATTCATTAACACCTTCCAAGTGTTTTTTATAATAAGTATTCATAAAATACTCCGCACTTTGTAATGAACCTGTACCAGGTTTATCATATGCTGCTGTATTACTAGCTCTATATCGTATCCATAATAATGTAGGTGTTGGGTATTCCAAATAATCCAAACTTAATTGTTCATCAGTATTGAATACTTCTGTTCCATACTTAGCAACACCAAATAAGAATGAAGAAGGTATATCATAACCAATTTCACCATTTTCCTTACCTGTAATAGGATCAATATTTGTAAAATAGTCTCTATACTAATTAATAGATGTAAGTACATGTATATCATTCTATTCAGTTTCAGATGATTGCCAATAATCAGAAAAACAGAATGTTGTAGTATCCTTTGAGTTATTATTAATACCTAAACATGTATCCATATCATAGAATGAAACATAGAATTTAGAACGTGTTAATTCTTTTTCATCCGGATCTGTTTCTTTAAGATTCTTTTTATTTAATGTCCATGTTTTTACGTTTAAGTTTTTCTATACAGAGTCAACCAAACCGAACGCCATACAAATAGTATAATATTCAACAGCAGATGTATAATCTAATCTAGAATATGATGTATTACCATTATATTCATAACCATCCTACATTGTACGTTGGAAAATTTGTTCCCATTTAGGGCCTTTATCTGGTACTTTAATATTTGGATTATATGAGGCATGATTAAGATCCTATGAATTTCTACTATATTGTCTACTAACATCTGGTACACATCCGATATAACCCCATTTGTTCTGATCCCATGTCTCATGGTCTATTGCTCCTTTACCTAAATAATCAAATATATAACCACCTGTAATAGCAATATCTCTTACAAAATATTTCAATGCAAGTTTAAATGCACCTTCCTGGCTTGTAACAATATCATCCCACATATATGAGTTACCAGACTCATTTTCAAATGGATATAATATAGTATCATCCCATTGAGAGAAATCAAATTTAGGGTCATTACCTGTAATTTCGGCACAACCAAAATCAGTTCTTAACTCATATTCATCTGTAGTAGTTTTAAAGAATAAGAAAGGTTTATTGTTTGAAACAGATTCCAATTTTGCGTTAAATATAGAATTGTTTACATATCCTAAGTTAGAATATGAACCACGACCTAAGTTGAAATTATATATACCTAAGAAATAATATTCTGATGTTGAACCAGCAATTTCATAGTCTACATTTAATATAACAACACATGGGAAACCTTCAAGACAGTTTTTAATATAATTCTTATATTGACCTTCTGAACCTGTATTAAACTTCTATGTATTTTCATTAATGAATTTACCCATTACAGTATTATTAGAGTGTCCAGAGTCGACAATATCGGCTTTTAATGTAAATTTGGATTCTGGTAAATATGTATCGCTATCATTTTCTTTAAAATTTGGTGAATATAATAACTTTGTATTTGTAACAGTATCTTTATTTACTAAACTCAAATCTAAGTTTTTACCATGGTTTTCTCGTGTTGATGAACCCTGAATATCTAATTTAAATAATGCCTGTGTATATGCATCATCATCTGGGAATTCTATTTCAACACCATCTTTCATATCTGGTGCAACATATGTAATACCAGTTTTATGTTTTCCATTAACACTAGTTGTTTGTATTGGCCATGATTCAATATTATCTGTTTCTTTATATGTTGCATTTAACCACTGGAAAATAGAAACAGTATTATCATTTTCACGAGTATGTGCAACATTAATTATATATATAGGTATCTATAAGTATGCTTTTAAATAGCTTACATAGTCTTTAGATAAACATAATTGATTATGCTTTCGTAATACAAGCTATTTCGCTAAATCATTTTTATTTTCAGTTGCATTATAGTCTAATGTTGATAATTGTGATATTAAACTAATATTTTTTTCAGATACTCCTGCACCTTTAGTTATTACATATTTATATGTATAGTAATATATACATGCATCAATGTCGTTAAAACTAAATTTATTATTTTTAAATTTACCAAGTTCAAATAAAGTATATGAAACATTTACATTTTTTAAATATATATACTAAATATTTGGGAATGTTACAACATACTAGTTAGTTACACCTTCTGTAATACCATCAATATATACTTCAATAACATATTGTTTTCCTTTTGTTGATGTATTAACATCAATATCATCTTTTAAATCATTTAAATAATATTGCATATCAACAGAGGAAGTGCTATTTACTGTTTTTGTTAATGTATATGGTTCAAGTTTTTTAATATGAATATCTACTAAGTGATATTTACTTAAATCTGATGGTACATAATTATTTTCCTTTGGAATATAAACTTTAATATCATTATCTTTTGTGAATTTAGTACATATAATAGAACTCTATGTTATCTAAAATAATGTATCATGAGCATTATCTTTTAATTCAAACAATACATCATTTGTATCATTAGATGCAGATAATTGTATACCAAATGCAAAATGGGTATCATTTAAATTGTTAATATTAATAGTTTTATTCTTATATAAATCTATAACTTTATCTGCTGCATTTATATCTCTTGTTAACTCTAAATAATTATTAACATATAACTATTTAAAATATGGATCATTTTTCATGTTTTCAGATATACTATCATAAAAACGTACATATGATACATCAACATCATTATATTTAGAGTTATCATTACCATCTCTATTATACCATTTTATATCTGCAGATACTTTTTTACCATAATAGTATTTTACAATATCATTATTAAGTATTAATTTATTCCAACCGGTATATATGTTAAACGTTTGAGATGTATAACGTCCTGCTTTTAAGTTAATAGTACTTGATGTATTAATACCATTATCTTCATTAATTAAAGTATAGTTAATTGTAATACTATCAGATGCGAAGTTAAATGGTCTTAATTTAAATGAAATATAATCACCTGCATAAAAAGCGTTAGCTTCTGCATCTTCTGTAGTAATTCCGGTTTTATCTGTATATACTTTACCATTAATAGATTCCGTCAAACAAATAACATATTGATTAGTATCTGGTACAATTGAGTATTCCTATAATACTTCATTATGTATAATCTAACCATTATTTAAGTTATTGATATTCGCAATAAATGTTTGAGAACCAAAGTTAAGTTCATCTTTTAATGTAGTATTAGTGATTAAATAATCTAATGTTATAGTAGTATCACTATTTGATAAATATCCACTGTTATCTGTTGCATCATAGTATGAACCTGCATTTTTATCAGTATTATATTTTGTATAATCCTGTTCATTAATAGATATAATTTTATAACTTATTGTATTAGTTACGTTATAATTAATTTGGAATCCACCAAAGTTATTAATCTTTAATCTATAAATAACACCTTGTGGAAATAAACTAGGTTTATAGTCAGTATCTTTAAGTTCATATAAATTACCGCTATTATTATATGTCATTGGTGTTAATGAATAATCGAGACCATAAATAAAGTATTTAAAAGTAGATTGCTTATAATTATTATCAATATCTGTAACCTTTATAACTAATTGTGAGTTCTTAGAAATTTTAAGGTTAAATGTTGCAGAATATGAATTCTCAGTATTTAAGAATGTTGGATATGTCTAAAATAATCCATCGTCATAACCATATTGCAATTTAAATTGATAACCACCTACAGAAGGATTCTTAATTGTTACTGATACTGTAACATGAGCTATATCACCAACCAAGTTCTTTGATAAATCTATTGTTGAATTGATATTCAATGGTATGTCATTAATATTTACATCAAATGACCATTTACCACTGGAACCAGATCCACTTCCTGAACCACCAGAGCCGCTTCCAACACCACCATACTTATAAATCCACTTAACGTTAGATTTCAAGGTGTCAATATCATATTGTTGTTCTTCAATAACTGTATGAAGATCCTTGTTACTTCCACTACCGGAAGTAACAAGAATATCATTATCAGTTATAATATTATCAGTTCCATTATATTTCATATTATTATATTAGAGTAATAATTTTTATTAAAGTGTTTTTAAATTCGTTGAATTTGATTGCCAACTTCCATATAAAGTTCCGGCATTGATCTTCATATATTTTAATTCACTATCTGCTTTTCCATATGTAAGTGGTGTAAATAAATATGCACTATCAAATACATTAGCAACACTTATTAATTTATAAGAAATAGTTGTATTATTCAATACAATATCTATAAACATTGGGAATTTCTATGTATTTGCAGGTTTTTCAGCTTCTGTTGTCTGTGGTATAAGTTCAGAGAATGCCTATGTATATGCAGGTAATTCCTTATTTGATGAATACTTATAACCAGTTGCCTGACACATTAAATATGTAATTGCATTTGTTGTATTCAATGTATTTAAATACTGATATGGTAAGAAACCATTTGCTGCTTTTGCTGCCTGTGCAATACTTGTAGAACCTTTATATGTCATAGATTTTACATCTGTTGGTATATATGGTAATTTACTTGTATTTACAACATTTGTACCAGAAGTACTTTCTGTAAATGTACATGTTTCAGCATTATATGTATATTTCTTTGTCCATTTTACAGATTTTTCAATTGCATTATTAAGCGTAGCAGACATAGGCATTGGAGTTGTCTTTGAATCTACAGATACACCATTATTTGTATATGTATAATTTTCTCTAATAGGGAATGTCATAGCATATGTATGTTTATGACCACCAATACATAACTTAGTTTTACTTTTACTTGCAAAATATTCAAGTAAACGTGAGAACCAGTTAAATCCATATCCAGTATCTTCAGCTGTTATTGAATTCATGTGAGAACCAACTAATGATGTACCAGATGCACTACGTTGTGCAGCAATTATTTTTGTATCATACTTAATATTTGCCTTAGTAATAACAGTAAATGGCATTTCATGAACTGCAGTAATAAATTGTTTACCAGTAAAGCTATTCATGATTGCAAATAATCTATCATAAATTGGTGTCCATGTATTATCTGTTTTATACGTATTACCAGTTGAACCAATAGTATAACCAGTGTATATATTATAATTACTAATACCGAACCAGTCACTACAACATTTAGTAGTAATTTCAGAATTAATCATAATAAATCTGTAATCATTTGTTCCGAAATAATATAAAGATGGAATATATTTCTTATTAACTATAGGATATGCAGTATTACCAAAATTATCTACTTCATAACAATAGAATACATGGAAATAGAATGAATTAGATTTACCAGAGTCATCACCATTTCCTAATAATGTAGGATCTATATTAGCTAAATCATTGTTACCAACAACATTCATCTATTCAAGATGATTGAATAAACATTTACCTGCTTCATAATAATCAAACCATTCTGAAATACGAGAACCAGATTGTGTCATATCACCAGTATTTACTAATACAGGCATATATTGTGTTCCCTTTGTAGAATCAATATATTCATTTAACTTTTTAGCAGCACCTGCCCAAACCTGATATTCAATCCAATGGAATCCCTATTGGTCTGATGTCTGATAAATACGTGGAACATATGCTGACGAATACATGGTAAATGTATAAAGTTCATTTACATTACTGTGTGCAGGATCAGGACTTCCATCAAGTAAAGCACGACCTACACAATATTCATATTCTGATGTACCAGATGAAGGTGTTGGTAAATTAATAATAACTTTATGTGCAGTATATTGTGTTGTTGTACCAGGGAATATTCCGGTTATTCTGTCATAAATATATGTTTTTGCTTCTTTCTATGCTGTATCACTTTCATTAAATGTTTTCTTTGTAATTTCACTTGTAGAACGCTCAGTTACAACACTACATTTTGAACTTGTATATGATTCATATCTTGCACAATCTTTCCATGCTGTATTACTTCCTTTCTTTCTAATCCAAATAAATTCATCAAAAATACCTCCAGAAATCCAGTTAAAGCAACGTGTTGTTAACATATTAATACCAAATGCACAAGTTATCATATTTGGCTTATTTAAATCGATATTACTCTTTTCAGTAATAACTGTTTTATGCTCAAATGATGCTCTTGGAGAATAATCGGAAACTGCTTTTACTGAATCAGATTTAGGGAATTCAATAAACTCATTAGCAAGAGATAACAAAGTAAAGTCTGTATTCTTCTCATGACGAGCTCTTGATGAATCCTTCTTATTAGAGCAAAGTGCCTAAAATCCTTGTTTAGCAGGATCAAGTAAGAAAGTTTCTCTGAATAAACTGTTAGATAATACATTATATCCAGAATTAAATATTGCCCATGTTCTATATGTATTTGGAATATTTGCAACTTTAAATGAATATATAATACCATCGATATAATTATCTCTATATTTGTAAGAGTTATCCACATCTATTTTTGCTAATGTTGTAACAGGTGAAATTTCTGTTTCTACACCATTATCAACAACAGTATTACCATATGTTAATGCTAATGCATATCCATTATATGTTGTATTTACAGTTAAATCAATAAGTTCATTTTTTTCACTGAACCATTCCATATCAAATGTACTTACTTTTATGAATACATTTGAATTCTTATAATCTGCATATTTTTTACCTCTGATTAAGAAAGTATTACCTGCGGGAATTACACCTTTTAATGGTAAATTATAATATGTTGTAACACCTGTATCACTAAGACTGAAGAAATGTAAATAACATCCATCTAACTAAAAATCAAAAGTAGATGTATTAGTTAATTCTATGAATGCATGAGAACATCCTATTTTTCCTTCTGCAATATCTGTTGATAATGGTGCATAGAACTAAGATATATGAATACGGTCTGATTCATTTAATATTGAACCTGTTGTACTTGCACTTAAATTATTATCAATTCCTAATTGTTCATTTTTTTCACCACATACTAAATTTGCAACAAATCCTCTTGGTGTAAATGTAGAACCAGGTTTAGTTGTTTCATATAAATTTCTGTTAGCAACTCTTGATTCAAGTGAAACTTTAGGAACAATAGTTGAATGTAAATTACCTTCAGAATCTATTGAATAAACATATTTGTCTGATAAATTAGAATTAATAAAAGTAATATCCTCAACTTTTGCCTATTCTAATTCTAATCCATTATTTGAATCATAAACAATACCCATTTCTTTAAGGGCTTTTATTAATTCTTCTTGTGTCATACTATCGCTATTATTGTTATTTTGATTTGAATTACTAGTACCGCCAATCTGTACTACTTTATCATTTGATTTTATCCATAAAACGCTATTTTTTTCTTCCCATATTAATTCATTATTAGGAAGATACTGCCTTATTTCTTTCAATTCAGCTTCATCTGAAACTGAACGAATTGTTATATGTGCAACTTTATATCTATAATCACTATCATTAGGTATATTAGGTTTAACAACTTTATCAGTTTCACCAATAAATTTAGTAAAGTCCTAATATCTTGAATATATGTTAAATTTATTTAATTTTAACATACCAAAATATACTTTACTAAAATAATATTGATCTCCTAAATCCTGTATATTTTTATAAAGTTTTCCATCAGTCTTATTATAATAACCTTCTATAATTACATCATTTGTATAATAATCACTAATAGATACATATAAATAATTATTTCCATACCATGTATATGTTTTCTTGTCACCTTCTGTTGTTTCCTTAACCATCTTACGATTAAGTAATAACATTACATTAACAGTTTCTACATAATTAGGCATTAAATTTGTGAAATTAATGTTATCTATTGGAGAACGCTACGCATCTAAGGATATGGACACGTCTCTTTTCGGCTCTATAAGTACGGAGAAATCCAATAAATAAGACTTTCCATTGTCTTTTTTATTGGTTATCGTCATATAAATAAACTATTTTGGATCACTCATACCTTCCAATGTACTTACATATTCTGGAAGATTTCCTTTGTCATCCTTATATATATTAATATCTTCTATATCCTCTTCATCTATCGGTTCCGTATTCTTATGTGTAAAATATACTTTCTGTTTATTAGTACTTGAAATATCATAATAAGTACCATTAACATTCTGAATTAAACCATTAATTTCCGATATGATATTGAATGTTGTTTTTGAAGCATCATCTTTATTATATCCATCTTTAAAATCTAACGCATATACATAAGATAAACCATCTTCTTCTATCGCCCATAAAGGTTCATCTGCTGGTGTTGCAACCATTTCATTAACAACATTAGAAACAGCCATTTCTTTATTTGTACAAGAATACATTCCGTATTTAAATGTATTTCTCATTTTAGCAACTTCTGTCTGTAACTATCTTATTGCTTGAAATAATATATCAACATAACTACCATTCTTTGAAGTTGTATATGTTTTATTTACAACACCTTCCTATTCTAAATCAATATCATCTTTAGAACGTATCCAAATGTAATTATCAGGTAAAACTCCTTGATTTTTTAATGATGTTATCTATGCAGTTGTAAGTAATGGAGTTCCAGAAGCAGAAGCAGAAGCAGATAATATAGACCATGTTCCATTTGTATATTTGTAATAACTCTTTGATTTTTCTACCCATACTAACATACCATTAGAAATCAAAGCATTATTTATTCTACTCAAATCTTCTACTGTCTAAACTCCACGAATACCGCCTTTTATTTCTTCTGAGACTGCAATAGCATATGTATCATTTGCAGTTCTCAGCGTATCTGGAAGTTTTATAGCCATATAAAATTATACTAATTAGTTTTATTATTTATTGTTAAAATTTAATGTCCCAATTACCATTAAGGACATTATTAGATCTATATAAGTAATATGTCTATGCAACATCATACTTCTATATTGTTATTGTTCCTAAATTTGTAATACCACCACCTAATGTTGGTGCACCACCATGTTCATATACAAAGAATTTTGATTCAACTAAATTCTTATCTGAAACAAAGAATATATATTTTGCTGCAGTACCATTATTTACATTTATACTATAATTACCAGAATTATATGTATATGTAGTATATCCTGCTGGCATATTAGCAGATGTATATGCTTTATTAAATGATGTTGATGTTGATGTCCAAACATATAATTCTAAATTAGCATATACTGTTAATGTTTTATTAAATGATGTTGGTCTAGCATCCTTACTGTCAACATAGTTAGAAACTACAGATAATGCTCTTGATACAGAATTACTTACTGTAATTGTTTCTGTAAATGTTCTTTCTGTTTTTGTAGCACCATTATATGTAATACTCTATATATTATTAGGATAATTATTAACAGTATATTTAAATGTAACACTTGTATTCTTACCTCTAATAAATGATGTAGGTGTTACTGTATATGTTACATTTACAGCTGCAGGTGCAGTATAATACATATCATTAATAATAAAATCTAAACAACCACCTATTGTATTAAATCCGTTTGTTGTATACTTATTCTTCTTGTTTATATATGAAGAATTTAATATATTACCAATACTTGAATTAATATTACTTAATTTTGTATTAATAGAAGCAATATTATTATTAACAGTTAATAAATTAGATGCAACTGCTTTTTCAGATTTATTAATTTCTTTTATAATATTACTGTTTACTAATTTCTATTCATATGTTTTTTCAACATTATTTTCTTTAGTTGTTAATACCTATTTGTTAATAACATATGAATCTTCATTTATACTGTCAGTTGTATCATTCCATAATTTTGTATTTGTACCGGTTGTTACCTTTGCAGCAGTTACATTATTTAATTCTAATTTTGCAACTCTACTTGTTGTTGAAGTTAATGAATCTGAAACTGTTTTTAATGATGAATCTAATTTAGATAGAATTGCTTTTAAAGATGTATCAACATTCTATTTAATTGTTGTATTTAAATCTTTTATTGATGAATTTATTTTACCAATTTCTGTAGATACATATGTCTATTGATCGGTTATTGACTATTTTAAACGTGTACTAATATCATTAATAGATGAATTAATTTCTGTAAGTTTTGTATTTACAGTTGTATTAATTGTTGTTTCTAACGCATTAACTCTATTATTAATATTTGTTCCTATTTCTTCTTTAACATTATCAATTGCATTTGATATATCTTTAATACTTGCATCAATGTGTGAATCTATTCCAGTTTTTAACTCAGATAACATACCAGTTAATGTTTTTTCATCTGATATATTAGATAAAAAATCTTCAACTTCTCTGAATGTATCTATAACACCATTAACATCTTCAGTATCAACTAATTTATCAAATGATTCACATAAACTAGCTAATGATGTATTTAATTTTTTCTAATTTGTTTCTAATGTTGTTACAGATGTATTTAATGTATTTAATGAGTTAGTAGTATCAAGATCTAAATTTCTAATAGATGTATTTAACTTTCTAATCTCTGCATCATATTTTCCTGTTATATCTATTTTTACATCTTCTATTGAACTTTTTAGTTTTGTAGATATATCATCTGTAATATTATATAAATCATTAGCAGATGTATTTAATGCTTTTACTATTGCTCTTGACGTCGTATTTAAGCGTATTGATATATCATCTATTGAAGTATTCTAATGTTCTAATTTTCTAGCAACTCTATCAAACTATAAATTAATAGAAGTATTTGTATTATCAATTTTACCATTTAAATTACTCTATATGGTAGATATATTAGAATTTAATTCCTATTTAGCTGTACTAATATCTCTTGTAATTTTATTACCAATTGAAGTTCCCTAACTAGAAATTAAATTAGTAACCTATATAAATGAACTGTCATGTTTCTATGATAAATTAGAAATACTTGTATCATATTTTGTATCAATTGTATTAACTTTCTGTGTTAACTTAGTTGATACATCTTTTATATTCTAACTTAACGTACTTGATAACTAACTATCAGCAATTTTATACTTCTAGTCAACATCATTTATCTTTCTTTCTAATTCATTTTTTAAACCAATAAGATATATAGATGTATCAGTTTTACCGTCATTAATAGATGTATTAATATTATAGTAAATCTATTCAATGGCGGTTTTAAGGTTTGTTGAAACACTCAAAATATCATGTGATATGGTATCAACAGTATTATTAATACTTGTATTTAAATCTCCTATTACTTTATCTGTTACTGTTTTTATAGATGTATTAAGTTCTTCAACCTATTTGTTTATATGACGAGTAATAGATGTATCATAACTCTTAACATAATCTTCTGTCTTCTTAATTCTTTTTTCAACAGCTTCAGAACGTTTGTCTAATATAGAAATTATCTAATTTAATAACGGACTTTTATATTCCATAATATAATATATTTTTAATTTTTATTAATAATCTAATGAATTTTTATATGAAGATAATTCATTTAACAATTCATTATGATATGTTTCATTTCCAGCAAATTTTGTTTCAAGTGCATTAATAGATGAATCTATCTTTGATAAGCGCTCACTTATATTAAAAAGTTGACTACTTATTTGACCAAATTTGTCCTATACTGTTCCCTCACTTGTACCTGTCTTTATTTTAATATTGTCAATACTTTCAATAATCTTTGATATAGATGTATTTATATCAGTTATATTTCCAGTTAATTGAACCATATCCATCTTAAAATGCTTTTCATATCGTCCTTCACATGTAGATAATCTACTTTCTAAATTATCAATAGCCTTAAGTTTTTCATGATCTACATTTGATTGTGTTGTTACAGTAGAAATCTTTGTATCAAATTCATGAAATTTGTTAGGTATGTCCAATCTTTCAAAATTCTATTTTAGTGTTGTAATACGTTCATCTAATGCATTATTTACATTATTAATACTTGTATTTAACTTTATTAAAGAACTATTATTCTATTGTATATACTGTGATAATGTAGTTGCATTCTCTGTTACTTTATCTTTTGCTTCATCAATTATTCTCTATAAACCTGTAATATCTCTATCATGTTTACCAGATAAATCAGAAATAGACTATTCTAAATTTAATTTTAATGTAGAAATTGCATTACCCAATGTCATTGATGTATCATCATTTTTCTATGTATAATCAGTAGTTACATTTCCTACTGCAAAAGAAACTGATCTATTAATATAATTAATAATAGCATTAGATGTATTATCAATATATTTAACTATATCATTTGATGTATCATTAATTTTATTAATAAGAATTGTTTTATCTTGAGACATCTATGCAGTTAATTGATTATTTACTTGATTAATCTTACTTGTTAATGTATCATTAGTATTAACTATATCAGATTTAATTGTAGATATATCTCTTTTTATACTAACTATATCATTGCTGTTTTTTTCTATTTTTGTTAATAAAGGTGTTTTGCATTCTTCAATGATTCCATCAACTTTAGTTTCCATATTAGATACACTTGCATTTATATCTGCAATAGTTTCATCTAAAACGTCTTTTACACTGTCAATATCATCAGCATTTTTAAATATAGTATTACAGCCAGCATCAGATAATGGTCCAACCGCAAAAATAACATTCTATCCATAAGGTACTTTTGAATCATAATAATAAGCAAATGTTACTTCGCCTGGTTTCATAACTTTCTATAATAACACTGTCTTTGCATGATTATAATCAGAAAAAAAGGATTTATTATAACTATGTATTAGTGTATCTTGAGAAGATTGATTACCTGAGCCATATTGTGCATTGTTTAAATATAAAGCCATATGTTTAATAAAAATTCTTTATTATATTTATCAAAAAAGGGGATCCATGTAAACGTAACATGGATCCCCTTAATATAACTAATATTTAATATGTATATAAATTGATTTGCGAGAAGATTTGAGATTACTCGAAATTATAATCTCTTGTACTGGCGTTGCAATTGCTTTATTTTTGTTGTAGATGCAATTGTATTATAATGTTTCTTAAGTTGATATTCATACTTAGGATTACCAGCATAACGATGACCGTTTTTATTAACATAATTATTTAATAAATGTTGTTCTGTACGGCCCTTTACTAAATAATTTGAAGTCAATACGTCTACATACGCATTAATTGCTTCTTTATATGTTTTATAGTATCTTTTCTCGATACCAAATAATGAACGTCTTGAACACGTTCTTCCTACACCTGCCTTGCCAAAGGTAGTTTCTAACTGTGTTTGAGCAAGCATAAAACAAATATCAATATTATTTGCTAAACCTGCTTTTACAATATAACTAGGAATTATATCTGGACAACCAGGATATAACGACTTGATATATGTTCTAGCCTCATCAACTAACGAATTTTCAATACTAGACTTTGTATGTTTAACTACTGTTGTCTTTGCATTTACTTCTCCATACGCATTATTATTACTATCAATAGTTGCAGCATTTATTGATATGAAAGGTAATAAAAACAATAGCGTAAATAATAAAATTTTCTTTAATATCACTTTTTTCTTCATAAATTAATTGTTTCTATGTTATTTTTTATTATTCGATGAAAAAGAAATAACATATACATATATCACATATGTGGTGTGTTAGATTCTTTATAACTTCATCTTAGCCTTCAAAAACCATATTCCAACTTTTATGGAATCAAAATTTGATTTTCAATACGACTTTATTATTCCGCGCTTATAGGCTTACTCCTTTAACCTATCAAAATTAAAATTAATTAAAATTGAACATTGCACGAAAAATACATGTGCTTTCCGTCAGACACATGTTTCACAAATTATCAATTCACATATTAAATAAAATCACTTCTATATTTATTCGAATTGATTTATATATTATATAAGAATAATGGTGAATTGTCTACTTACAAGAAACTCACCATTATTCTTTAACATATATAAGACATTTTACTTCTTCTTTGAAATAATCTCTACCAACTTATCCTTCTGATAAGAGCGGTATACACCATGTCGAACATCATAGAATACCTGAGTATTCTCATCCTTTGCAGTCTTACGTCCCTGAACCTCACGGTTTGTAGGAACCTTTGACATATCAAGAGTACCTGTAGTTGTAATCTTCTTACCCTTGTTATTGAAGAATACAAACTTAACGTTTCCGTTCTTCATCTTCTCTACCAACTCTGTATGCAAATTCATATTAGCTGGTGTCTCTACTACATTAGTAGGTGTTTCTACTACTGCTTCTGCAGCCTTCACTGCATTCTCTGCTTCTGCAATAAGCTGCGCCTTTGCTTCTGCGTATGCTTCCTTCATAGAGATGTGCTTTGCTGCACGAATCTTGTTAGCTACTGGGAAAACCTGTGCTGGAGAAATCTTAACTGTTGTATTCATAATCTTTATTTTTTAATTGTTTATTATTTGTTTATTATTTACATTACAAAGATACATGTTTTATTCCAAATAAAAAAATATTCTAGGAAAAAATTTCAAAAAATTATTTTCTATGTTGCCAACAATATCTATTGTTTATTATTACTCTTCAATTCTCTTCTGATATTCTTTCTGAATTTCATTACGAATATCACGAAGTAAATCTTCATTAAAATCTTCTTTATTTCTTATATCATAATAAGAGATAAATGGGAATCTTACAGTAATTCTATGCATAGCATAATTCAATGAATCCACCTTCATAAATCCACATGATTCTGCTAGATATAATCCATTTACAGTTTCAACTACAATATCACTATTAACAAATCCATCAAAATCAGATGTAGGTGTTAATGTAATATCATCTCGTTTAACAACTTGTCCATCAGACCATGTATGATCCCAACAATGAACATTACACATTTGCCATATATTTTCTGATATAATAACAGGATCATTTCTATCAGATGAAATCTCATATTCTGCAATAACTTTCATTTTTGCATCATATGATTCATGATAATCATCAATTATATTTTCGTTTTCTCTACGAAGTTGATATACTTTATATTTCTTCATTTTATTACTATTTTATTAATAACAATTCAAAGATACACATTATTTCCTAAATAAAAAAAGAGATATACCAAAAATGATATACCTCTTATAAAAATAAACAATCAAAAAATAATAGTAGCGAAAGTGTGATTTGAACACACGACCTCAGGGATATGAATCCTGCGCTCTGACCAACTAAGCTATCTCGCCATAAAAATTAATAAATAAAACGTTTTACAATGCCTTAGAACTACAATGGTTTCATTCAACCATCGCACGCATAGTAGACTTCAATAACAATGTTTCTATTTTAGCGTTAATGGAACTTATACTAAAGTTTACTTTACTATTATTGAAAACGCAATTATATGGTGGTGTCCATAGTCCATCTTTCTTCATACACTCTTATGTCCCTCACTCATTTATCTGCAGTTATGGTGAGTTGCTTCACTCATATAATGTTTTATCTAATTACCGAGATCTTTTTATTTATTAGGAAGTGTCGTTGGAATCGAACCAACATCATTATCAATAATGCGATTAATATGACTAACATTATGTTCTATCTGCGCACAGTCCTATTCAAAGGATGTTTTACCAATTAAACTACACACTTCATTAATTTGAGTTGATAAATGGAATCGAACCATCTAAAATCTTCTAATACCTATTTCAAAGTATCATCTCTTATCCCTGGGATTTGGGTGTTTTCCCATTAAACTATATCAACAAAAATACTCTCTTACTACAAGTTGTCCCCATTGTCTCAGAAAGATTTACATTTAACTGTTTTATCATTACTTCCACTATTATAAAAACTTCGTACGCCGTTTCCAAGCAACTAAAAATAATAGTCATTTCACAGTACCGTCGTTATATTCATTATATATTATGCATCTAATATCAGTGCAATTCAAAATTAACCTCAGTTAATGAACTCTTAATAGAACATGGTGTTTCACATGTACATCATATATATTATTATACAGTAGGTCTATAGAATATACAAGTCAACCTCTTTTTACGTGCTGTATACCACGGAAATATTTTATATTAGAGGGTAAAGTGTGATTCGAACACACGACGTATAATAATGATTTTGCAGATCATTCCCTTCGACCACTCAGGCATTTACCCAAATAAACAGGAGACAAGAATTTCATATTAAAAGTATGATCCTAAATAATAATTTGCTGTAATATCTCCCCTAATATAATTGATTCAAGAGTCTTATGTTATCCCAATAAACAATAGAACTAAATTTGCTGTTATGACTCTCATATATTATTATATCCAAAAAATGAGTGAAACGACGTAGAAAACACTCGTGGTACCATAAGTTTTTTAAACATATGTTTCAACTTAATTAAATGCTTAATTAAATATCTACCATACGGGCAGCGTGGTACATTCAACTTAAACGCCGAGTACGTTTTTATTAATATTCCGTTTGCTATAAATTGATTATAACTTACTACTAACATCACGGAATAACCATGTCAACGAACGATTTGAATATTACAACTAATGGTAATATAAAGCTTCGATACAAAATTATGTATACCTAATTTTATCTTTGAGCGGGTAATCGGAATCGAACCGACACTGCCAGTTTGGAAGACTGGAACACTACCATTGTGCTATACCCGCAAATTATAAATACTATTAATGTCCTTTTCTCGGCAAATTCTCTAAGGGTTATTATTTGCTTTGTTTCTATATGCATACGTACACCATACATATAATGCTACTTTCATTCTCTTACTCACACATAGAATAATCACGTTATTCCGACAACTTAATTCCATTTTCCTCTTGTAATTGTGGAACTTACAAATAATTATCTCCGACTCTTAATATCATATTGAGCAACCAGTAGGAAAATTCGTCATTTCAGACTAAAAACTGTACTCTCCAAGATTAATGCTTATGATTCCCTGAAGTTATACGAATGGATCCATGTACATCGTTACCATCACGCTTGACTACATTTCATCAGCTAAATGAAACTTAATGCTTTTACATACAATGTCTTCTTCTCGAAACTCTTTAAATGATGGGCACTCAAAACCCCACATTTTAATAGTATTTTTATTATTAATTATTAACTGTTCATTCAATTAACATAATGTATATATTGAAATCAAATAAAAGTCTATATATTTCTCTTATTTTTTATCAAAATAATTAATGTATCTCTAACTGGAATCAAACCAGTAACTGGAATTTAGGAAAATCCTATTTTATTCACTTAAACTATAGAGATATATATTTGTACTCTGTAAGAGAATTGAACTCCTAACCTATTCGTTCGTAGCGAATTACTCTAATCCAATTGAGCTAACAGAGTAAAATTATAATGTATAAATCTTCCCTTAGGCGTGAACTTCCATTATATAGATACCTTACTATCTAAAGTTTTAAATCTGATTAATTACGTAAGGATAATATCAGATTTATCGATTCTGTATGGTAGGCGGGGCACGATCCCGCAAACCACTAGTTCCCAAAACTAGCATTCTACCAATTGAACTACTACCATATATTAATAAAATATTCTTATAATTATGTTTATTATATAAGAAAATATATTAATTGTTTACTTTATATATAATATAAATTGGGTCACGTTAGGGACTCGAACCCTGTACTGCAGAACCACAATCTGCCATGTTACCAATTACACCAGACGGACCATAAAAAGAAAAACCTCAAGTAGAATTTTGATCAATTTTCTACTTGAGGTTAAATTTGTATATATGTTGAGTTAACCGGTTATGATTGCAACATACAAGAAAACTTTAAACACTCAAGTATAGACATAGGTCGACCACCTCCACATGGGAACATGTGAACCATACCACAAACTGGATGCATACCATATGTCATATTTAAAGTTTTCATAATCTCTTTACTTATTTTATTTTTTACTATATATTATATATATCTAAATTTTTTTGAAAAGTCTGTAATTTTGAGAACTTTTTTTCAAAAAATTTAAATTATCTATCAAACGTTACTGTATATTCACACCAAGCATGATCCTTAATATAATCCTGATGACAAATATAAATACTTTGTGACTTTCTCATCTTATTCTTTCTCAAACGACTTCTATCACAAAGAAACCAATGACCAAGATTAGTATCTGGATCATAGTAATATACAGCAATCATATCTGCAGATAAATCATCTTCTGTAAATGTAAAATTACCTCCAAAATTATATGCATCAGAACGACACTTTACACAAATAGTCTTACCATTAAAAAGTCCGCCATCACAATGATATTTTACTCTATCATTTGGATTATATACAAGTATACCTTTAAATGGTTCAATATTCTTTGCAGTAACCTTCTTGCAAATTGCATGATTTACATTAATAGAACCATCTAATGTATTAACATTATTCTTATGATGCATTAACACTTTACGGTTATTAATACGATTTGATGCTTTATCTTCCTTAATGATTTTTACATCATCCTTAATATCAAACTAATTAATTGTCTTTACTGTAATTTCTGTCATAATTATATATTTTAATTCTATTTTATTAATTATGATACAAAGATACATATATATTTTCAATAATAAAAATAATCATATATATTTTAATATTCATTAACATTAAAAAATAAATATATTATAATTAATATATAATTAATATGAATAGAAAATATCCAACTAATAGAGAATTTGTTAAAACATTACGTCATAATGGTAAAAACTATACACTCAGATCAATATTTGATACTGATAATCAATTTGATTTTGATAAAACAATAGCAAAATATAATAAATCTGAAAATAGATTTGATTTTGATATGAGTATATAGTAGAAGCAATTTCAACAATTAAATATTGATGATATATTTAATACTTCATATAACTATAATGATGATATTCTATTTTAATTAAATACAATTACTTTAGAATATCTGATAACTTTATCAAGTAACATATATCCCTTTGTTACACAATCTGCAATTGTGCCTTTCTGCTCATCTTCCATAGCAGGAACCACAGAAATTGCTTCATGAATATTCTCATTAAATTTATCACCTGGTTCTGCTGGAATAATAGTAACGTCATGTTTCTCTAATACAGAAATAAAATTCTTATAGATAAGCATAACACCATCTTTTGTTTCGGCATCCATATGCATAAATGCTCTATCAAAATCATCGATAATAGGTAGAATATCCTTAATTACTTTTTCATTACCATATTTCAATGTATTTTGTTTATCCTTCTGTGAATTTCTCTTATATGTTTCAAAATCAGATAATGCATACATATACTTATTCTTCCATGTATCAGCATCTTCTTTTGCTGTTTTCAATTCTGAAATAAGTTTATCTGCATACTCCTTTGATACATATTCATTATCATCCTCATCTGTGACAATATCATCCTCATTAATATCTGAACTAGTATCATCAATTATTTCATCTGGATTCAAAACATCATCCATCTCATCAATTTCGTTATTAAAATTCTTTTCCATGTATAATAATTTTTTCGTTATATATTGTTATATAATAAAAAATAAAAAAGTCTGAACAACTTTATAATAAAATTATTCAGACTATAAAATTTAAATTATGTTAAATGAATAATATGTACTTTCTTTTGTGCATTTAAAATAATTACTTTAGGTTCCCAATCCTTGTAAGAATCAGTAATATAAACATTATCAAATGAATTGATAAGTTTCTCAAGACCTACAGGATTTACCAGATGCTTAATAAAGATATTAAGCTTTACATCCTTCCCAAATCGTTCACGAAGAATGCTAGCAGCCCAACAGAAAGTACCTCCACCATCACACAAATCATCAATAATGGTAATTTGCTTTACTTCATCTTCAGTCATAAGTGGAAGATGAATTTCAGAAATTTCCATAGACTTAATAACACCCTTATTATCAAGGTCACGAACCTTATTCATACAAAGATATGCAGATGTAGGATAAAAATCCTTACTGTAACGCTCGTATGCTCCATGATCTGGATAACAAATAACAGAATTCTCAGATTCATACAAATCTTCACGCATCTTATTATAATCACTATTCATATTAAGTGCATAATAAGGTTCTGAATTCTTAATCAATTTAAATGTACGGTCAGAATGTGCTTCAAAAATGTACACATGTTCAGCTTCGAAACTGTTAATCATATTTGCAACAATTTCCAATGTAAATGCCTCATTGAAATTAATAACTCTATCCATTCGCATAGACATGAGATACAAAATAGTGAGATTAAACAATACGCCTTGTCGCTTCAAAATATGTCCAACCTGCATAACTACAAACAATTCTGTAGGATTTGTTATTCTACATACTACATTATAAGAATCCTTTCGATCAATATCTTCAAGGAACTTAATATGTGGTTCACCATCCGGAAATGTAGTAAGTTCATACTTCACTTCTGAATTATAACTATCAAGAAGATTAATATTTTTCATACTTTTCTAAATTATTTAATTAAACCTTTATCTTTTTCTATATAAGAAACAACATCAATTAATATAGAATATGCTTCAAATAATCCCGCACGGTCATCTAAAAGAATGTTATAATATATTTTACCATTCTTATAAGATTGCTTCAATACAGGTGATTTATTTACATAATGTGGTGTAAATCCAATATATTCTTTACACCAATTTATTTTCCATTTTATCTTATCTATATTTTCTTCACATGTATACAATACAAGTGTCATACCTAAATCATAACAATATTTAAGTAAGTCAATAACATCATCATATTCATATTGATTTCCTTCTTTATGATAATCAAATACAGTATTATCAAAATCAAATGCAATAATCAAATTCTTATGTTTATTATATTCTGTTATGAGACGTTGCACACATCTTTCAGTTGTAAACGGATGTGTTAATCCCCAATAATTTTTTTCCATATAGTTTTTATATGTAAATACCTTTAATTTGTCTGTTCAAAGATACACAAATATTTTTAAATCTACTATATGTCTTCAAATATTTTTGTATATATTTGATTTATTTCACTATCAGATAAAATATAATTAAAAATTGGTTAGTAACATCGAAATATTACTAACCAATTTAATGTATTTAAATTACTTATTATTAATCATATAATCTATTCGTGCTTTACCCTATTCAGTAGGTTTAAACATTATGTAATAATTATCGTCCGGTAAAACTTGTGGATATTTACCTTTATTTTCACCATATATAAATCTTACTAATTCAACATGATAATGTTCTTTATTCTAAACTAATTCATGAATAGAATCAGGTTCTGTATGTTCAGGTGTCCGTACATATAATGAAAAGCGTTCGCCATGATTATAAAAACGTTTCTATAATATTCTATATACACCTTCTGCATTACCTAGTCTACATGTTTCAACCATATATGGATAATTGTCATCATCAAATAATACAGTATAACTAAAACTTGGACCTAAACCACAATATTTATGTAACATCTTTAAAAATGTCTATTTTCTCTTTGCTTGTACTTTTGCCCTTTCTTTTAATTTCTTATTATAATCTTTATCACTTAAATCTTTATTATAATTTACATTACCTGTAAATGTTAAAATATAATTATAAATATCATCTGACATTCCTTTCATCTCTCGTTTAACAAGTAACATTACACCTGCATCAGGTGATAAATAAACTCTATATACAGATTCATCTTCTTCAAATAATTTCTTTACATAATCATTATTTATAGCATTAACCTGCTTTTTCCTATCTTTAACAAACTATCTATAAACCTGCATTCGCTCATCAACCATTTTTGTGATTTCTTCTGGCGATTTCTATTTGCTTGGTTCCTTCTTATTATTATAAAAATCAAAATATTTTTGCATCTAATCTCTAACTAAAGTATCTGTAAGATTTTCTATTTTAAATGATGATATTTGCCAATTAGTTGGTAAATTAACTTCATAACATGTCCAATTCTTTAGTTTGATTACTTTCATTACGTCTTTTACATATTTCTTATATCTCCATTCAAAATCAGGTGCACAATCTGCTGTCATATATTTCTCATACTCATCATTTGTATGTTTATAAAATTTCCAACCTCTTGGTTTATTTCCTAATTGTTGAATAAGAACAGTTGTTAAATCTGCATTTATATCTAAACCAACAATCTTCTATGTTAATTCTGAATTTGATATATCATCTGTATCATCACCAAATATGTCATCATCGTCAAATAATCCCATTCCACCATATGGATCTTTCTAAACAGGTTCATCTTTAACAATATTATCTTTTGATACAGGTTTATCAGTATATTCTTCTTTTTTCTATATAGGTTTCTTTTCTGTTCCTGATGGTATAATTCTTGTTTTACCTGTGTTTTTATTGTATAAATCCTATATTTCCTATAATGTTCCGCCTAATTGTAAATAACGTTTAGCAACTAATTTAAATGTCTTTAATGTATCAATATCATCCTCTGTTTCTGGACACGGCTTTCGCATAATTATAAGAGCAGCAACATATCTATTCAATAAATTTTCTTTATCTGAACCTATAGGTCTAATATTTTCAGCTTCAGTTGATTTATTTCTTGAACATGTTGATGCAACACTTAACCATAATTTCTTATCGATTGTTCTCTATACTGCTAATCTTGCCATCTCATTTATAGATTTCTATACAGCATATGATATTCCACTTATTAATGTTTCATATAAGTTCTAACTCATAATTAAATTAAGATAATTTATTACAATATTTATTTTACGAAATAAATAAAATAAAAAGTCTGAATTATAAACATAATATAATTCAGACTTTCTTATATATTAATACCACATACCTGGTATATTTTCATTTAACTTCTCGTTAACTGCATTATTTTCATTTTTACTTGTATTTACACTAAATCCTTTATAGATAGTCCATGGTAACTTCACGGAATTATCCATCTTATTAATCTGCTTCATTTTTGTTTTCATTTGATAGTTATTATGTGTATATTTTTAGTTTATTTACATATTATAATCAAATTCCTAAATAAAGTCTTATGATTTATAAGCACATGTTTTAAAATATTTTATTAATTCACATAATAAAGAATATTCTTGATATTTTTCACACTTCTGTGGAACAGCTAAACATCCTGTTAATCTTTCTGTTGTACTAAACTCACAATTCTTACAAGGAGGATTATCCAATATCTTAGCAATTTTATCCATTTTATCAGGTGCAATTATAAGATATTCACATTTACTCCACTTATCACGTTCTGCATGTCTGCCATCATGCCAACCTGCATTATATATATTTTCCAAAACATGATTTATACTCTTGTTAATATCTGGACTATACCTGCCTATAATTTCCTTACACTTCTTTTCTCTATCCATATTTCTATCTTATATCTATTATTAATTATTATAGATAATTAAATCACAAAAGTTTTACTTTATATTCAGTTATTCCAGAATTATAACATCTTACTACAAATTTATCATTCTTTTTTGCTAAAGCTGTATCATCTTTTCGTATAACAAAATCTTCATATGAATCTATATTTTTATAATAACAACAGTATTTCTTTATATTATAAATATCACCTATATCATTATTAACATCAATAATAATGTCTTTATCTGTATCTAAATAGTCAATAATGTATTTTACTACATCTTTAATGTAATAATTAAATCTTGAAACAATTTTTAATATATGAATATTTGTTTTATTTTCATTTAAACCAAATGTATAAATTAATTTATTTTCTATATATAATCCCAATTTTAAATTTACTCTTTTATCATTCCTATGTAAACTATATAAATTAATAAAATTTTTATATTCCTTATTGTCTATACATTTAATTTCATAATTAAAATTATCTGTATAATTATGTTCAATATTATTTGAATATATTTTTAAAATATTAGTAATAAAACTTTCATTATGTTTAATATCATATTCCCAAAATGATATTAATTGTATTCCTTTATCTCTACATATATTAAATTTATTAATGTGATAATCTTTATCTTTTTTCTATAAACTATGCCAATATGTTCCATTACATTCTATTGCTATTTTATAATTATTCAAATAAAAATCTAATTCTTTAGGACCAATTAATTTCCTATCATGTTGTATATATTCAATATTTAACTTATCTAATATATCCTTCATAATCGTTTCTATCGATGTTTGAGGATTTCGTTCAGGATTACATATAGGACATAAAACACTATACATATATCTTGTTGATGAACATCTATTATGAAACTAATCATGTGTTAAAATAAATTCTTTATGAATATCACAAACATTAATAAACTTATATTGATTACTATTTGTTAATTCAATATTAAATCCTGTTAATTTTTTAATTTTATTAATAGTTTTTAAGCGTGCAGCTATTGATTGACATTCATGGGAGCAATATTTCATAAATCTACTATTAAATTGTGATCTATCCTTTTTAAATAAAAGTATTTTTCCACAAACAGGACATTTTGGTAAGTGTTTCTTATTTTCTAAAATCATATAAATAGCTTCATCATATGATCTATACTCATCTTTAAATTTATTTTTTAAATATTGTTCTACTTTATCATGTCCATACCATGTATATTTAAATAATCCACCTTTCTTATCTAATGATTTAATATAATCATCTGTTATTTCTGGTAATAATGAAATACTTTTACAACGATCTGAACATACATCATCATAACCATCAGATAAATTTAAAAACCTAACGGGTTTACCACATTCTTTACATTTAGGTATATTATCAATATTATTACATATTCTGTAAATAACTTCACCAAAATTCACTGAATCATTATATCTATTTAATAAATATGATTCATAACCGTGCTCTTTAATGTATTTTATTTGTAACTTATTTTTTGTATTTAATTCGCCATTAAGTAAATAATCATTTTTTATTATATCATCTGTAATAATATTATCATTACTTTCTTTTATGTAATTTTTACTACAACTGGTAGAACAAAATTCTCTAAAACCATATCCTGATGTAAATTTAACATATTTTCCACAATTTGGACATATTGGGCGATTATCTATATTATACTATATTCTATATATTGTTTCACAGTAATCATTATTTCCATCCTTATAGCGATTATCTAAATATTCTTTTATCTATTGTTCCTTATTTATAATTTGCTTATAATGTGAATTAATCTTATTTTTATCAGTTATAAATTTTTGTATTATTAAATCATCATTCATATTTACAAAAATTAATATTTGTATATTATACACAAATATATGGAAAAAGTTATATAAAATAAAAAATAGGTTAGAATTCTAAATTCTAACCTATTTAATTATTATATTATTATAAATTATCTATCTTGTAATGTATCTCTACGATTCAACGTGATTCTTTGAACAATACGTTCTAAACCGTGAGACATTATAACGCTGATGTCGACTATTCCATAATCTTCAGCTATGATGTCCGGTGTGTTGTTTGACTCATCACAAATAATCTCATAACTTTCAATTGCGTTAGACAATTTCATTGTTTCGAGAATTGGTGTGAGCGCAGTAACAACTGAAGCACGAACAGCAGGTGTATTATATAAGAAGTTATATCTCTTAAGTACATCTTCACATGCAATTTCAAGAGTATTAAGGTTCTCACGAACATGTAACTTATTAAAGTCACTCTTAGTATTCTGATAACATGTTTGATTACCGTAAATAAGGATATTATTACTTTCCTGAATAATAGTATTAACACCGAATGGTTCAAGATAATCTCTATCTGTTGTATCTGCATTGAATTCAATACCAACAACATCAGAGTTTTTGATGATACCATTTCTATTAGCTGCAATTACATAAGGATCGCCACCATTAAATTTGCGAATAAGAACATCACAAACATCAGCTGCTGGTGGTACATTTATCTTACGTCCATTTACATTATATACTAAGTGAGGCCAGAATGCAGCAGCAAACTTAGAACCATCCTCTTCAGTAGGTAAGCTAAACATTGTAGTTGAGTACATGTCTGTATTACCGCCTTGTGGTATATATTTAGTATCAAATGAAGGTTTTGTATAAACACCTTGATCATATGTATCGCAGAAACAAGGATCAACTGAAAGTTCAAACTGTCTCTTAGATGGAAGATTAAGTAATGCGGTTGTTTTCATACGATCCATTGCAAGAATAGAAAGATATTTCTTACCACCCATTTCATTTGTTAAACCATATGACATTGAGTCAACGATATAACGGTAATCAACCATATTAGGATTACAAAGACCTCTATGAATTCCATCATCCTGAAGCATTGAGTAAATCTTTTCAATACCGCCTTCAATATCAAGTTTTCCATATTCATCAAATCCTGGACGGTGTTTTGCTGAAATATGCAAACCTTTAAGAGGAATAAACTTCAAATTATGTGAAATGCTATCATCTGTAATCGGTTTCTGACGAACAACATAATTAGTATCACTGATATAAACAGGATCTAATGTTGTGAACAAATAGAATCCTCTCTTACCTGCAGTTGTTTCAATTAAATTACCATCGCCAAGTGCTCCAATATTAATATGATATTTAGAACCCTTATAATAGAATTCATTACGAGCGTCAACATTAACGAATACCTTTGTAATAACTCGTGTAATACCAGGAATCAAATTATATTTTTCAGCTTCACCAACATTATTATAGAATGAAATATTATTTACATAATCGCCTACAGATATATTATTTGCTTCTGTTTCATTAGTAATAATGAATGAATTTAAATTTGTATCTGTTACTGGACATGTACCTTCATCATATAAATCAGTAGTTTGTAAATTAACTGCTGCTGCAACACTTGAAGTATTCTTATATCCATTAAAGTAATATGCATTATATGCATTTGTAATAACTTCACTTACATGTTCTGTAATATAGTTATAAGACATGAAGTTTACACCAAAATAAGTTGGGGTATCAGAATTAACAAGTTTATACATAGCTGTATAAATACCTCCTGCTTGTGGTATTGCGCTGATACCTCTGACAAAGTAATCATTTCCACCATAGCTGAATGTAAATCCTTGAGCTTTTGTACTAGTACCGGTATCTGCTTTTGAATCCTTATAATTTGTAATTTCAACAGGAATTAACTTATTAGTTGCAGTTGTAGTAGTAATTGTTCCTAAATCATGAATAATTGCATATGAATTTGCTTTTGTTCCTGCTATTACAGAGAATAACTTAACTTCTACCTTATCATTTGTATTATCAGTATCAGATGTTGCTTTAGAAACTGGTACTACAGGAATTGCGTATGTACCATAATACATAGTCTTATCCTCATATACATAGTTATCATTTGTATCAGATGTTACAGGTACTTCTTTAATATAAAGATATTTTGCATCATTTGAAATTACATCCGCGACTGTTGCTTGTTGTGTAGTAAACTTATTTTTATTATCAAGTTTATATACAACATCCTTTATATTATATGAAACCTTTAAATTAGGTTGAGCATATACAGGTAATGCCTTAAGTTTTGTAGTTATCGTCTCTAATGTTTTCTTTCCAGATTCATTAGTTAAATCAGTAAGAGGTTTTGTTAAACAGTTCTAAAGTTCTGCAGATAATGATGATTTCTTTTCATCAACATTATATTCTTCCATAATATAGAAGTTTGCACCATATTTAGAATTATTTGCTTTAACAGGTTGATTTGTTTCTGCATTATATACTGAATATGCCTTTACAAATTTCTTTGTATCAATTGATTGATTTTTACAATAAAGCACTCTGATTTTTGCTGCAGGAACTACATCATCTTCTGTTGATAATGTATCTCTACCATTAAATGACATACACCATGCATTTAAATCTTTTGTACAACTAGCCTGCGTTTTCTGGAAATAATATGTATAACATAAAACAGACTCATCTGGAAGTTTTTGTTCATTTGACAATGGATGTGCAAGATTTAAATAATAGTTATCTGCATAAATACCATTTTGTAAATTATGTCCAACCATATCAACAAGATAGCCTGATTCATTAATTGAACTTTCGCCGAGTTCTGATTCTGCTTGTTTATTTCCATCAAAATCAAATACCCATGTACCTGTACCGTTTTCATTACCTGTTTCAATATCAACACCATTCTTGTCATATGAAATAACCTGAAGAGCATCTTCATTTACAGACATCAAAAGACCTGTACGTTCTGTATTTGCATTTACCTTTGATTCAATATACATATAATTACCTTGTTTATCAACAAAATCAGGAATAATTGAACCTGTCCAAGAACCTATAAATGTTACACCTTCTGCTGAACATAATGATGAAACTTTATTCTTAATTACACCATTCTTATCGAAATACTTACTCCAAATAGGATCACTTGCAAGAACTGGATAATTTGTCCAATTACCTTTAATTGCAACAACGCGGATAAAGTAATCTGAAATATAATCAGATGGACGAATCCATCCATAAGGAATGTTTTCATCACCACCCCACCATTCTTTTGCAGTTACATTATAACCTGTAACATTTTCTGGTTTATAAACAAGAATTGAAATTTCATCAGTACCTGTATTAGCAAAATTAAGTAAATTAGTATGTTCATATGAACCCTGATCATTACTCAATAAACCATTAGCTGCAACAGCCTGAAGATTATTCTTAGAAGGAATCCAGAAACGTGCGCGGTCAAACAAACTTGCATATGGTGTTTTACCTACATAAGGAATTACATCACCCTGTTTTGAACCATATAACTTATTATTAATTGTTGCTGCCTGATAATCATATTCACCATAAGTTTTTCCTGCGCTTGTAACTTTAGGATTTGGCTTACATGAATCTAATGACATTGTAGCATAGTTTACCTGGTCTGGACCATCAATTGAATCATCAACTTTTAACAAATTAAGAGCCAATATAGGACCGTTCTTAAGCATTGTCTATGCCATTCTATTAAAGAAACAACCTTTCTACTCAAGCTTACTATCAATATCTCCAAAGATCTTCTGACGTTCAGATTCATACTGCATAAATACTGGACGGTTGAAAGGACCTTTATTATTAAAACCAGGTAACAAACGAAGTGAAGTAGGATTTGTTACCTCACGTTGTGAGTTATCGATTTCTATAGTATAAATACCTGCTGATTTTATAGTAGATAAGTCAATAGAAATTTTTCCCATATTATGTTTTATTAAATAAATTTTCTTTTTATTATTTATCTTATCAATAATTACATATAATTTTGATTTAGATAAAAATTATTTTTTATATTTATAATCAAAAACATAAATAAAAAAATGCTAATCTATTAGCAATAATAGATTAGCATTAAAATACAAAATTAAAAATATAATTATGAAAAATAATTAATCTTCCAACATACATATAATTCCTACAGAAACTGTATTATCATTATAAGTATCATCATTTTCCATCATATGTACATATACTTCTGGAAAACCATACTTATCCTTAATTGCATCTGCAACATCAGTAAGAATATTAAGATGTTCTCGTACACAACCACATACATCATCAAGTGTTACCTGTACAGATGCTGGTACATCACCTTCACGTGGATAAACTGTATAAGCATGTGTATTATCATCTTCAAGAATAGCTTCAATCTTATCAATAAGAACCTGCTTAATATCATCCAAATTAATCTTTGGTTCATTTACTTCATTCTCTTTTGCTTCAGCCTTAAGTCTATCAAGAATATTTGTAGTCTTTACAGAGCATTGAGTATCATCTGCAATCTGTTCTACATCAACAACAGGATGATTATCTCTAAACTTAATCTTATTACTAAGACGAACTTTCTTATTCTTTACTTTATTCTTTCTAGTAAACTTTGGTACATTATGTGGTTCCTCTGTCTGCTGATCATATGATACACCATCATTATCAATATCCAAATCAATATTATCAATATCTGAATCTACCGGCATTTGAACATCAATATAAATCTTATCATTATCAACCTTACATGACTTAATAAACTCATCAGAAATACCCAATTTATTCAATGTATCACGCGCAATTTCTGCAAGATTATCCTTTGATTCCTTAATAGAATCTTTGATATTTTCTGTAGTTTCCTTACACTTTTCTTTTGCATCATCAAACATTTCCTCTGTCAAATGATACTTATTTTCAACACCACAAATATCACAAAATGTCTCCATAAGTTTATTTGTACTATCAAGTACCTTCTTCTTTTCTACACTTGACAATTTATTAAATTTATCCTTTGTAGAATTCAATAATTCTTTATTAACTCCTGAAAAAATATCAGAAAGATTTTGCTTCATTTTTGCCATAACTTTTAAATTAATATTATTAAATAACTATTATATAATTTATATATAATATTCTATTAAATGTCTAATCCATCTAACATATCATTAGAAAAATATTTAGACCAATATATAGTTTGTTTATAATTATTATCTCTACACCATTTAATTACATCATTAATATCCCATTTTAATTTATTTGATGAATATGGATTTTTATCTGGTAATCCTAAATCTTTCTTTAGTTTTTCCCACATAAAAACATTATATCCTTCCTGTAACATTTTCATCGCATGTTCATTTCCTGTCTTATCTGAATCATATACAAACCAAAATGGTAAATCAATACCAATAGATTTAGATGCACCTGATGTTGCGATACAATTAGGCAGAAGGAATGCATCAAACGGTCCTTCTGTTACTAATACAGGTCTGTAAATATCAATATTAAATATATTAAATACAGTTGATAATGCTTCTACATTTACTGGTATTTCTATATTATCTTTTAATATTTTATGATGAATTTTTGATAATGACATTGTAAGATATTTAGCTTTTTTCTTACCTGTTATATCTCTAATCTGAATACCGAATACCTTATCATTATCAACTAAATTTAAAATAACAATATATTGTCCTTTTGGATCATACAAAAAATTATCAAAATTAAATTGGCATCTATTTACTAAATAAAGATACCCAGGTTTTGCATTAACATCATTAATTTCTAAAAGATTTAAATATTTTTTTATATAATCTTTTTTAACAGAATATTGAATAACAGATGTTTTATCTAATACTTCTGATGTAATTTCAGTTGAATTTGCATTATATGATGGTATATTAGTTACATGTTCATTTACATAAGTAATGGCAGATAATGACATAGGCACATCGAATGACTTAAAGAAATTATGAATTTTCATAAATTTTCCGCAGTTAAAGCATTTAAAGTTTCCTGCCCAATTTCCTTTAAGTATAAAATGTGCTCGTTTCTTTCGTATATCTGTTGCAGAATCACCACAAAACGGACATGCAAAATTAAGTCCATCAATAGTTTTCTTTATTTGCTGCTTATAAGGAATTCCTCTAAATTCATGTTGAAGAATTTCCTGTAACTTTGATGTAGTTTCCATGTAAAAATCATTATCCGACATTTTTTTAATCGTTAATGATGATGTGTCAAATATATTACTGTCCATATAAACATTATACTATGTATATTATTTTTAGTCTATTTTTATAATTATAATATGTTAACTAACATATTGTACTTCATAAAATTTTTTTTTCAGTATAAATATATAGAAAATAAAAAAAACTATTATGAATAAAATACAAAAAAGAAAACTCTATGAATCTATAATGAGAAGTGTTTCAAAAACTGTTAAAAGAAAACTAAATGAACATGAATATAGTGAGTCAGATTATGGTGAGGTAGTAATGTTGTTTTCACATGATGAATATGATGATGATAATTGGGAACCTTATTGTATTGTACATTTTAATAATGGCAATGATAGATACGTTAAAGATGCATTATATGATTATTTCAAAAATAATGATGAGGCATGCGGTTATCTTAGATATGATGGATTATATGAAATTGATGATAAGAAAATAGCAAAATTTTTAGGTACTATGTATGATCTTGAATATAGTGATTCTACAGACACTATAACACGTTATTAATAATTAAGGTGAAAAAATAACTACTTTATATGTTATTTTTTCACCTTTTATATTATTGTGATGTTAACATAACAGAAAATCTTGAAAATCCGTTATGTTTTTCAACTTCTATTATTTCATCAAAATTTTCCAAATATAAGTCTGTATGTGAAACTACAAAACAATTCAATTTATTATCTTTTGCAAAATTCTTTAAAAATTCCAATACTGCTCCTGAATTTGAATTGTCCAATGTAGAAATAACTTCATCCAATGTAAATGTATTAATTGATGGGTATCGTCTTTTAAGTAATTTAAATAAACTACATAAAACAACTATATCTACTCTTGTCATTTCTCCATCACTTAATGTAACTGGATCTAATTCATTACCTAAATCTTTAAGATGTGGATCAAATTTACTGTCAAATTCCAATCCATATGGAATATTCAACTATATTAAATTATCCTCAATTTCTTTATTTAATAAAGGTAAATAATTATTAATAACTTTTTGTTTTACACCATCTATTGAATATACTAAAGATAAATTCTGTAAATCTAACATCTATTGATTTTTATCTTCAATATTCTTTTTAATTACATTTAACTAATCAGTAGTTTTTTCAATAATATTTTGTACAGCTTTATATTCAGAATTAGACTTTAATTTCTCCTGTATCACAAGATTTTCTGAATTTAATGCATTTATACTCTAATTGATTTTCGTTACAGCAGACGCGATTTTATTAAGATAATCTGATACAATTTTACTGTTATCTGTAAGTGTTTTCATCTAACCTTGTAACTATGTATCAATATTCATTTTATCTTGCATTAACTTATTAAGATTTTCTCTTAATTCATTAAATTGTTCAGATGAAAAAGAACATCCGCATGTAGGGCATTTTTCCTATTTAAAAAGATTAATCTTTTCTTGAATCTATCGTATATTAACAGAATTTTCAATCTGCTAATTTTTAATAGAATTAAATTGATTTGTTATTTCTTGCTGTTTCTATACATATTGATTATAACCATCATTTAATGTTTTAAGTTTCTGATTATCTTCCTAAATTTTATTATTATTTTCTTCAATCTTATCTTTACTTTCTTTCGACTATATTTTCTGCTGAATTTGAATTAATTCATTATTTGCATTCTATATAGTTTGGTTTAAAGAAAATATGGTAGAATTATCTGCATTTATAGAAGAACCTAATTCTCTCATATCTTTTTTAAGATTTTCAAAAACAACATTGATAATTTCCAAATCAAAAACTCTGTCTATAATCTGTTTTCTATCTGCTGGTGACATTTTAAGAAATGATTTAAATGACTTCATTGAAATTGAAATCATGTTTGAATATGTTGCCTATGGAATATCTATAATTTCTGAATCAATAAATGACTATGCATCTTTTGTTCCATAATTTTCAATATTTTCATTATCTTTAAATACTGTTACACCATTTGGAGAAAACTTTCTTTCTATTACATATGTATGCTACCCCTGTTTAATTGTTCCTCTCATCCAACCATTTTTATTAATTCTATTTGCAATAGAAGTTTTTGGAACTTTTTCTATTTTTCCATATAATAATAAACATGGTAATGAAAGAATTGCAGATTTACCTGCACCACTCTAACCTTTTAAAAGTATAAGTTTTCCCGTATCATCATAATTTATTTCCTATACCTATTCACCATATGAAAATAAATTACGAAATTCAATCTTCTCTATCTTCATTTAAATTACGTGTTCTATTTAAAATTAAAACAAACAATTCTAATAGAATAACTAATGGGCTTGCCAAAATTGAAATTAAGAATATCTTTATTTTACATTCTAAAGTTAATTCAGCTTTATTAACTAAAGTAATAAAGTATATATATGTTATTAATCCTATTAAAAAATATATTGTTATAAATGTTATAGTATCCATTTAAAAATTAGTTTAATTAATTTTAACACAAACTTAATAATTTGTGATAATTTATTTATAATTAAACTTCATTTAATTCATTTTCTGCTTGTTTTAATCTGTCTCTACTAATATTCTTTAATCTGTCTTTTGTTTCATCATCAACATCTAATTGTGAAATTGATTCATTGATAAGTTCTTCTATAGATAATTCTTTATATTCTTCATTATCTATATTATCCAAATCATGATGAGATTTATTAACAATAATTTGCACTCTCTTTGCATTAGAAAGATTTGCCATATCATATATTGTTCCTGATTTATATTTTCTCAAATCAGATTCTTCTATAAGAATATCATTATAATTATTATTAAGAAATTCATCTCTTTCTTTAACACTTAGTTTCAGAAAATCTTCTACCTTTATTTTATGAAATATTGGACTATAATTATTTTCTTCAAATAATAATTCGTTATTAGTAAAATTTACTGTATAAACTCCTTTTGTATTTCCTATATCTGATCTTCTTAATTGATATGGAGAACCTACATAAATAACATTACCTAATTCCTGACGTTTATGAATATGTCCTGATAATATTTTTCCTTTAAATATTTTTGAATCAACTGCACCGATAATAGTCATACCATTATCAAATTTCATTTGTGAAATATCTGTATGCATCCATGCATAATTTGCTTTACCTGAATATTCAAGTAATACTTTATTTTCTTCTTCATGTGAACCCAAATATGGTATTGCTATAATATTTGATAATATCTTAGTTGACGGCTTAATCTTAATTAATGTCGGTTCTTTTATAACTGTAACATTTGGAATATTATCTAAATTTCTTAATGATGTATTTCCTTTGTTTGTTCTTTTAGATAGATCATGATTTCCGTTTATAATATAAACCGGTAATATAGAACCTAAAATTTCAAATATATCTATTGCTAAATCATTTACATTAATATCAATAGATTTTCTATCATCATATACATCACCTAAAATTGCTAAAAAATAAGTAGGATCTTTTTCCACTAATGATTTTATATATGGAATAAACCAATTATAAAAATATGATGAAATATTTTCTTGCCATTCTTCTGATGCAGATCTTACACCTAAATGAATATCAGCAAGAAAAATACATTTACTTGCTTTAATCTAAATTGTATTTTTTGTTGTTGTCATTATTTAAGTAATCTATTACTTTTACATTAATTATTATATTAAAAAAAGAGGAAATAGTTTTTTAACATTAAACTATTTCCTCTTTTATATTACTATTGATATGATTATAATATTCCTAAATCATATCATCATTCATATTATATGAATATCCATTAAGGATTAAATAACTTTCTAAAAATAAAGATGAATACATCACAAAACACTAAATAATTTTACTATTTATATGGAATCCAACCATAACCGAATCAAATGAGCCGTATTGCTCATTTGAATGTGTGTCAATAAAAATACTTCATCTTTGCTTAAAAAATTAAGCTACATATACAATACTAATATTACCACAACCACCGGCTAAATATGCAACTTTACCATTACCTAATTTAATAGTATTAGCTTCTGTATATGCTTTGCAGTATGCTTTACCAGCACGCTTCAATAAACTAAAAATTCTTTTCATAATCAACTAACGTAAATTTAATTTTAAAATTTTTCTAACTATCTTTTTTAACTATCAATTTTTTTAAATTACATAAGAATAAGTCCTGCTTCATAAACTGCCTTATTCATTTCGTAATTACCATTACAGTATGCTGTCCAAGCATTCTTAACTGCGTTCATAATTGTTCTCATAACGTAAATTTAATTTATTTTTAATTTTAGAAAACTGTTTGTGAAAACCGTTTTTTAATTTCTTTATATATTTGTAATTTATTTTAATAACTATCTATAATCAAATTCTTTAACTATCTTACATTTTATTTATCTAATTGTTTTCAAAAAACATGCTTTTCAGCATAAAAATGGATCATTTTCTGATCTAGATCTGTTAATTTACTCAAAACTATATGTAATTTGTAACATTTACCTTTCATTTTTACACATTGTCATTATTCTCCAAATAATCAGTTTCCCATGGTTTTGCTGACTGAAATGCTTTCTTTGTAATATCAACAAATATTGGATTATCTATACCACCATCTACTTTCATATACATAACCTGATTTGTCGTCTTTGATGTTAGCGGTCCACATTCTTCTTTCCATGGTCCTAATTTAATATAATCAAAAGTGCCATGATGTAATGGAAATACTTCCCTACCAGAATACCAACCTGTATGTAAATTTGGATATTTTTCTTTAACATACATAGATAATCTTACAACTTCTTTAGGATTATTATCACCGCCCATAAAACCTATACATGTAATACCTTTATTATCATTAATTAGTTTATCCAATACATCTTCTGTCAATTCAGTACCTATATCATTTGCTAAATATGATGAATGACAACCAGGACAATGATTAGGACAACCTGATATATTTAATGCCAATGTAACTTCATCTGGAAATTCTCTGAATACAACTTCATCAATTACATATTTAATATACTTTCTATCTGCCATATTAATAAAAAAGAAATGTTTAGATATTTATAGTCTAAACATTTCTTTTTGTTTTATATATTACTCATTTACATTCTTCAAATCATCCTCTTCACATGGACGAGATGCATTTTTATATTCATCTGGAAGATTAATCCATGTAGTATAAAGAATTGGTCGAGCCTCATAATAATTACAACCTGATTCATATGCATACATAGCTTTCACACTATCTGCAATATCTGTTGTCAATGCGCCTTTAATGGTATACATCAATGGGTCATGTGTACCATACTTTGTTCGTACAACAACACAACGTTCCAAATCTGAAAGTTTAGAGTCATTATCATCAGTTGGTGGTACAATTCCATTTCCATACTTCTTAATGTATGCCTTTGCTTTCTTTTCAAACTTTGATTCAATAACCAAACCTGAAAGATTCAACTTACATTCATTAATAAGAAATTCTTTATTATCAATAAATGCTGTTGCAAGTGATTCTTCAGAACCAATACCGAATTCTTTCAGATTCTTATTCACAATATCCAACATGAAATACTTGCTCATTGCATGATAAACTTCATTGTAGAAGCACTTCTTACCTGTCTTTGTAGTAAGATTATACTTTGTCTTACCACATGCAATCTTCACAAGCAGATTCTTAATAGCATCTGCTGTATAGATTGAATTACGAGTTTTCTTACCAACGAAAATATCTTTAATTGTACTCATATTTTTTATTTTTTAATTGTTATATCTTTTATTTTTTAATCACAATACAAAGATACACATATTTTTCCATAATAAAAAATAATATCTCAAAAAACTTATATTTTTCTTCAAAAAACATAAGAAAAACATAAGAAAACACTCAATTTTTTAATGTTTTTCTTGATTCAGTATAAGTATACTGTAACAATGAAAATATCTCATTCTAATACTATATAATATACATATACATTATTAAATATAAAGGATATGTTGATTCATTATTTTCTCTTTAGACCCAGAAACAGTAGCAGCACAAATACCAGATTTTGACTATCCTAATTTTGTATCTATATTTGTCGCCATTGTCTGTAACAATGTCATAAGTTGTGTCGCATTAACAGCACATGTATTCGGTGTTGTTCCTTTTATACGAACAGCAGATGTTCCATTTAAAGTTATAATCTTCCCTTCAATATTAACTTCATTGCCAGATGTTATATTAATCTGCTATGGTGCCTATATATAAACCTTTCCATCTGTTAACTAAATCTAAACACCTGTTGTTTCATCAGGTCCATAATGAATAGTTATAGTATTATCAGGTGTCATTTGCATATATGAACCTTTATAATAAAATGCCAATCCAGAACCAGGTTGAAACTTAATAGACAAATCATATTCAGAATCATAAAGAAGAACCTAAGAACCTTCATAATCCGAAGCAATTTCTTCTGATAATTTTCTATCTATTGAATTTGTACCATACCATTCCATTGCATTGACATCATCCTATGCAAATCTTACTCTTACTTTTGTTCCTACACGTGGTATTGAAATCTAACCGCCACCTGATCCTGAAAACATACCAGAACCAGCATAATTACACCATGGTAAATTCTCTGTTGCTATGTTATCATGTAATCCAGCAACTCTCACTTTCACACGTCCAGAACATGTAGGATCATCTATTGATTCAACTACACCTGTTTTTACTTGTTTTGTATTATTTTTACTAATGCTCATATATCTAAATTATTTGATTTTCAATTACTTATAAATTATTTTTAGAATTTATTAAAAATATTTCTCAAAAATGTAGACTTTTTCTCAAAAGCCCAGTATAATAAATATGTTAGTATTTAAGGTTGTGATAGATCTATATATAATATATGAAAAAATTTATTCTTAAATTTATAATTTTAATTTAATTTTTATTCTATTTATTTAATAGAATTTAGTAAGGTAAGTCTTTCGAAAATGTAAGTATTTTTTATTATATTATTTAGAATTTGTATAAATTAACATAAAAATAATATTGATTATCAATTAGTTATAAATTATTTTTAATTTTATTAAACTTTTTTCACAAAAATGTAGACTTTTTCACAAAACTCAAGTATAATTAATATTAAGATATTAAGGTAATGATAGATATTTAAAAAATTAAATAAAAATTTTATTTAAAATTGAAAAATTAATTTTCTTTTGGTTCTTTTCTTTTTGATTACTTTTTCTTTGATTCTTTCTTTTTCAGAAGGTATTTTCTTTCAGAGATTGAAATTATTTTTAAAATATGATTTTAATTAAATTATTCATTTAAGACTTTATTTTTTATTATATATATAATGTATAAAGAATAGTTCTTTAATTATATGAATGAAGAAAATACACAGCAAGATAATAATACAATAAATAATATAGATAATAATTCAATTCAAAATAATTCTGGTGTTAATAATACATCTGTACAAACAAATACACAACAGCAGAATTCTTTGGAAAATTCATTAACAAATTTACAGGATAAATGGACTGATATTATAAAGTCTCTTAATGAACGTATGAAAGATCTTAAATCTATAGATGGATTAATGAATGAAGTTTATTTGAAAAGACAAGAAGCAATAGATTTATTTTATGGAACAGCAAAAATTTTAAGTAAACAAACAAGAGATTATAAAACAAAAGCATCAAGTATATATTTAGCTTTGAAATCAGGATCATCTGGTATTCGTTATACAAATGAAAGTGCTATTAACTTACAAATAGAATCTCAGTTGTCAGCAGAAAAAGAATCAGTAGATTTATTAGATAATTTTTGTAAATATATGAAAGATACTATTTCAACTATTGATAATATTATTTATGGAATTAATAATAAGATTAAGGTTTTTGAAATGATGAATGGTTTAAAATTTTAATTATGAATTAATATATAAAATAAAAAGAAGATATAAGTTTTTCAAAATTAACTTATATCTTCTTTTTTATTACAATAATTTTTTATTATATGCATTTCCATAATTTCCATATGGATTGACTGAACATGCTTTTTGCATTGCCGTAAAAAATTTAATATTTTCTTTAGGAATTAAAACAGGACAGTTATCAATATAGTAACCACCTTCAGAACCTATTTTTCCTTTTATATTTTTATTTTTAATAGGAGACTTTTTATTATTTTTCATATATTTAATTATTAGATTATTTTTATTATTTATAGAATAAACAATTAACATATTTTTGACTATAATATATGTTGTTATTATAGTTATTTAAGTTTTAGTTTTTAATTATGGCAGTTAAGAAAGATAAAGATAAAGATACAAATAAAGAAAACAAATGTTCATTTTGTGGTAAGACGAAAAAAGATGTTGCATTACTATTTAATGGTGAATTTGGTAGTATATGTAATGAGTGTTGTGATCAAATATATAATATGAATCTTAGTATAATTAATCATAATACAAATTTTATATCAGAAGATGAATTTCATAAAGATGATGTAAAGAAACCTACAGAGATTAAAGAATTTTTAGATCAATATGTTATTGGACAAGATAAAGCAAAACAAAGATTAGCTGTTGCAGTTTATAACCATTATAAACGAATAAAGCAAAAAGGATTTGATGATGTTGAAATTGAGAAGTCAAATTGCATACTTTGTGGGGAAACTGGTGTTGGAAAAACGTTATTGGTTAAGTCTATAGCTAAAATGTTAGATGTGCCTATTAGTATAGTAGATTGCAATTCAATTACAGAAGCAGGTTATGTAGGTGATGATGTAGAAACTTCTATTACAAGACTTCTCCAAGCATGTGATTATGATGTTAAGAAAGCAGAACATGGCATAGTATTCTTAGATGAGCTGGATAAGATTGCAAGAAAGTCTGGTGGTAATCCGTCTATAACAAGAGATGTTTCAGGTGAAGGTGTTCAACAAGCGTTACTTAAGATTATTGAAGGTACTGTTGTAAATGTTCCACCAAAGGGAGGCAGAAAACATCCTGATGCAAAAATGGTTCAAGTTGATACAAAAAATATTTTGTTTATTTGTGGAGGAGCTTTTGTAGGTTTAGATAAAATTATTGAAAGACGTATGAATAAATCTTCATTAGGTTTTATATCTAAAGAAGAGAATAAACAATATATAGAAGATAAAGAAAATAATAATATTCTTAAATATGCAAATGCTGAAGATTTTAAGAATTTTGGTTTAATACCGGAATTAATTGGACGTCTTCCTATTATTACATATCTTAATCCATTATCAGAAGAAGATTTGAAAAGAATATTGATTGAACCTAAGAATGCAATTATAAAACAATTCAAAAAATTATTTGAATTAGATGGTATTGAACTTATTATTGATGATGATGTATATGATTATATTGTTAAATTATCAATAAAGAATAAATTAGGTGCAAGAGGTTTAAGAGGTATTGTAGAAGCATTATTATCTGATGATATGTATAAAATGCCGGCAACTGATGAAAAACAACTTCATATAACAATAGAATATGCTAAGGAAAAACTATTGGAGTATGAAAATACATATAATTAATTATTATTTTAAATTATCATTTTAAATCTTGGGTATTTTTTATCCAAGATTTTTTTATTTGAAATAAAATGTGTATCTTTGTATTGTTAATGAAATAATAAACAATTAAAAAATAAAGATTATGAATACAAATAATAATATAAAGTGGCATAAGGCATCAGAATATGTAGATAATATGTCTAAAGTAAAGGACTATTTAGGATTGCCAAAAGGTTATGGTGCTCCTGAATTTGTATCTGGCAATTGTAGTAAAGAATGGATATTAGAACATTATGAAGCTATTTGTCCAATTACAATTGAAGGTATGGATGAATTTCGTAGAGAAACTCATAATTATGGTGAATCTAAAACTGTTAAAGCTTCTGAACTTACAGTAGGTGATAAAATTTATTATGATTATAGTGTATTAACTGTAAAAAATATTAATAATAAAATAGAATTCGATGTTCAAGGAATTACTATAGATAATCTTGATACATTGGTAGAGAAACTTTAATAATGTTTAATTAAATATAAAATATTAATATGGTAATGATTGGTGATATTGTAAGATCTATTACAGAAGTAAAGAATACAAATGGTGTATATGAAATTCATCCATGTGGAGATAATACTATTTCTGGACATATTAAATCTACAGATGGAAAATTAACAGACTTTTCTAACGGAAAAGAATATACAGATTATGAGGTTTCTCAGATTGAAATGTTTGAGGAAGAAGGAAATGTATATTATCGAAAAGTAATGTAATTTTATTTTTATGAATATAAATGAGAAATTTGAAAAATTAAAAAAATTAGCGGATAATATGTATGTTGCTGCTCAGTATTTGTCTACTGATGCATCACAATTAAAAAAAGCAATGAATGAATATCATCATTTTGTTGTTTATGAATTAAATAAAAATAATACTAAATAATAATTTATTAAATAATTTATGAAAAAGATTGTAATTGTTATTATTGCCGTAATTATCGGTATTTTTGTAATCTCTGGTGTATCTATGTATTTTACATATAATAACCAGGAAATTTCATTGAGAAATGAAGCTGAAGCACAGCGTGGAAAGATTGAAGGTGTTCATGATAAACTTTGGAAAGTTATTGCACAGCAGGCGCAAATCAGTGATAAGTATGCATCTGATTTTGACAAGATTTACACACATATCATGAGTGAACGTTATGATGCAAATGATGGTTCATTGATGAAGTGGATTACTGAAGCAAATCCTCAGTTTGATGCAAGTCTTTATAAGAATATTATGCAAAGTGTAGAGGTATTGCGAACAGAGTTTCAGAAGAATCAGGAACGAATGTTAGATATTGTAAGAGAGCATAGAGATTTGTGTGCACGTTATCCAGGAAAGTGGTTTATTAGTAATACTGCAGATATTGAGTATACAATAGTTTCTTCAGGTCGTTCAAAGACAGTAATGAGTACTGGTTTGGATGATGATATTGATGTATTTAAAAAGTAAATGATAGACAAATATATAAACGTAGATAAGGTTATTTCTATTAAAATATTTGATAAGAAAGATGTTCTTAATGAAAGTTTTGTATGTACATTAATTCATCGTAAAGGTACTGTTAAGAGGCGGCGATTAAAATTTAATGGATTTAAAGTAGAAATTGAATGTGTATATTATAAAGATGATATATTTGAACAGTTATTTTCTGGTAAAATAACAAGAACAAAATTAAATGAATTGTATATGAAAGAATATATCGAAGATAATATAGAAAATAATTATATTATTGAAGATAATATTTTATATGAAAAACCATATATAGAAATAACACTTATTAATGATGAATTAGTTGTAGTTCATCGAGATTCTGTGATAGAATTATATAATTATTTAAATAATATAGGACTTTCAAAACATAAAAATATTAAGAAAGTTTAATTAAAAAGGTAAATTATGTTGATTCATAGTTTACCTTTTTATTTTTATTAATAAATAATTTAACTGAATAATACTATATATTTTCACAAGATAAATATAAAAAATAATTTTTTTGATTTTTAAATATGGTAAAAACTAGATTGAATATACCAGCAACTCTTGTACATAGTGTTAAAGGTACATAGTATAAGATTAATGGTATTCTTTTATCAATTAATGAATCAAATGATACATGTTCAATGCGTTTCGATGATAATTATGTCGAAAATAATATACCATTGAATAAGATTTTGATTAATGAAGGATTTATTGATAAGATTAAAGAATACGGAAAGAAAGTTGCTTCATATATTACTGATAAAGTAAGAGGTTTTATTGCACTTGTTGATGATGCAGCTAATTAGGTTGTTTCATGGTCATTAAATAATGTCGGTAATCTAGCAATTAAAGCATCAAAAGGTATGTTACCAAAGGGTGTTTATTTTGCACCATCTGCTTCATTAAAGAAAACTGCAGGTACTGGTGGTATGACTATTGATTAGGCATTTGCAGAAGGTATAGCAAAAGACCGCAGAGATATTGTTAATTTCTGGAGTCGTGTTATTAAACGTGCAGGAACAACAGATGAAACTATTTCTGAATCTATTAAATATGTTAATGAAACATATTATAAACCAACAAAATTATATAAAGCATTAAATGAAGCTGTATATTCATATGATGCAGTTAAAGATGGTAATGGATTCAGTCATTTTGGTGTTGCTATTAATTCTAAGCAATTAATTTCTAAACTTAAGACTAATATTCGTGAACAAATTTCTGGTCCTCTCGGTGGACACTCTGATGTTGTTCCATTCCTTATATGGGGTGCTCCTGGTATTGGTAAAACTGCAATCATTAAGCAAACTATTAAAGATATGGCTAATGCTAAATATAAAGCAATTAACTTGAATCTTGAAGTTATTATGCTTGCTGGTTATACAATAGAAAACTGGACATTACCTCGTGATGCTACCCGTGAAATTGGATGGGGTCTTGATTCTGGTTCAGCAAAAAAGAAATCACAAATGTATACACGTGAAGGATTTACAGATACGCCTAAGACTTGGTTACCAGTATATCTTAATACATCAGATCCAGAAGAGAATAAGAAACGTGATTATTTCTGTAATACATGTAGATTCCTTTCAACTGATAATACAGGAGAAATTACATCTGCTAATGGACATCCTTTTGAAGGCGGTGTTGTATTTATGGATGAGTATTCACGTGTTGAACCTAATGTTCAAAATATTATCATGGGTATTGTTAATGATCATAAATTTGGTGATAATTATGTTGTTGCATCTAAATGGGGATTTGTTCTTGCATCTAACCGTTCTATTGATGAGAATGAAGCAGAATCAGAAGATAGAAGATATTTCCCTACTGCTGCACAAACAAACCGTTTTACACATTATACATATGTTCCTTCAAAGACTGAATGGATTGAATGGGCACGTGAAGTTGATCCTTTGACACATGAAGCTAATGTACCACCATTTATTACAGATTTTATTGAAGCTTCAGATGATTATGTATGGTATTCTACTATTGTAAATGGTGGATATGATGATATGCTTGATAATCCAGAGGCAGATAAGAGAGCACATGAAGATCAGAATGATTCTTTATCTAAAATTAGTGATGTTCTTAATCAGGAAATTATTTTACGTACAAAACGTATGGTTACTCCTCGTACTTGGGCAAATACAATTGGACCATTCTATAAAGATGCTTTAATTGATTTGTTTGAAGAGAATCCTGATGGTATTTCTGGAAAAGAATATTATTAGAAATTAATTGATTCTTCTGTAGAAGAAAAAACAGATGATGAAGGAAATACATATAAAGAATATTATGGTGGAATTCTTCCAAATGTTTTAATTGATGCATTAAATGAACTTGATGATGATTATTGGGACTGGTGGGTTGATGAACACGGTGGTCTTGATGAATTGGATCCAACTGGTAATAGTTCAATTGGTATACGCGGACGTTATAATATTTTTATGACATATTTTACAGATAATATGCGTGATAAGATTGGTGATGATACCGGTACAAATGGTGCAACTGCTACAGGTCCTGTTATGAAGGCATGGCGTTCATATAATGAATATTCAAAGATATTTACTCCATAGGTAATGACAACTATTTGGGAAACTGGTAGTATGCCTTCTGAATATTAGGATGATGATGATAAGAAACCATTATCAGTTGATATGTATGCAACATCAGAATTCTCTAAATGGAAGTGTATTTCTAGTATTGCAAAAGAATTACCATTATAGGTATTAGCTGCATATCCTGGAGATCTTGAGGAGGATATAAAGAATGATATAGAAACATTAGAAAATGCTAAACCATTATCAGACAGTCAGGTTTCATCTGCTGCATAGAAACTTATTAAAGAATATTCATTTAATATTAATGGTAAGACACATAACTTATTATTTGATGATGCAGAATTACAAGATATTGATACATTACGTAATAAAGTAAATTCATTACTTAATTCACGTGTTGCTCAATTATATGCACACTTTGCATCATGGATTGCTAAGATTTCAATTCAAACTGAAATTGGTTCTATCGCACATAATATGAGAACTTCATTATTTGAAAAGTGTAATAATATTGATTCAGATTTACGTAAAGAATTCTATAATACGGTTGCAGTTAGAAAGACCCTTACTGCATATGAAGCTGCTCGTACAAAGAAAGATCCAAGTCTTCAATAGATTGCACATGTTCATCAGATTGAAGAATCTAAAGTTCCTATTTTACCTGCATTAAATATTCTTGCACGTTCAGAAAAGTTTGATTTCAATCAAACACGTAATGCAGTTAAGAGTAGAGTGAAAAAATAATAAACCTTAAATAAACAATATATATTAAGAGTGAATATAATTATTTGAATTATGTTCACTCTTTTTATTTTAATAAATATTAAAAAGATTTTTTTACTTCTAACATAATGGTAAAGGTAAAGTTAAAAACTAATAAAACTCGAGTATACGAAGCTTATTCTAAAAACACCGTACAGAATACAATGGGTGTTAAGATGAAGTCTGCTGAAGAGAATCAACGTGAATTAGCTGGTTTATGGGGAAGACTTATGAAGCAGAAAAGCTTAGATTTACGAAAGTTATATAAAGGTGCTACAATGAAAGATATGGGATATTCTATTCCTGTATCTAAAATGCGTGTACCTGTTAAGGTGAAGATTACTGACGCGATAACAGGAGAACAAACAGAAGAAGAAATTATTCCTGCTGAAATTGCATCTTTTTGTGAAATGGCAAAAACTCAAGCTGCATCAACCAGAGAATTAGGACCAATTTTAGGAAGATTTAATAAACCTATTTTGTGGTCATTTAATATTGATACAGCTGCATCAGATGGAGTACGTATAGCATTTAATCCTGTATTTGCTGAACAACTTTTATATAAAGGGAAAGGACAAGTAAAGGAATTAATGTCTCAAGGTAAACGTATGTCTCAATCTGATAGAGTTATTACAATGGCTAGATTAGTTCTTTATGTTATTTGTCATGAAGCATATCATCAGATATATAGACACAGAGAACAAGCAGAAAGAAAAACAGAAACACAAGGTGGAAAGAATCATCAATTAGCAAATATTGCAATGGATGCTGAGATAAATCGAGATCTTGAAAAACAAATTCCAAAATATTTTGCTGGAGCAACAGAAGAATGTGATGGAATTTTTGATGATAGATTTAGAATGGAACCATGGCAAATTATTTTTGATGCTTATTTCTATAATAAAGTTTCTACACCACAACAACCAATTAATCAAAATCCGGTAAATAATTCTCAACAGCAATCTGGACAACAAGGACAATCTGGTGATAGTCAGTCTTCACAAAGTCAGCAACAAGGTCAGAGTGGTCAGCAAGGTGATAATAGTCAATCACAAAGTCAAGGTGGTTCACAAGGTCAGCAGAGTGATTCATCTCAACAACAATCTGGAAATCAAGGATCACAGAATCAATCAGGTAATCAAAATAATCAATCTGATAGACAACAAGGTCAAGGAAGTGGTTCATATGATGATACAGATTTAAGTGCAGCAGATCCAGATACTATGAGCGATTATGGTATGGATGATATGCCAGATAATAGTGATAAATCTTCTGAGTATCAAGATGCATATAATGATGAGATACAGAAAGAATTAGATAAAGCTATGGGTAAAGGTTCAGGAACAGATTCTGATGAACAAGGTGATGATGATTCTCAATCTGGAAATGATTCACAATCTGGTAATAATGATTCTGAAAATTCAGATGAATATGGAAATTTAGGAAATGATGATGGTGATAATCAAGGACAATCTGGAAATGATTCTGGTGATTCACAAGATGGACAATCTGGTCAAAGCGGTGAAATGAGTCAATCATCTCAAGGTTCTATGGGAAATTCAAAAACTGGTAGAAATTCTGGTCAAATGTCTCCTACAGAAAAAGCTGCACGTGAACAAGCACGTAAAGATGTTAAGAAAGCAATTGATAAGATGAAATCACAAATCGATAAAGATATGAATTCTGTACCAGATGAAGATAAACTTCAAGAACAACTTGAAGGTAAGGAATTTGATACAACAACATCTTCTACATTTGGTGGTGCTGATATGTTATCACAAGAGCAAATGGCTGAAATTGCAAAAGAATCAGGTGATCCTTATACTGCAGAAGAATTAACATGTGATCCTGTAGAAATATCCAGAAGATATAATGAAGAAAATAAAGAAAGATTAAATCAAGTTTCACCAGATCTTGCAAATAAACTTAATGATATTGCAGATAAGTTAAAAAATATGGAATCTCTTGCTAATTGGAAGCAGAAGATGAAGAAACATTTTACAGCTGCGATGGAAGCAGGAACACAGATGAAACGATCAAAACGTACAATGTCACAATCATGGCGTGATGATAGATATAATCCATATAAAAAAGTTCCATTTGCTGAGAATAATGCAGCAAATATATTTTATCTTATTGATAATTCAGGTTCTATGTATAGTAATGGTAATGGTATATTCTATCAGATATTTAAAGAAATTGTAACATTAGAAAAACAATGTAAAGTATTAAATTCTGCTAGGGCTTATTTTACAACAGGTGCTATACATCCTGAAGATGTTGAAATGTGGAATATTAAAACACCTATTTCAAAACGTCTTGAACTTCTTGGAGAACGAGGTGGTTCTGGAGGTACAGATATTCCAGGAAATACTATAAGTGTTACTAAGCTTAAGAAACCATATTATTATGATAATGGTGAAAAACATACAACTATTATGGTATTTACAGATGGTGAAGATTCTGGTTGGGAACAATTAAAACAGATACCTTCAAAAATAAGGAAAGACATTGTATTTGTTGTATTTAATCCAGATGTTAAATTTATATTAAAAACATTCCATGAAATGCAAACACTTGGAGGTATTTCACTTAAAAATTTAATAGGTATTGATACATCTAAATTTGGAATTAAGTCAGTTTAAAAATAAGAAATAAATGAGTAAAAATATATTATTATTCCCTGGTGGTTTTAAACCATTTCATGATGGACATTTATCGATATTGAAATCACACATATTCAATATCGATAATGTTCATATTGATGAAGTACGTATTTATATATCATCTAAAAATAGAGATAATATTACGGCAGATAGTTCATTATGGTTTTTAAATAATATTAAAGATAAGTTAAGTGAACTATATAATGTAAATATTAATGTTGGTATATCAGAATATCCTGCACCTATACGTAAATGTTATAATGATGTTGGAAGTTCAATTAATGATGAGAAATTCTGTTTAGTTACATCAAATAAAGGTAATGATATTAAACGAAAAGATGAATTTTTTCAATTATATTCAGAAAACGGAAAATATTATGATTCAACTAAAGGTGTAAAAACAATATATATAAATGCTAATATTGAACCAGTACATTATATTAATAGAAATGATGAATATAATAATGAATGTGTTTCATCTACTATTATAAGAAATGATATATATAATCATAATTATGATATGTTTAAGACTGCATATATAAATATGTTAAGTAATAATATACTGGATGAAAAAATATTGAAAAAATATTATGAAAAATTAATCGATTTAAGTTAATTTATAGTGTTTTTTCAAAAAGATAAATAATAAAAAAGAAAATAATTCTATTTATAATAATATGAAAAGAAAACTTAATGAAAGTCTTACATTTCCTGTAAAGATTGATGTTGTACGACTTGTAAACGAAAATCCTGAACTTAATGGTTAGATGGATAAAATCGCTTCATAGATAGAAGATACAACAGATGCAACAATTACTAAGGAAGAGTCTGATGGTACTGTTTATATGGTAATTGATGGTCTTACACAAGATGATATTATCGACATATTTGAAAATGATTATTATATTGATGACGTTGATAATTTCTTTGTATATGACGATGCAGATGATGAACTTGATGACGTTGAATCAGATGATGATGCTCGCGCTGCAGCTGAAGATGATATGAGAGATGAATATGGTGATGATTATATTGATGAATCATGTGACGATGATGCAAGAGATTGCGCTATCGAAGATATGAAGGATGAATATGGTGATGATTATATTGATATGGATGAAGATTATGGTCTTGATGATGAAGGTGAATGGATTGATACAGAGGATGATGATTATGATGATATGATTCCTGATTATGATGAAGTTGATCCTGACGATCCTGATGCATTAGATGCACGAGATGCTGCATATGCAGATATGGAAGATGATGGTATTTATGATGAAACATATGAAGATGCTGATGAGGAATTTGCTGGTGATGATGCATTAAATGATTCAGATGATGATTCAGATGATGAATTTGATGAATGTATGGAAGACAGTGAATTTGAATGCTATGAATCATTAAATAATCGTAAACTTAGAAATAGAAGAAGACTTCTTGAAAAGAAAAAGGGATGTTGTCCACCAAAGAAAGGTAAAAAACTTGTTAACCTTTCAGAAGCATTAAAAATGCGTAAAGCTGGTTTGACAACAAGAGATATTGTTCGTTCTGCTAAAAAAACATATCTTAATGAATCTATTATTAATAACGCAATTAATAAAGCAAAGGTAGAACCACGTAATGATAAGAAAATGAAACTTATCATGAAGAAAAAGGAGATTATGCAATTAAAGGAATCACTTGGTACTGAGAAGTTCAATATGATTTGTGAAGCTATGAAATCTGGTAAGAAAACATTATATTCTAAGAAAACAATCAATGGTAAGAATATTACAGAATATTCAGCTAAAGAACTTCTTGAAATGTTAAATACTGTTAAGAAACAGCATACAAATCTTATGAAATCATATAAGTCATTGAATGAGTCTGCTACAAAATCAACAAAGAGAGAACTTCGTACAGCTATTGAAAATAAAGAGCGATTAATGTTAATTCTTGATGAAGAACTTACATATCGTTTGACTTTCAAAAAGTTGAATAAGTCTAAAGCAATTAATGAAGATGAAGAGAATCCATTAGAACCATTATCAGTAGACCCTACTGATGGAGATGATAAAGATGATAATGCAGATACTGAATCAGGTGACGATACGGATGAAACACCAGATAATGATGAAGAAGTTGAATTATCACGAGTTGTAATTACAGTTGCAAATCAAGATGCTGCAGATGAACTTAAACAATCACTTGTAGATGCTGGTGTTCCAGATGATGCTATTGAATTTGAAGATGATGATGAAACAGATGACAGTGAAGATTCTGATGATACAGATTCAGAAGCAGATGAAAACTCAGATGAAAATACAGATACTGATGATACTGCAGATGAAACACCTAATGAGTCTTTACATTATAATAAGTTTAAGAAATTGTTAGAAGATGATGATCCTGAAAGTGATACAGCAGATGATTCTACAGATGATAATGCAACAGATGGTGAAGATTCAGATGCAAGTTCAGATGATAATTCAGATGATTCTTCCGACAGTGAAGATAAACCTATTAAAGTTGTTTTAACAAATACAGATTATGTAAATGATCTTGCAGATGTTTTAAATAATGAATATGGTATTTCTAAAGAAGAATTTGAAGAAATGATTGGTGGTCAGATTGTTGATGATTCAGATAGTTCAGATGACTCTGATGAATCAAGTGATTCAGATGATGAAAATAAAGATGATGAAAATAAAGATGATGAACAATCAACAAATGGTGATGATGCAGTAGATGCAATGTCACAGGAAGAACTTGATAAATTATTCGGCGGAAACTAATTTAAAAAATTATTTTTCAAACATAGATAAATAAAAAGATATAGAAAAACTAAGAAAAAACGTTTGCTCGTTTTTCAATTAGTTTTCATTTTTCTAAATTATTTAGATTAAAGAGGAACAGTACGTGATGTATAGTTCCTCTTATTTTTTAAGACTATTTTATATAAATATCGTATAATAATTAAAATAAGTTTTTCGAATATTACTATGTTTACGTTTATACAGATTTTAAGCACAAATTCAGATGGAATTCATATATACTCCTTTAAAGAAATAAAAAAACTTTATAGGTTTTACCTGTATTTATTTCGTCCTCATGTTTGGACTATATACAAAATCTTACATAAAACACGGAAAAATATAGTCAAACGAATTACTAACTTATTTTAATAAATTAAGGGAAATAACTCATAACAGTTATTTCCCTTTTATTATATATTATTTTTATAACCAATACATATGTGGGTTTGGTCCCACATTATAATACTTATATTTAAAATCTTTACCATTACCATTCTTATAAAAATATTTAACAATATCACCACGGAATTTTATTGCACGCTATTTTATTTTATCATTAAGTAATTGTACATTATATATTTTTGTATTATGATTTGGTAATATTAATGTATCTGTATTAATATTAGGACATTTATCAATTTTTAATTTTAATAAAGAAACATATTTAGAATTATCCTATATATTAACATTTTTCAATGACTTACAATTTTTTATCACTAATGAATTATCATCTACTAAATCACATTTATATATAAGATTTAAATCTGTTAACTAATTACAATTCATTATTTCAAAACAAAAATCCTAAGTTATTGTTATATTTAATGATTTTAATGTTACTTTATTTAAATTAACATATTTTATTCGTTTATAACTAAAATCAGTAGAACTTAATAAATGTTCTAATTCATTTTCTATTATATTACAGTTATTAAAAATTAATCCAGGTGTATATGCTCTGACTACATATGAATCTTTATATAGTGAAAAATTATTTAAAAAGTTTTCAGGAATATTAATATTATCAAAAATATAAGTTATATATGTTTCCTAATATTTACTGTGTAATGAAATTGGACACTATATAATTATATTATATTTCATGATAAAATCAATTAATTCCTGTGAATTAATTATATATGAAAACGCACCACTACGTTTTACACCCTTAGGATAACCTAATGTATAATGTCCGCATGATTCTACACTATCTACAAATCTATAATCTATTCCATTTATATTCTATATATTAAAATTATTGAATTTAGGATATTCTATTATACTATATTTTGATAAATCCTATTCATTATATAATTCTTTAAATCTTTCAAAAATATATTCATCATCTATATATAAATCAGAATGATCAATTTCACTATTATTTAATATGTCATCTGTATCATCAAATAATGATTCATATAGTTTTTTATATGCTGAGTCAAAACCAAAATGTTTCATTTAAATTAATAATTAATTAAATTTTGTATATGATATTTATAAAAATAAATAATTAAATGAAAAATAATTAAAAACAAATGAATACATAGAAAACAAATGATGACGACGTAATTTGTGGCGTACCTATTTTTAATGCACATAAGTTTTCACCTGTTGAAATATTTTCAAATAATAATGGAAAAACAAGTTCAACAAAGGTTGTAGGTTTTATTGCATCATGTGTATGCTTATTTTTATTCCTTATTCTTGTATTATATTATTTTATAAATCCAGGAGAATGCGGGAATATTTTAGAATTTATAGATAGAACAATTACTTACTTTAGTGTATCAGCAGGTTTAATGGGTATTAAATCGATTACAAGTTCATTTGGTAAAAATAGAATAGAAATTACTGAAGCACCTTGTAGAAAAAAACCTGTTAATAAACCAGAAGTTGAAGATGAAAATCAATCAAATGGAAGTGCAGATACATGTGAATAATAAAGTAAACTAAACTTATTATATTTAATATAAAATATTAGAGTAAAACTAATATTGTGTAATAACTTCATGATTCAATTTATTAAACGATGTTGGTATTGGTTCATGGGTTTATTTACCAATAAGTTTAAAAATATACCCGGAAAAAATACCAATATAAATAAATTAGAAAATAATTTAGAAAACAATAATATTAATATCGTATCAGTAAAAGTACGATATGTAAAAGAAAAAGAAAACTAATTATAAAATATGGCAAAGTTTTATTAGCATATGCAACCAGGAGAAACTCTTGGTAAAATTACAAAATTGAAATATATCGATGATATATCTGATGATGAATTAACCCTTTATGTATTTGAGGATAATACGAAATGTGATGAATCATATATTGCTGAAGTAAACAATATGAATGCATTTAATGGTAGATATATGATGACTGAACTTTCAGGTCCTACAAATAAATGGTCATTCAAAACAGTAGAGTTTAATCTTAATGAAACAAAAACAGTAACAGGAGACAATGGAGAAGTGTATGAAGTTCCTCAACCAGGTATAAGTGTTAATGGAGAACATATGAGTTTATCATTAACAGAAGATGGCAAATCTTCATCTAGACCTATAAGTAATGCAGGTAAGAGAACCGATGCGACACCACCTGTTACAGTTAAAACTACAAATATTGAACCAAAAGAAAATTATTTACTTTCTTTACACCCTGAATTATTAGATCCATCATTAAAGCAGAATACTAATATTTCTGAATCAACTGATAATTTAATTTTAGGTAAAACTGTAAAGAAACCAGAAATTAAAGTAGAGTCTCCAGAAATTGTAGCAGATATAATTGCAAAAGTTCCAAATCCTCAAATTACTCAATATAATAGTAAGCAAGTTAATACAACTAAATCACCTATTTCTACTGCGGTAATTGAAACTGTACGTCATGCAAGTATTACTATTAATCTTGATGATATTTTGTCTAATTCAGAATATGATTCTATTAATATAGTTTCTAATGGAGAAACTGTAACATTATCTACAGAACAATTTGCAAAACGATTACGTAATGAAGTAATTGACCAAGTTTCAGAAGATAAGAAAATATCACCATATGAAGATCCAGATTATAAAGAGGATATTCTTATTACTAATATGATTGATAAGAGTAAGAAGAAAGTATATAATATTGGTGTTGATATTGAACTTGAATTACCTCCAAAGGAAGTTTATAAAACTATAAAGGATGTGTATCCAGAAGGAATGTCAGAACATTTTGTTACAAGTATTTCAAGACGTATGAATAATAATACGTTGAAAGAAGCGTTAGCGAAAGGTTTAACTGATTATTATGAATCAACATTATCAGATAATACAAAACAAGAAGGTTGATAATTTCAATAATAAATAATTGGTAACTATAATTAAAAACTAACGAGTAATTAATATAAATGAATGTATACGTAACAACTGAATCTGAAAATAAACTAAGAATGTTATTTACTAACATTAAAAGTTTTTTTATTCTTGATGTATAGTCGTTCGTAAGTAGTTTTAAACTAGATCTCAGCAAATAGTCGAATGTATATTTCATTAATACTGAAATATTGAATCAAATTCAATAGGTGTCTAAATTAAAGAAATATCAAGGAATTATTTACATAAATAAAAATTTGGATGAAACTTTATTGTTTAACCTTTAGAATAAATTTAAGAAGATTAAGGAAATAAACAAAATTGTACTTTTAGATAATGGCATATTACCTAAACATACAGACCTGTATAATTTGTGTGAGGAAGTATTTTTCTATGAACGTTTTTATAAGAATAAAATAATAGAATGTTAGGGAATTAAAAAAGATGATAGAGGTAAACCATCTTTGATTATGGACGATAATAATTAAAAAATAAATAATATAAATTATTATTTAATAACTAATTATGATTATTTCCGTTCCAGAATATAAAAAAATAAACAAATACAATAAAAGAAATATATCTACGTTAAACGAATCAATGTTTGATGATTTTGATGATGATTTTGATGATATATTAGGTGATGATGATTATGTATCAACAAATATATCTTCAGAGTATGAAGAAAATGAATTAAAACCAAGAGTCGAAAGAATGCTAAATGAATTAGACGTAGATAATTACGAAATTAAATGTACAGGTCATGGTATATTAGTAGATGTCCATGATAATTTATATCTTTCCAATAAAGGATTGAATCGTATGGGAATGCAGTTATTTAAATTCAATGAGGTAGATGGCTCTTGTAATATGACAGGAAATAATTTATCTGATTGGACTGCATTCCCATATATTATTCATGGTAATTGTTATGCAAATTTCAATAATATAAAAACATTTGATGGAGCACCTAAAGTATTAGGTAAAATGATTGCAAATAAACAAAATAAGAAACCAAAATACCCACTTACAAATGATAATTATTTGAAATTTAAATCAAATCAATTACATGAAAATGATGTATATGTTATTAAGAATAATAAATTCGGTGCATTATATTCTATATAGGAAAATGTTAATACATGTATTGTAAAATTTAATGACAATACAAAACAAAAATTTAATCTAAATGAAGTTGAATATTTAGGAAATATTGAAAACTTAATTATTTGATAATGGAAACAATTACATCTAAAACTGGTGTTATATATTATAACTATGATGACGATGATCTTTAGTATGATGAGAATAAAAAATATTATATTGAATCTTTAAGATATAAAACATATTATGTAGGAGATCCAAGAAATGAAATACGAGTAACATGGTATGTTTATTATGAAGTAGATAAAGATGGAAATGTAACTAATAATCTGATTGATGTTGAACGGGTATATAGTATTAAAAATTTAACAACTGGTGAAAGATTAAAAAATAAATCTGGTGCTGAAACAACAGAATATATTAATTCTTTTACACAGAAATAGTTAGAAGAACAAGAAGATAATAATGAAGAATTTGTAAATACAACTGGACATACTGAACAATCAGAAGAAGATCTAGAGGAATATACAGGAGCATCATTATTTGATGAATCTAATATCATAGAAGAAGATATGTATGGTGTTTCTGTATAGGATAATGAATATCATCAAGGAAAGGAAACAGATGTTAATCAGCAGATAAAAGATACAGTTGCATTATAGGATGTAACAACATTAGCAGCTTCTTCTGTACAAAATGCAGAAGATGAAGATATAGTTAAGAATGTTACAAATACTGTAACAGAAGATGAAGATGGAACAAGAACAAGTAAAAATACATTAGATGCTGCAATAGGATTAGCGTCTGCAGTCGATCAGTTTGGACATTATCTTACAAAAGGTGGAACATGCCCTGTTTGTGGTAAACATATTGATTTTATGCCAGGAAACGGTTATTGTTCACTTACATGTGCTGCAAAAGATTTACTTATAAAAATTTCAGAAACATTAAAAGGCGAATATAGAACAGAGACACCAGAAATAATAGATCGTATTAAAAATATTTTAGATTATTTCAATCTCGTATTAAATGTAGTATAGAAAGTACCTGATATTTTAGCAGGTACAGCAACTATGCCAAAAGAATATAGAGATTATGTAACTGCTAAAGTAAACCTTGTATTTATAGAGATAAAAAAGATAATTAATTTACTTCTAATAAAGAAAAATGAGTTAATTATAAAATTACTAAGGCGTATTAAATTCGGTACAGTAGATGAGAAATTAGCACCGTTATTTGCAGTTATTAATCAGATTATTAGAGCAGTACAATTAGCAAAGGAAGCTTTAGAAAAAGCATTAGCAGTTGCCTATAATGCAATTACAAATGCAAGTGGTCCATTCTATATAGGTCCATAGGAATATGGTTTCTTCTTTACTGCAAAGTCAAATATGGCAATTTGTCCTTTTTATAAAACTGATCCAACTGTATATAAAGCTGGATAGTTAGGTAAACCATTTTGGGGAATGGGTGTTATGAATATTGCATTTGATATGAGTAAGTGTCAATTTAAACTTGATATTGGTGCAAAGTCCGCATTATAGAATGTTGATTTCCAGAAAATCAACACAATAATCAGAAAAGCATTTCCACCGATTCAAACACCTGAATATTTAATGGATCCTGATTTATTTGATGTACGATTAGCATTGAGTGACCAAAATGCACCTGCAATAGAAAAATTAGTAAGATTATTAGAATGGACTATTGTCATTGGAGGTGATTTCTTACCTACATATGAACGATTAAAATTAACAAATATTTGGTTCGTTGTCGCTATATTGACAACATGGGGACCAACAACTAGATCAATTTATGGTGATTTTATATTCCATGGATTTATTTAATTTATAAAACTAATTTGCATATAAAGCGATGAGCAATAATAAATTTCATAAAATTTTATCAGATACTATTATATTACCGTTATTACCTGCATCTAATTTTAAAGAAAATAATACCGGTTATTATGCTGTATTAGAAAAGAATTATATACCTATTACATCAGATATTGAATGTATATATAAACCTGATTGGATTACAGGGTATAAATTTATAAAAGAAGGTGAAAAAGATAGCGAAACAAATGAGGCTTTAAAATATTACAATAAATTAATCATTACATCTATTAGTGATAATACAACAGAAAAATTACGTAAAGATGTAATGGAATTTGCCGTACATAATAATGTAAGTAGTTTAATGCCTATAAATCATATATATGCAAAAGTTTCATAGGTACCAAAAGAAAATATTGAAGTTCATTTGGAGTTTATTCCTACAGAAGTGTAGAATGAACATTTAAATAAAGATGGCGGTGTAATATCTGGTGATGAATAGGAAATCCATATAAAATATTGGGCAGTATTAAATAAAAGAAATTAGTCTAATGTAACATTAAATTTAAATGGTAATTTATTAGATAAAAATAAAATAAAGTCATTAAAAATTAATTCATCTGACAATACAGTAGAATTAGTATATTTAATAGATGAGAATATAAGTAGTTAGAAGACGTTAGAATTTGAAGCAATATTTAAAACTCAATATAATGAAGTTAATCAACAAAAATCAATAATATAGAATGTTAATACATATACTATTACGTTAGATATAGATAAACCGAATCCTGTAATTTTTAATGGTGATAATAGAATATTAACATATAAATGTACATATACAGATGGTATTAATGTTACACCAAAAGAAGTTAAAGATAATTTATAGTTAGAGTTTTCATATAGTAATACATAGAATTAGATTAATTATAGTGTAATTAAAACTATATATGTTGATGGTGAATTTAAAACAACTATAAATGTATATGAAAATTATACAAGTGAGCAAAGATATTTAAATGTTAACGTAGTATATGATAATGGTTCTAATAAATTAAAAAGTACAGTAAAACAAATAATTCAAGATAAATCAAGTATAAAATTATAGTATTACGTAGAATATTTAGATAGAAATACAGCAGAAACTCCTTCTACCAATGGAACATATAATGTTTCTGCATTTGGTGAAATAATAAGATTACATTATTATGGTATAATAGAGATTGATAAAAAGAATTCTGTAAAGATTACAAATGTTACAAATATAAAAAATAATATTTCTACGACATATACAATAAATGCATTAGTTGACAGTGTATTATATAATAATGTTACATTAAATGATGATGAATATATATTAGATATTAATTTTGATAGAAATGAACGTGCTTCTATTACAAAGACTATAAATTTTAATATGGATAATAATTTTGATATTCCACAAGCTTCATGTGAATTAACATAGGGCGTACTTTCTATTGATTTGACAATTAAACAAGAAGAATGTACAAAAATAATTGGAGGTATACCAGAATATAATAATATAATTTTAGCATTTAGAGCGTTTGATAACGAAAAAGGAATTACAATAGAAGATGTAAATTTATATACAATTACATGCGATAATGATGATGTTAATTTATTAGATATACAATATGAAATTATAACATATGGAAATATTAATTATGTAGTTACAAGTAATATAAGATGTAAAAATATATATGATAAAAATGTAGATAGACGTTTAACATTTACAGTAAAATATAATTCAAAAACAGTTTCTCATGTTGTAACATAGAAATCAGTAGTATATGCATGTGAAATCAGACCAAGATCAAATTATGTATCAGCATTAGGTGAAGATAGATTTGAAGTAATAAGTGTAGGTATTATTAAAGATGGTTATTTAGATAAACATTTAGAAACAGCAGTTGATAATGTATATTTTACATATACAACTAATGATAATACACCAGGTTATATACATGTGATACAAGGTAATAGAAAATTACTTAATAAATCATAGTCTATTATAAAAGTTGATCCATAGACAATGAGTGGAGATGTTATAACTACTATTAAAAATATTATATTTCGTATTAAAGTAAAATATCATGATTCAACAAATTATTATGATATTAAACAACTATATTTATAGATATATGTAGAATTATATAAAGACAGTAGCTATTCAACTTTATTAGAGTATGAACAAAAAAAATTATATATATCACCATTTATTAATAATATACTTTATTATAAATGTTATGTATGCGAAATTAATAAAGATGATGGCTCACTTAAAAAAGTAGATTTATCAAAATTTTAGGTAAAAAAGTTTTCAATTAGTGTAGCTAATTGGGTTGATGTATAGCCATATGCAGATGAAAATCCAACATATAATAAAGAAGATTATACATATAGAGGTAAAATTACAATACCAAGATATATATGTCCGGGTATGGTAACATATGCGTTTATGTATAAGTAGGGTTATAGTACTATAAATACCAATTTATATATTTACAAAATATTAAATATTTATAAGCCTGAAATTAAAGCAACACCAGATAATAAAAATACATTAAACGGTACATATATTCAATATAGATCTGATAACGATTCATCATATAACAATAATAAAAGTATATTAAAAATAGGTACTACTGATAAAGGAATACCAGCAACAGGTTATCCGGTAACTTTATATTATAGAACTGTATTTATGATAGTGTTACCAGATGATGCTAATTATATTTACGGTAATAGTTACAAAACATATATAGATTTAGATAAAACACATTTTTGGGGTTTTGTAAATATTAGTGATATAATTATTGATAATAATAATGCATTTTCAAATGCAGAAGAAGTACAATATAATAATTCATCATATTTGAAAATTACATTTGATGTAAATAAAAATAATGGATTAACAAAAAGGCCTATATATAAATCTATAACATATCAATTTACTGATGATACAATAGACGGAACTGATTATCATTATACATGGAATCCATTTACTAATTATACGGATAATGATAATAATAGAATTGAAATATATTAGGATGGAGCTTCACTTGATTTGTCTGCATTTTTTGATAATAATAATGCAGGTGTACTATCAGATAGTAGTAGAATAATAACTTATAATGCAAAACAATAGTTAAAACAAAATTTACATGTTAGAGTTTTATTAAATGGTGAATTACAACCAACATAGTCTGAATATTTTAAATTTAAAGATAATAATAATACTTTTTAGATTGATAGAGGTACATTAGATTCAAGTTTAAATACATATAAATCAGAGTATAATTTAACTGATCTTTATAATGAACTAGATAATAAAACATATAAATTTTATTATTGTTATAACGGTATTGATAAAAATAACACAAAGACAAATGATTTAACAGTAATAAGAACATCATTTGGTAGAGATGAAAAATGCGAATTAAAAGCATATATAGATAAGACTGAAATAAGCAATAATGGTGACACAGTAAAAATTACATTTTATCTACAATACAATAATGGTGAAATAATAGATTTAGGGGAAGGAGCAATAAAAAAATTTAATTATGATTTAATTATAAATATAAGTACTCAGTTGATACCAGGTAAAACTATTAATGTTACATACGATAGTGAATCAAAAAAATATTCATTTGATTATAAAATTGATGTTAATCCTACTACAGAAGAAAAGACATATACATTTAGTATTCGATTTGGTGCCGAAGATTCTATACATAAAAAAACATTAACATGTACATAGGGTAGTTCAAGTTATAAGTTAAACGCGAAATTTGATTCTCTTACATTATCACCATTACCACCATTATCACCATCACATATAACTATTATATGTAGTGTAGAAAAAGATAATGATAACAAAATTTATACAGATGTATAGAAACGTAATTTTAGTATAATACAGACAAATAAAGATAAAACTAAAGATGAAAATGGAAATAGTAGATTAACTGTATTATCAACACCGCCTTCTGGATTATTACAAGGCGAATATGGAAAAGTATATACAGTTAAAGATAATAAAACTAAAGATCCTATAACATATGAATTTGAATGTAGTTATAATTTAAATGGACAAAATTTTCCAGCGAAATTATCAATAACATAGGAAGGAGCAACATTTGATGTATCTATATATGATGGAGAAACTGATTAGTCAAAACAAAATATTGTTAATCCTGTAGGTGAAACAAAAACAATAATATATTTTGGACGCATAAATGGTAAAAATGTAACTGAAAATGTAGAATTTAAAAATGAGACAGTTGGAGATGGTTTGGACCTTATGAACGAAGAAGGAGAAGTAACTCCAGATAATGAAAATAAAATATTAAGTAGAAAATATAAATTTGGATTAAATAATACTGCAAATACTATTACATATAAATTTACTGTAACATATCAAGATATATCAAAATCTATAAGTTTTACACAAAAACCTGGTGATATAAAATTAATATTAAAAAATGAGCCAGACCCTATACCTAAATCAGGTGGTTAGTGTAAAATAATATATTATGGTTATGTAGGAACAGATCCTAATATAAAGGAAAACCATATTATAACAGATTTAAAATTAAATGAATCTACGGAAGTAGATGGATTTATGAGTTATACTCCAACAAAGGTTTCTGGACCTACGATAACAGATTATTAGATTGAATATATATTTAGCGTTCCTGCAAGAGTAGAAGATATATATATAGACAAATTATTTATGCGAAATTGGTCTGTTACATATAAAAATGGAGATATTCAAAAAACAATAGACAAAGATATTGTTCAAAATGGTGATAGTGAGTTTTTCCCTGCATTTGATATATTTGGATTAGTATATGAATGGAGCGGCGGCAAAGATTTGGATACTGCGACATTATTAACTAGATCTGATAATGGTTCATTAATAATAGCAGATACAGATGTAGATTTATGTAAAAATTCATTGGGTTATGCTCAACCAAATGATAATGAGAGTAGTAAAGTATATAACTATATAGCATTTAATAGTGATAATACACATGGTTGTGGGTATGAGTCAATTGCAATTAATTTTAAAAAATTATTAGCAGATTTTAGTTTAAGTAAATTAAATATAACATTAAATTTTGATATATGGATGACATGGTTTAGTGGTAGATGGGATGGAAAAGTAACTATTAAATTTGTACGTTATAATGATATAAAATTTCAAACAAAATATAACGGTAATATAGCATTTATACCTATAAAGCCATTTTATCCATAGTCTAGTAATTTATATTTATTAGATCCTAGTATAAAACAATTAGATACAGCAAATTCATCTATAAGCATCACAGAAAAATATACATATGTAGATTCAAAAGGTTATGCATTAAAGTATAAAACAACGTACGCAAAAGTTGGTACTTTGAAATATAATACAAAACAAAAAACAGCAATATTATCTATAAATTCGGTGGCGAATTCATCAACTAGAGCGTCTATCGAGCATACTAGAGTTGAATTAAATATAACTGATTTTTATAATGATATATGTTACGATGCAACATATTCACTGGATGATATAATTTCAACAAATTCTAGTATATAGAATGGTGTAACTATAAATATGAAAATGTTTTATAGAGATTCTAGTGTAGCTACACCAGTACAAAAAGATTTAATTTATGTAGATTGCTCAATTTATGATATAGATTTATACAGTAGTAGTGATCATACAACACCATCAACATTACCACATACTCATAAATATTATAATGAAATATTATCAAAGAACATATATACTCCAACAATTACTAGTGCAAATAAATTTTAGATTCCGTCGTTAGATCTTAATGGTATTAAGTTACCAGCACCAACATCTTTTGATGGTAAAACATATTATGGTTTAAGTAGTTTCTATATTAGATATATGTATAAATATAATATATCTAGTAATAATAGTGATACTTTTACTTTTACTAGATATATAAAAGTATAAAAATAATATTAAAAATGAATAAATTAATAAAGCGTTTAATAGAAAGTTTATTTGATGATATTGATGATATTGTGGATAATAATGCAACATAGTCTGTATTTACATAGAAGGTTATCGATGATGAATTAAATACATTAAAAAATAAGTCATGGAATAAAACAGAATATCCATCAGGTTATTCAGATTTAGATAAAGCAGAAAATTTGTATAAAATAGGAGAATTATATATATCATCTATTACACAATTAGTTTCATATAAGAGATTAGATTATTATGAAATTAGATGTAAATTTGCAGGTTATAATATAAATGATTCATATGATTGTGTAGATATATCTATAGGAAACCATAAAATATGTTCAATATATGTAACTGATAATATTATTCATAGAATTATAATATATGCAAATGATGATAATGACTGCGAATATGTTACATATGGTACAAAAAAACGTTTTGTATATATTAATACATATTTTTTGATGAATGTATATATAAAAAATAATTATACTGTTGAAAAAGTATTTATTGATTTTGAAGATGGTATTCCATCAAAAATAAAAGATATTATTATGAGTTCAACAGATGATTATCCAATTACATCTGATAATATAAATTCATATGCAAATACATTTGTTATATCAGAATCTGATAATTATTTTGATAATATAAATTCAGATGTCATACAAGAAACATCAACACAAAAATCTATATCTATATCAAAAGTATGGAAAACATCATATATAACATTTGAATATCCAAATGTATTTGATACTTTGAAATCATTCGATGATTTCTTGAATTTCCTTAAAAAATTAGGATTTAAGAAATATAGAATGAATTCACAACCATCTATATTACAACCATCTAAATATAAAGGATTTGAATATGGTGAAGATTTATTTAAACAATTTGTAATAGATAATAATTTTGAACAATATACATTTAAAGATTCGATTAAAATTGAAACTATTATAAATAAAGAAACAATTCTTTATCTGCAAAATAAAGGCTATAATGTTCCAACCTATGGTTATATGACATCTATATACTATGGATCTAAAGATAAAGGTGAACAAGGAAAAGATGAACATGGTAATTATATGAAAGTAAGATATATGTTTGAATTTGATGATAAAGAAACAAGTAAACATATATATACTATAAATATATGGAAATTTTATAAATCAGGTTTATGCTTATTAGATAAAGAATTAAGATAATATTAAAATGTGACTTATATTTCGATATATAAGTCACATTTTTTATTTAATAAATATTGAAACTATATTTTAGTTTATTATGTCAAAAACACAATTAACACCTAAATAGCTTTTTGAAATAAGAAACACAACAGATGTTTTTGATAGAGCTATTCTCGTAGGTTTATTAAAAGTATTTAATAGAAGATTATTTTACGAATAGAGATGGGATGATACAGAAGAAGGAATAGAAAATGTTTGTGTTCCATTTTTTTATGATTTCGGTGGTTCAAATCAAAATTCAGAAAAGTTTATTCAAGATAATTATACGAATTTTACAAGTGATGAATGTACCGATATAGGTTTACAAAAAATAGACGGTAATTTTGATTTTTATCCTTAGGGACGTTTATCAATGTCAAGTGTATAGATAGAATCAGGAAACATTACAAACAGATTTGTAATGGGTAAATATACGCGCAGAGAAAATGGTAAGCTTAAATCATATGTTTCATATCTATATTCTATGCCGTTAACATATAGTTTTAATGTAGAAATTCGTTGTTCAACAATGAATGAAGCAATGAAAATAAATCAGGCATATCGAGAATTCTTTTATAAAAATTTAACATTTCATATAAACTATAAAGGAACTGTTGTACCTGTACGCGTAGGATTTCCAGAATCTTCATATCAACCTACTGCAGGTGGTACTTATACATTCGGACAGTTACCATCTGATACGATGATAAAGGTTCCATTTACAATATAGTGTGAAACATATCAACCTATATTTGACAGATATAATGAAAGACCTGCAGATAATACTATTAATAATATGGGGTATGCTATATGGGTAAATAGACAACATCCAGAAAAAATAACAGGTCCATTACGTTGGGTAACAGATTTTGAAGATATGATTCTAGTTTCTGGGCAAGATCTTCTTGTGGAATGGAAATATTCATATCAAGATAGAGATCTTCTTCAAGTTGATATTTTATATGAAGATGATAAAGGTGAACAGTTTCTTTTAGATTCAGTCGATAATCATAATTTCTATCATTGGAGAATACCATTAGATTTTATTGAGAATCCATCTCGTATTGATATTTTAGTACCTAATACAGATGAATGTACAGTTTATACAAATCCTGAAATTTATATGTATCCGGATCCAGAAACACGTATTGTTGATGAATCTACTGTTTATGTATTAAATAAAGGATATTTTATAACAGCAAAACCACAAGTTGACTGTATAATATCATATGAAGATAATAAAGGATAGTTAAAGGAAGTTCCAGCTAAATTAAATCTTAAAAATTTCATGATAGATGAAAATAATCCTATAGAATTTGAATGTTTCGTTTATCCAAGAAAGGTTAATACAAAAACAGTAAAATTAATTTTAAGAGATCACTATAATACTGAAAATAAATGTGTAAGTGATTCAATACTAATAGTTTAAGCATATTTTCGGAAATATGCTTAATTTTTTCGATAATAAATAATAAAAATAAAAATACATATTTAAACTTTAATGGGAAAATTAAATAAAAACGAGCTTTTAGAAGGTGTTCGTAATATTATTCAAGAAAGTTTTAATCGAGATACAGAAAACTTCGATGGTACCACTAAGTTCAATATTCATAGATATGTAAATGGACTTATTGAAGAGGGACATAAGAACCCCGAATTAATGAGCTATTTGGTTAACTATAATAATGCACTTGCAAATGGTGCTCAGGATTTTATGCTTTTTGAGCAGTTTGGACAAGGACTTGCTAAATACGCAAAAGGTAATAAATCTATTAAGACTGTAATTGAACAGATGAATAATACATTGGCAACTGATGGAGCAAATCTTGTCGGTTATCAACTTATTGAACAGATTGAGAATCCTTTAACAAAAGATAATATCAAATATTTGTATAATCAATATGTTGCAAATAAATGTCAAGAAACAAAGGATAATCTTGTTGAAGCATTGTCACAACTCGTAGAAGATGGTGACCCAGTTGCAACTAAATTAAATATTCTTCTTACTGAAGAATCTTCTATGTCTGCTAATTTTATCCATGCAGATTATGTTAATGAGTCTGAAGTAAAGAATTTTGAAAAGAAACTTCAGGAACAGCGTGATAAGAAAACAATGGATCAGATTTTCTCAAAGGTTCAGCGTTATATTGATGAGAAACTTGATGAAGATGAAAAAGCGCGTTTAACAGAAAAAGATGATTTCTGTTTAAATGCTATTGCAAATAATCAAGGAATTAATCTTTCCGAACATATTAATAACATTCGTCATTCAGATGCTTCATCTAATCAGCGTCTTATGGAAGTTATTAATCTTTATTCTAATGCTATTAATCAGGGTGCATATGAAGAGAGACTTTATGAAACATTCCTTCAGAACGTATCTAAATTTAATTATTTGCTTCCTGTTAGTAAGGCAATGAAGTCTATTACAGAAAAGGTAGATTCAAAACGTGAAGAAATTACACTTACTAAGATTTTAGAGGAAATGAAGGATGATCATTCTTCATTCATTTATGTAGACCTTATTCAAGAAGATGTTGCTCGTTATGTAAAAGAACCTAATGCTATTAACAGAGTTCAATTACGTAATGCGTTAATGCCATATGCTTCTGATCCTTATATCAATGAAATGTTTAATGTTATCTATTCAGATAATTCTCGCAGAGCAAATGAACTTACAGAAAAAGCATTAAATATTAAAGATCAGATTAATATTATTAGAGAAAATGCATCAGTTTCTAATATCTATACACCTGTTCAGTATGTTAAAGAAAATGAAGCAATTTTCAATGTTAACGGCCAGTTCTATGTAAAGAAAGGAAATAACATTGCTGTATTAGAAGATAAACTTGTTGATCAACTTGATGAGAGATTTGTTGAACTTTGTCGTCTTGTAAATGATCCACATGTTGAAATAAATGAAGATCATATTATCCTTCATAGTAATGATAAGTATGCAACAATTTTTGAAGGTTATGTTGATATTTATGGACATAAAGAATCAAAAGAAACACTTCGTAATCTTCGTGAAATGTGTATGAAGTATGATGATTATGATACAAATTTCTATATTATGTGTTCTTGTTTATTGGAGAATTTCAATAATATTGCAAAGATTGATTGGGCTAAGCATGTAACTCTTAATGAGAATAATAATATTAATGCAGACTTGTTTAAACTTGATCAGAATATATTCATTGCAACACATAATGATGCGATTGGTCAGCATACATTCTACAGAAACGTAAATCCTATTTTCTGTAAGAATAAGTTAAATGAACATATGGGTATTAATGTATCATCATTATTCAGTGATTTACTTCCATCTCAAGATAAGATTATTCTTAAACTTAATGAGACAAAGAACCAATATGAAGATTCTATTGAGAAGTATGAAGATATGATTGAAAAACTTAATAAAGCTCTTGAATCAGCATCTGATGAAAATAAAGAGAAACTTGAAAAAGCTATTGCAGATGCAGAAGAGAAACTTGATGATATTAAGGCAGAATATAAGGAATGGCAGAAACAAGCAGATGATGTAACAGGTGAAGATAATTCTGATGATACAGATGATGATGAAACAACAGATGACGATTCAACAGATGATGGTACAGTAACAAAGGAAAATCCAAATGAACCAATGTCTGATGAAGAAGTTGATGCATCAAAAGATGAACTTTCACAACCATTAAGTGGTGAAGACGGTGATTCTGAAGCAACCGATAATTTTGATGATGAAGAGTCAGATGAAGGTGTTACTGATGATGAATTTGCAAAATTCCTTGGTAGTGATTCAGATGATGATTCAGATGATGATGAAGATTCAGAAGGTACTGGATTTGATGATGCAGCAGCTAATGCAATTGATGTAGACAGCGATTCAGATGAAGATGAAACCGATTTTGACGATTCTGATGATGACTATGATTCAGATGATGTATTTGGTTCTGAAGAAGATTCAGATGAAGATGATGAAGAAGCATTTAAGGAAGTTAATTTTGATGATGATTCAGATGATTCAGATTCTACTGATGATGAAGATATATTTGAACCAGAAGATTCTGATGAAACTGAAACAGATGATGAAGATGAATTTGGAAATTCTGATGATGATGAAGAAACTGCATCAGAAGATAATGATGAAGATACATATAATTCAATGACAACTGTTGATATGGGTGATAATTCAGATAATGACGAAACTGCTGAACCTGGTGATGAAGCAACAGATGTATTTGGTGGTGATACAGAAGATCCACTTGGAACAAATTCTGAAATTGAAGATATTCCAGCTAATACACCTAAAACAGTTGAAGATGAGAAAGAAGAAACATATCAACCTAAATTCTCATATAAAATTGCAGATGTAATGTTTGATGAGAATGTTAAGGATGGTAAGAAAGAAAAATCAGGTTCTGTTATTGTAATTGTTCCTATGATTGATGGCACAGGTAAGAAGTATGTGGAGAACAAGACAATTGATTTCTACTTGGATGATGATAATAATCCTATTCTTGATAACGAACCTATGACAAATGAACTTTATGCAGCTGTTATTGATGCAATTAAGAATCATCCTGATTATAGTGATGTTTGTGAAACTGCTGAACCAGCAAATGAAGAAGTAGGTCCAACTGTTGCTGCACAACTTGCAGATGATGATGACGACGATGATGATTGGGAAGCAGCATATTTAAGAGATGGAAATGATGAAGATCGTGAAGAATATTCTCAGAAATTAGATTCAGATGATGATGACGATTGGGATTATCCATTAACAAAGTTATCTGATGAGGACGATGATGATAATTCAGATAATGATTCTGACGATGATATGTTCGGTTTTAAAATGTCTGATATAACTGATGATGAAGATGATGATTCAGATGAGGATGATGATTCAGATGATAAAGAAACTGTAATTATTCCTACATATAAATCAGGAAAAACAGAGATCGAATTACCAGCACCTTCTGCAGATGGAACAGAAATTCCAGAATCAAAAGAGGTTAAGGTAAAGAAACCACTTAAAGAACATAAGTCTATTAAGATTACTCCTGTATTTAAAAATAAGGCAGGTAAAAGTTTTTTCTTAAATGAAGCTACCATCAAGGCTTCTAAATCAAAGGATTAGAAAGGTACTCCTCTCACAGAAGAGATAATTGATGGAAGTACCGCAAACGAGATTTCTACATCCGATTCTACTGGTAATAATCCAATAGAAGATTATAATGAAGAAACAGATTATGATACATTAAGTAAAATGCAGGTAAAGGCAATAAAATCTGCAGAAAAAGCGAATGAAGACGGAAATAATGTTATAGTTACTGATTTAACAACAGAAGGACATGATTCTGATACAGTAAAGTATTTTATTATTTCTGATAATTATGAATCTGGTGATTCTGAATCATATGCAATTTACCAAATTGGTGCAGATATTTATTACCGTGATGCAAAAGAATTTTATCAAATAATTGAAGATTTCAAAGATGAAGTTCCTGGACAAACAATAGAATCATTAAAAGTCGATTATGCAGATAAAGGTGAACAACTTACATCTTATAGTATAACAGATAGTGATGATTGTATGTTTATCATATCTTCTATATTCAGTGCATTAACTGGAAAATCTTATGATAGTAATAATAAGTATATAAATGAAAATTGTAAGATTAAACGTTCTACAAAAGTAGATTCCGATAATGATATAGATAATTCTAAAGTGGCGAATGACGCTAAATATGGAACAAAAGAAGAAAATGATTTTAAACAGGAAATTGAAGATAAACAAAAGAAAGATGGTTTAGTCGGTGCATTAGATCCACAACAGGATGAAAATGAAGCAGTAAAACCAAAACTTCCTAATGTAAATCTTGTTACTGAACATAACAAAAATCCTTTCTTAGAAGAAGGAGCTGTTATTGAATATGAAGTAAACGATAAAGTTCTTTATAAAAATGAACCATGGACTGTATTTGCAGTAGATGAAGAAACTGGTGATAAACAAAATTTGAAAATTACAAAGAATGGTAAAACAATTGATGTAACTTCAAAGGATATTAAACCAGATCCTTCACAATTTAAGGATATTGACAATACACCAGATCAATTTGAATTCGATAAGAATAATTTAAATAAAACACCAGAAAATCCTAAAGCTGAAAAAATGGCAGATTTAAATGGGAAAACAGTTGAATGTAATATTGTAGTAGATTCAATGGTTTTGAAAAATACATTGAATGGTGAAAGATTTAAAGCAAATCTTAAAGATATTCTAGAAGGTGTAGATGACGTAAGAGTTTATGTAGGTGATAAAGAAGAAACATGGCATAAAGACAATATAGACATTGATGTTGAAGATTGGATTCCTGCTGTAATTGCTTCTGAAAATGATGAACCATTACGTAAGATTAAAGTAAATCCTAAGTCATATGTAGATACTACAGATGATACAGACCTTGTAGATTGTACAGTTGCAGGTAAAGTAACACAATTACCAAAACATGCAATTCGTATTTTAGTTTAATTCTAATTAGACTTTTTAATATTTAATATATATGATAAAGAGTAGGTACATAAAAACAATATGTATCTACTCTTTTTTAATTATAATAATATGAGAACGTGGTTAACAGAAAGTGAGCAAAAGAAAATAAATGATGTATATGGCGGATATTCTCCATCATATAAACATGTTCATATGTGTTTTTCACATACTAATTCGCTTGATAATATAAGTTATGAATTTGATTTAGTATTGACACAGCGTACAACATCATACAATGATTTACATTTTGGTACTTCTAATTATTATAGAGTTAATACAAAATTATCATATAGAAGTTGGACACTTGAACAAATGATAGATTTACTCCCATCAACTATATATTGTGATAATGAATATAATGCAGTTAATATAGACGAAACAAAAAATTATCATACATTAAAATTACATATAATTAAGCAAAAAGACGAAAATAAAGATATTGATTATATGTATAAAGTGTTATATAAACCTATTAATACAAAAGGTATATATAAACACATTAAAATAAAAAAACATGAATTTAAAGATCCTGAACTTGAAGGTGATGAACTTATTTCACTTGTATATGATTTAATGTTATGGTGTATTTCACATGGACATTTACCAAGTGCAAATAAAAATTAAAAATATTCGTTAAATAGACAAAATACATATTTGTTCATATAAAAAATACATGAGAGTCAAAACAGCAAATTAATTAGAAAATATATTATTTGTAAGATAATCCTTGATATGGTAAATAGACTCTTGTTTGTTATTAAAAATGAAAGTTAAGTCCGCAATTTTTAATTTAATATAATTTTTTTGTAATTAATATTTAAACAACTTTTGTAATAACAAAATTTAAAAAGAAAAGATTATGACATTGGAAGAAATTTTTGCAAAGAAGACTACAGAGAATGGTGATAATGCATATAACACTACAATGAATCCTATGTTGGATATTCTCTTTATGGCAGAATATTATGGTAAGCATCTTGATGAAATTCCATATATTGGAACTTCAATGACTGCAAAATTGTTTGCTATGATGATGAGAGATCCTCGTTTTGGATTGGGCAGACGTGAACTTGGTCGTCGTCTTATGCTATTGACAGAGGTAACACCATCTGATGTAGTAAAAGCTGGTCGTTTCGATGATTTGTTTATTGGATGGGAATCGATGGGAGAAATTTCATTTGCAAAAATGTGCGAATTTTTGTATAGTGAAATTAAGTCAGGAAATGAACTTTGTAAGAAGTGGATGCCTAGATATTCATCTAAGAATCTTATGCTTGCTCGTAAGATTGCAAAGCAGTTTCATATGAATAAGCAGACTTATGGACATTTTATTAAGTCTGATACAACAGAAAATAAGTTGTCACGACATAGAACGGAAGAGATTATTTTCTCACAGGTTCCATCACTTGCAATGATTAAGTACTTTAATCGTTTTTCAACAGGTGAAGATACAAAGGTAAGATTTCAGAAGTATCTGGAAGATGTTCGTTCAGGTAAGCAGGAATTGAAGATTTCTACTACAAATGTTTATGACATTTATAAGAATCGTGATAAGATTGATCCTGATTTGTTCTTTTCAAAGATTGAAAAGATTTCAGGAAGTTGGATTCCTGTTGTAGATTCTTCTGGTTCAATGCAAGATAGTAATGATAGTTATGGAAAGGCTTTAGCTGTAGGTCATTATCTTGCAAAGTGTTCAACATATGCACCTGATACGGTTTTGAGTTTTTCTTCAGAACCTGCATTGTTAAAATTGGGTGTTGAAAATACATATACACGCCATGGATATTGGAGAACATCTGAATTTACAAGACAACGTCTTCTCGAGAAGGAATCTCAGTATAAGAGAGAACTTGAATCAATGTATACAGGTGATTGCTCTAATACAGACTTTGGCGCTGTATGCGCAAAGTTGAAGGAACTTGATTCAAAGAATGCACCAGATTGGATTGTCGTATTATCAGATATGGAGTTTGATGAAGGATCAAATCAATCAAAAGAAGATATGATGAATATCTTTAAGAGGAATGGAATGCATACAAAGCTTGTTTGGTGGAGTTTTAATAATAGAAATAAAACTGTTCCATTTGAACATGATTCATATGGTAATGTATATTTGTCTGGTTATTCACCAATGTTGTTAAAATATTTGAGCGTAGGCTTTAATAGTACTATGTTCTTGAATAAGTTGATTAATGAATATTCAGAAAAAATAAAATAATTAATGTGTTTTATTTTTATATTTAGATAAATAATAAAAAGTATTATCTAATATGAAGTGAGACGCATATTAAATAATTTTTTATAGAATTAAAAATTTGTGGTTATTGTTATGCAGTATCGTCTCACATTATATACTCATAACTTTAACCATTTTTTATTTTTAATATGGAAGTAGTATATAAAGACACAGCATTTATCGGAGATAATTAGAAATATAATTATTTTTATAAAATTATTAATATGAAAAATAATAATTATTATTTTGGAGTACATAGTACAAATAATATTAATGATAATTATTATGGAAGTGGATTAATTATTAAAAAATTATATAAAAAATATGGTTATTCTATATTTAAAAAAGAAATTTTAAAATTTTTTAATAATGATGTAGAAATGTATGAATATGAATAGATGCATGTAAACAAAAATATAATTAATGATGAAAATTGTTATAATTTATGTGTTGGCGGAAAAGGTGGTAGAAAAGATACAATAATTGTATTTGATGAAAATAATAATAAAATAGTTATAACAAATAATAATGAAAAATATTTGCAAGGTATATATAAAAGTATAAATGTCGGAGAAAATAATCCTATGTATAATAAATAGCATACAAAAGAATATAAATAGAAAATGTCTATTTTTATGAAAGAATATCGTAAGACACATAAGAGAATTATGTCGGAAGAAGAAAAAGAAAAACATAAATTAGCAAATATTAATAGAATTACTATATTTAAATATATAGATAATAAAACAAAAATAAAAAGAGTTTATGAAGAAGAACTTAATACTTATTTATTAAACGGATGGATAAAAAGTAAAGGTAAAATTTATATTAATAAAAATAAAATTAATAAACTAATAGGTCATACGAAAATATTTAATTATTTAAACGATGGATGGAAAGAAGGGAAATATATAAAAACTAAGGAAGAAATATCTCTAGAAAAAAGTAGATCATTAAAAGAATATTATAAAAAACATCCGTAGACAATAAAAGAATCGGTAAAATTAAAAATAAGTGAAACATTAAAAAATAGATTTAAAGATAAAACAAATTGTTTTAATTATAATAAAAAATTAATGAATAATGGTATTATAACTAAATGGATTGATAAATAGGATGTAGATGAATATCTTAATAAAAATTGGGTATTTGGAAAAATAAAATAATTCTCGAAATACGACATCACCAGAGACAGATAAGTATGGAAATATCTTTATGTCTGGTTATTCACCAATGTTATTGAAGTTCCTTAATGTTGGATTTGATAGCCAGAAGTTCTTGAATACACTTATTGAAGAGTATTCAAAGAATATTTCAAAATAATTTTATATTAGTACCATAATATAAATATTAATGTTATTTAAAGGTTAAGATCTCTTTTAAGATCTTAACCTTTTTTTCTTATGTATATATTTTTGATAAATATTAAAATAACATAATTAAATAAATTAAAAATGTATATATTTTAGATTCTTTCCTATTTTTTCAAAAAAGTTGGAGACCAGGAAGCAATTAAAGAGTTTATTGATTAGTTGTTTAAGATTCCAAAAGCTTTAAGAAATTTACTGGGTATCGTCATTTTACTGGGTGTAATATATTTTAGTTATTCTAAGATATATACAAATGAAATATAGGAATTAAGAACAGAAGTAAAAAATGTAAAAGTTGTAGTTGAAGATGCGGTAGATAAAGATGATTATGCAGATGATATTTACTATCTTTTAGAGGTGATAAATATAGAGGAAGAAATTAATCGATATGCATATCAAACAATGCAATTAGAACTTGATTTAGTTTATCGATTTGTTTCATAGAATCATCCAGCAGATCCAATGCTATTAGATATTAAAGCTTTAAAAGAACGTAATGAATATACATATAATTTTTTTGGCGAAAAATATAAGAGAGCAATGGAACGTTGTAATAATAGTGCAAAATATAAAAAAATTGAAGTTGCAGATTCATTAGAATTTAAAGATAAATAATTAAAGAGTTAATACAGTGGAAATAATAAATTAAAATTAAATCTCTTTAATGAAAAATGATTGATACTAATTAGACACAAAAATGTTATAATTCATTTAGTTGCATAGGTTCTATATTGATAATTTTATTCGTGCTTGGTTCTATTATATGGGATATTTGTGTAACTAAACCTGCTATACGAGAATCAATAGAAGATATTCGTGTAGAAGTAAAAGATATACATAAAAAACTAAATACTAAATTTGCAAGTGATACTATTAGTTTTTATGATGCTTATATGAAAGTTCAACAAGATAGATCACTTGCAAAAAAAGATTCAATTTCAAAGTAAATTTCTTTTTTAATTATTTTAATATAGATAAATAATTAGATAAATAACATATATACAACAGAATACTTAATAAATTAATTATTATAATTAATTCTACTGAATTAACCATAATAAATTAAAATGGTTATATTTAAAGACTAGATTTTAATAAGATATACTTATAAATAAAAAAGTGTAATTATATGGAAATCAAACGTTTAATATAGTGATTTCGTTATGTAAATAATTTGATTTAGTAATCTGAGTTAACAATTACACTGGTAAATTCAAATATTTACCTTTATTATATTGAATAAATATTTAAACATAAGTTTTAAATCAAATTTTTTATAAAAATAACTTAGATAAATATTTTAAGAAATTCAATATAAAATTTAACAAAAAATTAATAAACAAAATTTTAATATGAAAATCAAAAGTAATAAGTCTGTTGCATAGGCTTACGAATCATATGTAAATCGTGCAACTGCTAAGAATAGCGACAAAGCTATCTATGAATCATGGGCACCTACTATTAAGAAGATTACAGGTGTTGAAGATGCTGATAAACTTGCTTGGATGTCTCAGCTTGCACATAATACAGCTAAGTTGAATGAGGATGCATTTGTAATGCCATCTAATGCATATTCACAGTTCGGTGGAACATATCAACCATATAATAACCTTTATAACACACTTGGTGTTGGTGATCCAGTTCCTGCTGGCAAACCTGCTTTAACTGGTGCTGACTACGCAGATAATAAGAACCTTGGTTCTGGTGATAAGTATCCTACTTTGTTACCTCTTGCTCTTAAGGTTGCTGCTAAGACTATCGGTTTCGAGCTTGTAAATACAACTCCACTTGACGGTCCTACTGGTGTTCTTCCTTATATGGATTATGTATATTCTGGTTCAAAGCAGCCATTTGGTGCTACACCTGCATATTCTGCTAAAACTCAGAATCCTATGGCAAATTCACAGTCAAATGCTCCTTTTGAGATGTATGGTCTTCCTCATGCATTCAAGGCTTCTATCGCTCCTGGTGAGGCTACAATTGTTGATGGTTCTACAACTGATTCATCTGCTGCTGTTAAGCTTTCTCCTGCACAGATTAAGCGTATGTTAAAGGGTGCTTCTGCAATGCCTGCAGGTACAACTCTTGTATCAAAGATGGATACACTTGATGATGATGCTCATAATGCAGCCAAACTTGTTGTTGAGTTCGTTGGTTGGTCTCGTATTGATGGTGATCCTATGTTCAAGGTTGTTTCTGGTTCACAGTCACTTGGTGCATATTTCAATGGCGGTGCACTTGATTTTGAGGCAGTTTATACTCCTGTAGGTTCTGCTGAAGAAGTAAATGTAGTTCTTACACTTCACGCTCCTCGTCTTATCTCAATGCTTGAGGATCAGATCCAGGGATTCACTGGTGCTGGTGAACGTGATCGTGATGCATGGTATGGTACATATCAGGATGGTACTACACTTTATGAACCAATGAGTCGTGGTACTGGTGAGCAGACAATGGCTCGTCAACTTTCACTTCAGTTGTTTACAAAGCATGTACAGGTTGGTACAATCATGGTTGGTTGCGCTGTAACTCAGGAACAGGTAACAGACCTTCAGAAACAGTGGGGTATTGATGTTATTAAGATGGTAGAAAATGCTGGTATCAATGAGCTTTCTGCAACTATTAACCGTCATATCACATCTCGTTTGTTCGCTCTTGGTTGGAAGAACCACTACAAGCTCGTTGAGGTTGAAGGTCCTGCAGCTAACTTGAACTTGAGTTTTGACCCATCTTATACTGCAACTTCTGGTGTTCGTATGACTCCTGCTCTTGCAATTCCTCAGTCAGAACAGAATGATCCTACTGGTGTTGCTTATAAGAGCTATGTAAATGTTGCACTTCCTTACAAGCCAATGTATATTCCTTCTGGTGCTGCTTTCGAAAACCGTGATACTCTTCTTAAGAGATTAGCAGTTAACTTCCTTGCAGCTTCTAACTGGATTCTTCAGAGAGGTCGTTATGGTGCAGCTACATTCGCAGTAACTAACATTACAATTGCAACTCTTCTTCAGAGTAATGCTAACTATACATTCTCTCCTGTTGCTAACACAATTTCACAGAATGGTGGTTCACTTTATCCTATCGGTGGAATGTTCGGTTTGACAATCTATGTAGATCCTCTTATGGGTGGTTCTGATAACCGTGTACTTGTTGGTCGTAAGGGTGGTAAAGATGAGCCAGGTGTTCATTTCTGTCCATACGTAATGGCTGAATCAGTTCAGATTATCGCAGAGGGTACAATGTCTCCAAAGTTAATGATAAAATCAAGATATGCTCTTGTTGACGCAGGTTTCTATCCTGAAACTCAGTATATTACATTCTGTGTTGACGTTGCTGGACTTTGATAATTTTATCAAAACAATATTATATAATAAAGTCTCTAAGATTAGTTTCTTAGAGACTTTTCTTTTTATATATAAATTTTAAATTTCCAGGACCAAATATTCTATAATACTTTAAAGAATGCATTATTTCAATTTCTGTTAAATGCTTATCATACCCTAATGATACTAATTTACTCTTTGTATAATTCAATCGATTCTCTCGTATATTGTTTACAACCCACCAATATTCATTATCAATAATTTTATTCATATAAAATCCACTATTAATGTATGATGTTCCTTTTAAATCTATCCAAGATAAATCTGCATAACTATATATTGAATTTATATTAAATTTATTAATAACATAATTCATTAATTTAGAAAAACCACCTATAACGTTAATATATTTCTTTGTACATAAACGTAATAATTCATATGAAACTTCATCTTTATTATTACCAATTAATTTACGAGATTTACCTAAACCTACGACTTCAACTAACTCATCATTAAAAAATAATCCTACTTTTATTGAAGCATTAACAGATCCATGTAAATGATTTTCATTACAGAAATCTCTATATAATTTAGGAGTCAATTCTTTAATTAAACATTTTCTTGCATATATATGTTTATTTAATTTTAATTTACTAGATATACGACTTAATATAATATCCTTCTTATGAATATCATTCCAATCATCTTCCCATATATAAATTAAAGAATAACCACATTTTTCAATAAATTCTTTCTTCTTATAATGATAAAAATTATCTTCTTTCTGTAATTCTGAATGCCAATATAATCCATTACAGTCTATTGCTAAATTTAACTCAGGAATTAATATATCAACTTCAAAATGTTCTTTACCATTATAAATATGTTTATTTGTTATAATAGAATAGTTAGTTTCTTTTATAATATTTCCTATTTCTTTAACAACATCTTTTTCAAAATTACTTCTAAATGTTAATTCTTTATATTCACATTTATTACAATATATATGATTACTATTCCTATAGTAATAGTTTATTGCTTGTCTTGTAATTTCATTTATATGCCCACATTTATTACATTTAATTTTAAATAAATTATTATTATTTGAAATATATGTATAATTTAATTCTTCAATCTTTTTAATAATGTCATTTAATGTATTTTCTTTCCGTGTATCAGTAGCGATTTTTGCAAATTTAATTTTTGCATCATTACCATATTTTTCATATATTTTATCTCTTACATCTTTAGATGATAAAGCATATTTACAACCATATTTTTCTAATGTTGTGTTCTCTCTGTTTTGTTTTGCTAAATCAGTCTGAACACCACATGATATACCATTATGTTTCTTTTTAAACTCATCAAAAAACTTCTTTTTAAATTCTGGATCTTGCATATTATGCGTATAACCATTATGGTTTTTTGCATAAGTTTCTCTCATTTTCTTTTGTATTTCTACAAAATTATGATTAAACTTATTTCCATATACAACTGATTTTGCACGACATTCTTTTGAACCACATGTAGGAAAATATCCATATGTAAATTTATGAAATTTTCTGGATTTTCCACAATAAGGACATTTCTGAATTTCTGTTATATTATTATACCAGCAATATACACGTTCCGAATTAGAAGGATTATGTTCATCTAAAAAAGAAGTTTTCTTCTTTAATATATCCAATAAATCTTCATGGTATCGTAATAAATTATTAAATTGCCTTATATTAAAATCTTTTCTATAGTCATCTAAATTCATTTTATGTATAGATATAATTATGGTTTATTAATTATATATATGTTTAATATGAAAGTCTTTAAAAACAAATCCATTAATATTATAAAACAAATGAGTTTTTTTAACATATAAATATTATTAGAAATAATAAAGTATTATTATGCAATTAAATGATTATTTAAAACAATATAATAATAAAGAAATAAGTTTAAGACAGTTAATTTATATAGTTAAAAATAATGAAGATGTAAATAAAGAAGTTTATGATTTCACCGATTTTTTAACACATCATGAAGATATATTAGAGAGGTTATATTATGTTATTCATGATTTGCATTCTGTTGTAACATGTAAGTTTTGTGGTAAGAAAGCAAGATGGAGTGGAAGAATAGGAAACGGTTATAAAGAAACATGTGATTCATCTATATGTAAGTCAAAGTATAATTCATTATGTAGAGAACAATATAAAGACAGTTTTAAAATTGCAGAACATCGAGATGATAGATTTAAGGAATGGCAGAAGTCTATAGATAATTCTGAATATATGAATGATTATGTTGTTATTAATCATATTATATATGACAAATATGTTGAACTTATAGATAATCCTATTATATTAGATTATTTGAATAATAGATTTGATGATTCATCTTCTATTCTTGAGACTGTTCAGCGAATAAGGAAAGGTGTTTATGAGAAACCTAAATGCCCTGTTTGCGGTAAACCTGTTATTTGGATTGGAAAGAATACAAAATTGTATACGAAATATTGTTCTACAAGTTGTGCCAGTAAAGCACCGCGTTTTAAATATAAACCTGTTTTGTTAGTTAAATATACTGTTGATGATAATATAAATAAAATCATTGAAAAACAGGATTTAGTAGAAACCAGTATTCAAGAAGTATTTCCAGTTAAAGAACAAAAGAAAGTTAAAGAGACTAAACATAAAGAGGTTAAAAAAGAAGATAAACCTGAAGAAAAGAAGAAAGAGAAAGAGAAATCTGTTAACAAATATACTAATATTTCTGAATTATTAAGTAAACCTAAATATAAACCGGTTATTGTAAACGGTGAAGAAGAGACAGAAGATAATTTATGTAAGAGTGCGAATTGCACGACTGCACATTGTAATGAAGTTGTTGATAAGTATTTAGACAGAGAGTTTGAAAAGATTCAAGATATATATTTTCCTCCTTCTACCGTACATCCTGTTACTGATGAAGAATGTATTAAAGAATTTGAATATATTAAATCAAAAGATAGAGATTTGCGAACACCTTCTAAAATTATAAAGAAGTTTCATAAGTCTATTATATATGCACATATTGATAACAGTATATCACCATATGAAGGATGGAATAAAATTAAGTCAGATAAGGAATTATTTAGGAAACTTCTTGTTAACAGATTGAAATTTGCAGATTGGTATAAATCAGAAGGAAGGAAACATTTTATTGATGAATGTTATGTTCCTGATTTTATTTATGGAATAGGGTTGAATGCATCAAGGATGTTTCAGACAGTTACTTATTTTAAACCTGATCTTGCAAAATATCTTATAAAGAAATATCTTAATGAGTTTGATACAATATTTGATCCGTTTTCCGGATATAGCGGTAGAATGATAGGAACATTGGCATGTTGTAAATCATATATAGGTAGGGATTTATGTGAATCGAGTGTAAAGGAAAGTAAAGAAATATATGAATTCTTGAAACCTGTTATTGATTCTGATTTATTATGTAATGTTACATGCGATTTAGATATTGCTGATTGTTGTACGAATACAGGTAAGTATCAGTGTTTATTGACATGTTCACCATATGGGAATATTGAGAATTGGCCTGGCGTTGAGTCTGTTAATAGGGATTGTGATGGTTGGATAGATATTTGTTTGAAGAATTATGATTGTGAGAAATATTTATTTGTGACAGATGATTTGATTACTAAATATGTTCCATATATTAAAGAAACATTGACAAACAGATCTCATTTTGGTTCTAATAAAGAATTTGTTATTATAATAACAAAAGAGGAAAGAGATAAAATTATAGAGAAGCTATAATATGAAAAGAGTGAATAGTATTTGGATTACTATTCACTCTTTATTGTTTTTTCTAAATATGAATTTTTATATACATTATTAAATATTTTCTTTGCTCGTATTTTTACTTTTTGAATTCTTTTTAAATATATTTTTAATACTTGCTGTATAGTATTCACACCATATATATCTTTAAAATTTCGCTGATATTTTTTATTTATAATATTTAAATTTAATTCTAATATATCATTAATATAATTTTCAATATTATAATATATTAATAAGTAATTACCTGATTGAATATTGAAATACATAAACTTTTTAATTTGTATATATGGGTATTTCTCTTTTAAAAATTTTATTCTTTTAACATTATTTAGTTCATGTTTATAACTATTATCAATATTTTCTAAATATGCTGTCCATTCTGAAGATGCAACATAATCAATAAAAGAACTAAAATATTCCATAATAGAACTTTCATTATTTTGTATTAAATTTTTATTATATGATGTGAATGTTATTTCTGGTTTATCGTATAACTAATATTCTTGTACCAAATAATCTCTAAATAATACTTCTTTCTATTGAATATCATTTGTAATTGTTATTGTATGATCAAATATATGTTTTATTTCATGAAATATTGCAGATACAAGAGAATCTATATTATAAAATTTTAATGGATTTATAAATATTGCTGCATGTTCAACTATATGATTCTAATAATTATATTTAAATTCAACTTCAGGAGTAAATACTGATAAAAAATTAAATGTTGAATCTACGACAATATTTAATTTCCATATAAAGTTATATACATTTTTTACATAAAATTCTTTATAATATGGTTTAGTTGCATTTTTTGTAGTATTATATATTTCTGTAGCAATTACTTCAATTTTTAAACGAAATGTCGGATCTTCATAATTTAATATACCATACTATTCATATAAATCTGCATTATATAATTTATGAAAATTATCAATACATGCGCCATGTAAAATTGGATATTTCTTTATCATCTATGAAATATTATTTTCATTATTTATATTAAACTTTAATGATATTATCTTATAAAAATAATGATATATTAGACATATAAAATTCGGTTAATAAATAATATGAATTTTCATATGCTAATTTTTGTTTAACTAATAAAGATTTTATAATTATGGTTTATACAGAAGTTGAGAATAAGGATTTTAAGAGGGTTCAGAAACTTATCGATACCAATGATGATGGTTCAACGATGTGCAAGCTTATTAAGGATTCCAGTAAAGCTATTAGAAGATATGTTGCTGGTCGGATATTAACAGGTGAAGGAGCTTTATCTATTGAAGATTATAGGAAAAGGAATTTCGGGAGATTTAGTTCATTTGCGAATAGGGCTATTGAGTTGAACGGAACATATTTTGATATTATTGTTACTTTTCTTAAGAAAGATGATATTGATAATGTTGTTGATTGGCTTATTGATGATTATCTGAATGAAAATCAGGTTTATGATTTGATGATGTATAAGAGTAAGAAAAAGAAAGAATATTCTAAAAGTGTAATGTTTAATTATATTATTAATAATTATATTGAGGTTGGAGATAGAGAAGGATTAGCATGTGATATTGTAAAAATATTCCTTTAAACAAATATATAAATGATAGATTTTTATGGTCTATCATTTTTTTATTTAGGAAATAATGTGTATCTTTGTATCGTTAATGAAATAATAAACAATTAAAAAATAAAGATTATGAATACAACAAATAATAAAATGCAATTTTTGATTGATAAGTATAATAGTAAGACATTAGATTATATTCTTAACGATACTGGATATAGATTTGGTACTGTGTGTATGCCTACAGGCTCTGGAAAATCTGCTGTTGTATATTCTGATATTATTAATACAATTGATACAAATACATATGGTCAAAAATTAGTATTTAATATATCATGCCCAATCTTAAAACTGTCTCAACAGTTTATTTCAGATTTAATGGATATTATGAATATTATTTATAAAAACAAAAGGATCGTATTATTTATAAATTCATCTGATACTGGTATTAATTATCAAAAATTAGACTCTAATATTCCGGTTAAATCATTTAGTCAGTTTAAAAAAACATTTATAGAGAAAGATACATTTAATATTGCTATTATTGCAAGTTGTCATAAATCATTATCAAAATATGTTAATAGATTAAAAGATTATACATCAAATAATATAAAATATATTACATATATTGATGAATCTCATTTATTATCTATAATGCATAATAATGAAGATGATAATAAGCCATATATTGATATTAAAAAATTATGTAAATTTTCATATAAAGTGTATTCATTTTCAGCAACGCCCGATATGGATATTGTTAAAAAGTTGAATAATGAATCAAAAGATATTAAAAAGTTGGATGGCAGTTATATATATCATATGAAACCAATAAAGGCTATAAATGACAATATAATTTTACCACCATATATTAATTATATAAAAACATCTACTGAATGCATAACGGTTAATATGTTATTTAAAATTATGGATGATGCTATTAATAAAAATCCTAATATTAATCATAAAATTTTAGTTACATTAACATCATCTGAACAGTTAAAAAATATTCGTGAAGAATTAGAGTCAGAAAATTCTAATATAAAAGTTTTTTCTACTTGTTCTGAATATGGATATGATATAGATGAATCAAAAAGTAACTATAGTGACATAACAGAATTTATTCATGACATAGATACATATGACGGAAATTGTTTTGTATTACATATAAGACAACTTATTCAAGGAATTGATATAAAATCATTAACAGATTGTGTAATCTGGAGTGCAAATAATGGTAGTAATAAACATTATAGACATACAATTCAAACTATTGGTAGAGTATTACGTCCGTTAGCAGGTGAACGAGGAGTTATTAAATCTAAAAGAAAAAAACCTGTTGGAAATGTATATTTTATATCACCAATTGATAATGATGATGTAGAAAAAAATATGACAAATTTCTTATGTAATTATTATGGATTTGATAATATTGAATATTCTATTTCTGAATATAAGCAAGGTGGTCAGAAAAATGATGATTTATTTAAAACATTAGGTCAATCAAAAAAATATGATTGGGATAATGCAGAAATTAAAACATTATTGATTAATATTGAAAATTACATTAATGAACAGATTGCACCGAAATTTTATATTAGTCAAAAATATGAAGGAAAATTTGATATTTCAAGTGAGGCTAATATGATCTTAAGAAAATTTAATGTACTTAATACTGAATGGGATAGTTCAGAATTATTAGATAATAAAACATTATTAGATAAAATATTTGAATTATTTAAAAAACATAATATTGAACTAAAATGAATAATGAGGAAAGATTTATAGAATATAGAAATAATTATAGTAATATATGGTTAGATCATTTTATATGGAAAGGATTGACCGGATTATATCCACAACCTCATATATCTATTGTTAATTTTGCGAATGAAACAGATGTATTTAGTAATATAAGTAAATTACATAATGTAAATGATTTATTTAATATTGTAACAAAATTAAGTGATACTTATGTTAATTGGTGTAATACAAAAGATAATTTTACAAAAGATGAAAAAATAAAAATAAAAGATTTTTTTATCGGTGCATTAGGAGAATATTTTTTTACATATGTATTAGATGAATTAAAATGTATGTTAATACCAAATATAAAAAATGGTAAGCTTGAACGCTATGATTTTAAATATATATGTCCAAGATTATTAAAAGAACAAGATTTTGGTATTGATTTAACAGGAATGTTATCTTATAATAATAAATATTATCCTGTTGCATTACAAGTTAAATTTTGGAATCCAATGACAGATACTCCTATTACAAATGAAATTGCGCAAAAAGCGCATAGTGATGCAATCTGTAATAATTTTATAAATCAAAATGATAATAAGAATATTGTTATCTGTTGGTTGGGGAATACAAAAAAAGTATCAAAGTATTTAATATTAAATAATAAATTATATGAGCATATAATTTTTATTGATATGCATGTATTAGATAATTGTATAAATAATAATATGCCAAATTTTTGGGATACTTTTTTATATAAATTAATTAATATAAAAGATTTAAAATAAAAAATTAGGTAATTAATATTAATTTATTAGTTACCTAATTTTTTATTTTAGGAAATAATGTGTATCTTTGTAATATAAAAAAACAATATATAAATAAAATAATATAAATTATGAAAAAGAATAATATTCCTGAAGTTTCTAACGAATATACAATTAATATAGAGTTTGATAAGAACATCAAACCTAATAGTAATATTCTTTTATTTGGTTATATTAAAGGTATATTTGGACATTATAAAAATTATGGAAAACAACATGTAGAATTAGTAACTCATAATAATTATAATGTAAATATTATTGATAATATTATTGATTGGTTTGCGTATGTATTATCAATCAATTGTACTATATATATTATTTCAACTAAGGAAACTATTGAATATATTAAAGATTTTAAAGACTTTTTGGGTAGTTTAAAAAAAATTAAATTTAATAAAAATAATTTTAAATATGTTAATTTAGATGAAAAAAAATATAGAAAATATAAAATAAATAGGAATGGAAAAGAAACAAATACATTAGATTATTCTGAATGGCTAAATGTATTGAAAAAAGTAGAAGGTAGAAATATGAAATTTGATTATATTATACAAAATCCTCCATATGCAGGTACAACGCATACACAATTCTTTAACAAAGGTTTAGATATGTTAAGTGATACTGGTAAAATGACTATTATTGAACCAAGTACATGGCTTATTAATTTACGTAAAGGTAAAGGTAATGAACCAAAAATATATAAACCTATGAAAGAACGTGTTAATAAACATGTGAAAAAGATTGTTATTGAAAACTATAACAAAGCATTTAATATTTCAATGTATGTTCCATGCTCAATTACATATATTGATAAGTCAAAAGAGTATGATAATATTGAATTTATTAATTGTGGTGATAAGCAAATTGTTAATAATATTAATGATTGTAATCTTATAGGCAATTATGAATTAATTCAGAGTATATTAACAAAATGTAAGAATTATGGAGATATGATGAAGGATCATATTTACAAACAAGGAAAAACAAAAACTGATGAAAATACAAAATTTTTATTTTATGCAAATATAGTAGGGCAAGGAGGTTGTGGTGGACATGGTTATGGCATATTTAGAAACATGGATTCTGATTTTCAACATACAAAAAATGGAGAATTTCAAAATTCTGTAATTGATGTATTATGTCGAAAAACAAATACTGATACATATAAACTATATGGTACAAGAGAAGAGTTAGAAAATTGGAAATATTTTGTTTTTAATAATAAATTACCATTGTTTCTTGGTATTTCATTAATTACAGATCAAAATAATACAGTTAAACAATATATTCCATGGATAGTTAATAAGCAATATACAGATGATGAAATATATAATATATTAAATATTAATAAAGATGAGCAATTATTAATTAATTTAGTTATTAAGAAATTTGAAAGGAATTCTAAATGGTTCAAACGATATATGGTTGGTGAATAAAAAATGAAAGGGTTATAAGTTATAACCCTTTCATATATCTTTTAAACCAATTTGAGTTTCTCTCATATTTTAGTATCGTTTTATTAATTAAGTCCTCCTCATTTTTGTTAATATTTAATATACTATATATTTCATTATCTGTATAATGTTTATTTGTAATCCAAGGAGCATAATCATATGAATTATTATGTTGATCAATAGTTAATATAATATTCAAAAACAATGGTAATTTATTATTAAAAACAAAATATTTCCAATTTTCTAACTCTTCTCTTGTACCATATAAACAATCTGCAATTTTATCTGTCGGCTTATTTCCTGAATTTACAGTAAATAATAGTTTATTATTTATGCAATTTTGATTATTATGATATAAAACACTTAATACTGATATTTGATAATCACCTAATTTATGATGAGTATATACATTATTACTTTCTAAATTTCCGCCATGATGACATATTGTACATCCACCAGTACCAACAATTTTCGCATATTTTGTAAACCATGTATTTTCATCAGTTTTTGTTTTTCCTTGTTTGTAAATATGATCCTTCATCATATCTCCATAATTCTTACATTTTGTTAATATACAAACAAATCATAAAAATATCAATATAAATAAGAAGAAATAAAAATATAACAATGTATGTTAGAACAAGATATATCAGAAAAAAGAAAAGAACGACACCATATAACTCAAGAAGATTTTACACCTAAACATATAGTAGAACTTTTATGTGAAAATTCAGATGATTTATTTACAAATTTTTCAAAAACATTTTTAGATCCATGTGCAGGTATTGGTAATATACTTTTACATGTAATAGAAGAAAGATTAAAGCATTGCAATAATGATAATGACGTAATTAATGCAATATCTACATGTTATGGAACTGAATTAATGGAAGATAATACAGAAGAATTAAAAGAAAGATTATATAAATTATTAACATCTTATAATTTTAATATTACTGATGAAATTAAAAATATTGTAAATAATAATATCGTTTGCACAGATTTTTTCAAATGGGATTATGAAAATTGGTGTCCGATAAAAGAGAATAAATGTGATGCATTATTCTGAATAATAATTAAAAAATGAGAATTAATAAAATATATACGAAATTTTATTAATTCTCATTTTTATTTAATTTTTTATAGTTTTATCTTACTTTTTCTTCATTTTTTCCTGAAGAAAAGTTCATTTTTTTAACCCTTTTATTTTTCCAGGTATCTAATACTGCATCAACAGTTTGTCTACCGGAAACCAAATCAGAATATAACTGCTAATCCAACTGATTGAGACTCATACCGGCATATGACAAATGTCCACCCAACATCTTATATCGCATACTCGCGGTCGGATCAACATAAACTTCACGCCCAATAGGAAATGACAATGTATCTTCCAATAACCTGCTGTCTTTAATCTCATCTTTCAATTCCCTCAATTTATCTTCCATTGAAGCACCAAAAGATTTTCGCATAGTTTCTTCTGATAAAGGTCTTATATTAATAATCCGTTTCATTTATTTAAACATCATAATCTTCTTCATCCTCATAATCATCAAATGCATCATCCATATCATCAGAATCTTCATCATCATCTGAAGGTCCCAATGGATCTACATCCTCATAATCACCAGACTGTGTTTCCCACTGATAATTATCTTCAATAGCTGAAACCAATGCATCTTCATCCTCAGGATCAACATCATCATGAACTTCACATACATAATCATCATTATCATCATGAACCTCATAATATGAATTTCCATCCTCATCATTACAAAGAATACATTTACACTCACAGCCAACCAATGGAACATATACGGTAATATCATCATCCATTGGTTCGTCATCAACGATTTCATCTTCTGCATCAATACCGTCACCATATTCATTGATAGCTTTCTTAACCATCTTTGATACATTCATCATGATGGATTCATATAATGCTTTCTTATCTTTAACTTTCATCTTTACAATTAAAAATATATTTTTATTTGTTATATTTATTTAAATATAAAACTTATATTTAATCATTTAAATATTTATTAATAAAATATATTAGTTATTACTTTATCATATTTCAAATTCTTTATGTATCGCGTTATTTTTTCTTTGATATACATTTTATCATGTTTACGAATATAACTCAATACAGAGAGATTCTGTATTGTTTCTGGAGATTCTATAATTTCATATCCGCCGACACATGACGACATTTTAATATTTCTGTCTTTATCCATATACATATAGTAATAATCTTCTATTGTAGATGTCGCACAAATCAAAAATCCAATATCATCATTATCAAATTTTATATACTTTCCACCATCTCTGTTTACTTCATTAACAATAATATTATAATTTGAATTAGGATTCTTCTTTACATCTTCTAAATGTTTATTCACTATATAATCATAATTAGATTTCAAATATTTACATGATATACATTTATCTTTCTTATTAATAGAATATTCATTAAACAATATATTTGGATCACATAATTCTTTACTGTATGGACATTTCGGATATGATTCCTTATTTATATCTATAGACTTATTTACTGTTATCATTATTTAAATTATTTAGTTTATATATCTTAACTTTATTATATACACTATTTAATGTTGAGTCGTCTATGTTATAATTATATAAAACGCATGTTTTTAAGACATCTATATTCGGTATATAGAAATTAATTAAATCATTTGTTAATTCAATATTAAATTCATTTTTAATATCTATATCATCATTTAAATATAATTTATGAATTATAATATCTTTTACATAATCAAAATACAAATATAATATTTCACTATGAATAAGGTAAAATAAATTATCATACTTATATTTCTATATATTTTTTATAGCTTCATTTTTATCTATATATACATCATCTATAAAATTAATAATATCATCATTTACCATAATTATTTACATATTCATTTTTATTATAAGCATATAGTCTATTAACATGCTTATAGATTTTTTTAATCTTATTAAATAATTTAGAATATATCTAATTTAATGACATTCTATTTCTATTATAAATTGTTTTTACTTTATTTAATAAAGTTTTCTATAACATTTTATTCTACATATCATCTAAATTATCTTTATAAAAATGTAATATCTTATCTATGTTATAATATGTTTTTAATGTTTGTGATAATTCTGTTATATCAGATATATTTTTACAATTTAAATTATTCTATACATTATCATGTATTTCACTATATATATCTTCTATATGTGCTTTAATTTCAGATTCATTTAACCAATATAAACAATCAAGAAATACCTATCTAATAAAACCGAAATTTGTTAAATTATCTTGTATATATTCATAATTAGTAAAATCTATCTAACTATTAGATAATTTAATATTTAATTCTAAATCTCCATATACATTAAATATAGATGTTGTTTTATATCTATTAAATTCTGAATAATAATGGTTTAATTCATGTGTAATTTTATTTTTTGTAAATCTTTCTCTTTTTGGATTAATAATAACAATAGTAGCATATATAATTTTCTCATTAGAAAAAGTTGTATAATTATCGTAATCTAATAAAGCAGCTGCATTTGTAGAATTATATGAATTATTTTCTATAATAATTATTTCTAAATGTTCTAACCATGGTAATATATTATCATACTATAAGTTATATAATGTATCAGATGAATCTGCAATCTATTGATAATCTTTATATGATAGTTTATTATTTTTATATTTTTCTGTATCAATATCATTAAATATTTTATCTACTATACTTTTCTCTTTATCATTTAAATATAAACTTCCTAATGTTTCATCTAATATTTGTTTTAATGAATATGATACATCTTTCATTATACTATTATATAAATAACTCTTTCGTAAATACATAAATTAATTATCTTATTTTATTCTATTTATAATTAGACTTTTCTCTATAACACATGTATATATAATAAATTTAGTTTTAACATTAACATTTAATTTTAGTAAATTATGGCAAAAGTAGAAAAGATGAATGTCGTCCTTGCAAAGGTCGACCATTCTGCATCAGTGTATGCAAAAGAGGTAAATGAGTATGCACAGTATTTTAAGAATGCACAGGGCGCATTCCGCGGAGAGAAGAAGACATATATCCCACGTGAGGGTTATCCAGATGATCCTACAAAGAAGGGTGTAACAGCAGTTCAGACAACTGTATCAGAACAGCTTGATTGGTTTAAGAATATTGCAACAAATTATCTTAATGAGGTATTCTCTGTTGAGGCTACAAACTCTATGGGTGCTCGTAAGGTTGAGCTTGTTGTAGATGGTCATTCATTCGGTGAGTTGACTGCTCTTGATCTTATGCGTCTTAAGAGTATTCTTACATCAAAAGAACTCGTAACAATGTATGAGAGAATCCCTGTTTATTCAGATTCTGAAATTTGGAAACCTACAAATAATGCAGAATATGGTAATCGTGAGATTCTTGAGAATGAACTTGTAAAGGGTGTTTCTCGTACAACAGAAACAACAGAGGAAATTCTTCGAGATCCTAATATCGACCCTGCTAATATTCCTGCAAACTATCGTGCTGCAGTTGTTCAGCGTAAGAAGACAGTTGAGGTTGGTGATTATACACATCAGCGTTTTACTGGTGAGTGGTCACAGAAGCAGCGTGCAGACCTTCTTGCTCGTCGTAGTAAGCTGCTTAAGGCTGTTATTGCAGCTCTTAAGGAAGTTAACGATCAGGAGGCAATTGAGTCTAATCTTGATACAAATGCACTTATTGATTACATCCACTATGGAAAGTAATTAATATATTAACAAAATAATAATGAGGAATTAAACACTTCAAAAATGTTTAATTCCTCATTTCTTTTTTATAAATCAGTCTTTATTTTTATATCTTTGTATTTCATCTTAGGTAATCCCTTTAATCTTTTTAAGCTATCATTATTATAACAATGAAATGCAGTCTCATGTCCCGTCATAACTGTATCTTGTGCATTTAAACGTTTCAAATTTGGATTAGTATTGCAATAATAATTACCTTCTATCTCTTTTGGACCATTACTTAAATCAACTAAGCCTGAGCGTGAAACACCTAATCCACCTTTCCCTATTAAAGGAGAAATATATTTTAATGATTTTAATTTTTCACAACTACATATATCCAATCCATCTAATTGTTTTGGACATCCTTCTAAACTTGAAAAATTTTCTAAATTTAACAAATCTATTTTTTCAATAGTTTCTGGACATCCTATAAGGTTTTCAAGTTTATTACATTCTTGTATGTTTAAAACATTTAATTGTTTTGGACATCCTTTTAAATTTGGAAAATTGCAATAAGTCAACTATAAATAGTTGACAGAATCTGGTAAACCTGTTAAATCTTGTAAATTCAAACTATTATCTATATATAATTTACCAATAGAAACACAATTATCATTAAGGCCTTTTAATGACTTTAATTTTGGGCACTTTATACATAAGACTTTAATTTTTTGTGGGAAAGGACCAATAATTTTTGTCTCATTACTTTTTATACACATAGTTCCTTCTATTTCTTTTGGTAAATTATATGAACTCTTAAATGTAATGTGACCGTGACCTTTAATTTTATTAATCTTTACATAATCTGGTATTGGACTTTTAAATTTTGTTATAGAATCAATAAACTCTAAATTGCAATAAAGTATACCGTCAATATATTCAAATGTAACGTATTTATCTATATTATTAAGAAACACTTCATATTTGTTAGTTGAGATATTATTACAAAGCCATTCTTTTACTTTCTACTACTCTTCCTCTTTTAACTTTTTAGCTATAAGATCATCTCCAATATCATCATTATCATTCTATATTATATCGTCATAATCATCAAATAGATTTTCTAATAATTTTCTAATAAGTTTATTCATATATAAATTGTTTAATATAATTTTTATATTTATCAAATAGTTTACTTATAACATATATATTATTTGTATGACGTATTTAATTTTTATAAATCTGTATTTACTATTATATCTCCTTTAATCATCATAGGTAATCCCTATAATGTTTTTAGTCTTCTATTTTTCGTACAATCAAATGTTTTCTTATATCCAGACATAAGTGTATCTTGTGCATTTAAACATGTCAATTTTGGGTTATATGCGCAATCATAATTACCTCTTACATCTTCTGGTCCATTACTTAAATCAACTAACTTATTATTAGAAACATTAAAGTCTCCTATAACTCTTGTATTTGATTCAGTCATATCAAGATGTTCTATACCTGTATACGTAACAGAACAATCTCCTATGATTAAAGATGAAATATATTTTAATGATAATAATTTTTTACAATCTGTTATACGTAAATCTCCTTTTAACTCTTTTGGACATCCTTCTAAACTTGAAAATTTCCTTAAATCTGTTAACTCTATATCATCAACAGATTCTGGTAATCCTATTAAATTTTGAAGTTTATTACATTCTTGTATAGAAACACGTCCTACATTTTCTGGAATACCCATAAAATATTGGAAATTATTGCATGCCTCAATCTCTAATGATTCAATAGAATCACAATTATCATTGAGTCCTTCCAATGATTTTATTTTTGAATTCCATATCTTTAAACAACCTATTTTTTCAGGGAAATTACCAATTAATTTCGTATGATTATAACCATCTATAAGCATATCTCCATCTATTTCCTTCGGTAAATTATATAAACTATTAAATTTAATATCTTTACATGTAATTTTATTAATCTTTACATAATCAGGTATTTCACTCATAAATACTGTCATATAACCATTAAAATGTAAATTACAATAAAGTATGTCATCAATATATTCAAAAGTAAGATTTCTATCTATATTATTATTTTCTGGACTTGATGCAATATTATAACGCAACCATTCTTTTACTTTTTTCTTTATATCTTCATCAGTTATTTTCTTACCTATGGAATCTTTTTCAATATTATCATTATCATCCTATATTAAGTCATCATAATCATCAAATAAATTTTCTAACAATTGCTTGATTTGTTTATTCATATATAAGTATTAATCCTATTTTTATATTTATAATAAAAGAAGGATGTTATTTAACCGTCTAAATAACATCCTTCTAATTTTATTTTTTAATATTAATAATCCAACCGTAATTGAAATATCTATTTAATACCTTAACTTGTGAGCCGGCAGGTAAATCCCATTTCTTAATCATTCTGATGATAGCATGAATATTAAGATTCTTCCTCTTTATATCCAGCATATTACTGTTAAATGGAAGTCCTTCATCTGAATTTGTCCAATAATTATAATCAGTATTTGCCCACCATGAAATTGGATGATCTGTTTTAGTATCTTCAATAGTGATAAGCCACCAAGGTTTTTGATTTTCCTTATAATACTTATCATTATTAAAACGATCAATATAAGGAAAATTATAACGTGGTTTCCAATTTGGTTTACGAATTACTTTATAATGAAAATTCTTACCAAGACCTGTTCTCTTATATGTATCATATGCAGATGTTCCATTTTTAATCTGCTCATATTCATCATCATATTGGTATTTAAGTCTATCCTGTATAAATTGTATAGGACAATTCTTTATGAGCCATCTATCGAAGTAAAATGGTGTATTCCACAATGGAATTTCTGCATTTTTATATGCTTTTTCATATGTCTCACCATAATTCCTCATACGATTTTCAATAACCTCTTTCTTCCAATTATTGAAATACTCTTCGGTCATATCTTTATCAATTAAGAAATCCTCTGCATGGTATTTAAGACCATTATCAGTTTCAACAATCTTACCTTTACACCAGTCTCGAACTTCCTTAAACTGCTGATAATCAACTATATATGTTTTGTCTATATAACTCATGTTAACTTATAAATTAATATATTAATTACTTTGTTTTATTATTAAACGCATCTTTTGATATATCACCTCTTAAAAAACATGCATTAGAATCAATATTACGCGCATGCTTTATTTCATATGCAAATACACAAATAGAAATGGTTGAAATAATACCATATGCAATTAAAAAATATGTAAGGAAACTCATATTAAATAAAATTAAATTTTATAAAGTGAATTAATAATAAACTCTAATGATTGAATATGATCTTTAATCATCATTCTTTCATTATCTGTAAGTGTTTCAAGTTTCAAGAATTCTGTAAGATATTTTAATTTAGGATTAATATATTTTTCTATAATTGAATTCTCATTTACCTTATACTTATTACAAAAAGTTAATTCATCATTTAATAAGTCAAGTTTAATGAGTTTATTATCAATTACGGTAAAATATCCTCGTTCAGTTCCTCTAATACCTTCTTCTACAAAATAATATTTGTCTGAACCTTCTGGTGTTACTCTATATCCACAAAACGTTCCTTTGAATAATTTTCCTTCGAGACGTTTCAAAAAATATGCATCCTTATTTGCTTCAATAAAAGTATCACTATAACAATTTTCTTTTTGATGTTCTTTCAACCAATCAAAAACTTCAAAATTTGTTCTTTCTGTTTTCATATATTAATTGCTATTAAATGTTTTTCTATCAATTCTTGATTTTAAACTCTGACCATCTAACTTATTAATTCGTTCTTCAAGCAAATCTACTCTATCAATCAAAAGTTTCATTCTTGACTTTAATTTCTTAACATCAGATGAATCTGAATGATCACCCCAAAATGCTTTACTTTCTTCTGCATTATGTTTAGATGCCATAATACCATATACAGTTAAGCAAATAACTATTACTATAATAACAAATGTCATATTATTTTATTTTTATTATTTCCATTTTCTATAACCATATATGCAATTCATTGTCCAAAATATAAATTGAATAACCATTATCCAATTATCAGCAAACATCCACATGAATATAGAAACAACATCAATTATAATCCAGAATATCCATTGTTCTCTATATCGTAACATTAACAATGTTTGTGCTATAAATGCTGGTACTGTTGAAAATGAATCCATAAATGGTTGTGTATTATCTGTAAAGTATTTCATATAATAACCAAATAATACACAGATAAACACCATTATACTACATATTATATAGAATAACCTATCAGAAAGTCTTTTAGATTCTACTATTTGTTCTTCAGTATTATAATTTTTTAACCATACTACAATACCTATTAACATAGTAATAATATAAAATACATTCTCTATTAATTCACCATAAAATCTTTGCTGCCATGCAAGATACATATATGTTCCTAATTGTATAAAGCCGAAGAAATAAAATGAAATCTTTCTTTGTGAACATAATATAACAGATATAATACCAGTTACACCCGATATTAAAGAAATCAATGAATCTTTAGTTATATACCATGCAATTAATTGAAGGAAAATACCAATGAGCATAAACAAATGTTCATTAATATTTCGACCTTCAATAAACTCTGAATATAATATATTATTAATTTTCTTTATCATATAATTTTGTGATATAATCCTTAACATAATTAAAATGGTCCATATAAGAACCATTCAATTCAATTACTTTATCAAGTAAACCAAACTCTTCAAGCAATGACACTAGAATTTCATAATTCTTCATTCTCTCATCTATTGAAGATTGATTCATGTAACGTGTTCCATCATCAACAAATTTATTATGCGGTTTGATAAGATAAATTACATCCCATGAAACACCTGTTTGTAATGATTTTGCAAGTGGTTTCAATATATTGTTATATTCATCTTCAGTAATTTGCATATTATTATCAGATACATATGCTTTTGCATACATAAGTGTAACAAGATTATCAGTATCTGAAATGATAATGCCCTTATTTCCTTTATCATTCAAAGCATCAAAATAGTATTGTCTCTGCCCAATAAGGAATTCAACAAAATCATTTACAGTAATATCAGGATCTAACATACAATGTTTCTCCATATAATCTCTACCAAATTCTGTTGTATATGGTATATTAAAATAATTACCAATATCTTTAACAAGTGTTGATTTCCCTTCTGATGCTGTACCTAATACAAGAATTTTCTTTGTTAATGCAGGTTTAAATGTTGATACAATCTTATCCCAATAATATTGAGGATTTTGCCTAATATATGTTGCTGATATATCATTACTTCTATTAGATGGTGAATTCTCATCGTAACCAACTAACACTGCATTAATATTTAATTTATTCAATGATTCAACATAGAACTTTTCACCAACATAGAATGTAAGTTTCAATTCATGCGCTTCAATCCTTTCATCTGGACTAAATGGAAATGTCGGACCTCCACCCAAAAGATCATCTGTAATTTGATATTTTACATAATCTGTCCATACTTTCCAATTATGTTCAGACATACTTTCATCAATACCTAATTCTGTATCATTTACAGTAAGAACTCGAATAAGTTCATCATTTTTAAAAAACTCTTTAATAAGTCTTTTTCTATTATTAATATTAAGACCTAATTCATTACCTCGTGGTTCATCTGTATAACCACAAACAACCACATAACAAATATCATTTTCTTTCTTTGCTTTCATTATAAGGTCAAGATGTCCCTGATGCATAGGACAATAACCGCCAAAACAAATTCCTATATTCTTAATCATTTAATTATTTAATTATTATTTAATATATTACAAAGATACATATTTTTTATGAATTAAAAAAATCCGATACTTATCACAAGCATCGGATTTAATATTAAATTCAAAATTTTAAAGTTATAAAAAATGTAAAGTCTGTGAGGACTAATATTTTTTAAATACATAATGCTAACATTACCATACGTTTGTTCTTTTTCAGCTCCTACGTCACCGTATTTCTGTTAGAAATCAATTTAATATGATCACTCTTAAATATCTTTCTAAATTGCTCACCTTCCGATGCTCGCTCTTCGTGAGAACATTATGTAATTTAATTGTTTATAAGCGGGAGTCGAACCCCTAATATGCTTTCAAACATAAACCCTTCCCGTTTTACCAACGGGCGTGCGAACCGCTACACTATTATAATTTTATCATTTAATGCCATGCATAAGTATATCGGCAAATATAAAATATACACTTCATTAAACGCCAAGTACTAACATAATTGCCGTTATGTGTTCCCCTCGATTTGTAAATTTCTATAATTTACAATAATCTCTTATTTAACAAAATTAAAACATATAATCAACAGTACATTAAAATGTTTTTTATATTTTGTTAAGTGCAGACTTTTCATCATTAATAAGTCGTGTCTGTATGTGGATTCGAACCACAACCGCAATACATATAAACATATATTTTCAGCGCTGTACTTACTATTATTCTATAGCTTAGTTGAACGTTATCTTAATCATAATATGTCTATAATGATTCTTCCAAATCACTTTTCATGTACCTCATTGACCATTGTGAAATACAGACAAATTTAGATACGAATTTTAACAGTTTCTATTTTTATTTGCAACTTATTATATAGACTTGTACTGACGCCGTATCTTGCACTTCACTACTTTACATAGAACACTACTTTACGTAGAATAGTCAGATTTAAAAACTGTGCCTCTAAAAATGTAAACACGTCGACTCTGTTACAATACTCCTGACGCTCATATAAGACATGTAGTATATTCTTATATAAATGTTAAAATAATGACATGTTCCTATTATGCGGACTATTCGATATTACTACTTACGAACCGTAGGGTTTCCATACCTATGTTACTTAACACTTATAGGTGTTCATTATTTACAATACAAAGATACATATTTTATTTCAAATAAAAAAATAATTATGAATCTTTTTTATCTTTATTTTCTAATTCTTTAATTCGTTCAAATGTTTCAACCAAAGTATTAGCTATATCATAATGAGGAAATAGATAATTAAATCCCTCAATAAAGCCTTCAACTAAAATATCATATCGTTCTTTACCTTCATATGATTTATTGAAGTAACGTTCTGCAATTTCTCTTGGTGTTTTACCTAAGAATTTAATTTCTTCTTTCATAATGTTATATGTTTATTAGTCAGTACGTGTGGAATCGAACCACAGAAGTTATATTGTTTATATCATCTTATTATAGTTACTGTAAATGCTATTCTTCACTATAATCTCATAAATGACATATATAGTTTCATATAAAATTGTCTTCGCATTATAACAATTAAATTACTTCTATATAACTAAATATTGTATATTCTCTTAGTAAAGATTAACTTACGAACAAATCTTCGTCATCATTAGTCATAAATGATGCTCTCTCCTTTAGAGCCGTACCGATATATTTTTAATCTTTTGAAACTTCCTTTACAGAAAATTCTTGATTTCTTAATTGAAATTTGTCAAGAGACTTCCTAAATTTCTTATTTACTAATGTTTTGTAATATTCATTCATATTTACATTAATAGGACAAAACTTAGAATTAACTCTATATACTTTCCAATGACAATTATTATAATGTTTTTTATTAAGATTGTCTACAATATCTCGCAAATAAAAATAAATCCATTGATTTGGTGAATTAGGATTCATCTTTGCATCGATAATATAATCACGAGCATAATTACATCTATATCCATGTTTCTTCAAATATGCTTTCGCTATTCGTTTTCTCTCTGGAAATGATCTATCTTTCCAAGGATAATCTGCTCTACATGTAGAAAATGTTCTAATTCTATTTTTATCTGCACCCATAGAAAAAGAATGTTCTACATATCCATACCAGGCTTCTGTTTCTGTATTATAACCTAATATAACATAAAATTTAGTTCCTTTCTTCATGCTCTTCTTTTTCTATTCGTTTAATAAAATTATTCATATAATTATAACCTATAAAATAACCACCAAACATAGGTACTAAATATAATAGTGCAAGACTATATATTTCGTCTTCAAATGTATTAAGAAATTCCATCATAGGTAAAGGGCTAATAAACATAATTCCTATAATATGTTGAAATACAAAACAACATACAAATAATAAAAGAATTCCTAACCATCCGAATGGTGTACAACATACAAGTATAATTTTATCACACCGAGATGCTATATTAAATAACAAACATCTCTTGATTATTTTATCTTCTTTAATAGGTATTTCAGAATCACCAAATGATCCTAAAGTACCTATTAAAATTCCAAGAAATAATCCTACAATAATTAATACTATTGATAGAATAATTAACATAAATTAATCTCCTTCATGAATAATATATGTTTCACCCTCATACTTAATAACTGAATTCTCTGAATAATCATCGAAATCAATCATCTCTGGATCTACCACATGCTCAAGGTAAATACCGCTCCAACCATCAGGACCAATCCATCCCCACAATGCATTTGTCAAATTATATGTTTCTATGACAGTCTTAAGGTCTTTCTTCTCAGATTCACTCAACATATTCTTTGAATTATATTTAGAACAAATGTCAATTACAAATGTCTTAGTTTCCTCTGGAAGATTTGTTCCACTAATAGCGGTCTTAATCTTTTCGAGTGTTTCTGGTTTAAATCCATTATATTCAACACCTGTTGCGCTCTTAGCATGCTCCTGATTACATACCTTAAGAAGAGAATCCTCTGTAGAATCACGCTTAATCAATGAATTGAAACCAATTTCATGATTAACCCAGAACAGATTATCAATTTCATCATTATCCCACTTACCAGTAGAACGAAGAACATTTCTTACAAGCTCAAGCTCATATGAATCAACAATCTCAATTCCTTCATCCTCATAAACATCACGAGGATCATTCTTATTAAATTCATCAAACTGTGACTTAAGTTCCTTGAGGAAATCCTCCTCAGTATCATACAGCTCTTCTACATCAGGAAGTTCACACAAAATGTATGTACCATTATTATTAACATAATTAATGTTGACTGAAACAACATCATTCCACATAAGGTCCATACATGGATAATGTGTATCTGCTGTAAAGGCACCTAGATATGTCTGCAGTGGTCCCTTCTTAAAATTCTTGCCGAATGTAGAATTCTTCCATTTATGCTGCCAATTTCTGTTACCAACATATGCAAGAAACAACAACACAAAATTATTCATGCGATCTGCCTCTACATTAATAATATTTGTTTCCAATGGTTGATAATCTTTATACCTACCTGTTACTGTAATAACATAAGTATTTAACTTTGGAGTTATCTTCTTACTCTTAAACATTAATTCACTCATATTCTTTATTATTTAAATTATTATTTAATTACAATACAAAGATACATATAATTCTTTATATAAAAAAATATCCACTAAGTTTTTTTTTCTTAATGGATATTATTTTTATTTCATTTATTTAAATTTTTAGGTCTTGATGAGAAATCTAACATAATTTGTCCTTTCTCATTTTTCTTAAATTCTAATTTCTTTGTTGCAACAGGTGTTGTTATAATAGATGTATTCGACTTCATATATGGAACTTCTTCAGGTTCTTGTTCTGATTCTAATGTTAATGACTATATAGCTGAATATACCATAGGTTTTACTGATACATCTGTTACATCAATAATAGGTTCATCTTGTTTAATAACAGCTTTTAATTTTTCTTTATTATTATAATCATCTATTTTTAATTCTGTATCAATACCATTTTTCTCTTTAGTAACATATGCGGTTATTTTATAATTTTCTATCTATAAATGTTCTTCATATGGTCCTGATGTCATAATAAGTTTAAAAAATGTAGGTGTAACTTCTATAATAATGAATAACATTGTTATCATGAATGATACCATTGCTAATGAATTATTTGCTTCTTTAAGATTTGAAAAAGCTTCATACCTTGCACTGAAACCATCTTCCCTTAAACCATCTATTTTACCTTCAAATTTTTCAATATGTTTATTAACTTCATCAATACGTTTCTATACAGTTGTCAACCGTTCTTTATGAAGAAGATCCCATTCCTGTAATGATTGTTTACATTGATTAACATATGTTTCTTTATCTCTATATATAGTCCCATGTCCCGCAATACCAGATAATGCATTTCCTTCTGCTTCTTCTTTCAGTTCTTTCTATGCTTTCTGTAAATCATCTACCAGTTGTTTTCGATCTTTTGTCAATTGGTTCTATTCTGCTTGTAATAATGATATTGTCTTATAATCTGATGATTCATTCTTTGCTGAATTTATTCGTTCTATATTATCTTTTAATAACTATGATTCTATTCTATCATTAAATATCTTCATTTCAAGTGGTGTTGAAATAACAATACCTAAAAATATAGCCATAATTATACGTGGCATTGTCGTTTGAATTTTTTTCCAACTTAATGTGTCTTTACCATCAGTATGCATTGAATTAACAATAAATCTATCAAGATTAAATATAAGTAATGCCCAGAATATACCAAAGATCAGTGATAATATAGCATTACTGAATACAAAAAACATTGCATAACTACCTGATATAAATGCCATCATAGCAGTAAATAAAATAGTTCCACCACTACCTGCATATTTTGCATATTCACTCGGATATAATCTTAATATATTCTTATTAACACCTGCACATGTCCATAAAAATTCGTTTATACTATTTTCATTTAATTTCCATTTACTCATTTTTCTAAATAAATCATTCTTTATATTTTCATTATCTTATTTATAATTAATTTATAATTATTGATAAATATGAAATAATTAATGGGTGATTAAATATCAGGAATATTTAATCACCCATTTTTATTTAAAAGTGAAACTTAGCTGTTGCAAACATATTAAATGGCGAATCAACCAAATAATATGCTGTATCTGATGGAATATCAACTGATCCATTAGAGAAATTCAAACGATTCGTAATATTATTAAGATTCAAACTAAGTTCTACAATCTTTGATACTCGTGCATTAACATATGCATTAAGTGTAAGGTTTTCCTTAAGTTGATGTTTATTATAAATATCCATATACATAGATGAACGGAAATTCGTATTTACACCGAACTTAATCTTATTAACAGAATAATTTGCTTCAGCAAACAATGTAGATGATGGTGAGAATGTATGATTCATTTCCTTTCCATTAATGTTCTTCAACTTATTCTCCGACCATGAAGCATTTGCAATAAGATGCAATGTATTAACAGGATTATAATCCATAGCAAGCTCCAAACCAAGTCGATATGAATCATGCTGCTTATGAAGAGGAAGTCCATTCATTGATGAAAGTTCACCTGTTGCAACAAGTTCATTACTAAAATTCATATAAAAACCATTAATATTAAAATTAATCTTATTATTACGAATTTCATAACCAAGTTCAACATCATGTACACGTTCTGACTGTGTATTCATTTCAGATTCATCTGTACGATATTCACCGCCGAACATATCAGTTCTGGAAGGCTCGCGGTTTGTGACTGCATAACGTGCATATACCTTTGAATACTTATCAATATCATATGTAAGTCCAAAACTGTAATTCATAAAATTCCAGTCATGATTAAAATCAGAATCACCATTAATACCAATAGCTGGTGTATTTACACGATAATGAAGTGATGTATAACGATATTGAAGTGCAGCATCAATAGTAAACTTATTAATTGGTTGATACTTTACATTTGCAAATACATTTACATCTGGTTTTGTTCCTGCATTATCATAATAAGGAGTAAGTCCTGGATTCTTCCATGCTGTAATAATACTATCAGAGTTTGCAATATCATATCCCTTATGACGTCTATGATAAACATATGCATTTACTCCAGTTGTAAGTGAAAGATTATTAGCAGGATAATACTTAATTACAGTGTTAAATCCAGTAAGATTATAATTAAGATGATAATTATTCAATACACTTCCAGTAGGTCGTGAAGGATCATCCCATCCAATACGATAATTACCAGTCTGATGTTGCCAATACAATGATGATGACAAGAAGACCTTATCTGATAGAATTCCCTTATATTGAAATCTATTATAAGTTGTCAAGAAATCATCTGTTTCCTGCTGACGATTACCAGACTTCATTTGCTTAAATGGTGTAGGATGCTTAGGAATCATATCTTCTGTAAGACCCATAAAACCTTGACCATTACGATGATAACCGGTCATTGTCAAGAAATCGAGTGAATGCTTATCATTAAAGAAATAACCAGTCTTAAGTGTAATTGACTTTGAATTATTATATGTATTTTCCTTATAACCATCAGTTTGCTGTGATGTTGCACGAACATGCAATCCCCAATGGTTCTTCAAACCCATATTATAAACACCACTTACACGTGATGAATTAAATGAACCATAACCAATATCAAACCATGAATCTATATCTTTCTTCAAATCAACAGATTCCAAAGAAACATTACCTGTATATGCAGCTGTACCGTTATTGGTTACTGAAGCACCTTTTTCTACCTTAATAGAATGCAAACTAGACATAAGATCAGGAGAATTACTGAAATAACAACCAAAATCTTCAGCTTCATTCCAAGGCATTCCATCCAATGTAACATTCATACGTTCCTGACCCATACCACGCATACGGAAATAACAATAACCCATTTGCGTACCATTGTCATTATATGCATAAATATTAGGCAATGTAGAAAGTACATAATCTGTACCCTGACCATGATTCATCATCTTAATAGTAGATGTATTAATCATACTACCGGTCTGTACATTATTTCGATACAAAGAAGTTACGGTAACTTCCTTCAACTTCAATGCAGTCAATGTATCTGTTACAGTGTCCGCATAAGAATTAAAAACACTCATCAATGAAATGAGCAAACACAAAATAAAATTCTTCATTTTTTATTTTTTTTATTAAAATTAATAATTATTAAATATATTTCTTTTTACTTTATTATTTTACTTCTTTCCAAATAATTTTATGAGATTTCATATTTGAATCATATACTTCTATTGAATTCCATGAATTTTGACTAATATTTTCAAGAAATACATTATCAATATATTTGTCTCTCAATATCATTTTAAATTTTGTTTCTATATCTTTATTTGTAATTACAGATTCTCTTGAACATGCAGCAGGATAAACTGTTATTGCATATACAACTGCCGTAATTACAGTAATGATAAAAAATATAATTAAACTATTATAACCTGATGTACTATCATGTATTTTATTTTCTGATACATTATTAATATTACATTTTTCTGCTTTATGTATAACCATACGTATTCAATTTTAATAATTATTCAAATAATCTGAAAACCATATGATACCTGCATATGTTAAAATAATAAGAAATACCATAGCAAGAAATACCAATGAATTCTTGCAAGTTTCTATATTATTTAAATTAGATAAAAATTTTTTACTCTTCATTCTTATATGATTCTTTATTAAATAAGAAATTATATGATGGACCAAAACGCTGTTTAAAATCAAGACCTATCGATATTTCAAAATCATATTTACCTATATAGATAATATGTCCTGTTTTAATATGTGATAAACAAAATACACATTTATTATCTTCAAAATGACAATACTTAAAACTTTTATTTGTACATTTTTCCTTTGCTTTTTCAATTACCTTATTATAAAAGGATTCTAACTTTTTATAACGAAGCTGCTCACGAGGATTATCATCTATTGATGACACTTCATTAATACGAGCATTTATAGGTATTAGACTTGTATACCCATAAAATTTCAATACTTCAAAATCGTCTATATTTAATACCATATTATATTATTCATTAATTATTATGTGACTCAAAGATACATATAATATTTTAATTAAAAAAATATTTCATGAATTATTATCTAAAAATAAATAATAAAATACATTTTAATTATTATATGAATAAGAATATAAAGAAATTACTCGAAAGTTTATTTGATGATGATTTCAATGATATATATGTTGATGATACAGATTCTGATACATAGGAAGTTTCTCAAATGATTAATGATAATGTCAAAATTACATCATTAGCACAATGTGATAATATAGATGAAGTAAATGAATATTTCATCAATAAATACGATCTTGTTAATAATGTATTAAATACTATTACTGATATAATGTATGCTGTTCAGAAACATAGCGAACTTCCTTTTACTATTGATTGTGATTAGTTTAATAATGAACAACGTAATATATCAGTTCAAAGGGCGAACAGTTGTTATTTTAAATGTGTTATTGGTGGTAGTTTCACATTTGAAATTTATATAATTCCATACGAAGCAGTATATAGAAATAAATCTAGAGAATTTCGTGCATGGTGTGTTAAATTTCCTGATGTTAATGATAAAATAGTTTTACGTATTAATCAAAGTTCTTCTTATACTGCACCAGTTAATAAATTTATTGAATCTTATAATAAGACATATTTTGATATTAATGAGTATCAAAAATAGATAGGTGAAGTATTAATGGAATCTGTTGAACAAGTATTTAATACATAGAGAATTACAGATGAATTAACATGTACAGGAAAAGTATATAAAGTAGTTCAGAAAGATATTGACCGTATGAATAAATGTATAGATACAAGAAATTTCAGTGGTTTTGATAAGATTACAAAGGCAGATAAGATGGTTGCACGATTAGCAGCTTTATTTATATGTGCGAAGAATAGAAATATAAAAGATTTACAATTATAGTTTAATGATGACATATTATTAACTATTATATTAGGACGTAAAATATATAATAAAACTTATACACGTCAATATGGAAGATATGGTAGTTATCGTATTAATATGAGTAGTAAGGAAGATTTTATTAATATATTAAGAAAGTTACAGAAATTCCCAACTATTCATTTGAAAGATGTTATTGCAACATATAATGCGTATAAAGATTAGTTCTAAAAATTAATTATTTATTAGTAAACATGATTATAAAAAATAATAATAAAGCTGTTGATGTATAGAAAAAACAACGTGTGTGTTGGGAAGGTCAGAAAACTTCCAGACGTTTCTATGTAAAGAAAACAGTTTCATATGGAAAATGGACTACACATAAAGAGCCTCAAACAATACCATCTATATCATGGGAAGGTGGAACAACAGTCAACTGTAAATGTTGGGTTGAAAGAACTAATACAGTTAGAGAAGGATTTGTTATATCACCTGTTACTGAAAAACATTATTTGATACCATCATTTAGCGGAATAGCATCTGATTGTAGAGTAAATACAACAGGAAATAAAGAAGATGGATTTACATTTACTTTTGGAAAACGTGATAATGCAACATCTGACAGAACATATACAGATACTGCACAATATACAGATGAAACTGGAAGCTATTCTATAACAGTTACTGTAACGCAAACAAAACGTGATAAGTATGTAACTAAATTAGATAATGCAAGTATTACTACAAATTTAATTCCTGCAAGCGGAGGAAATATAAGTTCGGGTACATTAACTTTTAGGAAAACATATAATACTGGTGAATCTGAAAATGTTACAGAAAATATAACCTTTTCTACAGTAAGTGCTACAACAAAAGGCACTACAGAATCTGGTGTCACTGATGTTAAAACTATAGCAGCAGGAGGTACAACACAGAAACAAACAACAATTGATGGAGTTACATTAACACATCCTAGTTTTACAGTTAAGCAAGCAGCAAACACTAAGACAATTAAAACACCAGAATCAAAGAAAACCACCAGCGTAATATTATCTGTAAGTCCTACAACAGTATATAGTTCAGGAGGAACTGTAACATTTACATTATAGAGAAAGTATACATTAAATAAAGTTGTTTATTAGTATACATCTGGTTCAACATCTGGTGGTGGAAGTGATGCAAATCAAGGTCCTGAAGCAGTTAATGCTAATTAGACATATACAATAACTGGAATAACTGGTGTTTCATCAACTAAAGGAACATCATATAAAATTCCTGCATCTACTTCAGCAAGAACAATAAAGTTCAAAACAACGTATGATGGTATAACATCAAATGAAGTATCAGTTTCATAGAAATTAGATGGTCCAAATGAATCAAAAGCATTTATATATTCTAATCTGAAAATTACAGAATATAGCTATACTAAAGATAAATCTGGTTATCATTTTCCTGCATCTGGTAAAACTATAACTGCAACAGACTGTACATTGAAAGGTACTTATGACTGGACTTATACGTCTATGGAAAATAAGACAGTAACAGAAACAGTTACATGGACATTTAATGATTTAACTGCTGCCATGTATACATTTACACCAACATCTTTTACTGCAGATTCATTAGGAACTACGCCAAAAGCTGCAGATATTTAGTATACAAATTTTACAGTTGATATTAAAAATTTAAAGCATACATATAATGGAAAATAGCATGACGTTAAAAATTCAAGTGGTAAGTTTTTAGAAGCATCATCAAAAGTTACATTAACAAGATAGGGAAATAGTGGTACACAAGCATCAAATCCAACAAGTACAAACTTATCTGTTTCAGTAAGTCCAACTTCATTTGACTATAAAGGTGGTTCTGCTACTTTAACTGCAACATTAATAAAAAAATTTAATGTAACATGGACATCCGGTGCAACAAGTACAAATCCTACAAATACAAATGTAACAAGTTCAACAACATTTTCTGGTACATATATAGAATATGGACAAACACAACAGAACACATTTTCGTTTACAGGTAACAAACCGACAATACCGAATATATAGTCAAGTAAAACCAGTAGAACATATACATTTACTGGAAAATATAGTAGTTATTCAGATACTGCAACAGCATCACAAACAGGTAATACAACATTATATATAGTAACATTTCATAAAAACAATACATACGCGAAATGGAGTAAAACTACTGGTAATGAATCAATTACAAAGAAATTTAGTAAAGATACACCATATACGGGATTAATACCAGATGAAACACCTACATGGACGGAAGGTAGTAATTTAAAATATGTATTTCTTGGTAACTATTCAACAACAACAACAGGTGCAGCAGTAACAAGTGGATCTTTATTAACTGGTGATATAAATTTATATGCTCGTTGGAGCACTGCTTCTACTGGTTATGTAAAAGTTTCTTGGGATCCAAATGGTGGACAACTTTCACCAACATCAGGTGGAACATCAACAAGTAATTCAATATATGATTATCATAATCCTGGAGCGATTAAATGTTAGCCATCTGATATAGGTTATAAGAATACTCCTAGTAAAACAGGTAATACATTTCTTGGTTGGTATTATAATAGTACATATTATAAAACATTTCCTGTAAGCATTACATTAAGTACGACACCTATACTATTTAATGCAATGTATACAGTTACTCAAAAAACTGTATATTGGAATTCAAACGGTGGTACTTTCAGTGATGGTTCTATATAGAAATCAGAAAAGAAAAATTATGGAGATTCTATTTCTGCATATTCATCAAGTCCATCAAAACCAGCAACTACCACAACAACTTATAAATTTAAAGGTTGGTCTTTAACTACAAATGGTACCGTAGTTACATTTCCATATACATTAACTACAACAAATACAACATTTAATTTTTATGCCATATATACAAGTTCAGCTAATACATATACAGTAACATGGGCAAATACTGATGCTTCAATTGCGATTTGGGCAGATGGCACAACTACTAATAAAACATCTATTGTTACACATGGTACACAATATAAAGCTTTAACAGCACCTGCTAAATTTGCAAATCCAATTAAAAATAGTGGAGATACTATAAGATATACAGCAGCATGGTATACGTTTCCTACTAACGGAGTATTGTTATCTTCGTCAACAACACAGGTAACAAGAGATATAAATGTATATGCAGTATTAACTATTTATGCATATAAAGTAACTTTTAATCCAAATAACGGTACATTAACTGTTAATGATAAAGCATATACTTCATCAAGTCCATATATTACATATACAAAAGGCACATTTAGTTTTAGATATAAACCTACACGTACGGGTTATGAATTTAATGGATGGAGCAGCACTCCTACTCCTAGTGAAAGTTATGTTGGTTTTTTTGATGATAGTATTACAATAAATAGTTCAATTACATATTATGCATTATGGAAACAATTATTTACAGTAACATGGGCAAATACTGATGCTTCAATTGCGATTTGGGCAGATGGCACAACTACTAATAAAACATCTATTGTTACACATGGTACACAATATAAAGCTTTAACAGCACCTGCTAAATTTGCAAATCCAATTAAAAATAGTGGAGATACTATAAGATATACAGCAGCATGGTATACGTTTCCTACTAACGGAGTATTGTTATCTTCGTCAACAACACAGGTAACAAAAGATATAACTGTATATGCAGTATTAACTATTTATGAGCTACATTAACTCCTATCTTATTAGTACTTGCATAATAAATATATCATAATAGAATAATTAAAAATATGAAAAAGAATATATATAATTTATTGAAATTATTTGAATCATTTTCTGATTTATTTGATGATGATATATTATCCGATGAAACTACAGGTTCAATCGATACTGATTTATCTGCTCGATTCGCAGAAAATGATTTAAAACCAATTGTGGTAGATCTTCTCGGTATCGATAAACCACGTAGTTGGAAATATGAAAAGATTAATAACAAAGAGGTTCTTGTACATAGAGGCAGAAAGGGTTCTTTATATCCAGATAAAGCATTAGAAGATATGATGGATGCATTAAAAAAGAAAAAATTTAATGTATATAGAGTATCAAATTGTCCTTATGCTTTTGTCAATAATTTATCATTTTATGATGGCAAATGTAAAGAAAAGGAATCTCTTGGACTTACACGAGGATTACCGCCTAAAGATAGTGAATTATATGCAAGTTGTGGTTATTTAAAATTAGAACATGAATATGACAATTGGGTTAATAAAATATTTCCAGCAATGCCTGAAATTGTTCAAGAGTGTTTTAGAAATGATCCAACATATAAAACGATTTTATTATCTGAAGATGAAGGTATAATGTTATCATATCAGTCACCTTCTGGATGTGGTATTCCATATAATTATAATGAATCAACATTTACTGCAATTCTTAAATTAACAGGTAAAGTTATATATGAAGAAAAAGATGATAATAATCAGAAAGATATTATTATTAAAACAAAAGATATAAATAAACGTATATCATTTTTAAAATCACGTTATAAAAAACTAGGAACTTTAAATGTTATTAGAGATAATAGTTTTTATATTGATGATAAAAATGAACCATATGGTATAGTTTATTTTAATTGGAAACGTCAAGTAAATTTATGTAAAAATTCAAAAGAATATAATATACCTACGTTTTTAATTTGGTTATTACAGAAAAATATATATCCGTTAAACGATATAGAAAAAGATGATGATAATGCTGTATATGAATTAACAAAAAATGGGTTAACATTTTATTTCTATAAAAATATTAATTCTGAGATTCTTAGTAAATGTAATAATGAAAATACTGATAGATATAGTATAGGTAATAAAATTGATTCATGTGTAATTGTTAGGTTAACAGATGAAACATTAGAACATTTTCATGATATTTTTGATTAAAATAATAAAAGGAAGATCAATCTTTTTGATCTTCCTTTTTTACTTCTATAATATAAACTGCTTTCTTTTCTACTTTAACACATATAATATTTGTTATAACTTCATTACGAGTACCTATAATACTTCCAACTGAAATATATGGACCACCATCTGGATCTATAAACTCTATATTAGTATAATCCGTACGAGCTTTACCTAAATCCTTAAATCCAACTCTCATAAATGTATAAATATTTTCTGGACCAATTAATTGATATGAATCTTCTGAAATCGGTTCTAAATATATTTTCCCATAATAACGATTAAATAATTCTATTTTCTCTTTTCCTGTATATGTATTAAATAATTGTCGAGTTTTAACTTTTTTCATTACTTTTTATAATCTTTTCGTTAATTTAACTATATAATTTATAAATAATTTAAATAAAATGTTTTATAAAATATACTATATTCATATTAATAATGTATCTGACTTAAATAAACTATTATCTAAACTCCATAACATTGGTTATCAAGAATCATATTTATCTGAATTTAGTTTTTGTCCATATATTATTATTCATAAAGATTTTGAAAAAAATAAAATTCCTATTTATGAAAATATTAATAAAGGATATTTAGATATGTTACAAACAAAAGTTATCCTTTCAGAAGATACTGATATTGATTCATTTATTTCTCATGCATATGAAATTGTTGATAATAATGTTAATTCGAATTCTTTATTTTAATATCTCAAATCTTTAAGTATTGAAAATATATTAAATGTAATATTATCACAATCATCAAAATCCGGATATGTATTAGCAAATAATGAAATTTGCATATCTTGTTGAACTTGTTTATATTTAGCAATAATATTATCTGGTAGATGTATTTTACAATCTCCTGTTATTTGAATTTTTATATTAGATGGTAATAAATTATTAAGTTTTTTAATTGATTCAAATTCAAATACAACATTTTCAAATACTAATTCATAATATATGTTATTATCTTTAAAATTTAATATAAACTCTTTTATATTCTCAATAAATTCATCATCTATTAAATTACTTTTATTTTTATCACTATATTTTGATAATGTCATGAATATTAAAAATTTCGTACATTTTTCATTTACTTCATAAAAATCATATAAAGGTTCTATATTAATATTTGTAATATGTGGTATAGCTTTAATTATATTAGTATCTATAACACCTAATAAACAATTCTTATAATGTCTACAGTGATATTTTTCACCTAATAATCCCTTTATATTCAATGAAATACTATAAGGACTATTAACATCAAATGTCACAACGTCAAAATAATTTTTATATTGTCCATAGCCTTCAAATGAATCCATATAAGCATAAAAAGCATTATGTCGTTTATAAATATCATTATTTATATAACTATTGAATTTAAGATAATTCAAATTATCATTAACTAAATTAGATAATGATGTTACCGCAGTATCACCAAACACTGAAGTAACATCATTATCATCATTTAATAAAATATCGTCATCAAATAAATTTTCCATTAACAAAATTCAGTTTCAAGAGTCTTTCTTAAATTTCTCAAATCATCAAGATACATATCCTTTATGGTTGTTTTCTTAATATACTTAAGCTCTTTTTCTATCTCTTTGTTTTTCTTAATTAATTCCTTTTTCTCTTCATCAGTTAACTTAGAAATTTGAATTTGTAAAACAGAATCAGGTAAATCATATTTCTTCAAATCTGCTACAACATCCTTTCTCTTTCTGTTAGAAATAACCAAATCTCCATTATTAACCAATTCAATGAATCTACAAAGATTGTTGTTATCTTCATATCGTTTCTCCATAACAGTAACTAACCGATCTTTTCGATCATTATACTTATTGAGACGAATATTAACAAAATACTTTATAAGTTCTTCTTTATTAATGAAATGTTTTACCTTCTTATTTTCATCAAGAACATATAACAAATCATCTGGTACATATGTATATAGTCCTATTTTCTTAAAAAGTTTATCTTTCCGATCTGGTTTCATCTCACGCTCAAGCTGTTTCTTAGGGAAAATTAACCAATAATTCAACTTATCATCCTGTGAATAATTCTTCCAATCTTTAAGAAATCCTTTCTCAACCATATCATTAAGACGTTTCTCAAACTTATCAAAACCTGTATCATATGGCAAATCAGTTACCTGAAATATATCATTCTTAATATCTACTTTATATACACCAGAATTTAACCATTTATTTACGTCTGTATCAAATGTAAACCTATCTTCACTAATACCTCTAACATATGGTCTAATCACAGTTTCTTTAATATCACCAGTATTCAACATTTCAATACAAGCATCAATAACATCAACAGGATTATATGAAAATGAACTGAATTTATAACCAGGTGCCATACCTTCTGATCTTGATGTAATTACAGTAGGAATAATTGGCCAATAATTTACAGGCTCAAGATATGTACCTTCATCAAACACATATTCCAAAAGATCCTCATCTGCTTTATATAAATTTGCATATGGTGATAACTTACAGAAAAGATAACGAGGAGCTGAAACAGCTTTTTCATCTCGTAATGAACCATGCTGACCTGTTATAGTAATAGGATTAAGATTATCACGAAATTCTGCTGCAAGGGTGAATATAGTGTTTGTTAAACTAGCATCGCCATGCATGTACAGAGTTAGATTATAAACATCACCTACAAGATTTAAATTCTTAATTTCCTTTCCGTTTTTCATTCCTCCATGGAAAGCAGCATGCATAATTTTTCTTGCACCAACTTTAAAACCGTCTAGTAAACTAGGTAATGCTCGTGTTGCAATTACATACTTTGTATAATCTTTATAATCTGTATTTAAAAAATCTGTTATAGTTCTTACTATTTTTTTATTACTATCATTAATAATATGTGCATCTAAACCTTTAGCTTTCTTTGTTGTTACTTTCATTTAATAATTAAAATTTTATTTCTTATATTTATAATTAAATTTCTAAATATTGTTTTAATTCGTCTAATGAATAAAATGCTTTATAATTTAAATTATTATCTTTTGCAGTTTTTATTTTTAATTGATCTCGTTTAGTCCATACTTCTATAGCATTATTATAAAATTTTGTATTCTTTTGCTTCCATTTATTTAATTTTTCAATATCATTTATATTATCTTTATTAAATATATGTCCCCCATGTGTCCAATGATAATTACATTCAATATATAAATCTAAATTTTTAATATAGAAATCACAATAAAATGAATATAAATCAGATTTATATTGTTCAATTACATTATTCACACCAAATTTTTCGATTAATAATGTTTTAGAAGCTTTCTCTGTATTTGATGAATTAAATGTTCCATTTATACGTTTAGTATTATTTGCTTTTTGTAAAATAATATCTATCTTATCTCTAACTTTATTTTGTATATCAGATGACATGAATGGTTTTTCAACACCATATTTCTCTATATTCGTTTTCTTTACTTTTTCAGGGTTAAAAACACCACCATATTTTTTAATTTGCGTATTTATAGTCTTTTGATTTATTTCTTTATTTTGTGCAGACCATTCGACACCATATCGTTTAATATTAGTTTCTTTAATTTTATTTTTTACTGAATCTAATAACATGGGACTATCAACACCATATTTTTCTAAACATGTTTGTCTACATTTATTTCGATTATTATAGTGTGAATCACCATATCGTTCAAGAAGAGTTCTTTTTGTTTTTTCTTTTATTTCATCAATTTTCTGTTTCCTTTTTTCTTGTATTCGTTTAATGTTTTCTGGATTACTCATGTATGATGTATAATCCATTTTACTTTGGAACTCTTCTGTTTTCATATATTCATATTGACATTTTCGAGAACATGTTTTACCATATAGCATAGAAGAAAGACCATAATATTTTAATGGTTTACCACATATAGGACATTTTGGTATTTCTTCTATTTTATATTTTATTCTGTGTAAAACTTCTTTAAAATCATTTCTGAAATCAGGAAACCTATTTATAAGATAATTTTTTATATCATCATTATTATCTATAATGTATGATGTTGTTTTCCTTATTCTATTTGGATTTGTTTTACTTGTAAAAAATAAAGAAACTATATAATCATCATTTATCTATTGATTATCATTCATATTAATAATATATACCATTTACAACAACTGACATATCTTCATAATTAATCATAGCAGATTCTTTCCAAGGACAAATTTTTCTTGCAATCTCATCTGATATTCCTTCATTTCTGAATATATTAAGAAATTCTCCATATGGTCCATAATCAGAATATATACGATTATAAAAAAGATTCTGTTTAATCTTATTAAATCTATTTCGACCGGATATATTGTTTACCATAGGATTATGTAAAAATTTCTTTGTCTTTCTTGGAAGTTTTTTCTTTGATAATGAATATCTGTAATTTTCTTTCATATAACCAAAATATTTAGGATACATGAAATATTTCATTAATTCTTTATAAAACTTTTCTTTATTTTCATTTGTTACTTTTGACATTGAATTCTGTTTCAACAAAATACCCAATCCTTGAAGCATTAATGTTTGTTTAGTATGATACTTTGTTCTAAGACTTTGGTAATTCTCATCAAAAACATCTTTATATACAATATCAGAAATAAGTTTACATGCATCAAATAATGTTCTATGAGATTTATGTGTTAACTTAAAATAAATTTCAACATCTTTAATCCAATCTTGTATTGAATATGTAGGAATATCTATTGTTCTTCCATTTAAATATTCTCCATATTTTAACAATGTATTATAACTATCTTTAGGCAAATATCCATAATACCATGCATAAAAACTTTCATAATTGAAATTATTTTCAAATTCATCTTTTGACAGTTCTCCATTAACTGTATCACTTTCAAATATCAAATATGTTGAATGTGGAAAATTATATTTGATATAATTATAAATCATATCATTTATCTGATGATATGATTTTGCTGTATCAAGGCATAAATCTATTAATTCATTTATTTTGTTATCAGGAAACTTACTAAATTGTGGTATAGGAAATTTCTTTATTAAATCATCTTTTGTCATAATGTGCTTTATTTAAAATAGTATACTCATTTAATTTAAACTTAAATTTGAATTATTATTATTGTTATTAAATAACTTTATAATAATGTACATAAAAAATATAAAAAATAAAAATTTCATAATTTATTAGTTTATTAATTTATTGATTTATTATTTAACATCCTCCAGAACGAGAAAAACCACCATATGTATTTCCACATCCACCTGAATATGTGTCATAATAATCTCTGGTAGTTATTGTCTTTTCTTTTGGTTTTTCTTTAATTACTTCTTTAAAATTTAGTGTATTTTTTTCCTTACTATTTAATGTATAATAATTACTTCCATCTGTTGAATAATCATTAATATCAATAACAGAAGGTTTAGGTAATACTTTATACAGTAATTCATCCATTATCTTTTCTTTTTCTTCTTCCTTCTTATGTTTATATTCTTTTAATCGATCTGATAATTCATTATCATCTATTGTTTCCAATGTACTATCAATATTTTTAATTGCACTATCAATTTTTGTTATAGTATTATAACTATTCAATAGTTCATTTCTATCTGCATGTGATGCAATATAATCACCTATATATTTGGTAATATTATCTAATATTTTTCTAACATCCATAATTATTAACTAATTTTATTTTTAGAACCATCTTCTGACAATTTTTCCATCTTCATATATAATACAGAAAAAATATTTTTTTGCAAAAAATGGTCTGATTAATATTTTCAATAAATCATTAATAGACGCATGTTGTTTATGAGTCTTATAAAAACAGCATCGTTTAATAGTAAAATCAGAATTTGAATTATATCCTAAATATGGAGATAGATCAAAATGTTTTGTTGAACATCCATATGAAAAAGGAGAAGGTAATTTAAAACCTAATAAATCTTCAATAGAAACATAAAGATCATCATGTTCAAATATTTCTGCTAATTTGAAATTAGAATAACCTAATTTTTCAAAAAACTTTATATTATCTATAATATCTTGTTTATCATTGAAATAACCTTTTATAATATTAATAGTTAATGAAACTTTATTTTTATATGGTATTTCACTGAATAATTTTTCTCTATTATAAAATGAATTACAACCTCTGATTTTATCACCAATTTCCTGATCATAATGTTGTGGTGAAATAATAAGGTGATCTATTATCTTTATTATTTCGAAAAATGTTTCTTTATGTGTCCAACATGTAATAGGCATTGATGTAATAACAGTAACATTTAATTTTGCAAATCTTTTTATATTTCTGACTAATTGTAACAGTTCATCAATATAAAGCATCGGTTCACCCCCTGATATTGCAATATCATCTATTTTATCTTTTATGTTTAATACTGATAAAAATATTTTATCTATATCTGGTTTTTTATTTCCAACACCATTATTAAATGCATCAATACAGAAAGGACATCTGTTTGAACAATTTTTAGTAAAATGTATTTGTGCTTCATTAAATATCTGATCACAAATATTATTATTTAACTTAAATAATTTCTTCATATTCAATATAATTAATCACATATTATAATAAAATAAATAATAAAAGTTTTTATATTTTTATGTCATTATTATATAATAAATTAATAGAGTCTATTAAAACCGCAATATATGAAAGTTTATTTGATGATATAGACGATGATATTATATTAGATGATAATACTACAATAATAGATAATATATCAAATAATTATAAATTTGTAAATTTAGGTTTACCTTCTGGAACATTATGGTGTACTAAAAATCTAGGTGCAGAAACTGAAACAGATCCAGGTAATTACTATCAGTGGGGATATACAGAACCTGTACATACTAAGCGTATATTTAAAACAGATTATACAAAATTTAATCCATCTGGGAATAACAAAACATTTACAAAATATTCTAAGAATAAAGTTCATTATCAATTAGAAGATATAGATGATGCTGCATATTAGGAAACAAATGGAAATTATAAAATACCAACGCCAGAATAGTTTGAAGAATTAATTAAATATTGTAATTGGAAATGGTGTGATACTAATGGTAATACAATACCTGGTTATGAAATAACATCTAAAAAACGAGGTAATAAAGAATTTATATATTTACCTGCAGCAGGAAGTGTTACTGAAGGATTTTCTAGTTATGGATACGGTAATTACTGGACTTCTTATAATACATCAGATCCAAAATATATGAATATGTATAGAAATAACATTAAAGCATATGCACAAAGTTTATATTTTTCAAGTGATATAAAGTATGAAAGTGAATTACCTCATATAATTTAGGAACCACGTTTTTATGCATTCACAATAAGACCAGTCTTTAATAGTTAATTATTTTTAATAAATATATTGTAAAAATAGAATAATATTATTATGTCATTATTTGATAAAGCAATAAATAAAAAACTATCTACATATTCTGTTACATATATTTTAAATGAAATGGCAAAGAAAATAGATCACAGAACGTTAGATAGAAAATTATGGTTAAGTGTAGCATCTGTTTGTTCAAGAAATAAAGCGACTGAATGTGAATTCATTAAACCTATGAAAAAATTAACAAAATAGGATTTAATTGAAAGATATGTTGCAGCTCTTATTATTATGAAGAAACCATGTCCTAAATCAGAAAGAGATATGGATAAAATTAAGGTATTCAATTTATTTGGTCATAGAATATTAGAATTAGGTGGAACTATATCAGAAATACAAGACTTATATAATATAAATATGGGTATTACATCTAATACTAAACCTATATAGTCAACACCTGTAGTATAGTCTGAACCAGATATTGTTAAACCTGTTAGAAAAACTCGTACAACATCAACAAGAAGTAAAGTAAGTAAAAAATATATTACAAAACTTGAAGCATTAATACAACATATACCTACTTCATTATATGATGATTTTGATGTAAAATCAGCTTCATATGTAAGTGAATATAATAAAGTATATAAAAAATGTCAAAGTGATATTGAGTCATATGTTAATAGCTTATTAAAGAAATGTCATAATGATGCAATTAAATTCGTTGATTTATTAAGAGATGATATAATTAATTTTAATAAATTAACTGGTTTTTCTGATAAACATTTATTTGCTATTAGAAAAAATGTAGGATATGTAAGAAGAGGTTATGACGGTTATGATCAATATTTTAATCTTGAAATTGATCCAGATTCATATAATTGTTTTGTTGAATATGAAGCCGCTTCATTTGCACCAGATGCAAGAAGACGAGATTTTAAGAGAGATTTTGAATTGACAAACTTATTTAAGTATTCATTAACATCATATTCATATTTTAATGAAAAACCTAATTTATTTAAAGTATTATGTGAAGGTGTTTATCTTTATATTGTTAAACCATATATTTTATATAAATTAAATGGTAATGAATCTGAAAATGCAGCTAATAGTGAAAAAACATTATTAAAATATAAGATGGAAACAAATCCATCTAATTATTTCCAATGGTTTAAATCATAGATAAAAACAATTTTGGAAAATAATCCAGATAAGAAAATATATTGTAATTATAATGACTGGAGTGGCGCTATTAAAGATTTATATTATAATAGTTCAAATGGTAAATGTTTTATACATGTATATATGTAGTCAGGAAGTTCAGATAGAGACAGTACAGATACATTAAACCATCTTACTTCATTATCTGCTTCAGATGAATATGAATTTACATATACAGACAGAACATATTCTGGTTATCATGAAGATGCATATTATAGTTGTGTTGTATCAGATTTGGATACATTTGCAGAAAAAGTATTTAATATTATAAAAGAAGATATACAAAAAGGAAAATTAGTATAATTAAAAAGGATAAGAATTACAGAAAATTCTTATCCTTTATTTTTTTATTCTTGATAAAATAGACCTTGTCTATTAAAAACATCTATTTCATTTTCAATATCCATTTTTGCTCCTAAAATCATTACCCATTGATCTAACGGTATTTTATCAATCAGTAATTGATTTATATTTGCATAAAAACGTATACCATTTAAATCTATATCATTTTGTGAATAATCATATATTGCATTATCATATGCTTCATGCTCATTTGAAATATACATAGATGTAGCAAATATATTATGTAAATGATCACTATGCCTATTTACAAAAGAAGATGCATGGCACCAACAACAAATCACATTTTTAGCATGAATTAAATTTACATTTTCATCATGCAAAATATATAGTCCTTTATAGAAATCAGGAAATAATAAACCATATTCAGTTCCATGACCTAAAAATATAATAGTATCATCTTCTGCTATAATTGCATTATTAACAGAAGTTTCTGCTTCATCTATATTCATATCTGGTGTAATTTCTACTACATTAACATCAGATATATTTTGCCATGTACATCTAAGAACCTGACAATCGGAATCTAACATATTTGAAAATATAATTGTCATAATGTATTATTTTTAATTAATAAATTTCATGCTTTGCTGCCAATAACGTATTTTTCATAAGCATACAAATTGTCATTGGACCTACTCCACCAGGTACAGGTGTTATATAACTGCATTTTGGCGATACTTCATCAAATTTAACATCTCCACATAATCTGAAACCTGACTTCTTAGTATTATCAGATATTCTTGTTGTACCAACATCAATAACAACTGCATTATCTTTTACCATATCAGCTGTCACAAATTCTGGTTTACCAACAGCAGCGATTAATATATCTGCCTGTTTACATATATCTCTAAGATTTTCAGAATGACTGTGACAAACCGTAACTGTTGCATCACCAAAATTCTTCTGAACCATTAATGTAGACATTGGTTTTCCTACTATATTACTACGTCCTATAATAACACAATGTTTACCTTTTGTTTCAATATTATAATATTTTAGCAATTCCATAATACCATATGGTGTTGCAGAAATAAAACAAGGTAATCCTATATTTAATCGTCCTACATTAACTGGATGAAAACCATCTACATCTTTTTTATAATTAATTGCTTCTGTTATCTTATCTTCTGATATATGTTTAGGTAATGGAAGTTGTACAATAAAACCATCTACTGTAGAATCATTATTTAATTTATGAATTTCATTAAGTAATTCATCTTCTGTAATAGTTGAATCAAATCTCAATACTGTACTTTTAAATCCACATGTTTCACATGCTTTAACTTTATTTTTAACATATGTTTCAGAACCGCCATCATGTCCTACAAGAATCGCAACAAGATGCGGAGGCCTACCACCATTTTTAATAATATTATCTACCTCTACTTTTATATTTTGTTTAATTTCTGTAGATACATGTTTTCCATCTATTAACTTCATTTTATTCCTAAATTATTTTTTACAAAGATACATTTTTATTTTTATAATTAAAAATTCCATATGTTTTTTATATTTAACATATGGAATTTCAATATTGTTATTAAACTTCATTTTTAAGCATATCTTTACGAGTTTTTGCAATACCTTTACCAAACCATGATTTAATAGTCATATCTGCTAAATCATCTTTAGTATAATAATGTAAAATCGGATTACGCATCATCTCTTTATATTCTGTTGCTGTTAATCCACCAAGACCTTTATTATATGTAATCTTATAACCCTTTAATTTATCTTCTTTCTTTTTGAAGTCTTCCATTGTAAAGAATCCTTGTACATCATTACCTTTAGTTGCAGTAATAATATGTGTAATACTTCTACATACAATTCCTGCTTCAAATAATTCTGGCCATAAATTAAAGAATGTTAAAAGCAATCCAGCAATTTTACTACCATCAAAATCAGCATCTGTTGCAATAACTAATTTACTGAAATTAAGTTTCTTTACATCGATTGGTTCACCCCATTGTAAACCGATAATATTAAACAAATCAGATAACTCTTTATTTGCCATAATTTTTGTTGGCGGTAATCCGATAACATTCAAAATAACACCTCTCAACATATATGCCGCTTGTGTTTGTGGGTCACGCGCCCCTCTGAATCCTGCACGTGCAGAATCACCCTCAAATATCCACAGTTCTCTATCTGCTGTTCGTTTTGAATTTGCATCAATGAATTTATCGTTATTTCTAATCTTAGTCTTTGCTTGTCTATTAAGTTTTCGAAGTGTTTTCTGATCTTCAACTTCACATTTTTGCTTATACCAATCAATTACTATATCAACAATCTCAGATTTTAATACATTCTTAATAAATGCATCAGGAACTTTAAATGTATATTTGGAATCATTACTGAATTTCTCAACAACAGTTGTCAAACATTCCTTTGTCTGTGAATCATATGATGGATTATTAACATGGAATGTACAGAACATTGAATACTTTCCATCAACATTCTTTGGTGTAATGTCAATATTTTCTTTAGATAAAAGATAAGCAGAAATAGCATTGTTAATCTCATTTCTAACTGCTCTGATATGTGTTCCTCTTGAACATTCTGCACCATTTACAAATCCGACATTAATTCCATTATCAGGAAATACCCATACTTGCATAATAGAATCAGAGAATTTCAACATTTGTTCTGTATCTACATAATCAGTAAATAATTCAATATATTCATCAAATGTTTTGAAATGCCATTCTGATTCTCTGATAACCTTGTCATTATCTGTATATGAAAAATGTACATTTAATCCAACGTTTGCAGCAGCTGCATCAATACATCTTTTCTCTATGATATTAATAAAATCTTCTGAGAAACATGTATCTACTGTTTCATGAAGTCTCTTAAAATCCAACTTAAACTTTGTTTCTGTATAATGATCTTTCTTCGAACATTTCTTTATTTCTAGATCATCATTTATATTCATATTATTAGACCATGTTTGATGATATGAATTCTTTCCGTCTGCTGTACTTACTTCATATTGTGTTGACCATACGTTTGTAATAGCAGAACCTACACCATTTGTTCCTACACCATCTCGTGAATCATCATCATTATAATTTGATGAAGTTCGCAGAGAACCAAACAAAAAGGTAGGTACATAAATACCTGCTTCTTTATGTTTTACAACAGGAATACCACCATTATCTCTAATAGTAATAAAACCGTTTGTATCAATTTTTACATCAAGGTTTGTAAGTCCTAAATTATCAATTCTTCTATATTCGTCTACTGAATTTGAAATAATCTCATCTACTAACTTTAAAACCGCAGGAATATATGAAACTGTTTTCATAATCATCTTACAGTTATCATTGTCATAAACATATAAATTCTTATCTTCTTTATTAATTGAACCAATCCACATACCAGATTTCTGGAGGATATGTTCAACTTCTGTCATACTTTTATACTTCTGTTCAATCGTTAATTTCTTTGTTGTCATAAATCTTATTTAATCAAAAATTACTTTTTATTATATATCTTAATTATTAAATTGCTTAATTTTCTTGTTTATTTTTAAGTTCTTCTATTTTATTAAATATATCATTAATAATATAATCGTTTCGTTACATCAAAAATATTTTTCTTATTTATATTAAATTTATATAGAATATATTTTTTTATTTAAATTTTTAGGTGTATCTTTGCGTTAGACCAAAAAGATTAGATTATATAAAAAAGTATATTAAGAATATTAATTAAAATTATGAAAAATTATGAAAAAGTTTATTTTTGTATTAGTTACAATGTTTGCTGTTACACTTACTACATATGCTAGTAAGAAGGATACAACAGAGATTCACAATCTTCGTGTAGAGAATCAGAGATTGCAGAAGTATATTGATGAATATGGTCCTCAATCAGACGGTTATAGTGTAGAAGATATTTCTCCTATTATGCAATTGTCTCTTGAAACCGGCACAGGTGAAATCCGTGCATATGGTATTTCAGAATCTCGAAATGAGATGTTTGCATATAATAAAGCAGTAACACATGCAACTGCTAATCTTCGTAAAAAGATGGAGTTGTATATTCGTTATGGTATTGACATGTATAATGATGAACTTGAAACAGATGATGGTTCATCTATCAGTAATAAGACACGTGAACAGGTTGTCAATGCATGTAAGGGTATTGTAGAAGGTATCAATGTTATAAAGTGTCAAAAGTATTATAATCGATATAAGCAAATGTATCGGTATGAAGTTTGCGTAAAATATGATAAAGAGAATATTATCAGTAATATTAAATCACAGGATAGACATCTTCTTAAGAAAGAAAAAGAATTTGAGAGGGATATGATGGATGCATGGGATGAACTTGATAAGTATCAGTCTGATAAGAAGAAATCAGAGAATGTAGAAATTCCTTTGGAACCTAATCATGATGAGTAACATTAAATAAAATTAAGTAAAACATAGTATAACATTAATTATAAATAAGATTATGAAATATATTATATCATTTCTAATTTGTTTATTTTCTTTTACATTTAGTTTTTCTCAAGTTCTATCTGAAAAGAATAAAATTCAGCTACGAAATAAAGTAGTAACAGAATATGTTGAAAATAATGTAACTGGTTGTTCTGTATATAAAACATCTAATGGTCCTGTTTTGGTATCAGTCGTTAAAATTGCAAATAACAGAAATCCTGAATATTGTGATCGTATTGCACATATGAAAGCAACAAGATCTGTTATTGAATTTTTACGTGGAGCAAGAAACAGATCTTATTCTACATATAATATAGAAAATATGGAATCAAATTTTTATACAGAAGATTCTAACGATGATAATAATTCAGATAATTCTGATATTGATGCAGTAACATCAGTTAATATGAATGAAAATTCACATAATTCTGATAATTATACATTTACAGATGAAATTGTTCAAACATCAATTGGTGAAATCAGTCATTTGCAGATGTTAAAGAAAGTATCAGCTAAAAATTCTGATATTTACATATATTTTATTAAATTAAAAAAGTAAAGTTATGAAACGATTCATTATATTTTTATTTCTTTATATAACATGTATTAATTGTTATTGTAATGATGTTTTGGTAAAATCTTGTGGTACTGGTAAGAATAAACAAGAAGCTACTTTATCTGCATTGAGATTTGCTCTTGCAGATGCATATGGAACTTATATATCATCACGTTCATCAATTAATACAGAAGACTTATTTACAGATGAAACTGTAATGATCACAAATGGTTATATTAAGTCATATAAAGAAATAGAATATAATGAATCAACAAAAACAATTAAGCTGAATGTTATTGTATCAGTTGATAAGTTAAACAAATATGTTAATAATCATGGTTCATCTGTTTCCATAAATGGTTCTTCATTAATAGCAAATAATGAAGTAACAGGTTCTAATAATGAAAGTGTACACATTTCATTTAATCATATATTAGAAAAGCTTACAGATATTTCAACAAAATGTTATAATTATAAATTGGATGTTGATGAACCGGTTATATATGGAAATAAAGTAATTCTTAATATTAGTATTAAATGTACAGATAATATTATACAGCAAAATACATTTCAAAATGTATATGATAAAGCGTTGTCCGATGCATACAAACATTATGATATGTCAAATGAGTATGTTAAATTTCAGATTAATAAATTTAATGAAGCAGTAAACACAATTACAAGATTAGGTTATTTCTCATTTATATTAAGAGATAATTTAGGTAATACTGTAAATTGTTTATATTCTGATAAAGCATTACGTGAACATGCAAGATTAATTAGATGTGAACGATATAATGATGGAGCTGGAATATTTTGTCAAAGTTCAAGAAATGTAGAAATATCAAGAGGTAACTGTGTATTATATGGAAATGTGATTAAGTTAACATTAAAATATAATGTATCAGATTTTAGGAATTTAAAAAATATAGAAGTTTTTCCAGAATAATTTTTTTATTTAAAAACAAATGTGTATCTTTGTAATATAAAAAATTTAAAAATATAAAATTATGGCAAATATTGATCCAAGACATATTATTAAGAATCTTCCAGCAAGATTTTCTGAATATATTAATGATTATAGATATACAGTTGCAAGGGAATGTCCTGATGGTAACTGGTATTATGGTGTGTATAATAACATTGAGTATGCATCTCGTGTTGCAAGAGAAATCGGAAACGGTTTTATTGTTGAATCTAAAAATGTAACAAATGGATAATATTATTTTATCACAGCTTAAGGAATCTTTTGATCGTGAAGAAGAGAAAGTAAAGATTCAGCAGAAAAAAGAAGAAGAAATGTTTTGGAAAACAAAAGGTTTCAAAGCATGGGAAGAAATTGTTTCTTATTTAAAGGAAACAAATAAAACTTTATATAATTATGGTGATTCATTAAAATGGAATTCAGATAAAAATATGATTGAACATCATTATCAGTGTAGTGATGGAAATGATTGTAATTTTTGGTATGAAACAGAATATATATCAGACAATGATTTTATAAATTATCATAAAATTATAGATACAAAATATTCAGATGTATGTAGAAATACATATGGGTATATTTATGGTTGGACTAAATAATTTATAAGTAATGTGTAAATATTGTGAAAAGACTAAGATTGGTCTTAAAGAAGTATTTGATGGTTATAGTTGCAGAGGATTGCCAAAATATAAGAAAGTTGATAATATAGATATAACACAACTTGATATAATTTCTGATGACGATTTTTCATCTATGCATATCAATACAGATACAAATACATTAATAATGCATCATAAATCAAATGCATATAGTTATGATTTTGATGTTGAATTAAATATCAATTATTGTCCAATTTGTGGTCGTAAACTAAAATAATACAATTATGAGTAAAAATAAAGTTCTATCAATTTATTTAGCGCGTGATGAACGAGGTGAACATCCTAAATATCATGATGAATTAGAACTATACGGGAAACTTCATGTATTTTATGATACTCCTATATTTAATAATTCAACTGGGAAATGGGAACTTTCTAGACAATTAGGCGGAGAAATTCCATCTTATATGTTTCCTGATATTAAGGAAAAGGAATGTCGAGAATTTATATCATTTGAACATGATCATGAAAATCAACTTGCATCATTATGTGAAATATTTGTAACAATGAAAAAAATGAAAGAAGAAAATGAGGCTAATAAAAACAAAGGACAAACAGAAGTACAAATGGAATGATGTATTGATTTACCGTTTACAACAGATATTATTTTATCTCGGTTTAATTATTCCATTTCCATTTATTATGATATATGCAATGTGTGTAGATCTTAATTATGCAGAACCTTTTGACCCAAGATATACATATAAAGTTGAACCAGATGAAGATGATTTTATCATTTAATTTTTTTATTTCATAAAATATGTGTATCTTTGTTATGTGAATTAATAAAGATAAAATAAATTATGAATAAAAATAAAACATATTATATCGGTTCTGGTGACTTCTTTGGTAAATGTGAGGCATCTGATAAGTTTCACAAAGAGATGTTACCATTGTTATCAAAATTAAAAATTAAAGAAACAGATATTGATAAAATAGCAAATATTGTTTCTGAAATTTATGGTTTAGCATATAATGATGGTTATGATAATGCTGAACATGAAGCATCTGAATATTGTTAAAATAATATAATTGATTATGAATACTATAACATTAGCTAAGTTACTTAGAGCATTAATTAATGGTAATGATTATCCTGCAGGTACAAATATTATCATTAATCGAAAGGAACTTGTATATTGTGATAATATATCATGGTATAATAATCTTCTTTATATGCATAAAGAAACTGGTTCATATTTATATGTACAACATACAGATGATGAAAATGATGTAAGAATTAATATTATTCTTCCAAATGAAACATTAAAAGATTCATATTGTAAACATCATTTAGCAGATGATTTTGCAGATAATCCTTACTGTTGGGATAAACTAGATAATGATTATGAATCATCTGAGTTTACGGTAGAATATAAATATGAAATTTCATAAATACCTTATTACCTTAAATTTAATAATATTATATTTTTAGATTAGAAACATTTAATACAAACAAACATTAATTATATGGAAAAACACAGTGTTTGTTTGTATTTTTTAATATTTTTTAAATTATTTTTATATGAAGGATATTTTAGATAGAGAAATTAAAATTGGAGATTTTGTGGCATATGGTGACCCGGGTTATGCAGAGGCTCGTGTAGGAGTTGTAGTTGGATTTATGCCATCAGGTAAAGTACGAATTGATCCATGTTTTATGCCTAATAGATTCACACGAGATAAAAATACAGAACCAGTTATTTGTGAATATGATTCAAATTATAAAGGGCGTAATTTTAGAGAACCTCACACTATTGCAATTATGAATACTGATAATGTCAAATTAGTTGATACATCTAAAGTAGATGATGACGATGATGACATAGAATCTTAAATTTCATATCATATTTCTCCTGTATCACATCCAAATATCTTATATAGTAAAGTATTAAGGTAAGGTAAAAATAATGCGATACAAGAGAAATATTTATTTTTATATATATTATTTTTTTATTTCATGGAAAATATGTATCTTTGTATTAGTTAATAACAATAATAATAATTAAATAAGAAATAATATGGTATATGGATATGTAGCAATCGATACTTACATTCATAATGATTGGGATACCGATTATCAAAGTACAGCTGTTGCAGATGTAAAAAAAGTCCGCTTATTTTTAAATGAAAATGAGAGAGATGCATCAGCAGAAACAGAACGTGTGAATAGTCATTTCAGACTTGAAACAGAGAAATTTACAACAAAGTCAAATCAAGGTAAACTTAAAATTATACCATATAAGGAATACTATAATATGGTAAATGAGATTAACAGATTAAAAGAAGAACTTTCTAAATATAAAAAATAATATGGTAAACAATTTCGAACTTATTAAGAATCATCTTGAGTTTCAAAATGAACGCTCATTTTATTTCATTCAGATTTTGAAGAGAAAGAAGGAAAATCCGGAAATGAAAGCATATTCAATTCCTATTGAAAGCTTTTATGTTTTCAGTGTTGAACAATATGAGAAACTCGAAAAACGTATTATCGAATTGTGTAATATGCATAATGCACGTGCATATATTAAGATGAATTGTCTTGATGCACAATCTGTTATGCTTGAACAGATTTCTCTTATTACACAGGAAATCAGAAAGGGTAATTGGAAGCATATGTCAAAATCTCTTAATTCAGCATGTGGCGTATGTGGAAAGCAAGATGGTAATGATAAACTATATCTTGTAGATCTTGATGGTATTGATATTGGTTCAGATGATTATAATGATGTAGTTTCTACAATTAATAATCTTCAGCCAACATATGTACTTAGAAAAGTACGTATGAGTGTTCCTACAAAAAATGGTTGTCATCTATTAACAACCGGTTTTGATATGAATGAATTTAGAAAGACATTCAAATCTATAGACATTCATAGTGATGGAATTACTCTGCTTTATGTTCAATAAAACTAAATAATCACAAATATGAAGTATGTAATTTATATGAATGGTGAAGAACCAACCACAGCAATTCAAGAAATTATTGAAAGAGAATGTGGTAGAGAATGTGAAGTAATAGCAACACCTGATAAAGAATATGAAGATGCATTAGATTTTATCGATACTAACTGTTATTTCAATGTATTGAGAAAATTTTTTAATAAAGATAATAATGATGATTAACAAATAATTATATGGATTATAAAGATACATCAAAAGAAACATTAAATAAGCATATAAATCATATACTTGATATATGTGATAGTATTCCGGTAGATAAAATAACTATTTTAACTGGTGGTAATGCATTAGGAAAATCTCTTATCAGAAAGCAGTTGGCTTTTTATATATCAAATAAAAAGGATATTCCTGCAAATAAAGCAGTTATTAGTGTTTCTATGCAGACAAGAACAGAAAGTAGACCAGAATATAGTGCACTTTCTGAAATGAATCATGATCTTCCTTGGTGCTCAACGTCTGATTCAACTATAAATCTTTTGAATGGTATGTTATCACATGCTAAAAATAAATTCATAGTTATAGATGAATTAGAAATCGGAATGTCTCGTGAGGTTCAAACAGGTGTATGTAACATGCTGAATGAAAAATTTCCTGATATATTGAAAAATAATTATGGTATTCTTGTTATTACACATTCAGAAGATGTTGTTAAAAATCTGAAGCATGATAATTTTATTAATATTGAAGGAATGTCAGAAGAACAATGGTTAACAAGAGATATTATTCCAGTTGATCCATCAGATCTTGAAACATGGGCAACCACATTATTTAAAGCAGTTAGAGATAGACAAAAATAAAAATTATAAAAAATGGAATCATATAAGAATTTTAAAACAGAAACAGCTGGAATTCCTGAATTTGATAAAATAAGAAAAGATGGAAGATTACTTATTGAATATATCAGGGGTTCGGTTTCATATGGGCTAGATACTCCAGAAAGTGATAAAGATTCAGGTGGAATTTACATTTGTTCAATTAAAGAACTTCTTGGTTATAATACATACAAAGAAGAAATCGCAGATTCAAAGAATGATAATAAATGGTATGAACTTAATAAATTTATATCATTACTTGTAAAGGCAAATCCTAATATTCTTGAAGCTTTATTTGTAGATGATAATTTTATTATAGGTGAAGTTCATCCTATTATGAAATATCTTAGAGAGCATAGAGATATGTTTTTGACTAAACAATGTTTTATATCATTCTATAAGTATGCAGAATCTCAAATCTATAAAGCACGAGGTCTTAATAAGAAAATTGTAAATCCTATTAAAGAGCGAAAAACACCGCTTGATTTTACATATACTTTCAGACGTCAGGGTTCAGCTAAAATTTTAACATTTCTAAATGATTATGGTTTGCATACAGAATATTGCGGTTTATGTAATATAGGTCATATGCAATATATTTATGGTTGTTATTATGATTATGGAAGACATTTAAATGAACATCCAGAAGATCGAGAACTTTTAATTAATACAAGAAAGAAACTCAATCCTGATAGAATTTATAGATTTCCAAATATTGATGATGAACCTATTATTCATTATAGAGGATTAACAACTGAAATTGTTTCAAATACAACACAACTTCGTTTATCTTCTATCGATGATAAAAATGATATGCCTTTTTGTTATATATCATATAATGTAGATGGATTTCAGGATCATTGTAGAAGATATAAAGAATATAAAGAATGGGAACAAAATAGAAATCCAGTTCGTTATGAATCAAATTTGAATAAAAACTATGATGCAAAAAATATGATGCATAGTTTTCGTCTTATT